GGGTTAACCCTAATCTCGTGCCTCATTTTTAGGCAGTTCCGATGTTTTTGACTGAGTTCCGAAAAAAGGTTGGAACTTTCTGAAATTATTTTTTAGAAAGTAGAACCGAAATATTGTTATAAATCAACGACTTAGGTGCTAAGTTCCGAAAATCTGACGTTTTTCCGGAAATATATAAGAGACTATTTTTTCGCCACAGAACAGGAGGCTTGGGTAGGCCCCCTAATAATAATAATGTCTTCTCTAAACAGTATATATATATATAGGGTTTCAGTCCCAAAACATCGGAACTGTGGTAGCTAAGCAACAAAATCTGTCTCGCTGACTTTTGGCCCAACCCTTTTCCATTTTTTATTTTTCTGCGGCGAAAAAATAGTCTCTTATATATTTCCGGAAAAACGTCAGATTTTCGGAACTTAGCACCTAAGTCGTTGATTTATAACAATATTTCGGTTCTACTTTCTAAAAAATAATTTCAGAAAGTTCCAACCTTTTTTCGGAACTCACCTAAAAAGATCGGAACTTGGGTCCAAAAAGTAAAAAACCACCCGAAGGTGGTCTTAGATTGGTATTAACTTAGTCAGCTTTAAGTCAGGATGACTGGGGGCTCGACTGTCATGAATCCTTTATACGTCACCGTGGCGATATGGGACGTCGTATTGGTCCCGACAACGCGATACGAATAATTACCGCCGATGAAGATCGGAGGGCTGGCATTCGGGATACTGAATATCACCGCATTACCGGTTGCCGACACTGGAGTGGTATTGAGATAGAGACTCGTCCCATATGAATCAAACGCCTCGAACGTCCAAGTTGACAGCGTCACATCTATGTCGACACCGAAGTCAGTGGTCATGAGGAAGGTATATACAGGTGGAAAGCCTGGGGTATAGTCTAGGTTTAGGTATTTCATAATCAAGCGGCTGGTACATCACCTGTCGGAAGTCCGGCATTGAACTTCTGCGGGACAAGAGTGTGACCGAATTCTGAACGCACTTGAGCATCAAAAGCACACTTATCATACTCAACGAAATAGAATGACTCGTACTGGCGTGGATTAGCTTGGATTTCTACAACTGAATCCTTACTCCAGCCAAATGATGCTGCCGGTAGGGAATAGTCTTTGGGGTCAACAAAGTTAGCAGGTACTCTCGTTTCAACTTTATCTTTGTCGATCAAGTATACGTCCAATGCCACCGGGTGACATTTTCTGGCGAAATGAGGTTCGATCCCCGTATACATTCTATGAGACTGAACTTCCAGAACTGTTATATTGGCATCGGCAACAGCCGGGATCGTTTCTGAAAAATAATTCCAGACGTTGACTGCTCCGATGACACATAGGAAAATCGGTGTATATTTGAGCGCTGGATGTAAGTCCTTAGTAGGACGACTGATAGCAACTACGCCCGCTAGGAAAGCGAAGCCTCCGATGACTGCTTCTAGAAGCATTACTTGTTTCCTCCAAAAATAGCGGCTAGCTTGTCTCCGATGGCGCTGACGACCTTATCTTTGACAATACCCCACTTGTTATTAGTCCAACCGATGACGAATGAGACGACACTGAGTAGAGCGTATGGTGTCAAACCGTAATCCTTAGGGATAACGCTGACCACTACTTGATCCAAGATTTCCGCAAATACAAAGCTGAGAACAACACCCCGGAAAATAACTTTCGTAGCCATCCAGGCAGATTCCCAGGCAGATGTGGAATGTGTCAAGTCATCTTGATCTATAAGAGATACAAGTGTTCCCAGCAATCCCATCCCGATGATGATTGCAAATTCACCTACCAGAGGACCCAGTAGATATGTCGCTAGCGTAGAGATACTCGCTCCCGCGACGAGGGCTGTTGAGGTAGGTTCTGCCATGGCTTCTATTTTAGAGTTAGGGTTACTCGGCGGTTAAAAACAAAGTCCGTTCTTTTAGACGACGATTTAAAAGACCTTGTAATACATGGCCTTCTGCTACATCCCACTTGGGAAATTCATCTGCAGCACCTTGTACATCCCCTACATTCAACTTCTTTGCAAGAGTAGATCCAGCTAAACCCCCGACACCTTCATTATATTCAAACGATAGTAGGGCAGCGTATTGATTTGAATTGATCACATCTGAACCATGAAACGTCTTGAGAATACCTGGGAAAAACTCCGTCTCTAGCTTGTAGGAAAGTAGATCAAGAGCTTCCTGTTCCGAAATCGACGAATCACTCATTGTCACCCTCGTACCATCTCGGTAGTACGTCGTCCCATATCCGATGGTTGGAACCTTGACACTATCAAGGTAAGGCGCAGGCTCAAACCCCTCACAACTTTTAATGAGCACAGTGGCTAGTGTTAGAATCTTATTTTTATCCATGACTTAGGTCCCCCGTACTTCAATGACCAACGTAATGTCTCGTGTTCCGCCGCCATTCTGGCCGATATTGACAGTGCAGCCAGTTAGGCTAGACGTGACAACGGAGGCATCTACAAAGTTGGAGGCGCCGAGACTGGCCAGATTAGCATCGAAGACTTGAATGCGCGGCTTACCAGCACCCGTAGAAAAAGCAACTGGATAAGTAATGGTGACAATACCGCCGCCAGCCGCTGCCTCAAACTGTTCAAACCACTGTTCGATGATACCACTAGATACGTGAGTTTTAGTTCCTGCCGTTGCGTTCCCAGTGAAGACGATTGAATTACGGACAAAAGCTGTCGTAGCAAGCTGAGTGGTGTTCGTACCATTCGCAGCTGTAGGTGCAGCGGGTACTCCTGTGAAGGTAGGGCTTGCCAGTGGAGCATAAACCGTTAAGTTCGGTGTCCCACTCACGTTGGCATAAGGTACGGTACCTACTGCTAGGATGCCGGCATCCCAACGCCAGTCCCAGGTAGTATCTGAGACGGAATAGACACCGCTGGACTTGGCGGTCGTAGAAGCCAACAGGGCTTGACTATGGAAGGCGCCAGAGAAGTTGAAACCGGCATATCCCCCGTTGACCGCTGCTACTGTGTAGCTACCGATACTAGAAGTTGTCGACGCAACGTAATTTAGGGGATAGTTATTCCAGGTCGCACCATCATACATCTGGAAGCTACCGACGTTTAGACGTTTGTCCCCGTTGAGGTAGTTGATCGTCGAAGTAACGAATGTTGGATCTAATAATTGTCGTTGCTGAGTTGCATTAACAGAAACATTAGTGCCCACGTGTCGATAAACACTATATGTATCTGAACTTCCAGGGGCACCTGAAAGAGCAGCATGTAATGTAATCGTACTTGACGTCATCGAAGAGATAAATCGGGCAGTTCCTTTTTGGGCTCCTGAAGTGAACTGTAAGATGTATACGAGGCTACCTTGATCCGGAAGTACAGTCGTAGCAGTGGCGACGTTAATCACAGTGGTCGTTGCACCTGCACCGGCTGTACTCGTGTAAATAATGGCAGGATAACCTACGAAGGACCAGATATCCAGTACTGTATTGGCTACTGCAGTAATAGTTGCGTTACTAGGTCCATTGTCTCCTAGGACATATGAATTGCCATCCATCGTCGAAGGTAAGGCAAGCGACGAAAGACCGGTGAGCGGAACCATTCTATCTGTCAGTCTAGCAAAGCTAGAAAAATCAGCGGCCGTTGCTCGTTGCCCTACAGTTGTAACTGCAGCGGTGAATGCATGAGCCGTAGTTCCCTGTTGAGCTCGGGTAACTGTAAAAGTAGAACCAGAGACGGCTGTGACCTTGACGATCTCGATATTGACCGTGTCAAACAGAGTTACATAGAAAAACTGTCCGGCTGAAAGAGAAGTAGGAAACAATGAGGGATCAGCGACGGTGAAGCTGACAGAAGACGTAGTAATAGTCGACCCTAATGTGGTCCGACCATTATTAACGTAGAGGGTTTGAGATTTTGCCATGGATTAAAGAGGATAGGTTTGTGACGAAGGGGCCGTGAAATTCAGATAATCGTTTCTAAAGGCCTGGCAATTTGAGACGAAGGTAGGAGCAACAGTTGAAAAATCAACATTGACGTCTAAGTCCTTTTGTCCAAATGTTTGCTTTACATACTTATTTCCAAATACGGGAATAGTCGTACCTGTATAGGTTTGAAAACGCTGGTAGTCAGAGAGAGCACAGACGGCAAAGAAAGTACCAGGTTGCCCATTATCATTTTCGTAGAGGAAAATATCTGATGGAATATCCGCACCAGAGTTTACGGTGCAGGTGATACTTCTAGTAGTACCGTTTACTACCGTGTTAATTGTTACAGTCGCAGTCATTCTTTATCCTTAAACGACACTGATCGTCCATTGAAAATTCACGGAGAAACTCCACGTCTTCTGAATGCCAGGGAAGACTTTGATATTGAACATCTGATCATTGCCGGAGAAGAATCCAGCTTCGTTAATAAACGAACCATTAGCCTGAGAATTATCAAGATTGGCAATGAGAGTGATAGATGGGACACTCAAATCCTGACTCACCTTTGTGATACCCACCCTAGTCAACGGGGAATACAGATCTGTCAGTGAGACAATCGGAGTCTTGAGCAGCGAACCGTCTCCTCCTGGAGGAGGATTAGTTGATCCGCCTGTCCCGACTTTGGCATAGGTCAAAGAGTCGTTCAGGGAATACGTATATAGGCTCAGTAATGCAATTTGTTTACCAGTAGCGACAATAAGATTGTCATCTTCGTAGTGCAAATGTTGATTACCGTCTTGACCAACGATATAGATGGCAACCCGACCGTGATATCCAAACTTACCCGAGTCTTCGACAGTTACATTATCCAATTTCTTGTCCATTGATTTCATTGAAGTTAATCTCAAGTAAAGATCCTGCGATCTGTGGCCCGATTGTGAAGTTGCTTTCTTGTAGGCCGTACGAATCGTTCGTCCCAGTATTTACATCGATAGTCCAAGTATAGACTGGTTGAGTGTAGGAGGGCTTGGCCTTGATGATAACTTCAGCCAGTTTATCAAAGATGTTCGTATTCTGAAAAGTTCCAACATTGATCTTCACCAGGAATGCATGCGGATATAGATACGTATTCATGATATGCCAGAACGTCGAGTTTGGCGCAGCAAATCTATTTGACTGACTCGGTGGCTGAAGAGGAATCAAACTACTTGGAATACTGAGACCGGTCCACCACGCTCCATTTGATTCGTAGTCCTCGATTTGAATGGCCAATCCTAAGAGATCCCCTGGGATCAATGTTTGTCCAATCACCACGGACGTAGGAATTCCAGCCGGAAGTAAGTATTGATTTTGATCAGTTAGTACTAAATATTGATTGGAGTCAAGATAGTTACGGACATCGATAACGCGTTCACTTGCCCTTGCAAGGGGGATACCTAAGACAAGATTCGCACCCTTCTGCATGTTGGAAAGGGTCGGACCATTGTTGTAAAGATAGTAGAGACCGTAGATAAAATTAGAGAAGATGTCGGACGAATTGGATAAATCTTCACCGATAAGATTCCCATAGTACCGAGACATAAGCTTCTCATCGATAATCGCATCAACGAGCCACACTGCGTATTGAGTCGTACCATCTGAAAGGACACGTTGGGAAAACGCCGATAACGGATCTGTGAGAGGACGAGCAAGACGTAGAGTGGTCGAAGTCAGACCCTGTTCTATTTCAAATCCAATACCATTTTCTAACGTAACCGTGGGGAAAAGAGGGGAATTCGCAACATACGCTGCTGATGTGATGAATTGATCAATGGTGTATGTCGTAGCATCGATCTGATTTTCGGGGCTTAAAAACACCAGTTTCAATGCAACGCCAAGGGTTGTCTGGATAGTCTCCAGAGATAGAGTCGAAGTGAGTTGGAGAAACTTACTGTAGATCTCGGATGCAACCATTGCATTGCATTCCAGCATAAGATTGACTTGGTCCTGATCTTCAAAGATATAGGTGAAGAAATCAGAGATTCCCATCAAATAGGTCATACTCCGACTTGACTTGCCGACGTCAGCTCCCCCAGTTGTAAAAAGAGAAATCGGAGTAGTCATTACAGATAGACCTGGGACATCGTAACATTTCCAAGCAGGAATACACAAAGACCTGAGCTAACTCGAAGTACATCAGTTACTGTACTGGAGATTGGAGTGAAAAGATCCTTGGTGTATAGGTGATACGAGATACTAGAGGCAGTTGCCAGGGACGTGATACCACTTCCATTTAGAGCCGCCATCAAATCAGAAACGATAAGATCCACACCCGGGGTTAATCCGGTCAAATATGGAGTTAGTATTGAGGAAACAGCCCCTGTTGTAGGCATAGGATTTTCGTAGGAAAACAGGGTCAGATCAAGAACATAGATATCATAACCTCGAGCCAATAAGTTTCCACAGAGGACTCTATTCTCTGCAAGACTCAAATACGTCTGAATATTTGCAACCTTATCAAAACTAGAGGCCGCAACGGTAACAATACCATTTGCTGATCCGCCTCCGAAATCGATCGTTAGAATTTGAGACTCAGAAAATCCAGTATCCAATCTAGGATCTACATATGTCAAAACCGAGTTTGTACCAGAGATAGAATAGATCGGTTGATAACTATTACCTAATAGAACTGTATTACCATCCGGAACACCTGATACTGCAAAGGTGGTAGTTGTACCATTAGTAGGGAAATTACTAAGTTGTACTAGACGACCGATAGTCAATGGATGATTTTTAATTACAACGGTGACAATGTGAGTAGAAGAATCTTGACTAATAGTAATATCACCACGACTTGCATACCCTGCAAAACTTGTCGTGAAGGAAGTAGGATAAGTAACCGTATCCCCAACAGTACCGTTTATCTGACTGATTGAATAGACGGGCCCGGGAATATGAGCTCGACCGGACACGTCCAAGTGAAGGGTGATCGGGTTACTTACGACCGTATCTCCGACGTAGACATCTACCATGCCCCCGGCATGTACGTAGGAATCTGGATCAATAGAATATAGAGAGAACTGATTTAAAGTTCTGGAACCGGTTGAGAATCCAAGGTTGACGATGAAGTTATTGGCATCAACAATACTGGCGATACTAGCAGATTGAAGTACTAAACCTCCGGTTCCAGATTCAACAGCATTGATTGTCTGGCCGACAATATATGCATGGCTAGTAACACCCATTTGAATTTGAGTATTCGAATTTACTAAAACAGCACTAGTTGTGAACTTTGTCGGACCCTGATTTCCTCGCACATAGATTTGATCCCTGTGCATATACTGGTTACCGGCTCCGACAGAAATCAGCCGATCCACGTAGTTGAAATTCGAAGTGATATTATATTCGATCGATGGCGTATTGATCAGATTACGGGAACTGATAGCCGATTTGCCACGGGTAATGAACTGAGTATTCGTTTCAGCTGCTGTCGAAGTTTGACTGAGGTAATTTATTTCACCGTGAAGGAAGAACGGATCAAAGTTTGAGAAGTAGAGCAAACTGCCCGATGAGATGTTATAGTCCGTGCCCTTAGCTGCAGCGATAAGGTCTACGTCAATGTAGTACTCATCTTGGTACTGATCATACGACATGGCATTGGCCGGCAGAGATACGGCAGAGACTGGAAAGAATAACAGCGTTCCATCTGTTGAAAAGCTTGTAGTCGTTGAAATTGTAATGGCTTTATTTCTAGCGAAGAATAATCGCGCATTGATAACTGCAAAAGTGCCTTCATTTCGGGTTAGAAACAGATTACTCATCAAACCATCGACGAGACTAGTTGAGGTATTGTCATCCACCCCCGCTATAGTATTCTGAGAGAAGTAGTAGTCCAAGCCCTTTTTACAGATGGCCAGAATGAAAGCCGATGGACGAATGACGAGATCTCGAACTCCGGTGCCTTCTCGAAGATCCAAATCTGGGAACTGAGCCGCAAGGATTTGCCGAGCCAATAGCTCCGCTTCGAGAATGTCTTGTTGATCCGGCTCTATGCCGGCGATAACACTATACAGGTCCGCCATGGCCGTAGTTTAGGCCCCTTCTGGCGAGTTGTCAAGCTGTTAGACCAAACTCTGGGAAGGGAACAGCAATAGATGCAGTAACCCCATTGGAAGTCGTCAGAGAAACGTATAGCGTCAGAGAATCAGCGATCTTATCCAGGCCTAGAATCGTGACTCTATCTAGGCAAGAAGACAGATCTGAATTTTGAAAGTTCAGCCCAGATTTCACTTGGCTTTCTGCATCCTTAATAGCGTCAGTAATTGTCTGAACGTAGACTGAATCATTAACGCTTTGGTTTGCTCCAACTGTCAATCCGGAAAAAGCCGTACCTTTGGATGGATAAAAAGGATCGGATCCCTTGGAAGTCAGCAACGTCTTCATGAAGACTTGAGCTACTTTCTGTAGCCCAGTAATCTTCATCGGAGTATCATATAGTCCAAAAGTAATTTGTCCCTCTGGAAACGTACCGACAAACTTAACGAAGAGTAGATCATAGGACCCCCCTACTTGAAGATTTGTTGCGGTGCCGATACGTGTAGTTGTCATGGCGATAGTTTAGGCCTGTGAGCCAGTAGTCGATGAGCCGCTTAGAACACCAACTTGATAAGTGGCAGTATCAGAGTAAATCTGGGCTTCCGATGATGCTTCCCCTGCAGCAGAAGACATGAGTTGAGTCTTGGTTAATCGGCTGAGATCTAACTCCCGCTGAATAGCCGCAAAGTCAGATAGGGCTTCAATACCTAACCCCACTGCAAAACTACCACCCTGCTGGGCAGAGGCACGAACGTAAGTAAGCAAGTCCTCATACTTAAGTGTACCATCCAGGGTCGAAATATCAACTTCCACGCCAGTACTGTTTAAATACTCAGCCATTCCTTTATAGAATGCAGCAACAGCTCCGGAGCCCGTTTGAACTTCTGAGATTACAGTCATTCGTATCCTACTTCTTCTTGGAGCTTCTTAATCTTGGCCCAGAGTTTACGCTGCTCATAGTTCAAGCGATTAATATCAAAACCTAATTTTTTAGCCAATTCAGGAGCTGGAATTGTGCCTTTAAGTTCAGCGATCATTCTCTCCTGGGGGGTCAGCCGATTCATAATCTCTTGGAAGAGCATATTCGAATCGCTGTACTCGGACATCTGAGATGCGTTCTCGGAGCCACTCTCGATCAGATCTGAGAACAGGCGACCCTTGAACTTGACCGTATAACCTTTACTCCAACCAAGATGCTTAGCCAGTTCTTCATCTGATGGATCCCTACCAAGATCATTTTCCAGATTGGCCTTAGCCTTGGAATACTCCCGATACTGACGTTGTTGGTTTTCAGGTAATCGAGCCGCGTTTTGATGTTTATAGTTGAGTCTGCGAACTTTTGGCAGGTAATTCATAACGTGTGTGCTTAGCGCAAAACCCTTGCTCGGATCAAATGTCTTGATAGCCTTCATTGTCCAAATCTTTGCTTCAGCAGCTAGAGCAGCCTTGGGTAAAGTTCCGGACTGGCGTTGTACCTCTGAGTAGATGAGGGGAGACAGGTGCTTCATTAAAGCGGTCATGTTCGGCCCAGTCTTATTTTGAGCCCATTGATCATACAAAACTTTATCCTTGGCTCGGTAGTCTGGCTTTTCGGCCACTTCAGGGGCCGGCCCAGGAGTTTCATCTACGGGCATTTCCGAGGCATAGTCTTCCATTCCCGCTAACTCGGGGTTAGCCAGATCAAGTTCAGGGTCTGCTACGACCCCAAAATCTCCCCCAAGAGGGCCATGTGAAGGGACATACGGATGCAGAACGGGATCTGCCTTCTTTTCAAACGGCATAGATTGCATAATTGGATACGGTCATGTTGACATAAGAGATCATGAAAGCCTGGAGTTTTTCGCTGAACTGTTGATTGACGAAACAGTTGGGAGCTGAACTATCTTTAGCCATAACTCCAGCCTCCCTCATGTTAGTCGGAATGGACTGAACAGCTGGGAGACCAGAATAGGCGCTGAGGACAGTAGGAGTAGTCATGAACGGGTTCCTTGAATATAATTTGGCGTTTCCATATAATCCAGAAACATAGATGCTCCAGGCTCTAAAAAGAAGTTCGAAGCGAGAACAGGATTGAGATAGTTAGTAAAACTAGAATTGTAGAATTCAGGACTGATATCGATGAAGTTCATGGAGAACTTTGATTGAATACTTTCCTTACGCTCAATCTGTCGGGATATCAACCGCATATTACCTACTGAAGAATAATAGTCATTTGGTTCCCGTCCCGTCACTGATGGAGTATGCGCCAAATTTGGAGTTGCCATCTGGACATTACTCAGGGACGGCACTAAGATACCAGCTTGTTTGGTCAAAGGGTACGCCCGACCAGATTGGAAATAGATTAGATCATCTGGGGCAACTGCTCCCACGCCTAGAACTTGCTGATAGAATTTATCTGCCATCTTCTTGGCCTCAGGATTTCCAATCAACGTTGAAACTGTATTCGTATATGGCTTAGTATCTCCTGGACTGCCGGCTGCTACTGCAGCAGCATCGACAGTACCATTAACCATCTTTAATGCTGTTTGAATGAAGGGGTGGACGGGTGGAAGATAGTAATTAGAAAGCTCCGCATAGGATACTGCCGCAGTAATTCCAATGGATGTACTGATTGATCGAGACGTAATAGTATGCGTAACAGACGTACACATTCCGTGGAAAGATGGATGATTTGGACTATCGTCTACGATATCCATGGGGTAGCCTGGGACAATGTACGGATTGAAAAGTGCATCTACCGTGCCCGAACGAGCTCCTGCAAATGCACGGGAGAACTCGTAATCGATCGAATGATAGAAAATCCGTTCGTACGCCAGAACGCCTCTAACAGTTGGGTTGAAAGGATTTAGTCCTTGCTTAGATGTGTTAGCCGACTTCGCCGCTACGAAAGTACCGTTATTCTCAGTAAGGTCGGTTCCATTACGTACATCCCATTCGGTAGCTAAGAGCATGAGATTATCATATTCAGCCGAACCCTTGACTGGAGTTTCCTCGCTACCTTGTGATCCTTGAGATTCTTTTTCACTAGCCAAAATAGCTAGCCACCAAGGCATGGAGATACGTACAGGACGAATTCCTTGACCCTGTTCGTACTTCCCTGGGATCGAATATGAATAACCCTTTGTATCATCAAGACTCAAACTACTCGAGACATTGAACGGAATAGGATTTCCAGCTGAATCAACATCAGCACCTCCGGTACCTCTCCCGACATTGGCAGACGACCGTTTTAGAAGAGCATTATAAGCAACAGCCTCCCGAATAGACGCCGGACCCCGAAAGCTAATACCAATTCTCTCCGCGCCAGAAGAGCCTGGGAGGGCGTCATGAAAGGCTGTCATACGTGTTGGCACAGACGATTCATCTTGAGAGATATTGATCGACGAGTACATTCTGGGTAGTAGCACATTACAGCTTGGGCTGAAATAGAACGGCATCCGAGGTTTAATAATCGTCTCAACCGTTGAGCATTCAATATTACCCTTAGTAATATCATCGGCCAAAATAGAAGGATCTGCTGCTACTTCCGCTGGGGAAGCAAGTGTGACCATATCGTACATTGTCGTATCATAAAATCCTTCTAGCAATTGGTTGAAAGTAGTTAACTCCCCGCTGAAAGATGCGATATTCTGGATTCCCTTGGCGGTAATTTCTTGTTGTACGGCCGAAGACATGCCCGTTCTAAAACAGGGGGGAACCATAACTTGAGATTCCTTATTAGTACTACCGTGACAATATGGGACCTTCGTAGTTTGAATTTGATCTTCGAGTATAGGGTGGCCAGAAATCCTTTTGAAATAGCCGATACCTTCATCCAATAAGGGGGCCCACATATTCTGCATGGCTGCATTGGAGTATGTATCAATATAGCAACCTTTCTTAAGTTGATTCCAGAGATTAAGTACCATCCCAGGCATACCTGAGAATCTGCGGAAAACTTTGGAAAGAGTCGGATCTACCTTATCAACTGGGGCATCTTTGATACTTGAGTTGCCGGGGACAATCTGTTCACTATCTGATGCGATAGAAGTAATTCCCTCCATAGCAGTAATAACCATCTGTAGGGAATTGAATGCGGAGGGAACTACTCCGCCCCCCTGACTTGTCAATGTCGGGTCAGTTGCTGCTTCTTGGGTGTTTGTATTCCATTTGGCAAAATCTAAGACGAAGCTATCGATCAGCTTGTTCTTATGCGTACATTGGAAATTAATGAATGAGCCCCCACTTCGACTTTTAGAATATGAGCACGCAGTAATGTGACCCCAGAAGAGAAGTCTATCCCCCCCAGTGATGTCGTCCGTATAGAAGATATGTACCTTCGGCTGATACCCGCGCGTAATATCCAAGAGCCCACCGGCTGGAGGAATTTGTATAGCAGCAATTGGAAGTTGTTTATAGGCTTGAGAAATAGATACCGATTCGAATGGAACTTGAACCCCTTCGATATAGACTTTGACGTTCGGGGCAATAATATCGGTATTGTTCTTATCTGTTGCGGCCGGCTGTTCAGTTGCCTCAGAATATACTAGATTGGAAGAAAATGCAGAAAACGTAGCCATACGTTATCCTACCATGTAAAGAGCATTTAGTAAAGAGATGAAGATGGCCTTCTCAAGGGTCCCTTCTACTTTTGACAGCCAGGTAGCAACCGAGGGTGGAGTTAGGGGTGAACCTAGTAGACGCGCTTCGAGAAGATCAACTTCTCCAGTCGGAAGTAAGGCTTCATGTAGATCTTGACGAATAGGAAGATATTGAACGGGGAGTTTAGACATTCCAAGCAATGAACCAGAATACGTGGCTGCCAACCAGTGCACAAAGGGCACGTATGTACGAACCCCATATCTCACAGTAATCGTCGATACAGCCGATCCTGCTCCAGCTCCGGTATCTGCCGGTGGAGCAACAAGGAAAGTCACGGTAGAGCCTGATATCGTATAACTTGAGGGGGCCATAAGTCCCGCTGAAGAATAGATATAAATGATATCGTACTGAGTAGCATCATACGAGATTGGCCAAACCGTTTGCCCCGTCAAAGCTTCGAAGGTCTCGGTTTGAATAATAAATTCTGGTGTAACTTTATTAATACTGCCAAGGCTGACTGTATCATATTGACGAGTCGCTTCCCAGCATTTCTTGCAAATTCCATTTGGGGAAATACAGCTACTCATTGAGCGAACAAAAAGGGAAGTTAGGCCTGAAGTTGATGCCGCGTTTAGCCGAGCTCGATTGATAATCAATCCCGTGGCCAATTCGACTCTACCGATCAATCCAAGAGAGATGAGTTGCTTCTCTCCGAGTTTTGTTCCGCAGTCCGAGACATTCGGATCTATGGTCACGAGCGGCTGAAGTAGGCGGGTCACGGAATTGTAGACGATCGTCTGCCCCGTCGGGATAAGATCCAACGCTTCTTCAAACAAGATGGTACTGGTTATACTTCTCATAGCTTAGGATTCGCAGAGCTATATGCAGGAATACCGCCTAGCAGGGCTACTTTAGAAGGGGAAGGAGGACTACCAATCGGTAGTGTGGGTCTAGTAAAACTGAGTTTCGAGAATGTAGCCAAAAATGGCGTATTGATAGTAAGAGCAGAATTCGTAAACATAGCCTGAATACTTTGGGAAACAGTAAGGGGAGCGGTGGCAATAGCTCCAGATGCTTTTCCCAGAGTTGAAATAGCAGTTTGAAAGTCCGTACTCAATCCGGACAGTGTCCCACTTACATATCTTCCCAGCCCAGAAATCGAGGTATTAACTAGATTGACCAGAGAGATAGCTTGCTTGCTAATATTCGTGATATCACGAAGAATATTGCGAACCGGATTAATCACTGATGCAACTAGACCTGTAGCTGTCCCAAATGTATTCTTAACCAATTTAGTCAATGACGACATAACACCGTATACAGGACTTGTCAAGTCCAGACGAACGCCAGCCAGTGAACTCTCAACTGTCTGGAACAGCGAAGAGGTAGTGACCGCAGCCGTGAAGTTTTGCTGTGCAGTTGTCCAGCTATCGATCGTAGCTGTCGTACCAGTTAGAGCAGAATTCGAATTTTGTAGGAAAGTGCCATAAGCCCCTCCAGTCGTTGTTCCGAGACTAGCCAAGGCAGTGGCCTTGTCAGATAAAGAAGATAGAGGATTTGCCAGGACTTGTTCCAGTGTTGAAACTTGACCCTTCAGGGAATTAATCTGAGATTGTCCAGTGAAAGCTGCGACATGACTGAAATCTACTCCGTTGAGAAGATTGGTCGTCGGCATCTTGAGGCCAGTAGCTGTAGTAGGCTCGATTACCTTGGCTATGAACTGGAACGAGAACGGCATATCCACGTCCCGATTTGAATCTTGACTGTAATTAAAACCCGAGATAGTTCCAGTGATTGCCATGTTTGGCAATACAATCTTCAGAAGTTCGTAGTTCTTGGCGAGCTGAGTTCCACGTAAAAACTCAGAATACATCTTGAGCCATTGTGCGAACCAGTCGTTATCGGGACTATCAATCAAGACACCGGAGATATTGAAGATAACCGGATCACGGCCGAAGTAGTAGACAACTTCGTTGTCACCGAAGACTTGAGTGACTTGAGTCTTCTCAGTCATCGAGCAACTAACAGCAGTGATCAGAAACTTATCATAGCCAAACGTATTCGTTCCCAAAGGATCGGACATATCGGTTACGTCTCCTGATTGACCGACCAAGTCTTTATATGCATTGGTTCTAGTCGTAGTTCCATCAGCATAGGACTTATATTGCGTTTGACTTGTAATCAACTTGATATACGCCCAAGATCCTCGATTTCCACCAAGTTGACCGAGGCCGGGACGAGTAGGGTCAGTCTCTTTAGCCGCGTACCGAGCCCGATTAGTCAACAGCCTTTCACTCTGCGTTATAGAACCGTCCGAGTTCAGAAGGTTATTTGACGAAGTGGAAGTGGGAATGTTTGGGAAATAACCCAGAACGGTATCTTGTGCGGACATGGGCCTAGTTTAGGAGTTTCCAGGAAGTTGGAAGTCAACGATTTCAATAGTAGCATTTGCGACCAATGCTTCCTGCTGTCCTGCCAACCCGCCTACTTGGAATGGGATAAAATCGTATCCAGAAGTTCGGGCCCGAAGATTGTTTGTAATTGCCCCCATACGTTCACAGTAGAGATTGAGGGTGGTCAAAGGAATTATTCGAGCATTAACGTACTGAGATTGTGCAGATGATATTACGGCCATTTAGCCTCCTGGAGTTTGCATTTTAGCCCTACCTCTGGACATGAGCCAATCAGTTAGGGATGAGGATTTACCGTCATCTCCAGCAACTGATTTAACCCCGGGCATTGCAGCAACCGCCGTAGCAAACTTATCTACGGAGTCGTCAAATTTCTTCATGGATCCGATCACGGAAGTCCAATTAGTATCAGACTTCGACGCATCCAGGGTTGATTGATGAGCCTCATCCGTAGCCCGAGTTGTCGAAATCATTTTAGCGATATCTGAGACCGGACTGTTAAAGTCAAAGTTAACGCGTTGACCGTCTAATTTCTTGGTACGATCATTATAGCCGTAACGTGAGGAATATGCTGCATCATATTTAACTGCTGCTGCACGCTGACTTGGAGAATACTTGGCCAGTTGTGCTGAAAGTTCAGGGCGATTCTTTAACAACGAATCCATATCCGTCCCCAGACTCAGACCATTCTTATCCGCTTCCATGACTACGTCACGGGCCTGGCCAGCAATGCGTAAGCTTCCATCCATATCAACAGAATACGGTAGGGAGAATGGAACATCCTTGTTAGTAGTAGCCTTACCATCAGCGTACGTAACTTTGCTATCATTCAGATCAGATGAGAACTCGCCATATAAACCTGGACCGTTCTCCATCGACGAAACAACACTGTCTAATCCTGCGTCTCGGGCAAACTGAGCCACAGACTTACTGTCGGCTTGTCCTCCGAGAATCTTGCGGGCCTGATCTCCGAGAGCTCCAGGCCGACCGGCTTCCAGATTAAGGGAATCGTATAGACTATCCCGATCCGAGTTTCCACTGACCATCCGGCCTAGCAGCCCCGCTAAACCACCTGCAACTGAACCCCCACCCTTGTGAATGCGTTTGCCGCCACTAAAGTCATTGGATTTACCCGGTGCAGTCGATCCATACATCGCTTCTTGATATGCACCTGCGGCCCAATCCGAGACTCGAGCAGCAGCGTTGGCAACGGGGTATGCCAGATTATTAGCGATACTGCTTTGGACAGCATGGACTCCATGACGAGCTGACGTTACAGCTCGGCCAAATGTTCCGTCATACATACCATTCTGAGTGATAGTTTGCATTAGCTGCTCTCGCCCTTGAGCATCGATGCCAGATAGACGTTGTTTTAGGGTCTCTGGATCTGTGTCAGTCGCACGTTGCGAAGCGTAGGCCCGTACTTGGTCATCCGACATTCCCATCGATTGGAATGCCATGGCTTTTTGTTCTGGAGTAAATAGTCCTCCGGGACCAGCCGGACGAACCCCGTGCGAGTGAAGAAGAACCGAAGCTTGATCGTCAGCGGCACGGCCACCAATTTCTCGACTTTGTTTGCTTAGCATAGCTGGTCCATACAGGAGCATGCCGCCAGCGGCTTGAAGGGGATTGCGGGAACCCAACGCACCGAAACCTTGAGCTACTCCGGTCATTGACCCGTTAGGTCCCGCTCCTCCGAAATTCTGATTGTACAAACTCGCCATGTTGTACGAACTATGGCCGGCAGCAAGCTGACCCCCTAACGCCGAGTTTGTAGCCCCCTGCAGGCCCCCCATTCGAGCCAGGACCTCGGGGGATAGCGACCCGGCTCTGAAAGCCGCGCTAAAGCCCGCATATGCGTTCCCAGCGGCCATCTGTCCCAGGTATGGAGTCATCCCGTTGGCCTGGTACATGTACTGGCCTTGCTGAGAAGCGGCCATCAGTTGTTGAACCGAGACTCCAGCCGCACTGGCTTGCATACCCATTTGTTGGAATGCTCGGGCCGCTGTAGAATGAATTCCTCCAGAGATAGAGGCGCCGCCCGCACGAAGCTGAGAGAGTTGCTCAATTGCAGATTGGATATTCGGATCCTTAGAGATAGATACCAATAACTTGACTTGAGCTGCAATGTCTTTGAACCTAGTTTGAATCTGCCCAGCACCGACATCATCAAATAATCCGGCCCGCATCCCCATACCGGCGATGCTATGCATCTGACTGGTACCAAATGTCATATCTCGAATACCAGCTCGGTCGATACCTTGAGCCATACCGGAGGCAGAATAGTTGCTCAAGCCTCGACCGGAAATAGGATTCCCAGCAGTTCCCCCGAACGCAATGCCGGAGAAGTTACGAGCGATATCCTCTGTTTGTTGACGGGTCCGAATGTAGGGTTGAAAGATAGCAGCATCAACAGCATGAGCGGCAGCCGTACCAATAGCGAACGGAAGGCCGAATGAGCCAATCGTCCCAAGGACTCCCCCTGCACCTCGAGCAATTAATCCTGAACCAAACATGCCCTGCGCAAGACCTTGACCCATACTACGGCCAGCACCGGCAAACATAGCGGATGATGCACCGAACACGGCTGCTGGCATGGCAATTCTCTGACCAACCCAGGCAGCTGCATCAAATGGTTTGGTGCCCAAAGACTGGAATGCCGTAGAATTATTATCGACTGGATTTCCCCAATAGGGATCCTTGGAAAATGGACTGATTAACTGATGCGCTGCACCCATCCATGTGGGTTTACCTTGAGGTCCATACGGACTTGATCCCTGGTATCCTGATTGAACAGATCCCCAGCCGGGAAACATAGAGGCATCAGAGCCTTGATTGGGACCGCCACCTTGGACGCCATAGGGATTCATGGCCGTAGTTTAGGGCTTTAGATTACGGTTGCGGTCGAAGTTATATGCGTTCTTACAATGATCTTCGTTGGCGAAGAGCCAGTTGATAAAGCCCTGAGTCCATTTATAACCTGTCCCGTCTCTGTTCTTGCGGTACGCAACAGAGGATAGTGTTTCATCAGGATCTCCATTGATAATTGCGTTTATCATTCGGTCAAAAGCAATGAGAATATTTAAGAGATAGCGGCCCATGTGATTCCTTGTAGAGTTGAGAGAGAAGTAGCAGCATCGATCTGATTACGAAGAGCCACGCCGGCCGTAAAAACATTTTGAACAAACGTTCCTAAAGCGATACCGACAGCGATCATTTCGCTACCAGACATTGTACGGGTCGTGTTGTCGAATAGAGTCCAGGTGATGCTAAAGGGTTGACCAACAGCCGCAGCTAGGGAAGCTAGCTGAACTGCCCCTTGGATCCGTTGTTGGGACACATCATCTGAGTCGAACTTTGATCCATTCCAGGTAAATCCAGCTGCCAAATTAGCGTCCCTAGCAACTTTCATGGCTGACCAAGTTTGATCCTTGGCGTCGGACAGCGATCTTGTATCCACCCAAGTAAAGGATGAATTGCTCCATGTTGCTGCATATGCAGGGATCGCAGCCTTGATAGCCGCTTGTGATGTCGTATACGCAACTATTTGTCCATTAGATATGAAGTGCGTAGCATACGTGCCGACTCCAGTTAGAACAAGATCACTAGGATCAATAGGAATAGGGAATTCAGATTCCCCCCAGGTTTTGATTTCCCCAGTACTTGGGGTATAAGTAACGTAGTTCATGCTTTGAATTCTCTCACGGTAGCAATGCCTTCGGCGTAGATAGATGATCCGGTAACAACGTTCCCTCCACCAGATCCATTTCTGAATGTTGCAGCGACATAGAATCCAATGAGTTTTGATCCACTACCTATCGTAGCACCCGGAACAACGAAAGATGGGCAGAAGTTAAGGGTTACACCCCAGTTATAGGCAGTTGCGCCAGTGCCTGCCGCAAGAGCCATTGGAGTGCTTTGTGTCAACGCGCCTTCCCATTCTGGAAGGTGACCAGAGGGAGAGTAAACGGCACCTGCAATCATTGGATTGAACTGGACTTGAAGTGGAGTATTGGTATTAGTCATAATTACTACGTTGACATTGTACATTACCAAAACGTCATTGCCAGATGCGACATAAGTAAGGACAGTTAGTCCACCGGTATTGATGCCAGACGATCCACCTCCATTAGTCGCTGTTGAAGAAATCGAGCCAGATGACGCGCCTTGGGAAGCAGTACCCGTGGCCAAGAGACCGGCGAAGTATGCATTACCAGTAGATGCATCAATACTGAATGTCGTTGTTCCACTGGAGTTAGTACCCAGCAATCCACCTGGAGTCAATGCAACGCCTGAACCACCTGTACGTGCTCCAGAGCCATTCCAAGTCAAGTTACCGGCAACGAAGCCAGCTCCGCTGACCGCGTTGATGCTAATGGTAGAGGAGAGAATACTTGGCGAAGCCTTTAGCAGGGTATACGAATTCGAGACCTGGGTTCCAGCACCAGAGCCGATACCTTGAAGATTTCCTGAACCGTCTATGGTGATGCTGGTGTTGATGAGACCAGACGCTGCTTGAGCTGTGCTTACTGGCAAATCAACGTTGAATGTGAATGGACCGAAGACCATTGACATTCCCGCCGTAGTCATACCACCTGGGAATCCAGTCCAACCAGCCATCTGATAGATGGTTATATTGTAAATAGGAGCGCCGCCAGCGGTCGCCGTCCAAGGAACCTTCTGCCATCCTCCAGTCCCCGGGTGAGGGCATGGCACTAGATTATCCACATAAGTGGTCAAAGCAGAATTAGTAAATAGTCTAATGAGATATCCAGGGGTAGCCGTACCACCATTCAACATCTGTATAGAATATGAACCCGTTAGAGTTGTCCCCGCCGACAACGGAGCGCCTGTATTGCTCCAACTATTGACCATCCCAACACTACCGTAGGTGACATCTGCGGAGCTAATTGTGTACAAAGCCCCGTACTGCATACCTGGCGTATTATACGCAACAGTCTTGATCGGGGGGCTATTGCCCCACTGACTCCAATTATCCGGTAAGGCTCCAGCCCAAGCTGAGAAGCTGGGGTTAAAGCCGAGACTAGTCGCCACGTCTGCCTGGATCAATCCAGCTGTCGGAGCGATGTTGGTCATAGGACCAAAACGGACATTAGTCAGGCAGAGACCTACATCATACAAAGATGAATCAAAGTATAATTTCAGTCCCGATCCTACCAAAACAGGCCCATATCTAAGCACCCCATTCTGATAATAGTTAACATTTAGCCCATCATAGGTAATTGTAAAGACGTCTCCGGCAACGTAGGTGAGTCCCGAAAGTACGGCAGCACCGGATTGATAAACGACCAACCCGCCACCCGGTTGGACATACCATGCATAATCCAAGCTTGTAAAGCTACTGTCCGTTAATGGATCAGTGTTCAGCCCGAACATAGTGTGAGTCGAGGTATTCGGTGCAACGGCAGATGCGAATGCCCCACCCGTGAAAGATTCTTTACTATATACGTCCGAGTCCCAAGATCCGCCACTCGCAGTCTTACTGATACTATTTCCAGCAACAGCCGCGTAAACTCGGGGAACAAGACTGATATCAGCAGAGGCATTCAGAGCCCCAGTATATCCCAGACCCCCAATGGTCACCGCACCACCCCCAGCACCAGACAATGTCCCGCTAGAGCTGATACTGATATTGGAATTATTGACTGCTACACCTCCAGCCCCGGACGGATTACCTCGTAAAGTACCCGTAGAGTCTACATACTGTAAAGGAGCCCAGCCAGAGGGTACCAGGCCAGTTTCAATTTGAATACATGAGAAATCAAGTTGAACCCCGCTATTTGGATTTAGGGCTGTATACATAAACCCATTTGCATCTAACGTATTATTACCAAAATTTACCTGGCATACATAACGTTGCCAGCTAGTAGTCAAAGATGGATTTTGGAGCCACGTAAAATTGGCAGGAAAGTGATTCCAAGCCGGGGCCATCCCTGCACCAGTGACATTACCGCCAATTGGAGCCCGTGCATAAAAACTCCATACGTAATCCACATTTTGTTGCCAACCAGCCCATCCTCCGCTCAGGAAATATCCAACATTGCTAGTCGCATTGGCATTCATAACCATATGCCAGTATCCGGCTGTACCAACAGCTCCGCCGGAAGAAACGACCGTATTGGTTATCGAGATTGGGGTACTGTTATAAACAGTAAAGCCAGTTGGAATTCCCGAGGAGAAGAGTGAGAAATCAGTGTTCTGATATAGGTTTCCACTACCAGCCACAACGTTAGTATTAATCCATCCCGCAGAAGGCGTGATATTTGAACTAGTCAAAGGAACGCCCGCACTCAGGATGACATTGCCGGAGCCATCTTTAATGGACAATCCACGAGCATCTATTTGACCAGCTGTGATTCCTGCAGTCGCACTGATCTGAGCAGCAGTAATAGTATTTGCTGTAATCTTATTGGCAGAAATAGCCCCATCAACAATAAGGTTGCCACCATTCATCCGACGAACTTGGACATTGGTAGCGTAATGTCCAGCACCATTAGCAGTGAAGGGTTGGCTACCCCCAGGCCCAGCAATCTGAACCCAAACGGTGGCGTATGCTGCACCGGCTACTGCAGTAAGAGATCCAGCGATAGATACAAATCCACTGGTAACAGTATTTCTAGTTGCACCAGCAACGTAACTTACGACACCTCCATTTGCATCCGTAAATACCAGTCCAATAGCGAATGTATAAGCGGAAACTCCTCCTCCAAACGGAAGGGTGTCCATTGCGACATAGAATTGGTCCGTAGGTAAAATGGAAAACGGGGTTCCATAGAAATTGTCTCTGGATTCGAACTGGAGAGCGGTCGAGGAAACTGATCCGGTCGGCCAAAATACAGCGCCAGTAATAGACGTGGGAGCGACATTACTTGCCGTCCAACCATCCGCAGAATTACCCTTACCGTTAAAGACGAGATTTTGAAAATCCGATAGAACAAGCTTCGAAGCAGTGACGGATCCAGCGGCTAGCTTAGTAGTATTGATGGACCCAACTGAGATAGCTGCGGCCCCGACAGTACCGGTAACTAGGAGATTTCCGTCGAGAACTTGGGTAACCACGACCCAGGAAGTTCCATTCCAGAACCGGGTCTGAGAGAAGCCAACTGAGCTGTTAGACTCAACCACTTGATCATTTAGGACCGGACCTCCACCTCCTGATGAAGCGGTATTGGCCAGCGAATCACTCCAGGTTGCCGTCACTCCGCCGAGGGTGACATAGAATGTCTGAGATCCACGTTGCCCATTAGAGCCGTTCGTCCCATTTACCCCATTTGTCCCGGCAGCTCCAGCCGCAGCGAAAGTGAACGAAGTCGATGCATTCAATACGCCGAAAGAGGCATCGAGCGCTAGTTTTAAACCCGCTCCGACTGCAAGGGTGCGGACGATAGTACCGTTCAATGTGTAGTAAACATTGGCATTGTCGTATCGAACTCCGAGAACGTCTCCAGTAGAAACTGCACCGAAATTACCCCGATACGTTCCACTTTCGTAGATCTGCATGATATTCGAGCTGACCGTGACTGCGTAGTCAATTCCGGCATAGCCAGTACCACCGCTAGTCAACGGATCAGTATTCAGACCTGCAACGATATTGTCTGTACCGTTGACAGCCATCGTCATCTGGGCACCATTCGAATAGGACTGCGAGGTATACACCTGGCCGTTATACGTGTTGCCACCTGCCGTCTTAGTTACGGTCGCACCATTGACTGTCATGTTCGCATTGGGAACTAGCGTAAACATGCTGGCGCCCGGAGCACCGTCTTGAGCTAAGAGGCTGACCGTAGCCCATTCACCTGTGGCAATCGTATCTGTCGCCCCTGTGGCTAGGGCAGTGGCAGTGGTCATCCACCGATAGATTCCCCCAGTAGGTACCAAACTCTGGCTCCAACCATTATTGACGCCGGCTGCCAAGCCCGTTGCAAAGGTATACGTCACAGTGGCGGAGGGGACCGATGGAGCAGTAGATGTAGCCGTTCTCTGGAACAAGTAGACCGTAGCGGCGTTCAATGCAGCGGTTCCATTCTGAGCCAAGACTACTGGAGTAGCCCACTCACCTGTGGCGATAGTATCAGTCGTACCACTAGCAGCGGCTGTCGCCGATGTTACGTAGATGGGATCCGTACCTGCTGGGATAGTAGCCAGCCATCCATTAGTCAGGCCGGTAACACTAGCTGTAGCAAAGGTATAGGTAACTGTAGCACTTGGAACAGAAGGGGAAGAAGTAGCCCTCTGGTACACCATAACAACCGCATTATTCAATCCATCAGCCCCAGGATTACCCTGAGCTCCAGTACCGCCAGTAGCTCCCGTAGCACCATCCGCAGCTAAAAGTGCGGCCGGAGCCCATTCGCTGGAATTAATGGTATCAGTGGATGTGTTACTGAGAGCGCTCGCTGTGGTAATCCAACGGTAGGAACCGCCAGAAGTAGGGAGGCTCTGTGTCCAGCCGTTATTCACCCCCGTTGCAACTCCAGTAGCAAAGGTATACGTAACTGTTGTGCTCGGAAGAGTCGGAGCAGAATTTGTTCCCGTGACCTTGTACAGGAAGATCGTGGCCGTATTCAACCCCGCAGTACCATCTTGAGCTAACACTACGGGACTAGCCCATTCAGCTGTGCCGATTGTATCAGTACTACCTGCGTTACTTGCCGAAGCTATGGTGACGTAAAGAGGGGATGATCCAGTCGGAGGAGTCGAAGTCCATCCATTATTCAGGCCAGTCGTAACTCCAGTTGCGAATGTATAGGTAACGGTCGCACTTGGTACTGACGGGAGAGAACTGGCACGTTGATATGCATAGACGATTGCATTGTTCAAGCCGGCCGAACCATCCTGAGAAAGTAGGCTGGCAGTCGCCCATTCGCTTGGTAAAATGGTATCGGTATCAGTTGTGCTTAGAGCAGTTGCAGTGGTGATCCAGCGATATGATCCCCCTGACGTAGGCAAACTTTGAACCCAGCCGTTATTCACCCCTGATGCCGTCGCAGTCGAGAATGTGTAAGTAGCTGCTGCACTCGGCAATGCCGGAGGTGTGCTGGTAGAAGTGACTTTATATAGAAAGATGGTCGATGTATTCAAGCCGGCAGTGCCATTTTGCGCAAAGACAATCGGAGGAGCCCATTCTGCGGGTTGGATAGTATCTGATGGATTAACGCTAGAAGCCGATGCGACCGTTACGTAGATGGGATCAGTTCCATCCGGAGGAGTTGATGTCCAACCATTATCCAAGCCAACAGCGACACCCGTAGTGAACGTGTAAGTTACCACTGCGGTAGGAAGAGAAGGAGCGGTGGCGGAACGTTGATAGGCGTAGACGATTGCGTTATTTAGGCCAACCTGGCCATTAGTACCGTCTTGAGCAAGTAAGCTAACTGCTGCCCACTCACTGGCATTGATAACGTCAGTAGATTGACCGCTGGGAGCCAGCGCTGAAGCGGTAGTCATCCAACGATACGACCCCCCAGTTGTAGGTAGACTTTGAGTCCATCCATTATCCAATCCGGTTGCGATACCATTGGCAAAAGTATACGTAACTGGAGCATCTGGAACCGGCGGCGGGGTCGCTGTTGTAGTCCGTTGAAAGAGAAAAATAGATCCTGAACTGATACCATTCTGAGACAAGATAACAGACGTCGCCCATTCGCTTGGTGCAATTGTGTCTGTAGGGCCACGAGCACTAGCAACGGCCGAGGTTACGTAAACCGGATCTGTTCCAGGGGGGATGCTTGCTTGCCAGCCATTAGAGAGCCCAGTGAAGGCACCCGTCGCAAATGTGTAAATAACAGACAGATTCGGAAGGGGAGGAGCTCCTGTATTCGAGCGTTGATAGATGAAGATTCCGGAGTTATTAAGTCCATCCGTTCCCGCTGGACTACCGTTACCAGTTACCGCCGTAAAGTGGAGACCATCGGTTGAAATGTGGTAGAGAATCGTTGGATCAGTATCAGCATAGAAAAGCGCTCCTGGACCCAGTTCCTTATCGGCATGACTTGGTGCTGATGCAATTTGGAATCCGGTACGGCGAACAAGTTTCGCTACAGCCGTATCCGAACTTTCCAGTAAAAACTGATTGATATGAACGCCAAAAGTCTTGCTATCGTCTAAGTAACACGACAAGTTCCCGTACGCATCCAGAGTCGTTTCACCCTGTGAATTAACGATTGTGCCATCTTGCAGCGCAATGAGAGCAGGAGTCGCATTACCAACTTCCAGAATACGAACTCGGAAATTAGCTGAGCTAAGGCCGTAGGAACCAGTGAACAGGGAATATGCCATGGGGGTATTTTAGATTTACTCTTTCTTCAGAAAGTCGATAATGTCACCAGCAGCTTCAGCTTGTCCATTCTCTTTCAGTCGAATCAATAGCTTAGATTTCTTGACGATCTTTGAGTAGTAATCCATGAGTTTCTTTTCCTCTACGCTGTGCTCCTGAGGCTCGACACCCCACATCAAAGAGATATAAGAATCAAAAGATTTCTTGGTCTTCCCGATCCACTCACGACGATCTGCTCCTTCAGGCATCGAGCCGATAGCAGTATATAAAGACAATTCTTGTCTTTTGGCTTCAAGCCGTTGTTCGTGGACCAGGTAGTCTCGGTAGACTCGATCCCTGGGGCTACCTAGTGCTGGAACTTCTATTCCACGCATATGCAACTTCATTCGTTGCAAAGCCCAAGGATGTTTTAGAAATTTGCTTCTTCTCGGCAGGCCGCTTGAATCTTAGTATCAAAGTCGCTCATCGCAGTCAAAAGCATGCCGATGACCGGACCCGCTAGTTGACCGATGAACTCGGAACGGTCTTTCTTGGAAAGGCCCGTAAGATCCTTGCCGTTGAAACTGACCAAGGCTTGCTCTAGACCGAGAAGCATTCGACGTTGCTCAATCGAAGAGATGAGGGTCAGACCGGCGGAATCCAGAGCGTCCTGGATCTCTCCAACTTGCTTAGCCGTGCGAGTTGAGAACTTCACGGGAAGTCGGCCTCGGATAATAACTTCTTCAATGTACTCACCAGAGAAGATGATGTCGTCGAAGATTCGGAGAAGTTCGGTCTGATCGTACTTTTCAGGGGCCGGTATTTCCTTGCTAACAGCTGCAACCTTCTCAGGGGTCTCGGCAGTCACGTCTGAAACTACTTCAGCTAAAGGCTTTTTAGTAGGCATCGGCTTAACAGAATTCTTGTTGGACTTGGCTGGGATTTCAAAATCATTTGACATAGGCGCCTAGTATAACGCAATTCTTTAGTAAGTGAAAGTGGTATCTGGACCAGAATCTTTATCTTGATACGTAAATTGACCGGTATGAACCATTTGAGCCAAGAAAGCAAAGGTTAATGAATGGATAAAATCATCCGGAGCATCTTCGTCCTTCTTATAAAGACGTCGACCAGCAAGAGATTCTTCTTCATAGATATGCAGAGCATCAGTCCAGAAGTTGTTCATCAGATCCCAGCATGGAGTTTCTATACGGCCGGCACCCATCTTTACCTTGATGACGGCCGTGTCAATTGCCAGAGTTCTATCGGCAGCAAAGAAGTCGCCTTGCTTGTCGTAGCGAAGGTTAGTCTTGGCAGTAACATACTGCATCATACTGACCTGTTCTTGACCCAAGGCCCGCTTCATTATTTGACCTTGAAGAACGCCGACGCCTCTATCCGAACCCATATGAGTGCATTTGAAATGCTGAAAGACCATAATGACTCTATCCACCTGGGCAAGGATATCGATACTATTTAGGCGTTGGGCGTAGAGGACATATGCCTTACCAGCTGAATCAAAGCCCACGACGGTAATGACTGTGAAACTCTTGGCAGAACCTGTGACTGACCAATCCACTCCCAAGACGGTATACAGGATATTTCGACTATCTCCGATTTCGGGAAAGCCTCCATCAAACTGAGTCCGTTCGGGATTACAGACGGCCATCACCTGACGGATAGAGAGGGGACGACCACCAGCTCCAACTGGAAGTCCAAAGACTTCGTTGCTTAACTTAATCTGGTCGTATTTCGCTACCTTGTCAACTAGTTCAGGCCACTTCTTTGGCGTCGTGCGTGCAGGAATTGAAAACTGCGGGATGTGAACCCCGATGTGTTCTTTGACTGAAGGTACCCCTGCCATCCACTGGCCGGTTTTCATGTCGAGTATATTTCCACAATGAGGGCAGGCGGGGCCAAGAGGGTTCATGGTCGCCATCTTCAGGCAAGTCTCGAACTCATTAGGGATAGCCCACCGAGCACAGTGAGGGCATTTGACTACCCACTCCATCATGTTGGAACGTTTGAACAAAATGGTCAGAGTATTCGCTTCTCCTTTAGCCGTACCGGTATATCGACGGAATGAATAGTCTGAAGCCGAGAGGGTCTCTTCCAAAATAGGGAGGGCTTCTATCGAAGCATCCTGAACTTCGTCATAGAACATTGCGTCTGCTGCGACTCCCCGTACTCGGTCGGCGTCCTGCTCAGTTTCAGCATACCCCAGGGTTACAGAGGAACCATTACTAAAGGTCTTAGAGAAGACGTTCTTGGTTTCTGTCGAAGTAATGTAATGATTCTTGACGATCGCGGAATTACAGAACGGGCCTAGATAGGTCGCGGAGAACCTAGAGGTTTGTTGAGAAAGCGGGGAGATAAACAGGGTCGAGAAATGTTCTCTAAGGATACTGTTCGAAATAATGGACGCAGCTAGGGAAACTGACTTACCAATTTGTCGGCCGCAGCAAGCTGTAAGCGTACGAGGAGCAAGATCGTAGATTAGTTCGAACGGCTTATATTCAGAGAGATTGAGCGGCTTACCCTTAAGTGTCAAGATTGCTTGGGCTAACTGCGAAGGTAGTACTTCCATTGCCGATATTTTAACACTAAATGAAAAACCCGTCAATTGACGGGCTTCGTGGTGATTCAGATTCAGGAATTAACTGAATTGAACCGTATGGGGAAAGATATTCGAGGGGGCCGTAGCGCAACTGATAAATACGTAGTTCATACCAGGCGTCAGAGTAATTGTGCAATTGCCTAATGCTCCAGCAACGGTATTATGCGGCGCTGTAAACGTGTTGGCGGTTCCACCGAGAGGCTGGACACTGATGACCCGATTACTGGTGGACGTGTTATCTCCCATTACCGTACATGTCACAGTCTGTGTCGTCTCACTCCAGACGCGATAGGTTTGTCCAGTGGAACTTGGGCCCTGATACGAGGCGTAGCCGTAGGGTAGATTGGTGCCGGATAACGCCGGCCAAACACCCCCAGTAATGACAACGGCCTCATTTCCAACGCAGTCCCATCCGCTGAGAACACAGGGGAACGCATGCTCGGCATACGCACTAGTCGGAGGAGTAAGTGAATCAACGAGGCCTCGGAACTTCGGACTTTGGCCGCTAGATGGAGTTGTGTAGTCGATTTCATTTGGTGTTTGTCCAAGATTGAAACCGCCATAACCCGTCTGTGTACCGGCTCCGCATTGATACCACCCGAGCTTGGTGAATCCCAAAGCTTGGAGATTGCGCATCCATTTCAACGTCATGGCTTCGATGTTTGCCCCGTAATTCGTGTAGTCTACTTGGTACGCATCTTTAGCCGTACGAACAGCGCCAGATTCACCGGGAGCAGTTGTCAAATCCATACCGATTTCATAACCCCAGGCCTCGAGACCCTGAGCTCTTACCCAGGAGATAAACGATGTATATTGGTAAGCGCCAAGGGCACTATCAACAACCTGTTGCACCTGAGTATTAATCGCAGCTGATGTGACAAGACTAGGATCAGTCTGTGATTTGGTATATCCAAAGCCTGGGTTGATAACACCCTGGGCTGCGCCGAAATACCCGCCAATTGCAATGGCTGTCAGACGAGTTGAGAGAGCTACTCCGAAGATAGCAGTGATGAATGTATCAACTTTCTTATTACCGAAGAGGTACTGCTGACCAGCTTGAAGAGCTTGGAGGGGCTTGCAATCGGAGAGTGAACGACCAACAGCAGTGAATGCAGCACGAACTAAGGCTGCCATTTGGAATGTCCGACGAACATGCCAGTAGAAACTCAGGTCAAAAGCCGAAGCAAGGAACCCTGAGGCGACTAACTGCGTTGAAGCGTCAAGTGCGATAAATCCAGAATTTCCGAGAACAGCAACGCCGGTCACGGTACCGCCTGTACTAGCTTGACTACAGGGGTAGGTTACAGTGACCGAGTTAATGACTGTAATCGTGGCACCAACCGGGGCAAAACCTGTGAAGCCAGTTTGCGCTCCGAAAATCTTCATCGTTGTGCCTGAGGTTGCTCCGTGGGCCTGTGCAAATACAACAGTAGCAGTTGTACCGTCACTAGAAAAACTCACAGCGCCCTGACTCGTACCGATGAATCTATTCCCACTTGTAGCTGCCATAGAACCGTGGCACTCAGTCAGAGCAGCAACACCAGCTTTATGATAGCAGTAGAATCCGCCACCAGTATTCCACCGTTCGTTGCCAAGTTCAAACGAAGCCCATGTACCAACTGGCATATTTTGAGCAACATATGTAGCAAACTGCGTGATATAATCATCACTGGCTAATTCACTGATATTGAACCAACCACTTTTATTGGAGGCTATACAAAGTTCAACTTGCCACTCAAGAGGAATACCAGCCATCATACCGTCGAGATCATTTAGGTGGTAATTGGTCGGGGTACGACGATCCGTCCAGTTAATCACAGAGGGCCAGGTAAACGAGGAAGTCGTTACATAGTCCCCGTTGACCGCTGAGATATCCATCATACGACCGTACGAATACGGAACAAGGGTCCGAAGATATTGAGTATTAAATCGAGGGACAGAAGTTCCTGCAATCGCAGTCGCAGAGGTCGTAGGATCGTAAACTTTAATATCAGTTACTGCACCGTCAAATACTGGCATCAACGCGGCACTGCGTGCAGTATATGTGAACTGTACTCGCCCCGTTCCAGAGAGAAAGGTATGAACTGTGATTGAACCGGTGTTCGAATTAACCCAGGTGATATTGCGTTGAATGGAGCTTTGGTATTCCATATACCAAGTTCCAGTAACCGACGGGTCGTATGCGAATTGACCTACTCCACCTTCTGCTACCTTAATAGAGAACGCAGTAGTAGGCATTCCATTGGCATCCCGTGATCCCGAGGGTAAAAGCGCATTTCCCGCAGTGTTGTACATGCCTGCCGCAAGAGCTCGATCGTTGAAAACCCGCATCGTTGTATAGGCATTATCACCTGGCACGTTTTGGCCAAGATCTGTCTGAGGCCAGTAAAACGACGTTTTGGGAACGTAAGCCCGAAGAATAGAATTCAGTTGAAATCTGCTAATAGTTGTCATGTTGGGGTGATCTTAGGTGAACGCAGCGACCAACGTGGCCAGAGAAGTTGAAACTGTACCGGATTGGGTTGTAGCCGTCCCTGCGGTACGGATATTCAATTCGTAACCAACTGCAGATTCATGCTTACCGTCGGAAGTCGTATAGAAAGCTGTGCCATTAACACCCCACTGCCAGTACGGAAGACCACTAGTGCCAGCACGTTCAGCTTGAGACTGATAATACGTCAGATTGACATCTGAGGAGGTCCAACCCTTAAGTGTCGTTTCGTAAGTCTCGCCAGTACCCCCGACACTCCAGCCGGTAGTAGCAACCTGGCCCGTCAGCGTCCGGAAGTTATCCAAGGCCACGGGACTTCCCGTCGCGGTGCTACCGGGGGCCGATCCGGACGTATAGGTAAATGTTGTTCCATTTGAGATGGAGACTACATAACTTCCGTTATAAGCCGCAGGTGTCGCACCAGAGATAGTATACGTACCCCCGTTGACCATCGCTGCAGTACTTGCCACAGTAGCAGTACAAGCGCTACCGGTGGACACAAGACTAGTAATAGAGACGGACTGAGAAGTCGTGTTAGGGGTCATACTTCTCTGAATGATCTTACTAATCCCAGCCGTACGCACAATACCATAAAGTGTCTGTTGCTGAGTCGTTTGAAATCCATTTGTACCGTAACCTATAACTGCATGAGTACCATACTGGAGAAGAGACGAGGCTAATGTAATATCTGCTCCACCAACAGAAGTGCTCCATTCTGCGGCGTTACCCGATGGCACACCCATATTGAGAACTGGGAAAATTGCTGTTGCTGGATTAGTAGCGTCAGTGTAAACAAGTCGGCTCATACCTCCTGCACCGGTTCCAACAGGGGCAGCATCACCCGTTCCATACGTCTTAGAATCTCCTATCATTACTGGGACGGGAGACGAATGATACCCCAGGATAAGCGGCATATAGATGCCAAAAGGAGAAACGACGTCTACGAGGTTATTGTTAATTGCACTAATTGTTAAAGAACCTGTTGCCGTAGCACTCGGAGCGCTCGTCGCAGTGTACGAAATAGTAACACCATCTACGACGTTGATGGTGAAGGTGCCATTATAGTTCAGAGCCGTGCCGGTTCCAGTAGCTCCACCTACGATATAGTTCGTACCAGAGACAATCCCGGTCGTACTAGCAACCGTGGCCGTCACAGCCGTGCCGGTAGCTGTGGCACCTGTAAGAGCAACGCTCTGCATTGTAAAAGTGAATAGCCCAGTTCCGAGAATACCGTTGGTGATCGTGAGTTTTCTCGGATCGTACCTATAGCAAGAGGTAAGGCCTTTGCCACCACCCATACTTGGTATCTGGTCAGTTGCCGGAGTTGTATATCGAAAGCGGGTCCGTACCCATCCAACTGTACCCTTTGTGAACTTAGATAAACTAAATGTGGATGCCTGTAAAGCATCGCTGAGATTATTAGATCCGCTAGTGAAAGTAGCTGAAGCTGAACCCCCGAAGAATACTTGTTTGAAAGTACCGTTATATTCAAATGCGCATTCGATAACCGCCATCGAATTTCCAGGATTCTTCACCCCAAGTGAAGCTTGGAAAAACCAATTGGGAAACAAAATGGTTATCGCAGTTACATCCGCTCCGATAACCATCTGAACACGTTGGATAATTTCGACTGTCGGGGCTGCAATTACGTTAGTAATAGGGACTCCGGAAGCCGATTGAGGACCGAAATTATTAGACGCAGCTGAACGAAGCTTGAGAGTGACAAGCTTGTGAACTGCGTGAGAGACTGTTTGAAGTGCTGGGCGCATGTGAATTAACCGTTGTAAACGCGCCAGTTGTCTTGCGACACCTGGTATGCATAACCACTAGCAAGCTGCTCGCTTGTAGAATAGGAATACGTTGACCGCTTGGTTAACGTGACACCGGCACCAGCGGCAATAGTCACAACGCCAGCCCCTGCTTGGGTATACGGAAGGAGCGTTCCGACTGGATACGGTACAGAAGAATGCGGGGGAATCGTCGCTGTAATGGAGGCCACATTGCTAAGATCCACGTTTTGACCTGCATCGGCCAAGACGAACGTGTAAGTAGTACCTGTCTGAGCATTGATCGTCTGCACTGAAAGAGCGGCAGTATTAGCCGCTACTTGAGCGTTCAATGCCGCACCGTCAGTTAGATCAGTCGTAGCAAGTTTGCCGGTCATTTGACCCACTGGCACTTTCGTGTCACTACCGAGACTGGCAACACCACTCGCAGCAGCTACCTGAGCAGAAGTAACTTGTTGAACCCAAGCGGTTCCGTTGCTTTGATAGATGAGGTATGGGGCAGAACTACCAACCGAAGCAAATTCCCCCTGATAGCTAGCGGCTGGGTAGGCAGTCTGTAGAGCCGCCGTGGAAGCGTACGTGCCCAGATTGGTTAGAACCAAGTTCCAGTTGGTGCCATCACTGGCATAGATAGAATAGGGGGCGGCTGAGCCGACTAGGCCACGATTACCACCGTTCGATCCGGCAGGAAACGCCGCTTGAAGTGCTGCGACGTTGGCATAAGTACCAACCACGCGAGTAATATTTGCGCTGTCAGAGAGATCTGTCGAAGCTGGCTGAGCAAGGCTTGGAACTCCAGAGGTGCTGATTCCAGTTACAAACTGATGGGAGACGAGAGCTGCTGATTGAACTCCGCCAAGCGTACTAGCAGTTGGGGCGGGTAATTGCGCCGCAGGAATATGTGTCGTACTATCAAGAGACGCCACACCACTGGCAGCACCCTTCTGGGCCGCAGGCAGAGCAGCATTAGCTGTCGTCTTGATTGTATTGACTGAAGGATTATTAACACCGAGGTCATAAGTACCCATGTCTGTAAGGGCAGCAAGAGTTGTCGAGCCGCCTCCGCCAGCACCTAGGACACTCCAAGCCGACCCATTGCTAGCGTACAGGACGCCACTGATGAGAGCGGTACAAGCGACATTGCTGGCCGCAGGATATGCCGTCTGAAGAGCACCCGTTGAGCCGAACGTACCTAGATAGCCACCTCCCAAGACAACCTTGGTGTAGACGCCACTGCTGAATACAGCCATGTCCGTCGGGTTAAAGGTCAGTCCATCGAGGACAGCGCTGGTCGAACCGTTATAGATGAAAGCGTTGGTGCCGTATGTCGGGAAAGGATTGGTACTAGAGACGAGCGCCGGAGTCGTGCCGTTCCAATTCTGAGGGATACCGATCTTGCCGGTTATTGCCGTAGTGTTATTTCCAACCGCCGTATTCAGCGCCGCGCCGTCCGTAAGATCGGTCGTGGCTAGCTTACCCGTAATCTGGCCAGTCGGAACCTTAGAGTCTCCACCGAGTGAAGCAACGCCGTTCGCGGCTCCTACTGCAGTGGTGGCAACCTTCGCAGCCAAGGGAGTAACGAGATTGGTAGTGTAGTCAGATGCACCGGTCAGAGAAGTAATGCCCCCGCCTCCACCCGTAACTGCAACATACTGAGTCTTATCGGCGCTAATACGGTACTGTGCCGCAGGATTAGTGTCCAAGAAGAACGTAGCTCCGAAACCCTGTCCAATATCCGAAAGGGTAGGGGTCCCGGCTAACTGTGAGGCCGTTCTTTGAATTTCCGTAGCGAGACTAATTCCACTAGCCCCTAGTTGAAATTGGTTATACCAGACCGTGAAGGTCTTAGAACTATCGAGGTAAACGGATAGATTGCCTGAGCTATCGAGGAAAACGTTACCGTGAGCGCTAAGCATCCCGCTAGTGGCAGTTGCCATAATGATAGCAGGAGCTCCAGTAGCTTGTTCTAGAATACGAACTCTGAGGTTCGCATAATTTACTCCGTAGGAAGCTGTGAATAGGGTATAAGTTGCCATGAGGGTATTTTAGGGCGTAAAAAAGGGTCCCGAAGGACCCCTGTAGATAAACTCGTTTAAGTTTACAGTTGTGTCAGAGCGATACTCATCGACACGGCTTCGCCCGGGGTCGGGGGAACCACGACAATAGCGTCGAACGAAACGTCAACAGAAGCGGTGAGAGCACCAGAAGTGACAGTCACGACCGTCGAGCCAGCAACGCCCGTGGGGACGATCTGAGCCGACAAGCCATCGGCAGACGGCGTCACGGTAAACAGAGTAGCATCCGCAACAACCCAAACCGGCAGGGCCGGGAACTGAGTCGTAGCAAGACCATTGGCATCGATGCCAGAGAGAACGGCATTTGCGCCGGGATTGAGAATAGCAGTCATGTTTGAATCCTTAAAGGTTAGTGAAGAGACTGGAAAGAGAATAACTAAAGAACGAGCAGGTTTAGGAAACAATTCATGCAAGGCATGGCGAATGATTGCTTCAAAATGGGCCCACGCCCGCCTTAATTGTCTGATGAATTGGTATACCATCCATCCATGTTAACAGAAGAATCGATTGAAAAACCAAGCTTTACGCCTGATTTCATTTGAGCTAAAGGTTACTGTAAGGTTAACCGAGTTAAGACCCAGTAATGACAATCGGCGCCGTAGCGGACGTCTGGGAAGTTGATGCAGTTGTAACTGCAATCCGAGCAAAGCGAGCGGCCATCCCAGGGGCTGCAGTGTACGCCGTGGTCGCACTTGCAACAGCGGCTACCGAAGCACTGGCTGGAAGAATGTTAACTTGATCTGCGCTGAACTGAAGCTGATAGGAAGCGGGGCCTGATGCAACGCCCAGCGGAACCCAACCTGTGACGCTGGTGCAACCTGAAACGTCATACCAAGCCGTAGCAGTGCTGACAGTCCCGGCAAGAGCTCCAGCAGTTCGGTCAAACCATTGACGTTGGACCGTGGCCGGTGAAATAGACAACCGGGTAGCTGTTACCACAACAGTAGCGGTAGTCGCAGCCGTTGCCGTGTTGCTTGAGTTCACGTTTATCCAACGATATCGACGACGACCTGGAAGCATGATGGCTGGAATAAACGCATGACCCGCTGCGGTCAGACGCTCAACTTGCCAGTAATCATACCAAGTCGTACCACCGTCTGGAGACCATTGAAGCCAAATATCGATACCAACGGCACTGCCTCCGGTGTACGCAGAGAGATTGATGTCCATGGAACAAGTACCTCCTACGCCGTCGGCTATAGTAGAACTGTTACCAGATGAGGCTGACCAGGAAGTCGAGGAAACATCAGTCCCGTGTGTCGGCGCGCTCAGAACTACTCCCAAACTAGCATTAGCACTACCGCCAACCTGGCCTAATGTTGAAGCAGTGGATGAGCTGTTATACTGCGTCAAGTTTACGGTTGTAACAGTGGTGGCTGAAGCGACACTGGCATTTAAGCTGGCAGTCAAGGTTCCAGACACCGTAGCCGAATTTGCTGACAAGCGAAACGCCTTTGCGCCTGCAACTTTCCACTGGAAGGCACCAGTAACTGAGGTAGCAATCGTGGCAGAAGAAACGGATACCTGAGGAGTGTTGGTCGGGGTCGTGTATTCGGACAAGGATTGCCAGTTCGAACCATCGTAACTAATCTGAGCTGTTACCTGTGCACCTAAGGTATTCGCCGTAATGGACGCTACGACAACTGCCTGACCATTCAAAGCGATAGAAATGGTCGAATTCGCAGTAGCTGTTCCGCTAGAAACGTTCAAGTTCTGAGCGGTGATATTCGTGGAAGTCGTGGACACGTCAGCCGGAGCCCCAACGGTCACTGGATTATTAGGACTCAAAGCGACAACTAGCGCCGGATCGGTTGCGACGGCAGCAGTGGAGGCTGCTTTAACAACGGCAGTGGCGACGATAGGGGCGGCTGCAATAGTAGCGAGCGAAGTATTACCAGTATCTTGCTTGGCACTAGTAGCAGCACCAGTCGTATTGGTAGCAATAGTAGCTAGAGAAGTATTACCAGTCGTTTGATTGGCAGCAGTCGAAGCTCCAGTTGTATTGGTAGCAATAGTAGCGAGCGAAGTGTTACCTGTCGTTTGATTGGCCGCAGTAGAAACGCCTGATACAGTTACAGGGACAGCAGCTTGGTCAGAAGCGATAACAACCGGAGTAGAATTCGCAGAATTTGCAGATCCCTTTGCGGGAAGTTTCGTATCAATACTGGCAAGAGAAGTATTGCCAGTAGTTTGCAAAGCCGAAGTAGCACTCCCTCCGCCCCCGCCAGCTGTATTGGTAGCGATGGTTTGAACCGCAGTCTTAACCAATAGCTGAGTGGATTCTTGCGTGTTCGAACTCGAAGCTGTTGAGCCAGGAATGGGGTAGAGGTCTACCTGCCAGGTTTTGGAACTATCAAGATAGGCAGCCAGATTTCCGCTGCTGTCAAGGGTCGCAACACCCAATGAATTGACTAGACCTCCCGTAGCTGAGGCCATGACAATGGCCGGGGCTTGGGTTACAGTGTCAAAGATCTTGACTGGGGTGTTAGCGTAGGATGCGCCAAACGATGCGTTATATAGAGCGTAAGTTGCCATAGCCGGATTTTAGCTCTGCATCAACGATTAGAAATTTCAATAATTTACGATTTCGAGGTATAAGAGTTTGTATACAAAGTATGCCTCTCAGATCAGAGAGTTTCTTTTCTTAGTTAACTTAGAAAGCACTACAAATGAAGACCATCGTTTCCATCCCGTCGCAAGGTACCGAATCCCCGGCCATGGGCGGCGACCTGAGCGAAGCGCAAGTTCGCACCATGTTCGCCCCGCAAGTCCCCGGCATCGCCAACATGGTTGCCACGAGCACCCTGGGCAGCGACGCTGACGGCCAAGTGCGCACCTGGACGTTCCAGCCGCGTACCGGCAACAAGGGCTGAGTTAGCCTCTGAGCTGAGACCTGAGCGAATAATGAACTCCAACCTGAAGCTCTGTGTGGGCTCTAGCGCAAGTGCGCAGAGGTTAGCGTAGTTTCTTTTCGCTTAGGTTTGAAAGCTTAAATAACTCAAAGAAAGCAGGCACAAGTCTGCTTTTTTTAGTCGTATCATTTACAATTGCCGCACGCACGCAAGGAGAGCAACCATGGCCAAGAAGCCTACGATTAGACTAAAGAAAACAGAACTTCCCATCGATCCCCTGGCAGCACATGACCATGCGACTCAAAACCAAGATCGGTTCTATCAACATGCTTCCCGTCTATTGGCCGAGTTTCATACGGTCGACGGTGTAGCGTCTCGTAGCCGGTTTAAAACCGACTTCGAAGCATCCGCTTTTGTTCCAAGAGTTCGAGCTCCCCTGAAACTTCACCGAAATTTCCCAGTTGTTGCCAGTCGCCGATTAGTGGACGCTGCATCACACCGGGCCCCGTGGATTTGGAAAGTACGAGAATCGGTTAGCCCCGTCGAGTATTTCAGCAATGGAAAGGCTAGTGCGGAAACGTTCGTCGGCCAATCAGATTCTCATCCATTTTGCTTTGAAATTGCTTTTGAAGGAAAAGTATTTACGGAAGCAGTCGATGCAGATACCCGAAAGCACTTGAGTGACAGTTTCGAGAAATCCAAGGAGATTCGGGCTCTGAAGCGCTACCTTGCAAGGATCAATCTGCAGTGCGTCAAAGAGGCGATTCCAGTTTTCTTAACGAGTGCTTCGAGAGAACCCCTGGGTCGAAATTGGACCGAGCCTGATTGGGAAGGTGATCGAATTTTCTGCCCAGGAATAGTCATCAGAACCGAATTCTGCAAGACGTGGTTGACGAACTATGACTACAACGCAACTTCACTGATCGACGGAAGCAATCTCGGCCGCATTCCGGCTGAATACGATTTGGAACGAGCGGCAATGGGCTTCCGAGGAAATGCCGACGTAGAGTTTCTACGTCGGGAGATGAATCTCGAAGTCGCATTCCAAGTTATCTCTGGTACCCACTATCCCGTGACCGTTCCGACAGCTTGGACTAAGGAGATGATATTTGGCACGGATCCGAATCCGGAGGATGTTCGTTCCGGAAAGGCTCCAATTCCGCCAAAAGCGGAGGTGGTAATGGTGACAACATTGCTGGAGAGAATTCCTGAAATGAAACGCATCATTAGTACTCTTATGAGGATCGCACGACCATATGATCACGCATCTTTTCTCCCAACTGATCTCTGAGCTAACCGGGGATCTGAGCCCCTCCGGGATTCAGAAAGAAATCCTGGCAAAGCCCATCGAGACCCTGACCCCCGTCCAAAATGTTGGCCTCTTCCTGTTCTGGAATCATCTCGCTGGAGCATCGACTTCAGGGGCCGCCAGGTTGGATCCGTCAGTCGTCATGGCAGTAATGACTGGACTTCCCGAAGTCCAAGATGCTACCGATGACTTCTACTTTATCTGAAAGGATATCCGTGAGCACTGAAACACTCGAGGCTGTCTCTGCTGTAGAAGCCCCCACCGCAACTCCCACCCCCGTGGAAAACCCCGCAGACTTTACTGAGGTTCACGGTACCCGAGTCGATCTTCTTGAGAATGCTGTCAAGCTTCATCTGAGCAACGGCACGACTCGTATCGTCAGTTACAGCGATTTCTCTCAGACATTGCTGACGTTCCTCGACAAGGCCCAAGAGTCCAAGGTTGCAACCCTGCGCTTGCTCCCGTCAAATGTATACGCTATCGAGGAAGGAGTTAGCCATTTGAATTTGGGCTTCTATTTCCCGGAGACAATTCAGAATGTCAACTTCCTCGGGGACATTGAACGTCGAGTTGTCCCAAACATCATCCTCACGGTGTATTTGACCCGGGGAGCCGGAGATAAGAAGTTCGACTTCAAGTTCCGCGATGCTCGCTATTACTGCACGAATCTGCCGCTGGCCCGGCTGCCCCGAGAGATCGTGAGCAAGACGGGACCGAGCATCTCGATCCTTCCGTTCACTAACGTGTACTCGGAAGCGAATCTGTGCATGGGGAACAACTCGATCATCTCGGACTTCTTGAATAATGATCTGAGGGCAACTAGCTGGTACCACGACATGCTCTGGGCCAGCCCATTCAACAACGATCTCGGTGTCCGAGCCTTGAAAGAAAGCAGTAAGTACCGGGATAGCAACAGCAGTTGGTACAAGCATCTTGCCAAACTAGCCAAAGATGGCAAGGGATTTCCTTACGAGGAAGTCCGAAACATGACTCAATCCTGAAAGAACCTCATGCATCACGTCCTCATTCCAGGCTTCGCCTGCGTCGTCATGGCCCCCGTTACGGGAGAGCCGGACTATCTCCAAGCTGCTATTGATGCGGCTTATCCGATCATCTACATCATCACCAACAACGGTGACAAGTACGTTCGCCGGCTGCAGCCAGGCAAGAATGCTGAGGGTAAGGATCGTTTCGTCACGATGAAGATCCCTACCATCCCAGGCTTCAAGGTCGGTGATATCAAGGAAGAGAACGCGTTTTTGCCGGCCGGCAAGATTCCGTTCGCCTTGATGAAGTCGGTCGAGAAGTTCTTCAAGGACGTGATCGCCAAGTTCGGCGATACGAATCTGGAATCCATGATTTGGATCATGTGGAACCCGGAACAAGGCTACTTCCTCCACGTTCCCAATCAAACGGTGGCTGGCGCTGCTGTGACGTACGACTGGGGAAACCTGCCGGAAAACAGCAAGATCATTGTTGATATCCATTCTCATGCCAACTTCGCTGCGTTCTTCAGCGGAACGGACGATCGGGATGACTCCAACACTGTTCGCTACAGCGGCGTGTTCGGATACAACCGTCGACCTGATCCGGAAAAGAAGTTCCGGTTTAACTTCATGGACGTGAAGAAGATCGTGGAAATTGGTGAGATCTTCGAGGCTCCGACGGTCCAGGTGGAAGATACTCCTTCGGAATGGCTTGACAAGGTTCAGGTCACGGCCTACATCGCCGGCAAGGGTGGCGCCAGCTATCCAGGCCAATCGCGTCACTCAGTTCATGGCGCAGGAGGAAACCCCAACGGCTACTCGCATCCTTCGTACTGGGATGGTCCGGACCCCGAACGCTACAAGGCTGTTAAGCCCAGTAACGCCACCGCAGTGGGGTTTCGAGGCGGCGCTAGGGGTTGGTGCTTGAAGGGTGGGGGATTCGTCTCATTCGACGACTGGGAGAAGGAGTATCCGGTTGCTCTGGCTGAACAAAAAGCAGAGCAGGCAGAGAAGGAAGCTGAAAAGCGGCGCAAGGCTGAGGAGAAAGCAGCTCGTAAGACTGGTACTTCGACTGAAGGAGGTCAGCAAGGAACCAGCCCTTTGGAACTAGTCGTTCGGGAAACCGAACAAAGCTTGGCCTCCCAAAAGGAGCAAACCGAAAGCAGACTCGACGCGACAAGCAACTTACTGCCGAGCGTGAACGAGAACAACTCGAGCAGCTTGGTAACTCGATTCCCCTCAACAACGTTTCCGTCGTCCCAACCCTCGAACAATCAGACCTTCAACCCGTCATCCCGGGAACTACCCACACTGCCAGTGACGGATCGGGACTTCCAGGTGGGCCCGGGAGCCCGACAACTCACTGGACAAACGCAAGTGACTCCGAGTTCGAGGACGTCGTCTTCGGAGGCCCCTTCGACCGTCCAGTCCAACGAGAAGAGTTCACCAACAACGGAGCCCGACCCAGTGGTCAACAAGGCTTCGGACACGTCGCAAACTTCGGATTCGACTCCGAAGAATACGACGTCCTCTGGGGGTTTGGCGGATCCTCTGGGGATTTTCACTGAGCTTGTCAATCGTCCGGTCGGCTATGTGAGCGAACCGCAAGAGGATGGCACTTACGTCCTGAAGACCGTCGTCATGGACTTTCGAGGAGGGGTCACGCAGGCTCAAAATGAGGCTCTGACCGAGCTCGAGCAGGCTACCTACCAGCAGGAACTTCGGGACGCTCAAAAGGCGCTCCAGAGCGGTTCTAAGAGCGCTCTTTTGGAAGAGACGGGAAAGGCACCGGAAGGAATTTTGCAAGTGGAGATTCCAACAGCACCGACCTTGGTTCGCAAAGCCGTGATTGGAAGTAGCGAGGTGAGCCCGCTGGGTGGAGGGTTTTTGCCGGCCCCGGTCAGTGCTCCAGTTCTGCAACAGCGTCAAACTGTTCCTACGGTCCAACAGCAAGCCCCGTCCCTGATTCGGACAACTCACTCCGATCACGGGGTTCGGGTAACGAGTCATGTTGGGGAAACTGGTGGCGCTAGGAACGGCTGGACTCGGGATCAATGGCTTGCGCGCAATCGTAGCCAGAGATCTGAGCCCGACTACGTTGCAGGGGAATCGGTCCAGAACTGGTTGGATCGACGTGCTGCACAGATCGAACGAGATCTTGGCATCATGGGTGCGGCAGTGAATCCGATCAGTGAATCTTCGATCGATCGCATGCACGAACGGCAACGACAAGAGGATCTTTTGCATGACTCTGAGGAGTTGGCTACGCTTCAAGAGGGCGCAGCTATTCTCTTTCAGAAGTCAACTCCTTCCGGAGTCATCAATATCCTACCTGACAACGTAGTTACTTTGAGATTGGAGGAGGGTGATCTCCCCGCTTCTTTCAATGCCGACTGTGTTGATTATGGTACGGCTGCGGCTGGTGCAAAGGCTCTTATCGATGTGGCAGCCCAACAAATCTTCAGCAACGGCAGTTTGTTGCGAAAGACGGTACAGGGGTTGTTCGAGCAAGTCAACGAAGATGAGCGGCTTCCGCTATTCCGGACCCTGGCTCATAGTCTGACCTCAAAGGCCCGAGACGATCTTGGTGTGAACGGGCTCTAACAGCCGTTCAATAAAAGCTGTAAATGTTGGTAAAAGAAGGGGTAGGAAACTATCCCTTCTTAGCCGTTCCATCCACATTCGAGGTATTTCCATGTTTGCATATTTCCCCCACTTTCTACCAACTTCGATTGTTGTGATTGGAGCGGGTGGGACAGGATCTAGACTGATTCCCCCGATGGCACAGTTGATCAAAACGTGTCTTCGCAAACACAACCCAGCAGCAATGCTGGACAAATGTGATATCTACGTCATTGACGGAGACATCGTAGAAGAGAAGAACCTGAGTCGTCAGAACTTCATCACGCCAGACGTCGGTCGTAACAAGGCTTTGGTTGTGGCGGAGAGATACGCTCGAGCGTTTGGTATCAATGTCATCCCCTGCACGGAATTTTTGACGCCCACGACGAGGCCGACATTTGATGGTCCGGCTGGAGAAATCGCCTTCAAAACTGTATTTGAAAATGCAGTTGTGATCTTTTGCGTTGACTCCGCAAAGGCTCGCAAGGAGATTCTCCAGTTCATGAATAAGTACTGCACATCAAATCTCTTCGTTATCGACGCAGGAAACGAAGATGACTTCGGGCAGATCAAGATGTTCACCGGCCATTTGCTGCTGAACTCTGGATCCGAGACGAAGAAGACTCTGGCCGGCATGCCGAAGGATGTCCCGTGCTCGTTGACGACGGGGTTCATTCCAATGGACTTCGAGTACTACGAAAATCTCGGTGAATCGGTGAGTGAACGGAGTTGCGCTGATCTGCCACAAACTCTGGCTATCAACACGATGATGGCAACGTTGATTCTGTGTACGTTGCAGAACTTCATGCAGCTTCGCCCCATGACTTACGATGGTCAAAGCTACAGTCTCACGGGGGGAACTTCAACCAGTTGGAATACCCCTCGACGCTGGGCTCAACGGGTCGTGGATTGGGACAATGCGAAGGCGGCCCATCATAACTTCATTCGAGGAAATGGTCGGATCAATGCGGGTACCGCTCTGAAGGCCAGCGGGGACGAAAATGGAGACATTTTCTTCAAGCTGCGAAACGAAGCGAAAGCCAGCTATAAGGCGTCGGGAATGAGGCTACTCAGCTCCGGTGAATTGGAGCAGATCGCACCGCCTCCTCCTCCGGAGATGAAGGTCGTGGCTGAAATTCCAGAAGCACCTGTTCTGAAAACGATCCCTACGATTGAAATTCCGGAGGCAGCACCAGCCCAGGTACCGACGGCACCGCCGTTGGCTCGTCGCACGCGGACACTTCGAGAAGTGGCTGTCGAAGTGTTTACGGCGGAGGACTTGGTTGCCACTGCTCTTCAACCGCCAGCGCCCTTCGATTTCTAAGTCAACGAGAAACGCCCCGATAATTCGAGGCGTTTTCTTTTAGTTTTCCAAGATTTAACTGATACGTTCTCTGCTCGACTGAAGCAGTGAATCCAGGGCAGTATGAGTCGCCAAGGTTGTACCATTTTGACGTAGGATGGTCAAGGTTCCAGTTGTCTTATCCCACGTCCAACTGCCAAGGGCTTCGTCCTCGATATTGGCTACCATCTGCGAAGTCAACTTAGAAACGCAGGGAATTCGGAATTGGATAATGCCGAACGCATAGAGAGAGTAGATACCCGTCGCGGTCGGAGTAAAAGATACGCTCCAAAAGGGGGTTGAGCCCTGATGCACGAATGTTGGGGTAATCCCGGATGCTGCACCGTTTAAATATAGGGCGCCATTCGGGGCCGTAGTGGTATCCGGTCCAGCAACAACCGTAGTAAATACAGCGTTAATTGCAGCTTCAAGCATGGCTAAGTCCAGTCATATGATCGATGTACGCCTTGAGGCCAATCTCTTTGAGCTTGGTATCTTCTTCGGTCTGGCCTGGCTTGAGGAGTTTAGGTTCGATGAATTCGAATGGAGCCAGAGGCTGAGAGAATCCATCCTCGTTTAGAAAGTACTCCAAGGTCGCTTTAAGTTCGTCCGTCGGTTCCCAAGTCTGATCGGATAGCGTGGCAATCCGTTTCGCCTGCTCTATAGTCCAAGCCAACTCAAGGCTAGTCGGTATCGTGATTGTCTCAAACTCAGCGGGTTCATTGTTTACCACAGAAGTCATCCACAGCAGGAATTCTGGATAGGCTAGAACTTTATTGATGCCATACATACAGATTTGCAGAACGTTGATCTTCTCGATCAAGAGGGGTTCCGTCTCACCTAATTCGATCATGATCGTGACCGGATCGTAACTCGGCCAATCTTCTGGTTCGATGACAGTGTCTAGAACTTTCAGTAGTTCGGCAAGGGAAATATCACGATTTAGCAATTGAAGGCTCAGCAGCTTTTGATAACAGAATTCAGAACACTATGCATATCGGCAGGAAGGGACTCGATGACAGCCTTGGCTGTATGCGGATCCGAAAGACTAGAGGCCACATCAGCACCGAGATAGTTACTGAGATGATGTTTCGGAATGCGCATGATTCTCTCGATTGGATATTCTTGTTTACCAACTTTGACCTTAACAGACTTGGCCGCAGCAGTCTTAGTCAGCAAACACTCTTTGTAGATATCGAAGCCTTTCCAATCAAGACCAGCCAATTTATCCATGCCTGTGATGGTTTCACAGAAGTTCTTAACCAGAGGGCCAGAAGGAACCAGAGATTCTTCCATACCCAACGCAGCAGCGAGCTTAACAAACATATCATTCTTTGTCAAGGCATATCGCTGATGAAGACCGTTGATAGCAGCTTCCTTATCCATCCATGCGTCGCACGAATATCGCAGTACGTGGTCAGCCGGCTCTTGTCCCAGGGTGCGAGCTTCTTCCAATAGGACTTCAGCTTGTTTGACAAGGCCTTGAATGTCCTTGTATCCACAGAGTCCCGCTTCCATTTGAGCTTGCTTTTCAAGATAGGCTTCAGGGGCAACAGCAATACTAGCTGATTTCTCCATACGGCCATTATGCTCAGAGACCATCTCCGCCGAGATACGGCTCACAACTTCGCCTAAGTCATAAACTTCAACCGCCATGGCAACCTTTTCCATGATATCAATATCCACGGACTTGCCGAGAATATCAGTCTCATAAGCAACCCGCAGAGCCGACGCAATCGCATCACTCTTGTTGCTCAGAGGATAGTCCTCTTCGTAGTGAGCTTGCTTCAGAAGCGGAAAGGCTTCCGGCACAAGGGTGAGGATTTGTTTGATTGAGTAGGAGATCATATTAGTTAGGGCGATTGATATCTGGCTGAGTCTTATTCAAGTGCTTGATTTCGTTTTGGGCATGCTCGGCGTAATGATCCATAACAAATTCGTCAGGCTTGAAGTTTTCTTCCATCTCTTTACGAACCCGTTGCAAAATTAGATTGGAAGTGAGAGTGTTTCGTTGATGAATATTGTCAGCGGACAATACCCCGATTGCATTAGTTGTCGTAGGATCTTTCATGACGTTTTCCAGGTTATCCCGGACTGCCTGACGATGAGCTAGGGCTTGCTTTGCCTGCATATACGCAAGCATGCTGCCAACGCCAACGCCAATAACGGCTCCGCCAAGTCCAACTTTTAACACAGTGGAAGCATGAAGGCCCGGAAGTACTCCTCTGAGAGAACCTTTTAGTCCCAACGTAAGGGCTGCGGGAAGCACGGGCCAGGCGTTCAACAGTGCACTGGTAGCATAGTACTTCTTTTCTCCGGGAGTCAAGCTTTCACTAGAACCCGCATGAATTTCCCCAGCATACTTCTTGATCGCCTCAATCTTGTCATAGACTTTCATCGACTGCCAGGTAGGATCTCCCAGCAACGCAGTCATATCTACGCCCGTGCGCTTGTAGTAGGCAACAAGGCTAGAAATGATATCTTCATTGGTGATCGGCATCTCGAGATTTTAACCTGTCAAGTCTTCAAGGACTTCCATCAAGTCTGTGTGCAAACAGGGGGTGTTGGCGGTGTTGATAACAAAGCTAGTTTTGATACGATCAGGATAATCATTTGAAGAGGGTAGATATTTGTTAGCGATGAAGTAGAAGTCCCATCCCTGTCCGATGGCAAACGCTGAGATAGCAAGTATGTCAAACTGCCCCCGCTCCAAGCACTTCGTCGAAGTCCCGTCTTCTATAGTCCGGGAGTCAGAAGCCCCGACTTGAACAGTTCCTACCCAACCTCCATTTAATAGATCTTCCTTGACAGACGCTGTTTTTAAGCTCTTGACTTCAATGGTTAATTCCCTGCCTTTATACATGAACTGAAAGTCGCCTTTCTTAGCGTCATGATCTCGAATCTTTTCTACTTCAGAAAGTTCAGACATGGCAGCGAGTTTTCTCTTAAGAAACATTTCGGCCACATAACCTTGAAGGTACCCTCGCAGAGAAGGATTTTCAGTGGCTAGATCCTCAATGTCTTCAAGAGAGACTCCCACTAGTAGATTTTTGCCAGAAATTTGCATTCTACCAGTGTAACCTGATGGATCCCACAGAGTCAATAGTTGGGCTCAATAATCGCCGTATTCCTGGTATAAGAACGTATCAGGCAACATAGCCTGTTTTCTCAATAATAACAATAAGAACGAGTACTTCATGTTTGAAAAACTTCTCCCCTATCTCCACCTCGGCATCAACTTTCTCAACGGACTGCTGGACTTTGTAGCAGAACTTCTGAGGCTGCTGGTGAACGCGGAGGAGACAATCTCTGGACATCAAACGACTGCTTTCTGATTGTCAGAACGGTTTGATATCGTAGAGTCATAGGTCACCCGGGGCTGCAACAGCCCTATTTTTATTAAGGATTTCTCTCATGACAAACACCTTGAAAAACTACGGGCCACAACAAGCCCTCAATCCGGCAAACTTCATCCGGCAAAACGCCGAGGGGCTCGGACTTACGACCGAAGATCTGAAAGTTTCTTTTGAGACGATCATACCTCTACCCAAAGGCGCAGCGGGGACCCCAACTCTTGTCAGAGCCTCGAAGAAGTACATTGTACCTTTCAATGGGAAATTCTATTCATATCCTATGGTGTTAGTAGACCACCCAACGAGCAGAGACCTGCTGAAGATCCAAGCTCCGATTCCAAACATTCTCCGAGAGGGAATGGTAGTTGTGGGCGGTGAAGTTCTGTTTGTCAAGTTAGAAGATTTGAAGAGAGGGATCGTTCGAAAGAGCAGAAAACTGCCGATCCCACCGAAACGCACGATCACGTATAAAGACTTCATCGATGGACTTGCTTGTACCCAATCCGCCGACCTCCCCGTCGACCATTACTACTCTACTGCCTCCGTCGTCAAACGCCGAGCAGCCCTTGACGCCGCCGCCGGATGTTCGCCGACCCCTGGACCTGAAGAAGCTGGGGCACCTGTCGATCTCCTCCCACGAGGAGATGAAGGCTCAATTGACCTGGACGAAGAATCTAGGCTCATTAACCTGGCTTTCCAGGAGCAAGTCGGATCACTATACTGTGATCCGAATGAAGAAGAAGACTGGCAAGACGAGGACGATTCACAATCCTGACGCCCAAATGCGCCGAGCCCAGTGGCGTATTTGTTCGAACATCCTGAACCAAGTCCCTATCCCGGAGTATATCTGGGGATTCGAACGGGGAAAGTCAGTTCCAAAGATGGCAGAAGTACATCGTGGGAAGAACGTCGTCATCAGCCTAGATATCAAGGATTTCTTCCCGTCGATCAAACAGGTCGACGTAAAGAGGATCTTCGAGGCACTGGGAGTTAGTCATGGTCCATCCGCCCAGATCCTTAGTGAACTCTGCACCTATAAGGCATTCGTGCCCCAGGGAGCACTGACCTCACCGAAGCTGAGCAACATCATGGTGGCTGCTACGTTCGGGCCTTTGGTCAAACGATTCTGTGACATTTACAAGCTGAATCTCAGTATCTACGCTGACGATGTCACGATCTCGTTTGATGGTGTTCCAGAAGTTGTTGATAATCAAACGGACATGTCTCAACGAGACTTCGTCAAGAAGACCATCAACTTCGTTCGTATCAGTCTGGGAGAGTATCATTTCCGCTTGAACCCCGACAAGATCAAAGTCATGCGTCGTCATAACCGTCAATGGGTATGTGGGGCAGTTGTCAATGATCGCGTCAACATGATGAAGAGAGATCGATCCAACCTTCGGGCCCTCGTTCACAACTGTGAATTGCATGGCATTGAAGCAGAGGCTGGTAAGACCGGATCAAAGACTTTGGCATTCATCCAGAAGTTCGGAGGCAAGTTGAACTGGTATCGTCAACTTAATCCCGAGAAGGGTGGACCGCTTTATACCCGATTTAAGAAGTTGAGTATACCTTTGACGAAGCAGTACCCAGGTTTCGACTTGGATAAGATTGTCTACGATTCAGGCATTGAGAATCCGGAGACGAGAGAGCAGATGGAAGCAACCAAGTAAATACCCCATTTTTGGGTATTTTGTCACGAACCCCTAAAGAGCTTCGGCTCTTTTTAGCTTTTCTTATTGAGTTGACACTGGATGAGTAGCTGGAAATTTTAAACTAACAACGGACTGACGTTGGGGAGGCAAGGTCTATGAAAGCTATTTTTACAATTCGCCAGGATCTACTTGGTGACGTCATATCCTGGGTCGATGGCGGCCCGTACAACCATTGTGGGGTATACGATAACGCAGTGGATAACAGGGGAGGTTTCATCATTGAAGCGACTCCATTCGAAGGGGTTCGACGTCGATTACTGGGACCGGTGCTTGGTTCCGTCGCCGGATTTGCTATCGTAGATCTACCTCTACCAGAAGAAGAACAGGCGATGGCCTGGCTTCGGGCTCAAGTGGGGAAGGGTTATGATTGGATGGGTTTGGCTGGCATCCTGTTCGGAACTGATTGGATGCGAGATAACCGTTGGGTCTGCTCCCCTTTAACCATCATGACCTTTATGCAGGCTGGAGCTACGTTAGACGGAGGAGGACCCCCTGGATTTAACTACGTAATGGGGGTAAGACAGGCGTACGATACATTACAGAATTTAGGAGCTAAGGTTACGTCCCTATCGAGTCCTATATCAAAGCCACCCCGGCTGCCGAAACAATAACCCCGTGAGCTCCGTACATCAGACTTGATTCGGCCGCATTTAGAGTCAAGCTGGCGACACCGACTACTGAGGTAAGTGACGTTGCTGTCAACTCGACGGTTGCATCAGTAACTCCTGCGGAGATGAGAACGGGTGTCATAGATATATGGGGGTCTCCGGTCGTAGCTGAGATATTTGCGGATGTCATGGTCACCGTAGGAGTACCTGTCGTGGCCACAATCGTGCTAGCATCCATAGTTACGGTCGGGGTCCCACTGGTTGCTTGAATAGTATCGTTCGTCATTGTGACGTGGGTGGCCTCCATGTTCGCCTGGATGCCTGTGGAATTCATATTGATTTCGGCCCCATCGCTACGGATCAGATTGATCTGAGAGTCATTAATAGTTATCTTATGCTCGTCTTTCCAGGTGATTTGTAGCTGGTTTCCAGTTTGGGTCATACGGATAAACGTAGTCCCATCCAGCGTCACATAGATTTCCTGGTTACCCGTAGTATCCAGAGTTCGATGCATCTTTTCCTGAGTTCCATCGGTGATCTGTTCTTTATACGTAATCTCCGTTACCGCAACAGGAGCGCCCCCGTTACTGCCATAATAGTCATACCCGGTCTTGATATTCTCAGCAGCCGCACAATTGCCATAGTAGAAGTTGAGACGATAATCCTCGACCCTGGCAAGCTCGAATGTTTGGGCATATCCGATATAACGATACAAAGAACCCTTGTAGTTCTTGATTACATCTGAGGAGATGTCTGTGAAGTGCTCCCAATTGCGGCTTACGATACGCACAAGCCCCCGGAGCTTGCTTGCCATGATCTCAGCCGTTCTGGCTGCACGCAGGATGATCGTTCCGGCTCGCATAGAGGCGAATAGAGAGCCTCCAGTCGAGGAGATGACCCTATCCCCTTGGATAAGATCTGCAGGCTTGTTTTGATCCCCTTTAATGGCTGTGCCAGGGCTGTAGTTTCCTGTGGCCGGGCCAGGAGTACCATCTGTCAAGACTAACGGGGTTGCTCCGCTAGAAGATTGGATGCGTGGTAAAGATCCGAGGATGATGGGAGTCCCTAGTCCATAGTGTAAAACCACTCTACTTCCTACGGCTGGGACGGATCGATCCCCCTCTCTAGCCGGGCCTAGATTCGTAGACATCCAGGCAACTGAGGAGAGCACCTGCCCAGTAAGTGTCTTTACTTTGCAGACAGAGGAAGCTACATCAACTGCAAGGACAACGCCTTCGTCTAGTTGTGCTGAGGGTTGAATGGGGTTTGTGAACACAGTCGTAGTATAACTGAACGCAAGAAATATTCAATAGTTGGGTGGGAAAATGGTATAAGAATGTATAGGATAAACTTAACCTTTTCGGGAGATCATAATGTTTGCAAAGATCAAGACCCTGTGCCGAGAATGGAATGAACGCCGCAAGTTCGCTCGCTTCAATCGACGGGTAGCACGAGAGATGAAGAAAGCGATCAAGGCGCAGAAGAGCCGGCACGCGGATTGGCTGGCCTACATGGGTGTCGAAGATGAGTCCCAGCTATCGAAATGAAGGTGGGAGGAGAAAGTAAAAGGGCCCCGTAAAGGACCCTTTTCTTTAGCTTTGCAAGCTTGTTTAGTTCAACGATACTGGCAGGAATCGATCAAATTCGATACCGACTGATTCGACGATTACTGGCGAAGCTGAGGCAATCTGGAACGAGTAGTTCGAGAACATGCAGTACTCCAGGTACAGCGCAGTCAGAACCCGGCCGCCCGTTTCAGTGGCTTCGCTACCACCACGAGACTTGAAGATCAGCATCAGACCAAACGGGACACCGAAATATTCCGAGTCGATATTCATCATGATGTCAGCATTCGGGGAATCAGCTCCAGCCGCAGACGTCGGGCTGATGAAGGGCTTGTACGAATTCTGGCTCAGGGCTGCCAAGATGTTCTTTTGGTCAGCCAACATACGACCAAACGAGATGCCAGACGAAGTCTTACCCCGGGTGAAGAATGAGCGGTTAGAACCAATTTCAAACAGACGAGCCAGACTAGGGTTGGATTGAACAGCGATGTTGTCAGCCAAGCCGATAGGCACTAGAACCGATGCATCCCCGGACAGGCCAGTAAAACGAGCCGGGCCCGCATACATCATAGTCGTGTCTGGAGTGGCTGAGAACTGAGAAAAGCGCTCATATCCATCCGTCTCCAGTTGCGAGACATAGTTGGACTTCCAGTCCCAACCCGGTTGGAAGTTATTACCCTCAGCTGAGGGCAGTCGGTCATTCGTAGTATTAGCAGCCATGGGGGTAGTTTAAGGGTTTAGTTTAGACAGTCAGATAGAAATTGACATAGTTCATGACTGTCGGGATGAACGCCCGGAACTGTACATCAACCATGTCCAGATTAGTTGCATTCTGGGCGACAGTGGTCAGGGTGAAGTCCGTCAGAGGAGCACCAATCTTCGGCAGGGTTTGACCTTGGAGATACTTCGCCCCGGCAATGATCGTCGTGCGCAGAGTTTGCAGACTATCCGGAGTAATGTTATAACGTCCCGGGAAGCCCTGGAGAATATCATGGAAGTAATAGCTGATGAAGTCAATATTCTTGAGTTGCTGAACTTCACGATACTGCAGAACCGTCATATCCGTCGTCAGTGAATGGCGAACGTAAGGGATCGTACCTTGAGCCTGTTGAACGACCAAGAACGTACCAGCGGCGGCCATTGTATCGAGCTGAGCACGAGTGAAGTAGAAGTTTGAGTGCTTCAGATCCGAGATACCAGCAACGCCGATATTGGTCAAGCCCTTCTGGGCCGGAAGGCCGGCGAAGAGGCCGGAATTAGCAGCGCAGAGGTAATAGCCAGGTAGGAACTTGACAGTGCCTTTCACATTCACTCCGACCAAGTCAGGTTGGACGTGTACGACACGGCTCGAACCGAAGCTCGTGCTGTTCGCAGCGACGATCGCAGCTTGTTGAGTCTTCGACAGAGTACGTTGAATATACCAAGTCACAGCAGTGTAGTTTGCGGGGACGCCTGCTACGATCAGAGACTGGTTACTGACAACACCAGTGATGGTGAAGTTAGTTGCAGTCGTGATCGTCGGACTACCTGTTGCAGAAGTCACGACCAGAATGTCGCCTGGAACCACGCCGTCGCCGACGAAGTTCGAATTGTTATTAGCACCAGTGGGGCATAGCAGGACACCAGTACTCGTGCTCAGGGTATTACCTGAATTAGAGTTCACCAGAGTACTGGAGTAGACCCCAACGGGTTGACTAGCTGGGATCGCCGTGTTGACGATCGCAGCACGCCACGAAGCCATTTGAGGAGTAGATAGACCTTCGACACGTTGTTGGATCATCTCCAACGTGGCAATATCTTGAGTCAACGGAACCACAGCATAGAGACGGACATTTTCAGACACGTCCATAGCCGCAGTATAACCGGCCAAGTCGTTGCTTTGAACGGCAATAGCGAAGATGCGACCCGTGGTGTTAGCCAGGGCCAATTCGACGCCAAGCGCCAGTGGATTTAGATCCGTGGCTTGCCCGAGAGTGCCGACTTGATCGTTGAGATCAGAGATTTCAAGAACTTGATTACCAAGGTCTTGGCGGAGAGCAGAATATTGAACATGAATTTCACCTGTTTTAAGAATACCATAAGAAAGCTGGACAGCGGGGTTTACAGTCACATAACCAGAGGTAGTAACGTTACCAGTGGTATAGTTCGTGTTGGAGTTGTACGAAGCCGGGATAGGCAGGTTCGCAAAGTTTTTGCGGAACGTGACAACGTAGGTCGTAGCGTTAACGTTGGTCGAGGGAAACAGATCAGCTGTTTGGATCGACAGAATTTCATTTGCATTGACGCCAGTGGGGGTTACGCTGAGAACTGTAGTCTTGAATGAGCCAGCCGTTCCGGCAACATCAACAATATCACCAACTTCGATATTCAATGTCGAAGTAGCAGAATTTAGGTTGTAGATGGCCGCACGCGTAGTAACGTCAGCTGAAACCGTAGTCGAGGCTGTACGGTCAAGGGTTAGAACTGCGCCGGCTACATTTAGGATCCGGGCACGAAGTACACCACCGGCCACGCCTGACGTAGCGAAGTTAATGACGTCGTTGATGTAGATTCCATGTCCAGTCGAAGACATCGTCACTGATGCGCTGCCGCTGGAGGTTGAAGCCGTGGCTCCAACTGAACCTGACGGGACAGTTAGGGTATTCGTCGAGGGATTAGCTAGATATTTAGCAGTCTTGGTATCGACAACGGCAGCGTGCACATACACGGCCAGGGAGGTAGTATCGACTAGCTGGCCGACCTTCGTGCTACCAAGATAGGCATTGACGGAGACAGTGTTATCAGTAATGTTGCAAGCAGTGGTCCCATCGACTAGTGTTGCAAGACTGGCGGAGAGAGTAGCAGCGCTGGTCGTATCAAACGTAACGACGTTATTGCAAGGACCCACGATAACCGTGTCCAGGTCCGGGGTCGTCGAAGCGACGCCTGCATTGGCGGAGAGTTGTTGATAGACGAGGACTGACGGGACAATATAAGACATTAGGAGTTTTCCTGGTTAGAGCCCAAGCCAGTGCTTGTGCCACGAATTCTTGATGAGTCTATTTTAAGGCGCAAGGCCGCCGTTAGTCACTTGGATCAATAGCTTCTTCAGTTCCGGGCCGTCCGTTCGAGTCATCCAACGTTCTTCTTTTAGCCAGGGGATATTAATTTGGACCTGGAATTTGACGACGTTAGGATCTTCCCCCCCGGTAATATTGCAATCTGAAATTTGCATGGGGAGGCCAAATTGCTTCCAACCCTGGGTATCACAGAGCAGCGGCTGAGTCCACCCGACAAAGTGCATGACCATATCGGCCAGGAGTTCACACGCGCCTTTATTACGTGCTTCTACGAGGATTTGAGCTTGACCCTGATACATCACCATATTGGTATTGAGTTGATTTCCCCGGGTCGATCCGAAACTAGCTCCTCCCGAAAGGTTGTTGGAAAGGCCCGTGCCAGCAACTTGAAAAGAGCCACGGGTCACGACAACGCGAGGTTTTTCCCCCAGTGGGACTCGGTTCAAATCTTGCGATTCAAAGATGTCCATGGTACGCAGTCTCTCGTCTTCATTCCATACGAAATTGGCTGCCGACGAATACGTTGAAAAGTAATAGCGCAAAGGAACGATGATTGCTTGGGCAACGGCTCCGATGGAGAAGGTAGTTTCAGCAGTCATCAGATTCTATATTTCAAAGGTAAATCACGAGTTTGTGTATCCTCTGGCACTGTCCAAATGGGATCATCGCTAGGGCTGGCATTAACTTGATTTCTCGGGAATCGCGTAAGAGAGAAGTTTCCTCCAAGGGATTCTAGATACGTTCCAAAATCATCCGTAACTTGTCGACTCAGTAGTGCATTTTCTATGTCATTTCGACTCAGTTGAGTCAATGTCAACATCTGACGCACTGGAGCTGTTTGAAGTTCCGTTGAATTATTACGAATGACGGAGTACACGTTCCAGTCTCCAGATCGGATGATAATATCCGTTGGACTTATTTCTGGTACAGAAATTGTCCAAGCGCCAATTTGATTAGCTTCCAATTCACCGAAGTAAGTTGGAGTTCTGTCTTGAGGATTTGGCTCGTATTGCAGGAACACTGGAACCGGGTCCCAATATCCCCCGTCCCAACTGGTGCCATAACAGACATTGCACTTATCATCCATCACCTTTTCTTGAGAGGCGCTCCAGCAACGGGGGCAACGGTTTCCAAAATACTTAGCCTTAAACAAGTAGGACTTCACACCCGTGAACTTGGTCAAGAGCATATATTCACGGCGTTGAATTTCGGAGGCCATTATCTCAATCTTGGTCCGACGTTTGTTGACCAGATTAATGGAGTAGCTACGAAATTGTTGACCGTTAGGAAGAATTGCCTCTACGATATAATCCTCTGATCTATTGACCGAGGTTTCTCGAGATTGAGTATTCGTAAAACGAGGATTGGTTAAGGCCTGGGTCGTGAGACGTTGAAAGGCAGCCTCGTCGCCTTGACTAGAATAGACGTGGAAAGTACAGTTTCCCCAATCAGCGGGAATAGTCCAATCTAGGTTGACTTGTTTGAACCAGATGGGGTAGATATTTACATCGATGAAACGAGACGGTTCAGCAGTGCTTGGCGTGGTTAGCCTAGACTGAGTTGGGTAGGAACGGATCAACCAATCCTGAGCAAACGAAACCGTGAATGACATGGGGTGATTTTAGGCTTTCAAGAATGATCAGATTTAGTGGTATAAGAAGATAGTGAAACCTATTACATCCAGGGGAATAAAGTGACTAAGTTCTTTGGACGTAAGGATCCCAGTCCCTACGTAGAAATATCTTTTCGAGATCTGTGGAAGTCCTGTCGAGATCTCTACGCCTTTCTTAGAGATGAAATTAGAATCTCTAAGAAAATGAGACAAGTCGAGAATCCGGCTGTCAGAGAAGTTCTGTTTCTCAGAATTCAATTGGAAGAAGCTCAGAATCGACAAGCTGATATCTTGGCAAATTCATCGGCAGAGATGATCCCGGATTGGCAACAGTTGACTATTCATATTCATGAACTCCAATCAGAGATTGGAAAGAGGCAGCACGCGTTGCTTAAGTAGGAAACAACAACAGGGCCTAAGCCCTGTTTTTAGTTCGTTAGTAGACTTACCACAACGGGAAGTTTCGTTCGTCGGAGAATACACAGCCCCACCCGGATTCCATATTGGCTGAGATTTTGTATTTCTGAGCCCCATCCTGGAACATCTCTCTGAACGTTGCTGCCAGTTGAGTGTATAGTTCAAACTTCTCTTCAACTGGAATTTGGAGGCCGCCATCTGAGTACGTCAGATTGTTACGAGCAGCTAGGGCGGCGCGACCTTGGAACATCATCCAACACGTTCCGTACAACAGAATACCCATTGACGGAAATCCATTTAAGGAGGCCGTAATCGCTATAGGCTGAATCGAGTTGAACTCGGAAACAGCCAGCTGCATACACAGTTCGACGAATGTATCTGTAAATTCGGCTTTATCTAGTAATAGATTTTGCTCTTCGTAGTCTTGGAGAAACTCTCGAACTTGATCAACAGTAAGCGGTGCGGCCATGTCGAGAGTTTAACGGATTAAGACCAGGCGCCAGTATCAGCTGGAGGAGTAATTGCCTCGGCCTTCTTTGCAGCCTTTGGCTTCTTAGCTGCAGCCTCTTTGATGAACGGAACTGTCTCACCGAGCGTTTCAGTCTTGATACCTGATTCAGTCTCAGTTTGTGTTTCAGCAGCGGGGCCGCTGATCGGATCGTCAGCCGGAGGATTGAACGTAGTCGGAGCTTGGCCGATATCAGCAAGGCTTTCAGCAGTGATAGCTTCGGTCTTACCTGAGAGCGTACTTACGTGAACCTTGTCGACCTTGGTTGCGTTCTTAGCGGCCAGGAAAGCCTTGAGTTCTGCTTCGGTCATGGAACCATCGTCCAGCTTGGACTTACGATCGGCAGCAGCACCGGGGGCTTCACGCTCAACTCGAGCCTTGTTATCCGGATGGGTCGGATCATACGTGGGGCGAGCATCGGCTTCGACAAGATAGACCATCTTCATGCGACGCATTGAGTTGAAGGTACCATGATTGACCGAGTACTCAGACACTTCAGTCCAATGAGCCGGCTCAGCAGTGATCTCGTTACCGAGGAAGTACATGCGACCTGGGGCGGCGTTGTAGAGGAAATATGACATGTTGTTTAGGTTTATAGTTGGAAAGAAACTAGTGTAGTCGAAAAAGGGGGAACGTGTCAAGTCTCTGTAGTTTCAATTTACAACGTATTATTGGTATAAGAAGGTATCGGACAATTAATAGAGTGCTTCGCACTTGAGTCCTTAACTTGGAGAGCAAAGATGGATGATACTCTGTACTGTGTCTTGCGACCCCGAGGCGATAAAGGCGCGTGTGATGTGTTGTTGCATTACACGTCTTTGAACGACGCTGCTGATTTTCTGCGCAGTAATGAGTTGGAGAAAACGGGAGAAAAGCATCTCAAAGAAGTGGGATGGGGAACCCTGGTGCAATGGTGGGTTCAATGAAAAAGACTCAACCTATCTGGACTCCCGGCTGCGGACGACCTCACCCCGATCTTGCCCTCATTCTCTTATGGGCCGAAGGCAAGATCACGTTGATCGAAAAGCAACGAGTCAGCGACGAAGGCAAGAACTACGGTGAACCAGTCCGGGTGCAGTATCCCTGTTGGAACCCGGACAGCTGGAAGTTTGACGTGGCCCGCAATTCGCAGATGACCCTGGACTTGACGGAAGCGCTGGTGTCGACCCGACCTGCGAAGGTTCGGAAGCTCCCATTGGGCCCTGGCCGCCAGCAAGACTACTCAGCTCAACGCTGAATTTCGCAAGGGTAAAACCTTGCTTTTAGCCGAGGCCAGCAGACCCCGAGCTTGGTTCTTTAATAAGTTAAACGGAAGTGCAGGAATTTGAAATGCTATTATTTACGATTTATGTGCTCATCGCCATATTCGCCTTCGCTGGAACGGTGTACGTAGTTACGCAATTGGACAGGGACGATTTCTGTCGTAATGATGCGTTTGTATGGGGGGCAGTAAGTTTATTCCCCTTTGTAAACTGTCTCCTTCTCCTCACCGTCGCGGTGTTCATCGGTCACCATATGATCAAGCACGCCAAGTTCGGCAACCCAGTCCTATTTCACAGGAAGAAGAAATGAACAAGAAAGACTCATACGCTCTTGGCGTTGCAATGGCCCTGCTCGAGAAGCAGTATGGTATCGAACTCGAGATCACGGCCAACGGCCCGGAAAAGCAAAAACATATTGATGCCTGGCTGGCTGGCCTAGCTTCTGTCGAAGGACAGGTTAGCGAATGGAACGAAGAAGATCCTCAGATTGATGGGGTCTATCAGGTCTTAAGCACCGATCCTGACTTTGGAACGAATCATGTCTGGGCTCGTTTCATTAAGAGTATGGGCTGGTCGAAGTACACAGAAAACAAGGCTGATCTAGATGCCCCAACATTGCCAATCGTCTCAGGAGCGTGGCTATGGAAGAAGTAGGCGGCATGGATCTGTTGGCCGTTATATGGCTAGTCTGCATGTCTGGGATTATCTGCGTTATTCCATGTTTGTACCTTCACTCTGCTTGGAAAGAACGCCAGGAAAATACCTTGACTACAGTTTCGTTCGACAATCTCCCTTTCAAGGATCCTGGTCTTAGCAATGAAGAGCAAGGACTGTACAACAAGTTTGAAGTCTATCGCAGAGATGGCTCTGACGAGCCCGGGGGTAAGCATGATGGCTGCGATTATTTCGTCCTGGATCTGAGCCATGATCCTTTCGCAGCGGAAACGATCACGTACTACGCACGTGCATGCAAAGATACTCACCCTCTACTGGCTAAAGATTTGATGGATCGAGTTCGAGCAGCCTATCAAAAATTAGATGACGAGGGGAAGCTATGACTGATCCTGGCGCAAAGAAAGTTGTCTTCTACCGGGCTGGAACTCAGATTGTCCAATCAATTGGAAAACCGGCATTTCTCAAGCCGGAAGGGAATCGAGAGATTGCTTCCTCCCGAACTATCGTAACTTCGGATGTCGTTTGCTATGATGCCGCTTCGGGGACGATTGAAACTCTGCTTTGTTTCTATATTCCTTTTAAGACGGAGTTGAGAGAATGATCGTTGTAACGCGTTTGAAAAACGGAGAAATTGCCCACTTCCAAGCGGACTGCCTCAAACAAGAGGATGCCAGAAACGAGATCCGAAATGGTTTGGCTGCGGCAGGGCAGTTCTATGAAGACATGCCATTCTTGGTTGTCATCCCGGACTGTGGCCGGGACGTGAATAAGTCAGTTATGGCTCATCGGGTTCCGCCTACCCGTAAGGATCCCCTACAAGGGGCCATAGACGCTCTTAATAAAGAGTTGACTAGTGGGACACCTCCGCAGTCTCAAGAGTTGCCGGACGGGGGTCTCCTCTACGTTCGTAGTGCCATCGATAACATGTTGGAGTTCGACGAATGAGTACGATGCTAATCTACTGGTGGCTGGTCTCCTGCTGCTTCCTCTGGAACTTCGGAATTTGGTTTTCTTGGAGCGTCAATGATCCAGTAACCAAGAAGTGTCCATACTGGAATCATTTGATCGTAGCCGGGATCTGCGCTGGAATATTCTCCCCGTTCTTGATCATAGGATTATACATCGTGTACATTGGTACGAAGGATGCGAAGTATGGATGGTCGCTGAGGTATCCGAGATGAGTTGGGACGTCTGGTTTTGGATTAGCATTTTTGTCGCCATCGGGATTTATATCTGGTTGGCTCTGATGTACGACTTGCCTGTCGTACCACTCTGGGATCCGTGGAACCCAGGGGATGATAGCGAATTTTGAGACGCAAAAAAGCCTGGATAAACCAGGCTTTTCTTTTAGTCTACTTAGAAAAGATTAGACGAAGTCGATGACGATTGCACCATTAACATTACCTAATCCAATTCCTAAAGCCTCGTAGGTTTGGAACTGTATGATATCCAATTCTGCCTTCACGAACACCGTCGGGGCTTGCAGTTCATAGAACTGACCCAGATATTGCGGGGTTGTGAAGATGATCATGCGGGACGCGCCCAACAGATCGACCTTATTGGTCGTGATGACCTTGACACCATACAGCGATTCCAGCGAGCCACGGCCGGCATACAGTTCCGAGGCCAGCGGCGAACCGACGGTCGTCGCAGGTTGCGACAGGAACGAGTTGTACAGGCTTTGCGACATCAGGACGCAGCCGATCGGCAGCTTGCGGGCAGCCATGAACGACATAGCAGTCGTGAAGGCTGAGGCCGACACGGAGCCAACATTATGCTGATTGCCGTTGGCAGTTGCCAGGGCCACGATGTTGTTATAGAAGCCAATGTCTTCTTGCTCTTGCAGATCCTTGATGCTGTTTTCTTGCAGCAGGGTACGGATGTCCGTGCGATACGTCATCAGTTCCCACTTGCTCTTGCGGAAGTCAGCGGAGGTCAGCTTTTGGAAGTTAACCGCATAACGGCCAGCCTTCCAGTAGCGCATTTCCGAACGACCCATCAGCGGCAGGCTTACGGCCACCGAGTCAGGTTCCGTTTCGCAAATCACGATAGGCTCTTCCGAGTTGACTTGACGGTCAAGTTCGGCAGCAGTGATCGCTTGCGGCGGGAGAATCTTACGCGCAAAGCCGTCTTCACGGAGCTTTTGGCGGACGAACAGCGAAGCAGCAATGCTGGCTTCCTTTTCCATACCCTTTTCAATCTTGTCCAGGAAGGACGCGTTGATGAACTGGACGTTCGGGGTTTCAGTGTTGTAGTTACTCATTTTTAGTTATTCCTCGATTTACTTGAACACAGCCACGATAGACCAATCACCATTCGTCGGGGGCGAGCCTTGGCTGCCATTGACGTCAAGCACTTGACCAACGATCGGATCGGTACCGAACGTACCCAGGGCGACCTTACCACTCTTGATGGTGAGGTTATTACCCGGAGCAAAAGTCACACCCGTAGGCAGATTCTTGATCTGAGCTTCGAAGCCACTCCACAGGACAACAGCCTTGTTAGCCGTAGTAGCTGACGACGAGTCGCCGTTACCACGGATAACCAGACCAGCTTGAGCGGCACCAGAGCCAGAAAGAGACACGGTATTATCCGAGTTCTTCGTGACCCAATCGCCATTCGACAGCGTTTGACCAGCGGCGATGACTTCACTGCGTTCCAGAGCACCATCCATGGGCCAACCACGGAGGATCTGGACGTTGTATTCCATCTTCATTTTGATATTCCTTTTAGTTTGTTTTCGTAAAATACCCTGACTAGGTCAAGGTTCGATATTCTCGATACACATATGTTAATACACGGATATAAAAAAGAGCCCCTCAGGGCTCTAAATTGTTTAGTATCGACTTACCTAAGTGGTAGGCCCCGGTGGCGCCCGCTACTGCGAGGCCTGTTTTGATTCCAACTGTAAGTCTCTTTTTAGTTAATAAAGACTTGGCTTTATCAAGTCGAGCAGATCTACGGACGGAGTGTTCTGTTAGATTAGGATCAATTGTTTTCTTCCCATCCCATTGCATGTTCCGCATGCCTGGGATGTGAGGATGAGTAGAAGGCTGCGGGGTGAGAAAGGTTCTCTTGGCAGCGATCTTCTCAAGGTACTTGTTCATGCTTACTTCTTCGAAGCAGCCTTGGCCATCTCAGCCTTAGCCGAAGCGATCAGGGACGACTTGGCTTTGGGAGCTGTGCCACCGCCAGTTACGTTCACCGGGCCTCCATTATCTTTCTCTTCCTTACGAAGAGCTTTATCCGCAGCGGCTGCGTACTTCTCGTGGGTTTCTTTGCGACCAATAGAGTTAGCCACTCCGATAGCAGCGCCAGCAGCCATGCCTAGGCCTTTGCCAAAACCAACGCGCTGCATGTGAAGGCCACCGGGGATTTGATGCTTGCTAGTTACAGCAGCGATAACACCACCAGCGGCTTTTCCAGCATAGGCATCCACAGCAGTGAGGGCTGCATCCCGAACATGACGTAGGGCACCGTAGGGCTTCTTTTCTTCTGCTTGCTTGGTCTGCAGGGCTCTGTTCACAGCAGCGCCTGCGACAGCACCGCCGAACGCCGCTTTAGCCACACCTGGGTTTTGCTTGACTAGGTTCTTACCAACAGAAGCGATGCCCTTAGCAACGTCTACTAGAGAGGCTTTCTTTTCGACAGTCTTTTTACGACCCAGGCGACCCGCTGCAAACCCTACGCCGGTTCCGAGAGCAGCACCAGTAATCGCCGCATCTTGAGCGAATCCTTCATTATGATAGATTTTGTTTGCAGCAGCAGCGATCCCGCCTCCAATCTTCTTGGGCGCGGAAGCTAAGCCTCCGATAATAGAACCGATTGCAGCCTGCTTCTCCAGCTGATACCCAGCCAAAGCCAGATCAATCAACTTAGACATTACTGGCCCCCGAGGCAGAACGCTTCCAGAGCATCAACTGCATCCGGGCGGCTCATTCCAGTCGGACGACCCATAGCCCACGGCTGTTGCGTGTCAGCCATCGAGGCAACCTTCGTCAGCGTTTCCGGACCGAGTTTGAGCAGGGCTTCCAGATCGGCATTGGTGAACTCGCCACTTTGAGCCAGACGGGAAACCGGATCTTCATGGTCTTCACGACGCTCAGCAACCTTCTCCAGGCTTTCAACACGAGCCGAATAGCCAAGAGCTTGTGTGCGAACGCCTTCCAGTTCAGCTTCCAGAGCTTGCGCTTCCGAAGCCATCTTAGTCAGTGATTCCCACAGTTCTTCTTCGACGGACTTGGCCGGCTGATATGATTCCATTTCGGACAGCTTCACACCAGACTTCTTGACAAGCGACAGGGCTTCGTCATAGTCGATTCCAGTAGCCGACAGAGTCGACGCAGCAGTCTTTTCCATTTCGCTCTGAGCCACTTCCAGGCGAGCCACGTCTTCAGAGACGCCAGCTTGCTTGAGCAGATCAACGGCAACGAGGGTCGAAGAGGAAGCGCGGATGGTCGCAGCTTTTTCGAGTAGTTTCTTAGAGAGGGACATTTGTTTCTTTCTTATTGTGAAAGCTTTCAAGGGCTTTGTTGATCTTTAATCCTGCGTAGTCAGCTGCAAGGCCCATGCCAGTGCTAATACCAAATACTAGTTTATTGTTAGGCTTGTTCTTCAAGCCGCTGAGAATACGATGAGAAGCCATACCCGTCAGACCACCAAGACCACCGATCACAGCGGTGTCCTGCAGATCTTTAGCGTGTTCGCTTTTGAACTGAAAGGCCTTCTTGGTCAGATCCGGAAGTTTGGGAACCGGAACGCCTTCCATACCCGGAGTACCAGGAACGGACGAATCTCCATGGACCCTTTGCAAGGTCAACGTGGAGATTTGAGCAATCTTAGTTAGATACTTGTTCATAGTAAAAGAAGGGCCGAGTTTCTATTCCCAGCCCGGTCTTCTTACTCGCCGAACAGTTCCTTCGACTTGGCTTCGATCAGGGCCGCAGCCTTGATGAAGTCCACGCCGTCAGCGATCAGTTGATCGAAAGCAGCCTTCTTCTTCATGAACATTTCCTTCTTGTCCATCTTGCCCTTAGCCGGCTTTTCATCCTTCTTGGCTTCCATTGTCTTCTTGGCAGCTTCTTTGACCATGTTGCAGGCGGTGTCGAAATCCACGCCGGAGGCGATGATTGTGGCCAGCGAAGCCGTCTTGACTTGGTTCGGCACAGCCGCATTACCTGAGCCATCAACTTCCGGGCCATCAGCCACGGCCGAGGTAGGCGTACCACCTTGGGCCAGCATGTCAGCGACGATAGCGTTGTAGATGTCGGTCGCAGTACCTTGGTTGTTCATGCCATCACCAGTGGGCATCGGCTTGATCGAAGCGTCATGCTCAGCAATCAGAGCAGCATTGTCACGAGCAGGCTTGGTCGGAACACCGTCCGTACCAGTCACGCCGTCCATCGTGTTGACATCGCCAACACCAGCTTGCTTGATCAGTTCCACGGCTTGATCGAAGTCAACACCGTTAGCAACCATTTCAGCCAGAGCAGCTTGCTTCGTGTGGCTAATTTCTTCACGGACCAGATCTTCAGCAGCTTGCTTGACCAGATTGGCAGCTTCGTCGAAGTCGATGCCTTCAGCAACCAGGGCTTGAACAGCAGCCATCTTCTCATGCTGGTCCATCAGATACGCTTCAGCAGCTTTGACATGTTCCAGGGCGGTTTCGAAGTCGGCGCCATCGGCAACCAGGGCTTCAATCGCAGCCATCTTTTCAATGTTCGAATAACCAGCAGTCTTGACTTGGTTCGGCACAGCCTTGTTACCAGAGCCGTCCACTTCCGGACCATCAGGGACAGCAGTCGTCGGGGTTCCGCCTTGGGCGGTCATATCGGCAACGATAGCGTTGTAGATGTCCGTAGCAGTACCTTGATTCTTGATGCCGTCGCCAGTAGGCATCGGCTTGATCGAAGCGTCAGCTTCGGCAACCATGGCGGCGTTGTCACGCTGCGACTTAACCGGAACGCCACCAGTGCCAGAAGCACCATCAGTAGTCGTAACGTCACCAACGCCAGCTTGCTTTTCAGCGGCTTGCTTGGTCAGGGTATCCAGGAGAGCTTGGCCGAGGGCGGTGCCGGCAGCTTGGGCAGGAGTTTGAGCGGTCATGTTAGAAGCGATTTTTTCCATAATTTCTTGGGCTAGTGCCGCCCCGGCATCCGCTGCTTGCTTGATGAGAGCAGACGGTTCTTGAGTTTGTTCGGCAGTGGCGTCAACTGCTTGAGCCGGAGCCGTAGCAGAGACTTCCGCAGCCGACTTTTCGATACCATCAGGGTCGAGAGCTGCAAGCAGATCGGCCAGGGTCTTGGTATTGTGGGTCATTTGAGAAAGGTCCTTGGTTTAGTTGTTTGGTGTCAGAACTTCAGGTTTCTGAGTAAATCTGCTTTCACTAGCTTTTGAGTAGTGATCGCTTCAGTTGCTGATTTGACTAGGTTTATTTTAGCTCCCGACTGAGCATTTGCTTGCTGAGATAGGACTTCTTGCATTTTAGCCTCAATCATCTTGGATAGCAAGAACTTAGCTGCGATAGCTAAACCTGCAACAGTGAAAAGAGTTTTGAGCAGTCCGTGCGATTCTTGGCTCATCGAAGCCTTAAGTTTGCGATAGGTATCAGCCGGATCGACTGAGACGTTGGGACCTTGACCAGCATAGCCAACTAGGCCCATCGGGGCTTGTGGCTCATATGCAGAGAGATCGAATGCACGTTCCAAAGCCATACCTGGATACAGGGAGGCTTGCTTGGTGAACTTGCTCAGAGCACTTGTGATTTGAACGCGGGGATGGACCGAGGCTGACTTAGACATTTCCGAGACATCAGTATTGACTTCAACAGACTCAGGTTCGGCTTTCATCAGGCCTTTAACGAGATGTTCAATTCCAGGAGTATGTTCGCCAGCCATCTTTTGAGAGATAAGCTTGGCGAAGAATGAAACGGACGGGGAAATACCTAGCTCGGCGAGAGCATGAATAACGTGATGCAGGTCATAGTGAACCAGAAAGTCTAGAACTTCATCATCTGGATCTTTGATTTTATCTAGGAGGGCGTTGAGGGAATCAGCTGAGCCAGTGATTTCACCTTCGACTTCTTTGATAAGCTCGGAGAGCTTCTTGATAGAGCTGGACTTCTCTTGAAGTTCTTCAATTTCGGCTTCTTCAGCAGATCCAACAACAGGCGACCCTTGGTCAAAAGCAAGTTTTTGAAGAACCGAAGAAGTTACGTCAGCTGGTCTGACCACGATGGAAATATCGAAGAAGCTCAGCGGAGCAACGTTTAAGGCTCCGACTTTGCGACCATCGGGTAAGATCTTTCCCAGGTCCATGGCGAGATGTTTACAGTACTCAGCTCGGCTATGAGCCTGATGTCCGCAAATACTGCACTGATCATAGGGAGTTCGGCAGGCCATAGAGCTAGCAGGGAAATCACCTCGTTCGATACGGGCTACGATATCTTTACCCCGTTCTTTATCTATCCAAGCCACCAATTCTACACGGCGCATGCGTTCGTTGTAAATCGATAGAACAACTTCCCCCATTGCAATTTCTTTTTGTTTATTCAAATGATGACGAAATACATGGGCCGGATTTGTCTCAAATGTCTTGTGAGATGCGATGAGATTAGCTTCAGGAAATGCATCTGCGTTTCTGTTAAAACCCCAGTATTCCATAGCCCCCATTGCGACGAAGTGCACGTATATGCGGTTGGGATGAGGTTGGATATTCTTGGCATAAGCAGCGATCCGATCATCCGTCTCCGCCTGCTTGATAAGACCAGGCATCTTGAAGTCGTCTAGGAGTCGAATTACCGGCTCATCTTGAAAGAGAGCCTGGTCGACGCTAATTAATTTGAGCATGTGCTGATTTTAGGCTGAGACAGGGATCCAGCCTTTTGTGTGATATTCGGCAGTCCAATCAATCGCATCCAGTAGATTGTCTAGGTCGAAATGATTGAACTTCTCCATATTTTCCTCCTTAGGAATTACCTGGAGATTACCTTGGACATGTAAGCCACTGATCTGTTTTCCGTTCAGGGGTACGATATGGTCGACTTGATATGCTTTACCACTTGATCGAGTAAGTTCTCGACATGTCTTATAGATGACCGTTATCTGTTTCTTATCGGCCCAGGGCGTTGTCCGGCGCCGCTTTCTTATTTTTCTATCTCTACTATTGGCAAGGGCTTTTTCAGGAAATCTACGGTACCAATCCTTGGCAAGTTGATTCGTCTTATCAGTTTTCTCGGGCGTGGAATAACGCTCTTCTCGGATTCTAGATAATTCAGCAGCCCAAGTACCTTCGATCATCATCTTTTCAACCCGCTGTTGTCCATGCCACTGATTACAGTCTTGGCAATTACCATTAGCGACCCATCTCACTGTGGGATTGTGGCCTCGAGAGCACGATTTTGCCCCGTAATATCGTCGGACGCCTAAACTTAGAGCTTCTTTCTTATTGGACGCTATTAGCTCTTTCCGGCTCTCTATATAGCCAAGAGCAGTAGGTCTTTCAGTAGCAGTATGACAGTCTTGACATGTACCATTGGCGAGTATTCTTATAGCCGGAAAATGTCCATAGCAGCAGGCAGCTTCTCCGTAATATCGACGAACCCCTAGCCTTTGGGCTTCCGCCGGATTTGATGCGATAAATTCTCCTCGACGGGAGAGGTACTCTTCGTCTCTTCCTTTCGCCACGGCTTAAACACCCTCATCCGGCACCGTATGAAAATCCATCGCGGTATACCAGCGATAGTTCTCTTCCCCTAATTGACTAACCGAAGCTACAGCCGAACACCAACTTCCCACTGCCATAGTCTGATCAAAGATCACGTTGTTCGGCCCAGGAGAACGACCATCATTTGTTTTGATAATACGAACAGCGCCATCAGATGTGGCGCGTTGAAAGAATAAACCATTTTCAGAATGAAACATAATATGCTTATTCTAATTGGTTTCCTGCTGCTTTGCAAGAGCTTCATGTATTTTTCGGAGCGTAGTCAAGCTCTGAGCTTCAAGATTCTCGCGGTGCCGGTCACCCTTCATCTTCTTATGCCCCTCAACATACCCAACGGTGCCCAATCCAAGTCCAGTAGCACTCATGCCAATCTTGACCTTGTCAGTACCATTCAGCGTCTTGGCCCAAGCCTTGACACCTTCCATGACACCAGCTTCTTTACTCAAAGTCGGCAACGGCTTAACAGGATCCTTCAAGGTAGCCCTAGGAGCCTTCTCGACATTATCCAAACCAGTCCCGCTGGCGGCAATGTCCGACTTGGCGATCTTGGTTAGGTATTTGTTAGTCATTGCTCTTCTTTTTCTTCAATGCCATGGCCATGGTAGCCAAGCCTGCCCCAGCCCCAACGGCGAGGCCAATCTTGCCGGCAGCCTTGCCAACGACCTTCTTGGTCTTCAGAGACTCGGCTTTACCTAGACGTTCCGAGCGGCGATTCTGAGCCGCCTGGATTTCAGGAGTATAAATCTTCGAGTGCTTGTCTTCCATCGAGCCATGTACGTCAACTGCGTGACCATATTGGCCACGGAAGTCTTTGGCTACTTTTTCCAAGTATTTGTTGGACATTTTAAACGTAGGCCTTTGGCGAGAAGAGTGAGTTTTTGCGATTATCCGTGTAACGGTTCTCTAGTTCGCTAATAGTCTTGATCGTGGTGATATCAACAGACTCTCCCTGAATAGCATTCACAAGAAGGTGGGACAAGACGTTCGGGTCACATACAACGTGTGGAGCAAACTTGTACAGCGTCTCGGCAAAGCTGGCAACACGACCAGGATACTCAGACATAGCGTGACGAAGCATCTCATTGCCAGATACAGCTGACTGAAGAGCCTGTTTAAACTTGGCATGCATGTTAGTATCAGCCATACCGCTGATAGCCGAAGAGATACCGTGAATGCCTAGGCCAAGGCCGAGTCCCGCAACACCAGCACCTACCGCCTTAGCTGCCCCAACGCCAACATCACCCCAAAAGGCTTGCTTGACAAATGCTTCTGTAAAGGCATCGGCTTGGCCCTTGTCCCCGGCACACTTCTCAAGGGCCAGTTCATAAATTTGTTCGTATAGAGTCGTCATATTCTTCTTTTGGTTGATTAGTTCAGAGCGTCCCAGACGTCTCCGTTTGTTCCCTTGGTGGCATCGTGATGCGGGCGGAACGAGATTGCATCGAGGCCAGCACCAGCAGCGAGAGTAGTTCCAGCGATCATGCGCTTGGAATTCTTCATTGTTTGTACGGTCGAAGGTTTCAGGGTCCCAGGTTGAATACCCATTTTCTTCCCAAGGCTAGTCGAAGCAAAGCCTGACTGAGCCTTCGTAGCTGCTGTGTCAATACCGGCCGAGACTCCGGCGCTTACCTTGTTCGCCGCGAAGCGAAATGGGGCACTAACGATACTCCGAGCTGCCCTTCCTACACCAGCAGCCATTGTGGTGATCAATCCGGCTTGTTTGTCAAGGCCAGAACGGTGTTCGATTTCAGCAAGCGTATCTTGAGCTTGTTCTAATAGCTTCGCAAGCGAAGCGGCCTTTTCAAAAGCAGGCTTCCACTCTCTGTTCATCTTCACATCTTCAACCCAGTCAATCCGCGTTGGAGCGTCTGCGCCAAAGGTTAGGCGAGCCACCTTGGTGAACTGAGTTCCGTTCGATGCAAGGGACATACCTTCAACGGCAAACGGGGTCTTCTTTAGTTCGGACGCAGCCTTCTCAAGGTCGAGAACCAGATGGAATGCACGGGCTTGAGCATCTTCCAGGGCGCGCTTATTCTTACTAGCTTCCTTGATCAGGTGCGTCATGGCCGCTTGCTTAGTCAGCTCGGGCATCTCGAACTCTAAGGCGGCTGAAGCTTGCTTAACCAAGTCATCATCCGTTTCATCAGCGCTTTGAATCGAAACCTTTGGCTCAGTCGATTGCATATCGTCAGGCATCGAGGCGCACTTCATGATCTCGTCATAATCAGCCAGGGGAAATTCACCTGTGCGATCTGAGCCTTCGACAGACTTCAAATAGGCCAATGTATTCGTAGCTTCCACTGCGCGCTTTACTTGGTCGCTATTGAGGTCCCGAGCAGCAGCTTGCTTGGCCAGACCTACGCTAAGCGGGGTGCCGTGGTTGTAGAAATCGCTTGTGGTTGAGACAGCGATGTCTTGAAGGTCTTGAACTGTTAGGAGGGCCATGGGGTTATTTTAAGAGAGGGGATCGAGGTCGTCGAGGCTATCAAGATTGGCAAATGAACCGAAGTTCGGGGCTATCGATGAAAGAGCCAATTCGATATCTTTTTTAGCTGCGCCACTGTCAAGTAGGTACATCTTCAGGAGTCTAGCTAGGGAAGTAGCACTCGAAGACCATTTGTGTGCCTCTGCGCTAGTAGCAGAACCAGACGACGAGAATGCGGCTTCTTTTGCTTTGTAAATACTAAGACTAAAGAGCTCTTTTAATCCCTCAATAGGGTTAATACTTACGGTTTCCCCGAGTCTCCACTTTAGAAAAACGGTTCCACTAGCAAGAGCCCAAACTAGAAGATCTTTCCCCTCAGCGTCGTAGTCTTCGATAAGGGCTAATTTACTAAGTCGATTGAAACCCTTGACATCAAAGAAAAAATCTCGATAAACAGAGACAACTTCAGCGGGGATATCAAGGGTCTTTGATACATCATCGACATCATCAGTAGCAATCAAAGCAGCATCGAGGTAATTTCGCTTGACGTTGGAAAGCCAAAGCATCTTCGCGCCCTCATACTTGCTCGCTGCCATACTTTCGGATCCATCTTCAGTTACGGTCAGCACTGCATCGACCAAGGGGTCGGCCCCAAAGGTCTTGGATTTAACTAGAAGATGTCTACGCTGAGGAAGGGTCATAAGTTTAAATCCCGAGGGATTCATGGGCCTATTTTAAGGGTTAAACCAAGTCCAGCCATTTACGTAGTAATCGGCGCCGTACCAGATGCCTTGCTTTTCGGCGTCTTCTTCTGTAAAAGTATTGGATTTAGCCCGATTATCACAAGCAAACATAGGTTGGAGATTATATTCTACATGAAACCCACAGACGTCTTCTCCTTGCAATGGAACTGCGTGATCAACTTCTACTTCAGTTCCATACCTTTTTGATAGTTGAAAAGCCTCTTTATATACTTGTCGAATGGCTTCTAAGTCCGCCCACTTTGGTGTCCGATCTAATTTCATTGATCTATATTCGGCGTCCTTTGCTCTATATTTTACAGGGTTCTCTTGACGTCGCGTTTGTCGAAGGACTCTATTGTGTTCTTTTACTTCAGGTAGTCTATTGCGTTCAATGCAGTACTGGATATGATTTGCAACTGCTTCTTGATCTTCCCGAAAAAGACGGTAACGTTCTTTTGAGGCTTCCTGAGCTTTGGGAGTTTGACGATAGTCTCGTTTTTGTTGAAGACTGGCTTCGTATTTTTCCGGATTTTGTTTTAATCGTTCTAGTTTCAAGCGGGCCGACTCTTTCTCTTGCTCATAAAGAAGAGGATCTGCTTTTATAAGACTGTATCGACCTTTATGATAGTTTTGAAAATATTCTTTTGTTTCTGGTTTTTCTCGAGCTTTCTCACGACGAACAGCAGCTTGCTTTTTACTTTCAGGATTTTGATGTTTTAAATGCGTGCATTGAACACAACTGCCATCGCATGTGTATCGAAGATTAGGGTAGTGATCAAGCTTACAGGGCCTTCCGGCCCCGTACATTGTCAATCCTGTTTCTTTTGCTTTCGCCCTAGTTAGAACTGAAAAGTCAGTTTCGGATTCATCCTTAATTAATAAGGATTTGTACTTCATGTTATTAAATACCTACGCCCTTAGGGGTCGATTTATTACGATCAAAGCCGGATCCGGCATTTGCCGTTTCCTCAAGGCGACAGACTGTATCTCCCAATGTTTTATATGTAGTTTTCACTTTTGCGATTAAGGCAAAAACATTGTCAGAATCCATACCCTCAGCTAGCTGATCGATACGAACTCTTGATAATAGCAAAGTTCTGCCAAGTTTGTCAACAGCGGCGGACAATTCAGGTAGATATTCTTTGATCATTTCGAACAGATCTGGACTGGCTAGGAGTTGTGAAATCATAGTAGCTTCAACGACTTCTGCATCACCAAGACTCACTGCATCGTTCATGGCGCCAGTAAAGACACCGCTTTGATTAACTTGGTCAGCTTGATCGTTCAAGACCCGGTCGCCATAATTGGCAATCTCAGTTTGACCGCTGTCGCCAGCCGAGGCTTTCTTCGACAGAAAGATCTTGACGTACTTGATTTCTTCGGCTTGCTTCAGGAAGTTCTGAGCTGCTTCCGGGTCAATCTGTTCGTTCTCAACGAGATCCTTGAATGCGTCGATCTTGCTGCCAAGGTAGGATGCGTTCTTCGTAAACGAGATGCCGTCATAGCGCAAGTCAAGATTAGCACCGAGGAACTGAGCCGTACGAAGATTAAGCTTATCCGAAGCCGAGTTTCCGCTTTGTTCCAGATCGAATGTGACATTCTCACCGAGGGGCAAAACAATAACATTGTGCTGGACATACATCGTATCACCGATGATTTCCATATCCGTACGCAGATTCTTCGAGCCAATGATTTGCTTAATATTTCCACTATAGGTCTTGATCGTAACGCCGATGGCACTCAGCACAACTGAGTCAACCGTGAACGGGCCCATGACGGAGCCGTCCGGCAGGAACAACATAACCTTCTCATTGTTTTCGCAGTCCTTCAGGAGCTTCGGGGGGACGTTGTTAAACAGAGCCTTCATTACACCAAGCTTGGGAACGTCGTCACCGACCTTCATGACAGGGGCTGCGGCATACGAGCCGTCTTCAAACAGAACAGTGCTGTTCGTCGGGCTGTCACGGTGATAGCTAGGCAGATAACAAGCGTGCGTAGAGCCGTCACGGAAAAGAACGTTGACTTCCATGTTGGGGTCAACGCTTGGCTGGGTTTGGCTAACTACGCCAACGGAGTTGTAGGGTTGGTATTGAACTGCGACACGGGAGAAACCTGAGCCAGGCTTCAGAACGTAGCCGTCGCGCATGAACTGTTGGGCCATTGCTTCGTCAGCCATCGCCTTGACGTCACGGATTGAGGTCACAACAGACCAAGCTGGGGTGACGGCCATCGGAGAGACGTCGATGGAATTGGAAGCAGCGGCGCCACCGGCAGTAGCAGAACCCTTGAGAGCTGCGAAGATAGCCTTGAGGCCAAACATGGCGTCGAGGGCAGAATAGGCTGATTGCTCACCTGCCAATTTCGTCATAACAAAAGCCTGTACCTTCAGGGGGCATGCAGCCAAGAACTCGGTCAGGCGACTGGCGGACGAATAGACGTACTTGCCAGTACGCGGCGGATTCATTAAAACGGATAGGTCCGGATTTCTGGCGACGCCCTTGGGGATATCTTTTGCTCGGCCAGTGTTGGTCGGGGTAGCCATCATCAGACGTTCGATCGTTGTCTTTGTGAGGGGGATAAACCGGGCCTCATCTTCTAGAAAGATAGAATCTAACGGGAAAATAGTTTCGTCTTTAGCTACGACTGGGATATAGGCTACGCCCATTCCAGTACGCAACAGGAAGAGGCCTACCTGAACTCCCGTGTCATCGATTTGATCGGTAACGTCCGAGAAGTTGAGCACGCTCGCACCAAGTTGGGGCGCTGCAGTCAGAAGCTTGGCAAGTGCGAGATCGGCGAATTGGTCCATGATATCCTGTTGATGGAAGTAATGCGTCTATTTTAAGGCACCCCACGGATGAAGTCAATAACCTGCTTTAGTTATGGTATAAGAGAGTAACGCTAGATACGTTCTGGCGCATATCAACCTTACCAGGAGCCCCAAATGAACCAAGCCAGTCGTGGTCAAAATCGTTACGAAGTCGTCGGTGAAACCGTCACCGGAGTCCAAACGTCTGCCAAGACCGAAGACAAGGAAAGCATGCGTATCATGCTGCCTGGAATGCAAGCTTCGAACGACGTGAAGTCCTTCCGAGTCTTCCAGACCGGTACGGGAACCGTTTCGCCGGAGCACTTTCAAATGTCAGGTGCGTTTTTCACAAAATGGAAGTGACATGACTGTCGTTGTTTCTACTTTCGAAGCGGCCCTCTACCAAGCTATGCGCCGTCGGCGCCTTCAGTTGGAGATGGGTCAACAAGAGTTCTCTAAGAAGGTGGGGTTAAGCCCTCGCTTTTGGTACAAGATCGAAGCGGGCCAAGTTGGCCTCCTGGTTCCCCGCATCGTCAGGGCAGCAGAAATCCTTGGAGTTGCCGTGTCCACCTTGTTCTACGAAGCCGAACAATTCCTGGCTTCCGGAGAATTCCCCGAACTTCCGTTGTCTGCGACTGAGCGTAAAAACCTCATTCTCAAGGAGAAAGAAAATGCCGCAATGCTTGACCAACTACGACGCCGAGATAATTCGTGGTGTGCTCCGCTTACCTCCAAACTGTGCGAGGCTCACGAAGAGTGAGAAGCGCCAAGTCAAGGAGGCGGCGGTGTCCAACGCAACACTCGCTTCATGTCTGCACACGGGTCTGAAGCTGTACCACACCAAGATCGATCTGATCATGCGCAAGGGTAAGCGCCCGAACGTGACGGTCTGGGTCTCGGTTCCGATTGGAGAACTCCAATGACTCAAGCCAAGCTTTCCGACATCACCCTCGTTGGCTTCGTCGCATTCATCAAGGCTCAACCTGAGACCCGCAAGATCCTGAGAATGGACAGCGGCTTCAAGGACGACGTCTTTGGAGACTACACCCAGTCTCTGCTTGGCAGCAGGACTCTCTGCGACGAGGTCTGGGAGCGGCTTCATAACGAATCCGTGAAGCTGCTGGTCGGAGACGAAAAGATCTTCCTCCTGGATCGTTTGGGTGACCATGCCGTGCACGGAACGTTCCCCACCTACGGCGTGCTGCAGATGTGTTTCCCGACCCTCTTCAAGGAGTAGTCATGCCATTGACCCGGACTCAGGCTCAGCTGAGAAATCAGCTGGAACTTGTCATTCTCAAAGCCTTACGGCCGAGGCTAGAGGATTTCATTACCCACACCCTGACGGAGAAGTTGGTCACAGAAGGCTCCGATCACATGGCGAAGTACCGGTATGAGGATGGGAACGTCTTCGCCGTTCTCCACAACACCTTGCTGGAATCCGGTGCAACGCTGGACATCTCAGTCAGAGAGAGGGAGTCGCTGCTCATGAGCGTTTCGTACCGGCTTCGTGAGGCGTCGGAAGCGTTGCATTTCAAGAAGGAATAACGTGAGGACCGATCCCAATCAAGCCTGCCGAAACGATGAACAACGTTTCTGGTGGGCCTTTCTCCACGACTTCGTGGCGCATCCGTTGATGGCGGTTGCGTTCTGGTTTAGTTGGTCTTTGAAATTCCATGACTGGACTTCGAGACAAGCTTGGCCAAGAGCGAATGTCTTCCCACCGGAATTTTCCCACACCTGGATTCCAATCTGGGAGCGAGCTGTGTATCGCCGGTTGTACGGGAACTTCTACGAAGTTCTACATCCAGCCGTAAACCACTCTTTTCGTTGCCAAGCCGAAAGCGCTGCGGAAGCGTTGGGTAAGGCTCTCGTTCACTTCACAGACCTGGCTCACCGACATGGTGGTCAGTTCGCGTTTCCACCGTTAAAGCCCTGACGGGCAAGGGAGTTTCAAATGGAAAATATCCAACATCTGAGCGAAGTCAAACATGGCCAAGTCTTTGCCTTTGGAGGAGAGACGTGGATTGGCTTCGAAGACAAAGAGATGCCGCTGGAAATGAAAGGGATCCCCCGTTGGAGATTCCTTCGAGCGGATGGGAAGTCTTACGGCAAAACCATACATACTCTTGAAGTCTGGGAGCGATCCCGAGAGTCCGTAGCCCGCGTCGTCGGGTACTGGTACGACGGGGCCGAAAACCATCCGAGCCGCTGGGTCAAGGCTGCCGAGGCCGAAACCTTTGAGCTCCTGGGGGTCACCTGGACCCGCTGCAAGAACGACAAGATGCCAGCAGCATTGGCTGGGCTCAAACGTGGTGAATGGGAGTACTTGACTCAGGAAGGGATCAATCTCGGCAGGCGTGGCTATCCATACGATCCGGCAGATCATCACGCATATTGGGACGGCCACAACCACGGCATTGTGGCATACCGCATCTCACCCAGGGAAGTCTCCGAGACCAAATCGGAAACCAATCCCTGCAACGAGATGCCGGAGAAAAAGCCGAAGCACAAGAGCCCCAGCACGCTTCGGACCCAGGCTGCCTACGCCGAGAAAATGGCCAATGCCGCCATGATCAAGGCCGATGGTGAGGCTGAAACGCCTGAAGCCAAGAAAGAGCGGCTGATCAACGAGATGGTCGGCAATGGTAACATCTTCGCTCCGCCGAAGCGTGAAACGCATCCCCTGTTCCGGATCACGCCAATGACGACGACGGGCCGGGTGATGTGGGGCGCGGAACATCACGGGGAGTAGTTCGTGCGCCTACGTTGTGCCAACTGCCAACGCACCCTACTAACAGTAGACAATCCCCCGACGTCTCAGCTTTACGGGACGTACGGGGTGATAAGTCTCTGTGGGGAGTGCGCCGAGTATGAGAAAAAGAGGATTGACAAGGCTCAGACCAATTCGATCCCAGAACTTCTCAAGATCTACATTCACGGAACCGGCCTAATCAAGGCCAAGAAGGAGTTGACATGAGTTTCGAAAAAGCAACAATTGCTGGCCTCGTGGCATTCATCAATCGGCAGCCGGCGACGCGGGAGATGGATCACAGCACCTGGTGCGGCTGTGCCGTCGGACATTTCGCCGTCGAGGAGTTGAACGTGGCAACAGATCCAGAAGGGTACTGGGCTTGGGATGTAGCTCAGCAGTTATATTGCGAAGCTGGTACCAATCAGTTCGAGATAAGTGACTGCTTCAGGAGTCACGGTATTACTGTCCGCTGGAACATGCGGCAGTCAATCATGGACGTTCTCGACGACAAAAAGTTGCACAATGGTGCCACTTATGGCCAGCTGCGTACGATCATGGCCGAGCGATTCCCGAATCTCGGTTTCGGGCAGAAGCCCCCTACCGTTCTGGGCAAGCCGACTTGGTTCACAGAATGGTCGGAGAAAAAGTTCGCTGAGCTGGTGGCGGGCTAAAATCGGGAAGGCTGAAAAGCCTTCTTTTAGCTTATCAATGGCCATCAATCCCCTACAACACGGAGATAAAGTTCTCCTCGTCCGACAACGGCATGAAGCCAAGCGGATGGGTTTGCATTGGGACTACCGATTTGTGCTTGGGGATAAGGCTTTTTCCTTTGCTACTAAAAAGCATATGCCCGAACCTGGCAAATCAATCGTGTTTTTTGAGCAACCAGTACACGATGCAGCTTACGCGTTGAGTCAACGAATCGAGATCCCGGATGGGAACTACGGTGCAGGGGTCACGACCATGGATTGGGCTAAGAAGGCAACGATCGAATCACATGAAGATGGAACGATGGTTATCCACACCGGGGACCAAAGGTTTCTGTTGAAGAAATTGGACGGCTCTAAATACGGCGCCAAGTCCTGGTTATTTAAGAACTTATCGGATAGTAATATGTCAAACAAATACCTAGAAAAAATCGCTAAGATTTCAATCGACCCCAAGAACAAAGGCAAACTTCATAAAGCCATGGGCAAACCTGAAGGCGAGGAATTGTCTACGTCAGACGAGGAAGCCGTCAAAGCTAAGGCCAAGAAGAGCGGTAATACAAAGCTTGAGCGTGAAGCTCAGTTTGCCATCAACGCGAAAAAGTGGAAGAAGTGAATAAATACCTCGAAAAGATCGCCAGACTTCGCCACCTCAAAAAGGTCCATAAGAGCGAAGTCCGGGAAATGATCGAGGGAGAACTTAGTGGCCGAGCAGTAGACGCTGCGACCCTTAAAAAGAAGCATAAGCACCACGAGAAGAAAGCAGTTGCTCTGGCACTTTACCAATGTCCTGTCACGCAGATGAGGCGTTGGTATGTCAATGGTGAAGAAGTCCCAGCTGGATGGGTTGAAGTTAAGAAGACCTACAAGAAATTCCCGAAGAAAGCCTAACGTGTATCCGCGTCATGCCTATAAGCAAATTTCAGAGTCAGATCTAGTTCATCACTTAGGTCCGGATACAGTTGCTTCGCTGAAGCATGATGGAGCTTCGTTCTTTTTACAAGTAAATGCTGACGGTTCTTCTAATTGGATTTCACGGCGTCAGGGTGTTGCTGGTAATTATCCAGATAAGACCGATCGTCTTCCTCACTTGGCTTCGATTAGATTTCCGAAGAAGTATGCTGGGAACGTTATCAACGTTGAACTCATTCACACGGGCAGCCAAGACGCTGACAAGGATTCACACCGGACTGTTTCTGGAATTCTTAATTCCCTAGGTCCCCGTGCAGCTGAAACTCAGAGACTTCTCGGTCCCGTACGAGCCAAGATGTTCGACGTTATCTCTCCGTCATTTGGAACATACAAAGAGAAACTTGAGCACATGCGTGGGTTGGAAAAGGTTATCGGAAAGCCTGAGATCCTATCGACTGTGAAGATCTATGAACCGCACGAGATCGACACTTTGCTTCAGAAGACGAAGGACCAGAAGTTAGAAGGCGCAGTTTTCACTTCATTGACCAAACCTGAGGAACAAAATCCTCGTCTTAAATTAGTCCACCGAGTCATGCATAACCTGAAGGTGTCCCGTCTCATACAAGAAATAGACACCAACGGTAACCTAAAGCCTTCTATGGGGGCTGCAGGGGTCGTAGACGCCACTGGAAGAGAAGTTGCAGCCGTAGGTAGCGGGTGGACTAAAAAAGAGCGGGAAGAGTACTGGAAAGACCCTTCTTTGATTCTCGGAGAATTGATCCAAGTTGAGTCGAGAGGGATTTCAGCTAATCGACTAAGGGCGCCGGTCTATAACGGGATAGCGGACGGTAGCATCGATACGATCAGCACCCCGCTGGTGTGATCCGTGTTGAGCCTGATCCGTTCGTTCCTGGCTGCGTTGCGGCGGCTAGTTGCAAGTTTCGTTGAGCTACTTGAAGACTTGTGCCGTTAGCAATAGCATAGGTCTGACCTCCGACGATACTGGAGCTATATGCCACTGGCGTGGTTCCTAACTGATCCGACCGACCTAAGCCGAGATATGCTCCGATAGCAGCGGAAATGCGAGAGGGGAATGAGTTGTTATTCACGTCTCCTTTAAACATCCATCCGTTGGCGCTTGAAGCGGCTGCCTTAAATTTACTTTCGAGTACGACCATTTGAAGTAGCAACGCTTTTTCTAGGTTTGCATCTCCGAGGAAAGTAGCAACCAAATCGTCTCCTGGATTCACGCAAAGTGTTGCAGCTAAGTCAGGTCGAGCTGTCTCAATCAAACATCTTCCTGTCTTAGCGGAAGCGCCTCGAACCGAGTTGAGTCCAAGGCTTTGCCCCAACCCTAACGCCTGAATTCCAACATTAGCATTTGCCTTTTGAGTAGGATTTCCAGTAGCCAAAAGTTTCACTATCGCTGGGCTACTCAGATAATCTTTGGCCACGCTAGATGAACCTGAAAGTACTGGCCCCAGAGCGTTAACATTTAAACGACTTTCGTAATACGCCTGTGAAATAAGGATTGAGGTAATATCAGTAACCTGTCCTAACGTCCCGGCAAAATTGCTTTTGACCTGCGAGTCGTATATCTGCCGCATCTTATTGCGCAGAGTAGTCGTATACCCAGCCTGTGCAACTACTGGCGTTGCGTCGGTAGCCATTAGTACTTACCTTCTTTGCCTTCACCAAACTCATGACCCAGGACATACGATGTAATAGGACTGACCGAGTGAACATCGGACTCCGCCCCGACAGCAGCACTCTCTTTTAGCGTGTCACGTAGACGAGAGAAGGATAGCTTAGAGACCCAATCTCTGTCAAGCATCTTGGCGCTTTGCAAGCCCGGAACAATAGGGCGAACCTTGAGACCACTATTCGAGACAGAGACAGTCTTGACGCCGTCATCCTTAAGCTGCTGAATATGATTGGCATCCAGCAACGTTCCCGGAGTCAGGGAAAAGACACCCTTGGCTAGAACTTTTCCTTCGGCACGGTCAACAGGGAGCTCACTAGATTTAGTCTCAAGATACTTACGGACTTGATTGACGTCTACTTTTTCCCCAGGCAGGAAAGCAGTTTGACCTGGATCAACGATTTCTACATACTTGATTAGGTTCTTGGCAATCAACTCGAAGTGACGAGGATCCAAGCCACCCCCATAGATGTCACGCAGCTCTTTAGCCATATACTCTCGGCCAGCACCGATGCCACGCAGACCAACAAGGGTGCGAGGATTCAAGGTACCAGTTGAAAGTGGTTGACCAATTTGAACGTGATCCCCAACCTTCACTTTCAGATTCTGGTCAATGGGAACGAAGTGCATCTTCTCGTTGACATAAACGTGATTGTCGCCAAGGGCCGTTGGTCGGATAGCTGTGACTTCTCCGTTCAAGGTTGAAAGAGTGGCTTCATTTGTGAAGTTCTCAGAGGGGTTCGACAGCAAGTTATTTGCCTGCTCGTACGCATTACCCTTACGCTCGCCCACGGTTGCCTTATGCTTGGTTGAAAGCATAGCCTGGGTTAGAACTTCGGAAACGGACTGGGCTGCAATAACTCCAACGTTTGTTCCAATTTCTGGAAGAACTCGGTTGGCCATCAATCCAAAGCAACGTTGGCAAACTCCATCTTTCGCCTCGCAGGTCATCACACTTCTAACGCCTACTTTCTTTACTCCATTTAGCTCTAGAGATTTCAGCTCATCATCATCAATCATGGTAGAGGTTCCGCGTAAGAATCTACCGAGCAAGCTCTTTTTATCTGTGATGGGAACTGAAATACCATTCTTCGTGCCGCAATCCACGATTGTCACGACCTCGTGAAACACAGTGGGACTAAGTTTCTTGAACAAGGCTCCGGGAAGGGCCGTTGAAAGCTGGGATAGCACAGTAGAGCTTCGACCCATGTAGGAAAGGGCGATCATTTCTGCCGGGGTCATACCCTGGGCAAAAGAGTGTTTGATTACAACCGGAATCAGTTCACCCTTAACGTTCAAGGACATTAACGGCGTAGAAGTTCCTGAAGCCAATTGCTCCGGTTTACCACGAGCCCCAGAGCTGGCCATCATAGCCGCTGTTGAGCCCTTACCCAGAAGGAATGAAAGATTCTGGTCTGAGATCTTGGTGTTGTAGGAGCCAGTTAGATCAGTGAGTTTCTGGTTCTTAACTTGTTTTGTATCAGGCCCATTCAAGAGCAGATGGACTTTTGTATCGTATTCTTTAATCAAGGCATCTCGCTCATCAGAATCGTTGATGTAGTCGCTGAGAGGAGTGCTTGCACCAATTTCCGTCGCGCGTCCAAAGAAGGTCTTGGCCAGAGAATTGACATGCTCCATAGCCCCAGGTCCGCCGTGCTTTACAAGGGTGCGAACAAGTTCAGCCATGGCTGGCTTATCCAGTGGGCGATAAAGCTCAAACGCGTCCTTGCTAGCCTGCGTCGGCATTTCGCTCTTCAGTTTGATTGCACCGGGGGTCGTGAACTCATTTGCCATAAGCCATAGTTTAGCGGAATAGAGCTGTTTACACAATTGTAATAATTCTGGTATAAGCAATTATCGAAGACTTTAAGAGGCCATCATGGTTGACTCCAGTAATAGAAACAATCCGCATGGACGCTTTCAGGCACCTATTCCCCGGCCGATGTCGAATAGTAGGGTAGGATCTTCCTTAGTAGCCTCCTTAGTCGACAGAAGCAAGATTCTAATTCCACCAAAGCCTTCTAAATTCAAAATGCCTAAAGCTGCTAAAGTTCCCAGCCCAAAAGCGGACACAATGACTGAAGAGACTAAAGAGGCTATCCACCCGTTCATCCTCGAACATCGTGTCGGGACGACCGAACGCGTCACCTCTATGGACCCGATGAGCGAAGGGTTCATCCGATCGTTGCGTATTCCCTATAAAGGGAAGTATTCGAATAAGGCCGTCCCGTCGACGGAACAGATCCCAGCCGGCATTCTCACTGCTTTGATCCAGACCAAGATTTCTACGTTAATGCAGGAGGCGGTTCCTGGGACTGCATATATCACGGCCCTGCCACTGACTGATCTCGGGCGCCCTTGGAAGGCTGATGGCTGGATCGATCCCTCTTTTCGAATATCAACTGCTTGCGTTTTGAATCGACCGGGTAGAACCGTAGCGTTTTCAGCCTCAAAGGTCTTGATGGAATGCTGGAGGTATCGTGAGCCTGACTTTGTTTGTTCGATAGATGTCAGTGGACGGCCCGTCCGAGCGACCCTTGTCAATAAGTTCGAAGCAGTCACAGAGAAATTGATCTGCTATTCGTTCATCATGAAATATGATGCCGAGAAAGACGACGTGGTAGGGGGGATGCAAGACCTAGTCCATGTCTGGGTTAACGCTACCTACTCTGCCAACTCCGGTCGAAGTCTACCGATGTATTTCGAAGAGGCAGGGGCTTACTCGTTCATCCTGAACGCAGTCACAGCCTGCCTGGGTTTGGAAATTGATGCGACGGGTGACGTTGCGTTACTTGCTGAGGGAAAAGTCGGCGTTCGAAGGACGGCTCTGAATAAGAATCAATGTTCGACACTACAAGCTCTCAATGTCCTGGTAGACTTTGGAAAGGTAGTGAACTCAGGAATTCCTCCTGCTTGGGGTGCCATGTCCAATGTAGACTGGCAAGGTATTGGGTTCGAACTTCAGCCTGGAGGCGTAGTCTGGAATGCGAGTGTGCAAACTTCTCATCTCCCCTGGCAAGTTCAAGCACATAGGGTGAAGTCCAACGGAGTATTTCCAGCTTCGATTAGACGCACTTTCGGAGTAGTAGGGGGAAGTCTCGGCGGAGCCAGGGCTTTATTTGAGCTGTCTCCATCAGCTCGAAAGCCTGTGATCTCCAAGTCAGTCGGGCAGTTGTTTTGGAATAATCTTAAAACCAATGACGATATTGATTCGTTTGATTCGGCAATCCGGGAATTGCGTACGGAGTACTTGACAGACGAGCTGATAGACGAGATGAAGAAGCTGGACGAAACCGTATCTGCAACAGAGCTCTTCGATGCGACTTATAACAGCTCGGATAAGCTGGGACGATTCGTATTCGAGAGAAGTCTTCCGGGGTACGTGAAACCGGTTGCTGTCGAGGCGAGAGTCGAGACTGTGGAAGCTCGAGAAACTTCTGATTGACTGAGAGTGCGGGGAAGACTAAAATCCGGCCATGGCCTGTGATTCTAAGTCTTTTCCCGCACCTTCTTTTTTAGGCAACGTGTACCTAACCAAGGCAGCGGCAATTCTGGCTGAGAAGGGTAAGGCTACGGTGAGCCGGATGGCGGCCGAGGTTGCGCCGGAAGCGGTCAAGCAGAGGAACACGAAAGGTGAGGGTTTGCAGCCTCATCAGGAAGAGGCTCTGAAGAGACTCGAAAGTTCTGGCGGATTGATTTTGCACCATTCGACGGGGTCCGGTAAGACTAAGACGTTCCTCACGGCCATCCAACGTTCAATGGAAGCGGACAAGAAGAAGCGTGCTCTCGTTGTAGCCCCTGCTAGTCTTGTCATGAACATTGACAAAGAGCTTGAAAAGCATAAAATCAAATTGGATCGTAATCGCTTGGACGTGTACTCGTACGAGAAAGCCACGCGCATGGCGGATGAGCTCGGTAAGAATAAGTATTCAATCGCCGTAGCTGATGAAGCCCAGCGGCTCCGCAATCCCGGGACTCAACGAGTTAAGGCTTTATCCGACCTGATGCGTAGCGCTGACAGGCGTCTGTTAGCCACTGCTACGGCACAGTACAATCAGCCTGGTGACCTTGCCCCGCTGATTAACATCGCAGCCGATGACGACCTCATGCCGGAAGATAAGAAGGCATTCGAGAACCGCTATCTGAAAAAGGTCCTCAAGAGCCGCACCATGTTGCAGGTTCTAATGCGCAAGGCTCCGGAAGAGTCCATCGAGTTGAAGAACAAAGACGAGATGCGAGACATCTTCGATGAATACGTTCATCACTATGATGCCAAGGATGATCCTGCTGCCAAGGATAAATTCCCAACTGTCACAGATGAAGTAATTGAAGCTCCTATGGACGCTGAGCAACGTAAAGCTTATGCGTTCATGGAAGGCCGCATGCCCTGGTGGATTAAGCAAAAAATACGCTTTAATATGCCGATGGATAAGAAAGAGAAATCTCAACTCAATAGCTTCTCTTCCGGCGTTAGACAAGTATCTACAGGATATCGACATTATAATCAAGATCCGAATTCTGTTGCATATACCCCGAAGATTGAAATGGCCGTAGCTAATCTAGAGAAGAAGATGCATGAAACCAAGGATTTTCGAGGTCTAGTATACTCTGGCTTCTTAGATGCCGGTGTCAACGAATATTCACGGAGGCTAAAAGAAAGAGGGATAAATCATGCTACATTTACTGGTGCCTTATCCGCCGAACAGAAGGATGCCCTAGTCAAAGACTATAATGCAGGTAAAAATCCCGTTCTAGTTGTTTCTAAAAGCGGGGCGGAGGGTCTTGATCTAAAGGGAACGAGACTCACCCAGGTGCTTGATCCATTCTTCAATGGATCGCTTACGGAACAGGTTGTAGGTCGAGGAGCTCGCTATGAGTCTCACAGCCATCTTCCGAAAGAAGATCGAAATATGCATATTGAATATTATCGTACCGTACACCCCAAACATCTTCTAGGCCGAACCCCGACCTCTATCGATCAGTACCTTGCGGATAATTCCGATGACAAAGCGCAAATTTTCGATAAGGTCAAAAAACTAATGGACAATTAGTTAAATTTAGAATAGAATTAATTATGGAAGATTTAGTAGCTAAGGCAGAAAAAGCTAAAAGAACAAGGCGAGCTAATCAAGCATTTAATGAATCTAGAAGAAGTGAATTGGAGTCACCGGAATTCCAGTCCCGAATAAAAAGATGCACCGGATGTAAAATCTTAAAGACTTATGCTAATTTTAGATTTGAATTTATAAAAATCGATGGGCATGAATCTCGCTGTAAACAGTGTTGTTCCACAAAAGAAGCTGAGTTTAGAAAAGTAAATCTAGGGGCTCAAAAGAAGAATAATGAACGCTGCAAAAAACACCGTGAACAAAACCCAGAATATTATAAAGAAAATTCTAGAAATTATAGATTAGCTAATCCTGAGAAAACAAAATCTTATAAGAAAAATTGGGTAGATATTAATCGAGGAAAAGTATATGCAGATAACGCTGCAAGACTAGACTATATTGATGCGGTAACCCCCTCATGGGCTGATCAAGTAGCGATAGAAGCTGTCTACATATATGCTCAACTATGGAGCATTTTGACTAAAGTCAAACAAAGTGTTGATCATGAAATCCCCCTTAGAGGAAAAGAAGTTTGTGGTCTTCATGTCCAAAATAACTTAAGAATTATGCCGTTAATTCCCAACATCTCCAAAAACAACAAGTTCGATCCCGACACCTTCATCGGCCCTTGATCTAAATTACATAATAATGCATTTCCTGGTATAAGACATTACAACCAAGTACATCATAGAGTAACCGGGGATGATCATGATTACTACTCAAACACTGAGAGACTTCGAGCGTCTTTGGGCTCGGCGTGGAACGTTCCATGTAGACCTGTCGTATGGACAAGCTTTGGCCCAGTACACCCTGTGTACCAAAGACGATCCCGATTACTTGTTTTTAGTAACTGCTAAGTACCAGCCTGTCTCGGTCTGGATTCAGGAAAAGATCGATGCCAATACGAAAAACCAAGCGCAAGCCTCTGATCATTCCGGCAACCAGGCCGCACACAAGAACACCCATTAAGCCCGTCAGTCGTCATAAAGACGACAAGAACGATTACGTCCGGGCTCCTAAGCATCGGAAGAAACCTGAACCAGACTGCTCTCGCAGTCTTTTGTTTTAGTAGGAGAGAGAAGTGTATATTGCCGTAGAGGGTCAAGACCCGTTAGACCAGAACATTCAAACTGTTGTGCTCATAACGTTGGACGAAGCTGCTGACTTGTATGAAGAGTTGGGTAAGATCTTCGGACCCAGAGAAACTGTCATTGCTCCGAAAGACGTGGCCACTCCGATGCCCCCGTTCCCAAAGATCGACGTGCCGCCGTTGAAGAATGAACCAGTGCCGGGAACGGAAAAACAGAAGACATTGGCGGACTTCATCAAGGAGATGGAGGAGCGAAAGAAAAGCGAACCTTACAAACCGTTCGAAAATCCCCGTTGGCCGACGTGGGATCCGAAGTCACCGCTGAATCCGACGTGCTTCACGAGGTGGCCCACTCTCCCGGGCGGATCTTATGACCCCAAGTTCACCGCAGCTGCCGTAGTTGACTGGACCAAAGTCAATCAGAACAACTTCCCCGCCTCCTCCGATCACTACCTCACCCCTCTGTAAGAAAGGCCATCAATGAGCTCGCACCATCACCCTGGCGTCGTCCACCAATCCAAAGACCTCTTCATCCCCGGCTCGCCGAACACGTCGGTTGAACACAAGAAGCTGCCAGTCGGCACGTACCTCGTTGGTATCAGCCCACAAGGCTACTACTGCGAGCGCGTCGACAACATGACGTTGCCGAAGAAGCTGTATGGCTCGATCATCCCGGCTGCAGCTCGAATCGTCAATACATTCAAGACTCGCAAGGGCAACACCGGTACCCTCCTGTCGGGCTTGAAGGGCTCTGGCAAGACGTTGCTGGTTAAGGCAGTTTCCCTCCTTCTGCTGGATGAAGGCATCCCGACGATTATCATCAATCAGCCCTTCAGCGGCGATGCTTTCTCCCAATTCCTTGCGGCGCTGAACACTCCGTTCGTGGCTCTGCTGGACGAGTTCGAGAAGGTCTACGACGCCGATGATCAAGAAAAGCTCCTGACCCTTCTGGATGGCGTTCATCAAGGTAAGGGCCTGTTCATGCTGACTTGTAACAAGCAACACAAGGTCGACGAGAACTTCATCAATCGGCCGTCGCGGATCTTCTACAACCGCCATTACAAGGGTATGGAGATCGATGCGATTCGTGAACTGGCGCTCGACACGCTCAACGACAAGAAGCGCGTGGATGAAATCGCCAAGCTCTCCTCCCTATTCAATGACGAGATGAACTTCGACATGGTTCAGTCGGCCATCGAAGAAGTCAATCGTTATCCCGAGCAGAAGATGTCCGAGCTGATGGAGATGATGAATCTTCGTCCGGCTGGAATCGATCAGCGCTATCGATATACGGCTATCTTGCAAGTAGCGGGCAAGACGTACTCGGACGAAGGCGTGTTCCCTCGGGAGGCGGCGATCTCTATCTTCTCCTTCGCCAATTTCCGTTTCCTCGTCCGTGACGGTTTCTCCGACGAAGAGCGTGAAGCGGGTGCTGGTACGGATATCAAGGCAAAGGCTTCGATCCAAGCTGTTCCCGCCCAGGAAGTCGCAATCGGCGGTATGCAGATGGATACAGAGCAGATTTCCAAGGCTATTAAGAGGGCCAAGAAAGCCCTTAAGAAAGCCTCGGAACTGGATCCTGATGATGACGAAGTCAAGTACGATCAGAATCGGGCCAAGCTCGGTGACGATTACGATGACGTCTGGGAAACCTGGGGGCACGACTTCCGCCACTACGGCAAGAAGCGCAACGTCAAGGAATTCACTTTTTCACATCGTCAGATGAAGGGAAGCGATCCCAAGAAGGGTACGTACACGTTCGTCTCCGACGGCGGCGCAGTACTGATTCTGACCCGAGTCGTAGAAGCTGGGATGAGAACCTCGGACTACTACGATCTCCTGTGATGTAAGCTGGCCAGTGTCAGGACGGGCTACTCGAAAGGGTGGCCCGTTTCACATTTCTTTGCTACTAGAAAACTACAACTCTCGGCACAGCCGAGCTCAATGCCATGGCTATTTCCTCTCACCCCTATTTCTGGACCCAAGAGCAGATTGACTTGCTCGAACAGTGCTACACTTCAGGCGGTGGCCTATACGAAGCACAGCAAGTGATTCCAGAAAAACAACGTACTACTATTGCGGCTCAAGCTAGCCGACGTGGTCTAACGAAGCCTCGGCCTCGACTGAATCACGGACAAGACGATCATAACGAAGCGGACTATTAAGGTCTGTGTGAAGGAAAGGGAAACCCTTTCTTTTAGCTCTACTGTTCAATAACGAAAGGTATTTATGGTACAAGAAGATAAGGACAACTGTGTTGCTCCGACGCCCGTAAACCCTTACCAGGAAAATACCATGAACGCAAAAGCTGTTGCTGTCCCCGCCAAGTCGAAGAAGGCTCACACTCGTTCGACCCTGCGTCTCAGCGACGAAGAATACAACCAAATCGCAATCGGCCTTCGCAAGTCGAAGTTGAGTGTGAGTCCGATCAACGTGGTCGTAATTGGTGCTCCCATCCTCAACCGCAAGTTCCCGATCTCGGAAGTCACCGATAAGCGCATCTCCAAGCTCAACGAGATCATCCGTGACATGGATGCTGCCCATGAATCCCATGCCAAGGCTCAACTCACCGGCACCATCCCGGGTGTCAAGAAGGGTGAGACCGCCGATCTGCTGATCAAGTCCATCGTGACGGCTGCCGTCGAAGCGGCAACGGTCAAGAACTTGGAAGGCACGCGCAAGCTGCTGCTGGCTCAAGAGGCACGATTCCAGAAGCAGATGAGCCAAGTCACGGATATCTTGGTCAAGATGTGCAGTGACTGGGGGATCGCTGTCCCCGAACTCGAAGCCCCGATGGCCATGCCGATGATCGAGGCCACAGGCCAAGTCGTCCGAGTGCCGCGTATCCTCGTCTACGGCATGCAGGCTAACCAGAAGCAACCGCTGTACGACCATGTCCGTGAGTGGGGGCTGCAAGGTTTCGCTGACATCGACATCGCCTACAGCACGGATGCCGTCTCTACGGTCAAGCGGGGCTACGACGCGGTGATCGTCAACCGCCACTGGGTCAACGTGGACACCGCCCGAGAACTTCGCAGTCACGGCCTCAAGTACAGCGAAGTTGCCGGCTCGGCCTCGGCAGTGGAACGTCAACTGAAACTCGAACTCTTGGACTTGGCGATCTCTGCCAAACAAAGGGAAGGTCGGGCATGAGCACGGCCGAGGTGATACCAATCGCCTCGGCCAATGCGAATCCTTCTCTTTGCACGCCGTGCGGGGGGAAGTGTTGTTCGCATATGCCCGGAACGATGTTTCCTCTCGAACTGTCGAAAACTCTTGACCGCGAAGAGATCTTCATCAAGGTTCATGACCTTCTTTTGACGGGGAGATGGGCCATTGATTGGTGGGAGGGTGACCCGGAAATAGAGAGTCATTGGGATGGTGTCCCTGCCTATTATCTCCGTCCGGCAACGAAGCGGATGCAGGGCTACTGGGCTGATGCAAGCTACGGCGGAGACTGTACCTTCCATGCTGCAACTGGCTGTGAATTGTCCGAAGTAGAACGGCCGACGGACTGCAAGACACTGATTCCACATGAGACAAATTGCCATCAACCGGAGAGCTGGAGCAAATTCTCTGGTATAATGGCATGGTACCCATTTCGCTCGGTCCTCCGAGCCATGCTTCAATACGAACCTTAGGGATATAACATGAAAAAGCTCTTCGTTCTTCTGTTGCTCGCCTTCGCTTCGGCATTGGCAAGTGCAGCCGAACCCATCTGTAACTGGGATCGTCCCGGTTTCAACAAGTACCAAGGTAAGCCGGTCGACGCTTTGCGGGACTATACTTTGAACTACCAAGTTCGAGCAGTCCTTCAGGTCAAGATACGAAATCAGATGTATGATGACGTTGTCGAGATCCGTCGTGATGGAATCAAAGGCTCAACTGGCACTTTCAGCAATTTAAGAGGAATGCATTATGGTCAAGGATCGTATTGTCCCGGCAGTGTCGACACGGGAAACTGGACTGAGACACAAGTGGAGCGTGCCTTGGTCTACTGTGTCGCTGAGGTTTGTGTTGCTGTGCCCACGATATGCAACAACGTCTCTCTCATTGACCGAGACACGCCGATCGGTATCTCACCTTCGGCAGGGAGTTCCCCAACGGGTGGAGCTCCGCAGTCTAGCATCAATCCGAGCCCGGAACAACCTGGATCTGAACTTGGAGCGGCCGTATCTCAAGAAGTTTCGAGATCGGATTCGCTCGTGGAACAGCCCGCTGAAGAAGGACCGGGATCCGAACTATCTCCAGACGTGGTTCCCGGCGGATTCGGAGGCTCGGGAGGTGGCTACGCAGGCGGAGGTGACTTCGGAGGTGGCGGCGTCGTGCTACCAGGACGTTCAACGTCTCCCCCCATCTGTCCCGGACTTAATTGCGGATTGAATCCTCCAGTGATCACGCCAATCCCAGCTGTCCCAGAAATTCCCGAATGGATTTTGATCGTTGCGGGACTGATTTGCTTTGCATGGCGGATGAGTACGAGGCAAAAGTGAGCAAACGGGGCCCTAAACCCCGTTTCTTTTTGAATACAAAGGAGTCAACATGCGAAGTGATGTGAATAAGGTTTTGACGGAGTGCTACAAGGAAGGCACTGGCCGACATTACCAATTCCCCCGTCAAACAATGGACAAGCTCTTCGATGAGACAGGCGGTAAGATTGGTATGCGTCAGGTGCATGTCAAAACCCCAAAGCATGGGACTAAATCCTTTGGAGAGAACCTTGCTTATCTTCCTAGGTTTTTGGCTGCCAACGTCGGCCGTAAGTGGGATGATATCTACTCCGAGATCGCTGCGACTTTCGATAAGCGCAGCACGGTCAACGCTCACATCTTCCAGCATCTGTTCGACTACTTCGTGCCGGCCCACGAGGTGATCTTCATTAGAAACCGGCCACACGCAATACACATCTATTCGCGTCAGGCCTATCCAATCTATTCCGGGGGATATCGAGGTCTTTACGTAGATCCTCGCAGCGGCATCCTGAAAGAGGGGATGAAGGAGTCGAATAAATCTAAACAAACCAAGGCCCAAGTAGCGGCCAAGAGTCTTCTGGAATTCAAGCGCATCTTATCTCCTCTTGTTGAGCTACACAAATTGGATGATGGGATGTGGTACGTTTTCGAACTGAAGAAGATCCCGTCCGAACGCATCGTCGAGTATGTCTACGCCCCGCCTTTCCCTAAAGATTTCGACAGTCAACAGGAATGGTATAAGGGAAAGAAGGAGTTCGATCTGTCGTCGAAAGAGGTCAAGACTGCTCTAGGTCGGCGTGTGGAAAAGGCGGTGGAGTTCAAGACGTTCAACAACAAGATCGAATCGAATCGTCAGTCTCAGCTTGTCAATCGCCCATACAATCGAGACACCCGTAGTTATGGTGTCGCCACCCATTACTACGCCTCCATGCGCAGCGCTTCCAAGAAGGAATTGCGGACAGTGGGGCTTTAAGGATTTCAATGAAAAAGATCATGTCACTGTTTCAGCGCAACTACGAAGGCAACCGCAAAGTTCGTGACCAAGTCACTCCTGGCGCCGAATGGGTTACCGCCGGAGAGGGAGTCGCCACCCGAAAGTGGGATGGCTTGGCCATCCTCATCAAGGATGGGGCCATTTTCAAGCGATACGATGCCAAGACGGGTCGTACCCCTCCGGCTGGATTCGTGCCTGCTCAGAACCTGCCGGACCCGGTCAGCGGGCATTGGCCTGGCTGGGTTCCTACGGATGGGCCGGACTCGAAGTTGATCCGAGAAACTGTTGCTGCGCATCCCGGAGAAGTCACGGATGGAACCTACGAAGTTTGCGGGCCGAAGATTGGCACTCGTCACGGCCCCAATCCAGAAGGCTTGTCGCAGCATATCATCGTGCCACACGGTAAAGACCTTCTCGAAGACTGTCCTCGGACCTACCCGGAGCTGATGGCCTATCTGAAGGACCTGGGCATCGAAGGAATCGTCTGGCACCATGAAGACGGTCGTCGGGTGAAGATCAAGAAGGTAGACTTTCCATACCAGGAGAAAGCATGACACACATTCGAACAATCGGCGAGAAGCTGGCCAAGAAGGGTTTCAAGTTGATCCTCCTCCAGCAAGGTCCAAATACTCAGCTTGATCTTGGCTATGACAAAACGCTAGCCACCGGAGAACTACTTCAACTAGAGCTTAAGCAGGCTTCAACGTTCTATCATTCGACGGTCACTTGTACGGCCGAGATGTCAAAGTGGTTTGGCCGCGAAAAGAGGAGTGTCAGGATCGAACTCATTGGAGCTGACGTAGAGGAGAGAACCGTGCTGATGTTAGAAGACCGTCTTCGTCCCCTATGGGTTGTTATTGCTGCCGAAGCTTGATTGGCGTATTGACCGTCACAGTTCCAGCTTCCAGAGCTTTCAGCACGTCAGCTTCAGAGTCAAACTCTTGCACTTCCTGTTTCATATCAGGGTCCGTTAGGTTCATGGAGCCAATAATGGCTTCATGTCCTGGCGCAACCAAAGAAGCTCCTAAGCCCTTACGGTAGTCGAACGCATGTTGTTCGGGAAGGAGTTTCTTTTTAGCTTCTTCAATCGCTTCTGGGGTAATAGGGGTATGAATGGTCATAGCATCACCGTCGAAGTCACCTGCATAGAGTGGCAAGTGTAGGGGGTTAACGCCAAGCGTCTTACCTTGAATCGGTACTGGAAAATGCGCGGTGATATTTGATTGCATCAGCGTTGGGGCACGATTGGCAATGATCGGAATAGTCTTGATCAACTTGTTAAAACTAGTCTGGGCAGCGGGAGTCCGAGCTTCTACTGCTTTCTTTGCATCTGGATAGGAATAGCCATTACGAGCTAAATCACGAATGATGTGGAACTTGTACATGGTCCAAATCATGTCGATGGGTACGGCCATTTCATTGAAGCCGAGATTAGGCTCAGCGTAGATCGTGGCACGAGCCGAGAAGTCTTGTTTCTTCTTCAAAATCTTGGCTTGAAAGAACCCACCTTTAGGACCCTTCTCTCCGGCAATCTGCTGTAGAAAACCCTTCAACTGAGCTCCCCGAGCTGTACCCTTCAAAGCTGTACCAAGACCGAAGATGGCCTTGACGCCGTTATATGCACCAGCACGCTCATCTTTGACGTCATCATTTTCAGCTCCTTCTTCGAGAAGACCCTGAAGCCCCTGATTAACCAGGATGTGATTCTGATATAGGACGTTGACGTCAGGGTATTCAATGCGATTGCCAGCCTGAGTGATAGGCGGCCGAGCCATCGGAGGAATCACTGGAATATTGTGTAGTATGAAGGAGTCAGCAGGAGTCTCCCCGTTCTTCTTCAGTCCAGCCAAGTACTTAATCTGCTTGACCATCGTATCCCGCTTGGAGATAGACTTCGTAGCCAAGATATCTTTCTTCAAGTGCATTAGTTGCTGATCAATGTCAACAGCATCTAAAAGTTCTTGGAAGGCATGGCCTGAGGTCTTCAGTTCTGTGGTCACTTAATTATCCTTGTCAAACACGTCGTCTTCGATTTCTTCATCTTCTGGTTCATCCGCAATATCGGGACGATTCTTGAATTCATTTACTTTGAAACTACGAATCTTGGTCCCGGTCGTGATGTCATGAAGATGGAATGTGTCACCTTCTTTTTTAACTCCGACAGAGCCAGTTGCAATACCCTCGTACTCTTTAGTTGAAAGACCAAGTACAGACTTTATTGGCTTCTCGAAAACTGGATTAGCGACGGGCTCAGCTAAGTGGTAATGGGTCCAGTTAGTTCCACGTAGACCACCAGTTGTAATGGTATCAAATAAGCCACCTTTATCCGGCTCCAAGTTACGGGCATTGATCATCTCGCCGTTGCGAATTCTACCATGAGATTGACTAAGAATATCTGAATCAGTCATAGGAGAAGCTGTGAGTTTCCCATCACGCAAAGTCGTCTTGATGCCAGACGCGGTCAAGTAATCGATGAACTTATTCGTAGCAAAGGTTGTCTTGGGCTTGGGTAAAGGTTCACCGCGTTGGAACTTCGCCCAGAAGTCTTCATTGGACTCCGACTTAGTCGTGGCAATTTCTTTTAAGTTCTTACGGGCATTAGAGCCAAGCAAACCTAAGAATTCCATGTAACCGATACTCTTTGAGCCTTCTTCACCACCCTTAGTCGGCTGATTGACATTGTCATATCCACCAGTATTACGGGCAGACCAGTTCTGGTCGGAGGTCTTGTAGAGCTTGATGAAGTATTGCGGTCCCGCCAGGACTTGACCCAGTGTCTTCTTGGTCGTCGGATCTACGAGCTCATCTGTATCTGAAATCCCATGCTTAGCCAATTCTGCCTTCAATTCAACAACGTTCGAGCCCTTGTCGAAGTTATGAACTAAGTACGGCGAACCTTTAACCTGAGCAATCTTGGCCGCAGCAGTTTCCATCAGTTGCCCGAGATTCACTCGAGATGTGACAGAGGCGGGATTAAGCAGAATATCTACAGGTTTGCCAGTCTCTTTCTTATAGGGCATGGATGTATCCGGAAGAATCAAAGACACGATCCCCTTGTTGCCATGCAGACCAGTCAGCTTATCTCCGACTTCAAGTGGCTTGACTGAGCGTAGAATGAAACGAACTTGGCGAGTAGCAGTGTGCGCGTCAACGACCTTGCCATCTTCATCGTGTTGCCACAGACCAACGACCTTCTTCCAGGGACGAATCAGAGTTTTGTGCATACGACCAAGAGCCTTATCTTCTGCAGTTGGCTCTTTCTTCTCGAGCACAGCGTAGCAGGGATCTCCGTGATGCAGGACTGAGCCTACCTTGGCATAGCCATTGTCGTCCAATTTATCTAGTTGTTCTTTGGTGAATTCACCTGGGAACCAACGGGCAAATAGTGCTTTCTTGGCCGTCGTGATATCCGTCACGTCGTAGTCAATCTTATATGCGTGATGTGAGGATAGGGATTCTGCACAAGATTGGGATAGGACTAATCCGTCCTCGTGGTTATATCCCTTCCACGGGATGTAAGCCACTTCCAGGTTTTTGCCCAAAGCCAAGACTCCGTCCTTTGTGTAATTGGACTCGAACAACTGGTGTCCCGGGGTAACATGGTCGCCGACCTTAACCAATGGGGTCTCATCGTCATGGAATCCTTTCATGTTAAAGGGTAGATTTTTCACAGCTTTGACTAGCACAGCTTTGCCTCCGCCCGTGGGTTGAATGGTCACGCCATTACGGTCAGCCTTAATAACTTCCCCGTCTATCGGGGCAACTGTTCCTGTAACGCCGGCAAGTTGCTTGACGAAGGGGATACCTTGAGCATTCGTAGTCTGAACGAGAGGGACTTCTCGGTTCACCAAAGACAGGGCCTGGGGGATGGCCTTGCCAGCCATAGTCAAACGGCCTGGATGGTTCGAGTTTAAGAAGGGCACGAGATTAGTCGTGACCGTATACATGTCAGTCGAATCATAGAGCCAGTAGTCAACCTTGTCCCGAGCGATCTGACCGAGTTCCCCTTTGATCTGAGCCTGAACGGGATCTTCCCCGTCTTGGTTCGGAAAACCGACGATCTTGGTCATCATCTCGTGGACGGAGATGTTTCTGACTTTGCCAGCCTTATCCTTTACTCTGGCGTAGAGATTTCCCTCAGCGTCTCGACTAGCTGATACAGTAAAGCGCTGGTCGATACCAGCATGCCCAGATTCAGGTGTCCGACTAGGATCGATAATGCCAAGATGGCTAGGATCGATGTCTCGAGCTCCCATGGGTACGCCGCGATCTGACGCGATACCGCCTTCGCCTTGTCCAAGCACAGTAACTTTAGCAACATTTTCGATAGACTCCAGAGGATTGGTTTCAGACGGGGTTGTGACCAAGTTCGAGGCCACGATGTAATTAGAATAGAACTTAGAGAAAGGCTTGGTCGACAGATTACCCTTGAGCTTGGGATCTGTCTGCGGAATCCGGTCAAGCTCCCGACCCAAACGGTTCTTAATCAGCTTGACAACTTGGTGCTCCTTGGCAAAACGGGTCGTCAAGAAGTCAGGTAGATTCTGGACTCGCTTGAACTGCAGGCTATCTCGGTTATCTTCCTGACGTTCATGCCGACGGGTCTGAATCAGATTGCGCATGGCAAGCAGGATCGCGTCCTTCGTCACGGTAGCGATAGGCTGACCGAGAGTAGACGCAGTTGTGCGAGTATTCAGCTTCGAGCTCTCAAGGCGTTCCTTTAGCTGATGCGCCATAACTTCCGGTGAAGCTCCGACGACCCGCTCACGGGAATCAACAAGCTTCAAGTACATATCCTTGAGGTACTTGTCTTCTTTCCCAGTAACAGCTTTTTGATTGGCTTCCCAAACATCTGCTGGGATATAAGAAGAGATCTCTTTACCACTTACTCCGAAAACCTTTGTCAGCAAAGCACCAATAGGAATTTGAGACGTGCTGTTACCCGGAATCAAGTAGAACATGTACGTTTCGGGATCGAGCGTCAAGTGTAAAGATGCACCGGAGCCAGTATTGAAGTGGGTCTCGAGTTCGCCTGTCTCCTTGGTACGGGTATATACGCCGGGGAGCAATTGGAGTTGATTGGCTGCAGCGTAGTTGTTTCCCTTATACAGCAGGGTATGCTTTCCGGTAATGTGAAAAGAATCCATCAAAGAGAAGCCTGGTTGTTCATCTACAACTTGGCCCGTAGTCTTATCGATCAGCTTCAAGTCAGCCTTGATCGGATAAGTCAAACTACGACTTTCCAGGATGGCCTTCTTTTCATCTTCGTGGGTGTAGTCCTTGCGCTCAGCACGGAAGTTCTCAGCGGTCAGAATGTAGTTGCGGCCTTCGACTGGAAACTGGGTGGCTAGACCAGAGATCAACGCGGCATCAACCTTGTTATTCATGTCTGCAGGGGACGAGAAGATACGGGTCAACTTAGGACGGGTTACTGCATCGCCTACTGCAGGAATAGCAGCCTGAGAAACGGCTACGGTTTCATCAGCTCGCTTAGTAAACTTCATTCTGCATCCTCGATGAACTTGATAAGATAATACATAGTTTCCAAGAAGACATAGTTCTTTTCCTCGATCAGGTATACGCCTTCTCCACGCCAAGCCTTGGTTTGAATACGTTCCAGCTCGGACATGTCCACTGGATCGTTCATGTTGAACTTTTGGAAGCGTACCCGCTGCTTAGCCGGATCGATGATCGTAGCCTTCGGGCGGGTCATGCCTGGAAGTGGATTATCTTTGGTGATAGTAGACGTAGATGCAGCTCGAAGAGACGAGCCGTCTAAATTTCCAATTGGAGTAGTTGCCATTTGTTTAGTTTATCTTTTTACTTCTTAGGTTCAGACTTAGATCCGGCATCAGACTTGGCTGGTTTAGCTGGTTGTTTACTGGAACTTCCACCGGAAGCAACCATTGGACCCTTTTCTTTCTTCTCAGGCTTCTTATCGGACGAAGCAGGAGCAGCGTTGGGATCCTCTTCCTCCTGGGGGATCGGATTTCCTTCTTGGTCAGTTTGGCCGGTGGCAACCATTTGCTCTTCCATAAGATGGGAGATCAATGCGTATTGACCGTAGTCTACGCGTTTGATCTGGGCCATGTGAGCCTGCTGTTCATCGGGGGCCATCGTTAGCAATTCTTGAACAGCAACGTTAGCTTTTTGTAAAGCTTGGAGATAATCGTCCGTCTTCTCTGATTCTTTAGCGATTGCTACGCCTTCAAGATACGTGGCCCGTTCAATTTCAAACTTGGTACGTACAGCATTACGGGCATTGGACTTGGCCTCTTCCAACATACGGGATTGCTCTTCGTCATAGGAACGACCAAGAGATTCAAACAACGTGGTCATAGAGACTTTGCCTTCAGGAGCCAGAGTCAGGAGGAGTTGCTTAAGGTTGTCATCATCCGTCAACTGGAAGGGAACAAGTCCAATATGGCATTCCGGGACTTGAAGATATACGCCAATCTTACGGGAAGCCCAAACCAAGAGTTCCAAGATCTGACCGACATACGAATCGAGCGTATTCTTCAACATGCGAAGACCAACCGTAGAACTAGTCCAGTTAGTCGTACCAGTCAACAACTCCCGGGAAACACCCATACTAAGCAGAAGCGAATCTTCAGCTTGTTCGATTTCTGCTGCAACAAGGAGGGTCTTGCCTTCACCGGAAATAGCTTGATATCCAATGGGGACGGGAGCAATCAGAACTGAGTTGTTATCCCGCTTATGCTCCACCATTGCCTGTTCCATCTTCGAGGCGAAGTTGCGTAGAGACATGGTTACTACCGGATCTCCGTTACCAGTCTGAGCCGTAGGATACAGGACACGAAGCGGGGTCATAAAGTCTGTCGCAATGCTTTCATTGGCACGACGGAGAGTTGCCTGATAAAACACAAGATTAAAGTGAGAGACTAACGGGGGGACCGAGAATCCATTGGCAGAACCACTGGTGTCCAGATTTTTCAGATGGTAAATCGTTCCCGGAGCAAACTCAAAGTCTTTATTTTGTTTAACAGCTTCAATCAATCCCCATTCAAGAGTGCTGATGAAGAGCATGTTTCCATCTCGGATCTGCTTCTTAATATCCCCAGGTACGGTGTAGTAATACTTAGATTTGCCAGAGATGGGATTATGGTTGATGCCGATATGAAGAGGATCCCAGACGATCATTTCCATATCTTCTGTATTCATCGACTTGGTGTCGACGTGACGAAACTTGGTTTTATTGCTGCACTTGAGGCAGACACCTTCGAACTCGAAAGCTTTGAAACGAATGAATTCGGCATTGGCAGAGTTAAACCCCTCGTTACACTGATTGCAATACAGCATCCGAACGAAGGGGAGGTAAAGCGATACGAAGACATTCCCGAGGGTGTGATAGTCAAAGCCGATCTTGTGAAGTTTGTACTTCAATCCAATGTTCTTAGAGATCTCTTGGTACTTATCTTGGACCGATTCATCATCGGAACTGTACGTAAACGATGTAATCGGAAAGGTTGCCAACTTTCTCAAAACCTCGGACGTAACCGGGCTTTGAGCAGTAATGTACTTCGACCAACGAATAACATCCTTGAGATTTCGAGGGAGATACTGATTGGCGATTGTGTACTGAGGATTACGACCTTGAGCATAATTTCCAGTACCCTGCCCTCCGATGGCAGCATTGGAGTAGCCTGGGATTAGCGGGGGTTGATACGGATCTTGGTATGCCATGTGGTTAAAAGTTGAAGAAGCGAAAGCTCAATTCACTTGACTCGAGTGTACCCCGATTTTAAGGCTGGGTCAAGGTTTTTCTAAGGCTAAATACCAGAGATCGATTTATAGGTGATTTAAGACGTTTTTAAATCTTGTGGCTAGGTGGGTATCAACTTGGCTCACAAATCGATTCTAGCCCTATTTAAATCGATCGGAGGGGTATCAAAGAGGCGCCATGACTCTGTCGATTCCAGATCAATTCGGATACCGAGTTAGACTAGGGGTTAACCCTAATCTCGTGCCTCATTTTTAGGCAGTTCCGATGTTTTTGACTGAGTTCCGAAAAAAGGTTGGAACTTTCTGAAATTATTTTTTAGAAAGTAGAACCGAAATATTGTTATAAATCAACGACTTAGGTGCTAAGTTCCGAAAATCTGACGTTTTTCCGGAAATATATAAGAGACTATTTTTTCGCCACAGAACAGGAGGCTTGGGTAGGCCCCCTAATAATAATAATGTCTTCTCTAAACAGTATATATATATATAGGGTTTCAGTCCCAAAACATCGGAACTGTGGTAGCTAAGCAACAAAATCTGTCCCGCTGACTTTTGTCCCAACCCTTTTCCGTTTTTTATTTTTCTTTGGCGAAAAAATAGTCTCTTATATATTTCCGGAAAAACGTCAGATTTTCGGAACTTAGCACCTAAGTCGTTGATTTATAACAATATTTCGGTTCTACTTTCTAAAAAATAATTTCAGAAAGTTCCAACCTTTTTTCGGAACTCACCTAAAAAGATCGGAACTTGGGTCCAAAAAGTAGAAAACCACCCGAAGGTGGTCTTAGATTGGTATTATGTATCAGGGTTAACCCTATGTCTTATCGATAGGCCTTTAGGATGGCCTTGACGATCGGGCTTCGCAAGCAATCGTCCTCATCGAACTCGATCACGGCAACACCCTCGACATACTCAATTCGATCAATTGCATCCTCGAGACCGCATTCCCCTCTTAGATCGCACTGCTCGACGTCCCCATTGATAATCATCGTACAGTTCTCTCCGATTCGAGTCAGAAGCATCTTCATCTCAGCTGGCGTGATATTTTGAGCCTCATCTACGATCACAACGCAATTCTTAAAAGTTGAGCCTCTCATATAGCCGAGGGGTTGAGGAGAGATGCGTTCATTCTTCAAAGCCATCTCATAAGCACCCTTACCCATGCGATCAATCAGATATTCCCGTACTGGCATAAGGTAAGGAGCATACTTCTCCTCGAGAGTGCCGGGTAGCAGTCCAAGAGTTGCCCCGGATTCAATGGCAGGCCGAACAAGGATAATATCTCGACCACGTTCTAATAATTCTCCCGCAGCGAAATCAGCAGCAAGTAGGGTTTTACCAGTACCAGCGGGACCCGCGCCGATAGTAATATTCGAAGTACGCATTGCATTTGCGTATTCAATTTGATGTTTATTCTTAGGAGTAACTGGGGGCTTTACAGCTTTCTTTGGTTCGTAAAATGTTTGAGCATTGACAGCCTCGTCAAGAATTTCGTATTCACGATTACGACGACTAGGCTTGTGGGTACGCTTGGCAGACAAGAGAGTTTCCTTTAGGTTGTTAGGAATTACAAAGAGAAAAGCCCACCTGCTAAGCGAAGCATGGTGGGCTCATGGGATGAATCGGGGACTCGTTCATTTCTCAACCTCATCTTAACCCCTAGCTTTCAACAACGCAACTGTAAAATGGTATAAGGTATTGAGAGAGGAAGATAACGATTTCCCCATAATCCACACAACTTATCTGAGGGTAAACTAAATGTCGACTCATGAAGAAAGATGGGGTATTTTCGTAGACTTTGCTGCAATAGTTCATGACCTCCTGACGGAAGCTCAAGCTGAAATGGCAGAGGCAACTCTACTCGACCCCGTTACCCCTGCACATCTAGAGCAGCTTGAAACCCTTTGGCACAAGCTCACCATTGCTCTGAGTGCGTTTACTAGATCGAGCATTCTGATACTTCATTCAGTTCAGCTAAAGCCAGAAGAAGAATTGATGGCTAACCGGCTAGTAGAGAAGATAAACGAAGCCGCCGGCGCAGCAGACGAACATCTTCGCTTGTTTTTCCAAAAAACCGGGTTAGCTGCGTCCATGCCAAGTCGAGAAGAATCTGGAGAGGGGTTACACCCCCACACGTCTCCTGGGAAGTTTCAATAATCGTAATTAGAATTGGTATAAGAATATACAGCGGAAAACTACCGTACTCTGCTGCCTCACCCAACCTTACCAGGAGATTTACATGAACCAAGAAAACATCATCGACGGTCAGCCCGTCTCGAAGCTGAAGAAGCTGTGGGCCAACCCGAACGTCAAGTTGGCGGCCTCGGTCGGCATCACGCTGTTGGAAGTCGTCGGCGCCGCCATCATCGGCTACAAGCTCGGACAGAGCAAGGGCAAGAAGCAAGGTGAAGTCGTCGGCTATGCCAGCGCCCTGGGCGATATCGGCGTGACTCCGGCCGAAGTTCCGACGTTGGCCTCGGCCTGGCAAGAAAGCCGCGCTGCGGCCAACGAAGCCCTGGCGGAAGCGCAAGTCGCTGCCTGACCGTCCGACCGCAAGGTCAAACCAACTTGAGCCTAACCGCTTGAGTTGGTCCTCGTTCTTTCGAAGTATCCGAAGACTTTACCCTAACCCTCCATAGGAGAATTACCGTGAATCTGCAACAAGCGCAAGCCCGTACTCTCGAACTGCGTGCCAAGCTCCACAACGGCGAAACCCTGAACGCCGACGAGCAGACTGAACTGGCGACTGCCAACGGCATCATCGCTGGCGCGGCCGAACAGATGAGCCAAACCCGGCCCACCATGGAACAGGCCAAGAAGTACCTCGAAGGCAAGGGCGTCCTCTCGAGCTCGTCGATCTTCTCCAACCCGACCGTCGTCCTCGCCGGCAAGGTCATCGGCGTGCTGGCCATCGCGGGCCTTTCGGCCTTCGGCGGCATGAAGTACGAGCAGCGTCGTCAAAGTCGCGGCCGCAGCTCGAGCCGTTCGACCGACATGCTGAGCATCGAGCACAGCAACAGCCCGCAGTCGCATCCCGCGACGAGTTCGGACGATGGCCGTCTGGCTGCCAACCGCGCGGACAATGTCGTCGCCCATCCGACGGCCTCCCGCCGTGCCGCAGCTTCGGCCTGAGTAGGAGCCGGCGATGTGGCCACCCTACTATGATGAGTGGTGGGTGACCCATTACTCGTTCTACCGAGAAGTCGCGCACTGCTGGGAAGCACTGCGCTCTTCATTGTCCAACCGCGTCCTGAGGAGAATATTCCATGAGCAAGTTCGCAGATTGGTACAACGGGCTCAGTCCCACGCAGCACCTCATGCTGCAGGTGGTTGCAACCTTGACCATCGCCACCCTTTCCGCTTTCGCGCATCAGCGAATCGGATACAGGCGCGGCTACAAGCAAGGTGCGATTGACGCACAAAATCCTGTGAGTCAAGCACAGTTGGAAGCCGAGAACGCCCGGGGACACCGTAAGGGATACCTGGCCGGAGTCTGGGCAAACGAAGACGCCATCATGGCCAAGCAGATGTACACCCAGGGAATCCTGGATGGCTCTCAAGCCTGGATGGACGCAGGGTTGCGTACGCAAGACATCATCCGTCAAGCGTCACAGACCAGCGCAAGCCTGAGCGGGGCTTAAACCCGTTCCACCCCCCAGTACCCGACGGGGTACCAGGGCCGCCAATTTAAGTTGGCTTTTTCCCGGCCGAGGAGAAGTGTGTAATGACAATAAGGTCGCCCAAAGACTGGAAAGAACAGTTGGGGCAAGCTAAGAAAACACAAAGAGAGAGAGCGAGGGAAGAGGCGGATGCGGCTTTCGGAGAGCCAATTCCAATTCAAGGACTGTTTGTCCACGGCCCGCAAGCAAATGATGATGAGTCCGGTGATACAAACCCAGCTTATCAGGAAGAAGAGTCTGTCATGACACCATCGGTACCCGTCGTAGTTCAGCCGGCACCGCCGATAGTGGCACAGGCGTCAGGACAAAACGTGATGGTATCTTCAACGATACCTATCGCGGATCCGGTCAATCAGCAATTCCGCCCTCGGGCGCCGATGGATGACCGAAGAAGCCAAGCTCCGAAAGTGGACAATAGTGGGTGCATCCCTGTACCCCCAGTTCCACTCAACCATGAGCAGCAGGAAATGGTCGCAATGATCTACATCGCAGAGCAGTACTACGCTGCGATGGAACGTCGGAGAGAGCGTCGATTGATGTTCTTCAATCAATGGGCGACTTTGATAATCAGCGTGTTGGGTATCGTCGGTGGTGGCCTTGCCATTCGAAACGGCCTGAATGCTGCAACAGAACGAGATGTACGTCGTTGAATGATTGACCGGAGAAATAAGTTGCATAGTGTCTGTGGTAGGACTATACTGTGCATACTTGTTTCTCCGTTCATCTGTATTCTACTTTATCCTTTAAAGCCATATGTCTGCTCTTGATTTAACTTTAGCCAATCCTAAAATCAAAGCCTTTTTCGAAGGCACGAGCAAGCATAAGCCGATTGCAGAGTTCATGTACGTGCACACACACCCTAAAACAACGAACTTCATGTCTCAAATCGAAGTTCTAATAAATACCACAGCGCAGTATATTCAGGAAAATCCCAAGAAGGTCGGAGCTGCTCATAAACTCTTGGCTCTTGCAGAACAATACTCTGAACAGATCTCAGATGTCAATGAACAGTCTGCAGCAAAGATGCTAGATGTTCTCAAAGACATTTATGATGTTTGTATGCGCTATAAAACCACCCATACCCTTGAAACGAAATGAAATTCAAGTATAAAAACGATACTATTGAAGTTAATATCCGGCTCTGGATCCTAGCGGCACTTTTCCGTATCATCGATACTCCAATATATCATAGTGTGAACTATGAATACGATTTCTTTAGCTTTTCATCTTATTGGCAAGAAGTTGGTAAACGTAACGCCTTAGTCCAATTCATCACCAGTAGAGTACCTGGTAAGTATGGCCCCAAGTATTACACCTTAGATGAAGTGGTTCAGCGCATCGCCAAGTTGGACCTCGGTGAGAATCCTGGAGTTGTTATTTCAAACATTGACCAATCTAAGATCAACAGATTGATGCACATGTTTGCCGGGGTTCTACCTCACGTATTTCTACGCGGAGAAATCATCGTATTCCCGGCGACCAATAAGGAAGCGGCGTATAAGTTAACTCAAGCTATCCCACACTCTATTGCAGATGTCGTCGCTTTTGCAGATGGACACGTGTACTGTAACAATCAAAACAATGAGGCTTAATCATATGCACGGTTTTTTGATTCACACCACTGATAATACATTGTTAGTTCGAAACTACGAATATCTAAAGTACGATAACCCAGGTTGGTGGCAAGATAACATCAATGTCGTTTCTTCGTTTTGGGAATTCGATAGTGATAAGCCAAATTTAATGCGAGCTATTTTCGAATCCCTTGCCCGCATTAGTAAGTCCGGGATGCTATCAGTTAAAGAGGTCAAACTATTTTGCGAATCGATTGGGTACGATCTTGACAAGTTCATGAAAGATAATGCCACGGAAGAGGCTCGTTTTTCTAAGGTATCCAAGCAGAACTGGGACACAGGCTCGAAAGCTGCTACAGGTGGCTTTGCATCAGAGACTAGCTTCAACCCTCATAACTCTAAGTCCAGCGGAGACTGAGTGAGGATTTGCTTTTCACAGGACAAGAAGTACCTTGTGTTTGCGCACGAGGATATCTTCGAATACCAAGCTCTAGGCCGATTTCCGGCCTTTATAAAACAAAGCGGGTACCATGTATGCCCAGCTGTCCTTTCTATTGCATATTCGGTTGCATCTCGCATTCAAGAGAAATTCAAGAAGAAGATCCGTGTGGACCAAGATGTGGCCGTATGGCTAGAATCGGATTTCAAACTTAAAGAACTTCCTGCAGACTATCACTGGCATACGACTCCGAAGGATTTCCAAGTTATCGCGTTACGCTATCTCTATACGCTAGGTTCTGGTGGCTTGGCGCTTGATCCTGGGATGGGAAAAAGCAAGGTAGCCTTGGAGTATATCTACCTTATGAAGTTCAAGCGTTCAGTTGTGGTTTGCCCTGTACCCCTTCTTTTTGTCTGGGAAGATGAGATCAAAATCCATCGTCCAGAGTTGTCATTCCACGTTGTATCTTCAACAGACTGGGGTGTGGAAGTAGCCGCAGGTATGTTAACCAAGGATGTCATTATTGTCAACTACACCAAGGTTGCTTTGATGAAATACCGATTTAAAGAAACGCCAATAGATTTCTTATATTTGGATGAATGCTTGATCAAGGATATCACGACCGATCGTACCAAGACCATGCTTGAGATTGGCGCAGCCATTCCGTATAAGTCTTGGGGTTCCGGCACAATCATTAACAACACTCCGTTGGATTTGTACTGTCCGACTCGTTTCGTTCAACCTAGTCTAGTTGGAACAAACTATACCCACTTCAAAGATACTTATACGGTTCAAGTCCCGATGAAGGATGAACGAGGCCAGCCGACTAAACGCATGTCGATCGTGGCGTTTAAGGGTCAAAAAGAGATGAAGTCGATTCTTGAGTCTGCATCTATCGTAATGACTAAGGACGTCTGGCTTAAGCTTCCGTCCAAGACATTCCATGACATCCAGGTTCAGATGAGCCCGGTTCAGAAGACAGCCTATTATGAACTCCAGCGAAATCTCTACACAAACATAGACGGCTTCGAAGTTCAAGTCGATAATCCTCTCGTCCGCGCTGCCAAACTATACCAGATTTCTAATGGGTTTGTATACACCTACCCTGAAGATGAAGAAGAAGTCACTGCGTCGCTACTTTCTTTGGATTACAAGCCTAAGAAGAAGAACCTAAAAGATAGAACGACGTACTACTTCAAGGATCAACCGAAGCTAGATGCCCTCGAACGAATCCTTACGGAACGTATTTCTGGTCGTAAGGCAATGATCTGGTTCAATATGGGTGCAGAACGTCAGTTGATTACGGATCGCTTAGATAAGCTTGGTCAGACTTATTTGACAATTGAGGGTGGCGATAAGAAGATTGGGGAGAAGGTCCGCCAATTTAATCGAGATCCAAACATTCGTTTCTTAGTCTGTCAGAGCAAGTCCGTGAATTATGGCATTACTATCCTTGGCAGCAAGAAGAAAGACCTAGAAGAAGCAGGTATAGAAATAATGCCTGGGATAGACCCGTCGGTTCACATTCAGATCTTCTACGCTCTTAGTTATAGCCTCGAAGTGTACCTACAAATGCAAGATAGAATCCACCGATTGGGTCAGGAACATCCGTGTGAATACTTTCGTTTGTATTCCAACTCTCCGATCGAGAAGCGCATTCTTCAAGTCCTAGATGATAAACAGTATATAAAAACTTCTATGATGGTTGATGTAGCTGAAACTTTACTCGGCGAGATAGTTGACTAAACAATTCAATAATTGCAATACTAAATGGTATAAGAATGTGCGAAGGAATAGAACAATTCCCTAGCTGGGACAATGAAATGCTTAACAGAACCTGAGAGATTCTGGCTGGCAAATCAATCCCGAACCGCTCCCCTCTGGATTCCCAACCTAGAGGGCTGCCACTTTCGAAAGGGGATCTCATGCTCGAGATCAACGCCCCCGTAGACTGTACATTAGAACAACTCGCTCTTTGTTTGAGATTGAAACCAATGCTATAGGCACCACAAAAAGCATTGGCCCGGCTTCGAGCCGGCCTGCTTTAGCCCTACTCTCGCAAATCCAGTTTCTCGCGTAAGTCGACAGCGCTATTTGTCGACATTTTCTCTTACGGAAAGTGCATCCATGAACACCGAAACGAACGATCCCATCAACACCGCGATCACCCCCACGGCCCTGGCCAAGACGCCTCTGCAACTGGCCATCGCCAAGCTCATCGGCTTCGACATCATCATGGTCGTCGACGCCTCGGGCTCGATGGGCGGCGCCAACAAGGAAGGCTCCTCCGTCACGCGCTGGGACTACATGCAGGAAACGGCCATCGCCTTCGCCCGTGACGCCGCCGCCATCGACGAGGACGGCTTCGGCTTGGTGGTCTTCTCGGGCAACGGCATTACCTCGCACGACAACTGCAAGGTCGACGACGTCACCAAGATCTTCAAGGAACGCACCCCGCGCGGCACCACGCCGCTGGCCGAAGCCCTGACCGCTGCCCTCAAGCTCGGCGAGGCCTCGACCAAGAAGAAGATGATCGTGGTCTACACCGACGGCGTGCCTGACGACGACAAGGCGGCGGCCAAGGTCATCATCGACCAGGCCAACAAGCAGGCCACGGACGAAGAACTGACGTTCCTGTTCGTCCAGGTCGGCACCGACACGGGCGCCACGGCCTACCTGAAGTCGCTCGACGACGACCTGACCAAGGCCGGCGCCAAGTTCGACATCGTCGACACCAAGACGATCGAAGAAGCCGACAAGTTCAACAGCACCGTCGAACTCCTGGCCAACGCCATCGACGACTGATCTCTCGACGCCGGCCGCGCTACCTGCTGACCTTCGGGTTGGCGGTAGTGAGCCATGAACTGGGGGCCTAAAAAGCCCCCTTTTCTTATCTAACTACAACTCCAATGGACTAACCCATGCTAGCCCTCTTTCTCCATATTCTGCAAGTCATCGGCATCGACATCTTGCTGAGCGGTGACAATGCTGTCGTCATCGCCCTCGCCTGTCGAGGCCTCCCCGAAGCCCAGCGCAAACGCGGCGTCCTCTACGGGGCGAGCGGAGCGGTGGCACTCCGAATTCTTTTGGTCACGATCTCTGTATGGGTCTTGGCCATCCCCGGCCTCAAACTTTTTGCCGGCTTTCTCCTGATGTACATCGCCTATAAGCTCATTTCAGAGACGGATGATGGCACTCAAGAAGACAACGTCAAGGCTTCGGACAAGCTTTGGACCGCAGTCAAGACTGTCATCGTCGCCGACTTAGCCATGAGCATCGATAATGTTGCAGCTGTCGCTGGTGTTGCCGAGTCCTCGGGCCCATGGCACTTCCCTGTCATGGCCATTGGCTTGCTAGTCTCCATTCCCTGCGTCATCTGGGGCAGTCAACTCGTGATGAAGCTGATGGACAAGTTTCCTTGGATCATCTCACTTGGCGGCATCATGCTTGGCTGGGTAGCGGGAGGAATGATCGCGGATGATCGATTTGTATCCCCCGAGTCGACACCCCCTTCACATTACCTGGCAATCCTCGGGGCCGTGGTCATCACAAGCAATGTTCTATTTCGTAAGCTTCAGCGAGACGCTGGGGTTTAAACCAACTTCTGAAAGAAGGTTTCTAATGGAATTCAAACACCTCCGCGACGCTGTCAATGTTCAGCTCTCTCGCCTGCTCAAGAACTCCGTCTTCAAGGTCGCCTTCCCCACGGGCCCGGATGGCGCGCATCTTGACCAGCTCTACAACTTGTACCTGGACAGCTTCCCGCCCGGCACCAACGAGGTCTATCGCAAGGCACGGGAATACGAGTGCTCCTGCTGCCGCAGCTTCATCCGTGCAGTGGGTGGCATGGTTGCTGTCATCGACGGCAAGCTGGAAACCGTCTGGGACGTCCGGATCCCGAAGGAGAAGAACTTCGAACCGGTGGCGGACGCCATGTCAGCCTACATCCGTTCGCTTCCGATCGACAACGTCTTCACGCACTTTCAGGCGGCCGTTGGCCAAGAGAAGAGCTTCGAGACGGTCATCGACGGTGACAAGAAGGACGTCCGTCAATGGAACCACTTCTCGGCCATGCTGCCGACCTCGCTGGTCATGAAGGAGGCTGGCCCGTACTTGTCTGACAAGCGTGCGACCCACGACGTGTTCCTGCGTGGGATGAACGAGATCACCTTGGAGGCCATTGACGAAGTAGGGGATCTGATCGCCACCAAGGGCATCTACAAGCACGCTGAGACCAAGGGGCCACTGGAGCTGTATCGCAAGGAGAAGGTGGCGTTTAGCGCATTGACAACCCCGCTTCAGCAAGATCTCTTCGCCTGGACTCGTTCCCAGACCCTGAGCCCGGCAATTTCGCGCCTCGGCAACACCTCGTTCGGCGAACTGCTCTACGCCCTGTCCGAAGGCAAGGACCTGGACGTGGCCGTCAAGGCTTACGAGAAGATGGTGGCACCGGAGAACTACAAGCGTACCACCGCCCTCGTGACTCCGAAGCAGATCACTGCCGCCAAGGAGAAGGTTGCTGAGCTGAACTTGACCTCAGCTCTCAGCCGGCGCTTCGCCACGCTCCAAGACATCACCATCAACAACATCTTGTTCGTGGATCGTTCGGCCAAACCGAAACTGGCCGAGGCCAATCCCTTCGACGATCTGGCTGCGACCGTTTCTTCGAAGGTCAAGGTCTCCGACAAGATCGACGAGGTGACCATCGAGCACTTCATCGCCGAAGTCTTGCCGCGAGTCGAGTCATTGGAGGTCTTGGTCGAGAATCGCCATGCCAATAACTTCGTGAGCCTCATCGCTCCTGACGACGCCACGGCAGGAGATCTCTTCAAGTGGCCGAACAAGTTCAGCTGGTCCTATGCAGGGGACTTGGCTGACTCGTCCATGCGTGCGACAGTACAGGCTCGTGGAGGCCGTGTTGACGGAGTCTTCCGTTTCACCCATCAGTGGAACTACGACAAGCGCAACGCTTCCCTCATGGACTTGCATGTGTTCATGCCGGGCAACACGTCCATCTCGTCCGAGAACTTCGGCCCCAACCGGCACTACGGCAATAATGAGCGAGTCGGCTGGAACAACCGGAACCACAAGGCTTCGGGCGGCGTCCAGGATGTGGACTACACGAATGAAGCACCCGAAGGCTACGTGCCGGTCGAAAACATCACGTTTCCATCCCTAGCCCGCATGCCTGAAGGCCACTACATCTGCAAGATCCACAACTGGAACTTCCGGGCGCCAACGGAAGGCGGCTTCAAGGCTGAAATCGAATTCGAGAACACCGTTTTCGAGTACGAGTATGCCAAGCCCGTGAAGCAGGACGAATGGGTTACCGTCGCCGAAGTCACCCTGAAGAAGGGTAAGTTCGACATCAAGCATCACCTCCCGACCGGTGCAGCTGTCGCAACGAACTGGGGCCTGCCGAGCCAGACCTTCCACAAGGTCAACGTGCTCATACTGTCCCCGAACCACTGGGACGACAAGGCCATCGGAAACAAGCACTTCTTCTTCATGCTGCAAGGCGCCGTCAACGATGGCAAGGCTCGTGGGTTCTACAACGAGTTCTTGCGCGAAGACCTGAACGAGCATCGCAAGGTGTTCGAGATGGTCGGCTCGAAGATGCGTTTCGACGGTGCCGAAGCCCATGAGCAGTTGAGCGGCCTCGGCTTCTCCTCAACCCAGAAGAACTCCGTCACGCTCCGTGTCAAGGGGCAATTCACCCGGACCCTCAAGGTCAACTTCAACGCCTGAACTCAGGCAAATCAAGGAAAGAAAATGGAAATCAATCTGTTCGAAATCGCCACCCGTCGCCACCTGAAGTTCCCGTCGCCGGCAGGCCTCCTGTCGACCGAGGACCTGTGGACGCTTCCGCTCGTCGCGTCGAAGGTGAACGTTCCCAATCTGAACGTCATCGCCCAATCGATCAACGCCGAGCTGAAGAAGACCGACGGCGAAGTCGACTTCGTCAATCCCGGCTCCAGCAAAGGCTCGACCCGTGCGGCCGAACTGGGCTTGATGCTGGATGTGGTCAAGCACATCATCAGCGTGATGGTGGCCGAGCAACAACTGGCCAAGACGGCGCTGGACCGCAAGGAGCAGAAGGCTAAGATCATGGCGCTGATCGACAAGAAGCGAGAAGAGAGCCTGTCGAGCAAGTCCGAAGAAGAGCTGACCAAGCTCCTCCAAGATCTGTAAAGTGGCGAAACGCTACGCTGTGGCTAAGCGTAGCGTTGGAAAGACTGGATTAATCCCCAGTCTTTTTTTGCTTTTAGCCATTCAACAATCGTAATAAACCTTGGTATAAGAAAGTAACAAAGAGATAACTTATGTGGACTCTAATCATAACAATTCTATGGTATCATGCTCCGGCTGTCGCCACACTTCCAGGCTTTCAGACGTACGAAGCTTGCAATTTGGCAGCCAAAGTAGAACGAGACGCATTGGCCGTCAGATACAAGGACGCGTACGATCCCCCAACTGCAACCTACGTCTGCATCAAGCAGAACTGATTCCCCCAGGCCTTGAGCCTATTTCCCTAACCTTACCAGGAATGACAAATGACCCAAATGCATGAACAGCGCTACGCAACCTCGTCGGTCCGCAATGCGGAGAACTTCCTGGCCCGAGGAGGCCGAGTCCGAATCAATTCCGGTGGTACCCTGGCTTCCGACGTGAACTACCCTCATTTCGCCGGCATGGAGATGGATGATCTGAAACACCATGTCGGCCTGCGCAAGAACGACAGCAAGTTCGACGGTGAGCTCAGCGCCTGGCTCGGCAAGGTCAAGGACCACGCCACGAAAGCTGGGATTGCGGCCAAGAGCCGCAAGAAAATCGCCCCGACGGTTGTGTCGGAACTACAGGAAGGTCAGACGATTCTCGACCTGACCGACGCCGTCGATACCAAGCCTCAAGTCGTCGCCGAGCCGCGCCCCAAAAAGTTTGACGAAGTCTACATGGAAGCCCACGGTTCGGCCGAGAAGAAGATCAATCCGAAGAAGGCCGAACGCCAAGCCGCAGCCTCGGACGCCGGTCCGGTCAAGAAGATCAACGCTGACACGGCGCGGGCCGAAGCGATGGCCGGCAAGGCCAAGCGTACGCCGCGCATCATGGCGAAGACTTCGCACTGAGATGACCTACGACCCCCGGCATGGCGTCCCAGCTTGCTGGGGAGGTCATGTGATTTCGTCGGCCCCTCAGAGTGTTGACTTGGAACTACCTTTCTTCCCAGAGAAGGTAGAGGTGGTTAACATTCCAGGACTGACACATCGGGCACTTCAGCACGAAGCGATGACGATCTTACCAGTTACCAGTGCAGCCGAGTTCGTGGCGGCAGTCAAGTATCTGGTCGAATCGGCGTTCGAGCCCTGGAGTAAGGCTCAACTTCTCTTGACCCACGGTATCCCCTACGATATCGCGGCCGAATACCACAAGTATATGGCCGATCGTGGGATCATCTGGTTGAGAGAGGATCGTAATGACCCTGCTCAGTGGATTAAAGAGTCGATGGATGCCTGGATTGTTCGCCGGGAAAAGTCCTGGAAGAACTTGGAGGCATTCATGAACAAACCAAGTTTGTGAACCTGGATGAAGGCGCAGCACTAAAGGACCCCTATGGAAGACCCTGAGGCGAAAGAGAAAAAGCTTAAGCCCCATGCCCGGCTTCGAGTGATGAACTACTCAGAACCCATTCGCTGCAACGCTTGCAAAAACTGTGAGATTACGGAGCACAAGGCTGGCCGGGTGATTCGAATCGATCACTACTGCTTGATGGCAGAGACTCTGGTGTCCTTCCGAGGGACGTGTGACATGGCCGAGCCAAAGGTTGACTCCAAGACTCAAATGATTGCCGCACATAACCGATAGGCGATTGTCTCCTCAGGAAAGCTTAACCACTTTCCTTTTAGTTTTAGTCAACGACACGAAAAACAACAAGATGTCAACAATCTACTTACACCAACCCTACGTAGCCTCTACGAGGTTTGATACTGCCGGTCAACGGCAAGTGACTTTGGCCGATAACACGACACCTGGCTATTACGGCGAACAGCTCAACGTTGTCCCCCTTGCTTCTGGACCCGATACTCAGTATCAACTTAACTTGTTGAAAACAGAGATAGATTCATTAAGAAACATGGTTCAATCCCTTCAGATTCAAGTTTTCAGCTATAAGCCCAAGACTCCACTTACCCAACAACAAGTAGAGGCTATTACTGACGAAGCTTATCGAGCTCAGACCAAATCAGCCTCGGAAGCACACGGCCAACAAATCTCCATCTTTGATGGGATTGAGTCTCACGTAGTCCGGGCAACAGAGCGTGCTCACGGAATTCAATAGCGTCACATTCTTGTGGTATAAGAAGATATTGCAAAGGAATCCATATGCAAGTTGAGGCAGACGAGACGATCAATATCTATACAACTTGGCCACCCAAGATCACAGCGCTAGCGTATCTTCTCAGCTTACGGCCTGCATTACCGTTAAGCGCAGAGAAGACCCCTGGGGAATTTGAGCCCGGAGAGATAAACCCCAGCAATGGCGAAGTCCGTCGTTGGCTAAAGAATAAAGCCGTTTTGATTAACGGCAGAGCTCCTGATGAAAAGGGGTTCATTGATTTGCCGGTTACATCTTTAGTCTTCTTTCCAAAAGGGAAGAGACGGACAACGTTAATTTAAACGCGAAATAATCATGAAATCCATCCTCGATATCATTTCCCCGATTCATCTCTGCCACGGCCACAATCCCAATACAGCTCTGACCGGCGTGGGTTGCCTGCTTGATATCTGCTCGTACCTGAACGGAGACGAAGTCATCACTGACAAGACCAAGTGCGTCGATGAAGTCATCCGCCCGATGGCCGCAATGGTCAATGACCATATCATGGGCGGTATTAAGCGAGATGAGTTGATCAAGTTCATTCCTCGCCTGATGGCAAGTGCGGAGACGGCTGAGCAAGAGCGTGCCGGTCGCCTCGTGGTACTGGACATGTTCCGCAGTTCCCAAGAAGCCATGATCTGCCGTGTTCGAGACATAGTCGGGCTACGTTACGCCCCGTGGCACTATGCCGAATATCTGAAGGCCAAAAGGATGGTACTTCTATCGAACCTGCCCGCAGATATGTACCCCATGCACACTCAGACGGCAATCCAGTATTCGCTGGCAATTCGCTATCTAAACCAAGCAGAAATCGAAGCGGATCAGATCTTTCACAAAGATTTATTTCAAGCTGTCAGCACTCAACTTCGAGAGAAGGCCGTGAAGTGCTTGGATGCATTGCTGGGACAAGAAGTTCTCATCGAAACTCCGACCCATCTCGATCGAGCCCGGGGTCTTCTGGACATCGCCAGTCGACCATTCAGTCAGTGTAAATAGGGAGCATGCAATGGTTTTTCGAGTCGTCAGCGACACGCACTTCGAGCATTGGCTTCCTAACCCGGGAGCTGATACGAAAACGTTCCTCTACCAAGTCCTCCCGTGGCATGACTCGGATCCCCACTCCACGCTGATCTTGGCAGGGGATATTTCCTCTCATCCGGTTCAGCGCAGGGACATGTTGAACGAGGCTTCGGCGCGCTTCAAAGAGATCATCTACGTAGCCGGTAATCATGAGCACTACGGTGGCCGGCTGGATACGTGGAATGAAGAGGCGACCGCACTAGAAGCCCAGTTCAACAATGTTCACATCTCTCGACAAAACGAAGCCATGAGCTTCGAGCCTGATGATTTGCAGGTACTCTATGCGACCATGTGGGCTCCGTACGGGAAGACCGATCCTCTGAGAGAAATGAAACTGAACAATACGTCCGACTGTCACTGGATTCAAAAAGATGTGTGGTCCAGACGGTCGTGTGCCAAAGACTACCAGGAGATGTACACGAAGGAACTGGACAGTCTCCGCGAACTGTGCAAGATCTCTCACAGCATCAATCAGAAGTGCGCGGTCGTTACCCATCACGTTCCAAGCCTGAAGATGCGGCATCCCAGGTTTCCAGAAGACGTGAGTGACGATATGTTCATGGCCCCGGAAGCCGAGGCGTTCATGTACGAAGACTGGGCTCCTAAATTCTGGTTCTTCGGCCATACTCACAAGGCTTGGGACATCCAAATCGGTAATACTCGGTGCATCTCGAATCCGTACGGATATCCGAATGAACAATATCAAGGCTGGGTTTCAGCCAAGATTGTATAGGAAAAATCATGAAGGCAGTCTCACCTCCGAAAATCAAAGTCCTTGACAGAGCTATTGAAACGGTCGAAAAAGCGTGGGGCTATTTGCGTTTCTCTTGTAACGCAATAGTGAATTCTCTACCCGACAACGTAGCTTCTTCAACGAGTCGACGCTACCAGGATCAATACAAGACTTTCATTAAGACTCAAAATGGAGGTCGCCTGCCGTGGTGGTGGAATAACCGAAAGCCATGTAAAAAAGCTCGTATTGATGCTTTGACTCGTTTTCGTCAAGCCTGCATCGACGCAGCAAAGGATAAACAATGAAAGCAGCCCGTCGCCCAAGTCTAAATGTGATCGACAAGGCGATCCAAAAGATAAAGAAATCGGAATGGACGTTCACGTGTATTGCGTTGGAGTTTTCCGTTTCTAGCAACGCATCGGTCGAGACTCTTAATCTGTACTCGGATCAATGGAAAGCGTTCGTTCTCAGCCAAAATCGTGGTCGTAAACCAATTTGGTGGAATAGCTCGTTTCCCTACAAGGAAGCTCGAATCGCCGCTCTCAAAGGTTTTCGTAAAGCCTGCATCGATGCGGCGAAGAGGGGTTAGATATGGCCTCCCCTATGACAACCATTTTCGACTACGGCAATCACATCTTCATGATAGCAGTCGAGGGGTTGCCGACGACTGAGAACATCAATCAAGCGTTGGATCTGCTTGTCCTACCGACCCGAAAGGAACTCGACGTCTTAGTCCTTTCATTCTGGGGTGCAATCGTACCTCTAACCGAGGTCAGAAAGGAATTGAGTGGGTTAGGAGTTAGTGTAGTCATGGGGGAAGCCAGTACTGATGCTGTCACCCGAGCTATTTCATATCGAACCCGGTTGTTGACAATTGCCAATCAATCTCCTCTTATCTAGGAAATGAAATGACCAAAACCATCTATCTTTGCGGCCCCATCAATGGTCGCACCACTGCCGATGCCACTGGTTGGCGAGAAATGGTCAAGCAGAACTGGCCTCACCAGACGCTGGACCCCATGCGCCGTGACTACCGTGGCCGTGAACTTGAGCCAGGCATCGCCGCTAGAATTGTTGCCGGCGACATTGAGGACATTCAAAACTCAGATGCTATCCTTGTCTTCTTCGACAAGCCTTCAGTTGGCACGGCCATGGAAGTGTTCTACGCCAAGCACACCCTTAAGAAGCCAGTCGTGGTTGTCAATGCAAGTGATAAACCGCTCAGTCCCTGGATGATCCATCACTCGGACTTTGTCGTTGATAATGTGACGGGAGCGTTGCAGTGGTTGGAGCATAAGATTCCGGATCGGGTCGACGGTGGAATCTGCGAGTACTGCGGTGGGCCGAATATGGGCCACATGGGCGGAGACTGTCGCAACTACGGGCTATAAAGTTCAATATTTGGCCTCAAAAATGGTATAAGAAAGTATGGAAGAAACATTAGTTTCATCCGCCTCACAGAGCTACGCTCTGGTTCATTCAACCATTAAGGAGTCCAACATGAACCGCTTTCTGTCCTCCGCCGCAGTCGCGGCTTTCCTGTCCTTCTCCCTCGCTGCCTGTGGTGGCGGGGGTGGAGGTGATTCCACCCAAGCTTCAACCACGCCCCCTCCGGCCACGACCGGCGTTGGTGCTGGCGGCACGGGTTCGACCACGTCAACTCCCGTCTCCGGTGGCACGGGCACCAAGGTCACGGTCGGTGACCCCAGCGCACCCAGCGATCCGTGGGTCAATCCCAATCCGATCCCGAACTGCACCCCGAAGCCTGTGATGATCGCCCTTCAAGGCGACACCATCATGACCGACTACTTCAACACGGGGCGTCTGCAAGCCCTGATGGACGCGCAGTATGGCCCGGGCTCAACCAGCGTGTTGAACTACGCACTGGGCGGCAACGACTCGGGAAGTTACCTGTACATCACGGGCGATATCGTCGTGGCCAACTTCGGTGTGTGGGACATGATGGACCGCATTCCGGTGGCTCAATACCTGCACAACATGACGGCCATCGCTCCGACGCTCGTCGTGCTCCAGACCCCGGTTGACACCCGTCAAAACGTGGATCCGGTTCCGTTCATGGACGCAGCCAAGAGCTTGGGCGTGCCGGTGGCGGATGCGTACAGCTACGTCAACAGCTTGATCACGGACCAAACTCCGCTGAACACCTTGTTGAGCGACGGTCGTCATCCGACGGCGGACGTGGACAAGCTGATCATCGAGAACGTGATTGCTCCGGCCGTGGCCAAGCAAGTTGCGCCGATGCGGTGCGTTCAGCTGTAAGAATAGAACCTATCTGAGTAAAATCTGATGGGTTCAGCCCATATAAAATGGGCTTTTAGCCAGATAGGTTTATATGAAACAGACACAAGAAACTCTAAGAACACTGTACCTCCAAGACCTTCAGTTGCCCGACACCTTTCATGGTCGGACAGCTCCGAAAGTTAGAAATCTAAATGCGTGGAAAGCTATTGAATCCGTAGTAGCCCCGATGCCAAAAGACCAGCAACCGACTGGCGACACTTGGGTTTGGAGCGATAACCACTTTGGACACAAAAATATCATCAAGTACGCCGATGGATTTCGGCCGTATGAGTCCGTCGAAGAGATGAATGCAGTGATGATCACCAACTGCCTGAAAGTTGTCAAGCCGAACGATACTCTGATCTTCGGGGGTGATGTCGCCTTCATGGCTGCGGTTGATATGAATGAGATTCCCCGGCAACTCCCAGGATATAAGATCCAAATTGTCGGAAACCACGACATGGATCGAAGTGGAAAGCTGACCAACTTCCACATGCATGAACGGCATCTCTGCATGATTCGAGACATCTCGGACACGAAGTTCCAACTTCTATTCACGCACTATCCGATGGATAACGTCCCGAAGAACTGCGTGAACGTACACGGCCATATTCATCAGAACTTGGCTTACGACCATAACATCAATATCTGTGTTGAGCACACTGGATGTGCGCCAATCAATATCAAGGTGATTGAGGCACGGGCAATCCAATACTTGACCGAGGAAAACTAGAATGAACGCTGTCGTTTACGAATTCATTTCAGGGTCGGTGAGCAGGCCTGAAAAGAACTGGCTAGGGTATCACACGCTTGAGCAGGCGACCCTGCACGCTGCTTACATGAACTCCGCCCGTGACACCTACGAGAGTGGTAAAGGCTGGAACTACGAGTCGTGGCCAACGAAGCCCGCGCCGTGGATTGCCAAGCAAAATCCAGAATACGTTGCCGTGGCTGTTGAAGCTAGGGTATAATAAGAACTTCGGTCGGTAGCTCAGCTGGACTAGAGCAACTCCCTTCTAAGGAGTAGGCCGGATGTTCGAATCATCCCCGATCGGCCATATTTCCGAGTGTAGCGCAGTCTGGTAGCGCATCTGGTTTGGGACCAGAGGGTCGCAGGTTCGAATCCTGCCACTCGGACCAATTTCGGATCCTTAGCTCAGTTGGTAGAGCGCCTCCCTTACACGGAGAATGTCGGCGGTTCGAGCCCGTCAGGATCCACCATTCTTTTCTAAAGCTAAAATGACTTTGTTTCTGTTGTATTTGTGGTTGAAGTTGGACACGTTCTCAACAATTTCAATCATATCAGCAATCGCACTTTTCGTTGGACCCGGCGTTCTATGGTTCTATAATGCAGATGCGTCGACCGATGGTTTTCGAGCAGAAACATCAAAAGCTGTGTTTCGAGCTGCTGCAGATAAGTGGCGACTTTTGTTTCGAAAAACCGTTTGGTTTTCGTTCTTCTTCGCTTTTGTCGCGGTAGTAATTCCCACGCAACGCCAAGGCGCCTATCTCATCGCCGGCTACGCCGGCCTCAAGTTGGCTGAGACGCCGGAGATGAGCAAGCTGGCCGAGCTGGTTCGACTCAAGGTGGGCAACTACTTGGACGACGAGCTGAAGAGCGCCCAGGCGGAAGCCCAGGCGGCGATTGCATCGGCGGTGTCAAAGTGAACCGAGCAGTCATCGACCGAGCCATCGAACTTCTTCGCGCAGGCAGGGTTCGTCACAGCTGTACCGCTCTCAACAAGGTCTTGAACTCCGAAGAGTTCCGGGATGAGCCTGCCAAGGGCTTGTATCACTACCGGTACCTGGTATATACCAGGACTCAGAACTCGGGTCGAGCGCCGGACTGGTGGAATGCCAATGGGTATTTCCCAGAAGAACGAATCAAGGCTTTGGAAGCGTTTAAGCAGAGCATTTAGAGTCGTAAAGTACGGGTTGGTAACTCAGTTGGTAGAGTAGCGGACTTTTAATCCGCAAGTCATGGGTTCGACCCCCATCCAACCCACCATTCATTCACAGGAGATTTTCATGACCACCTATCATTTGCAATACCCGGAACAGTGGCCTGCTCGAGAATCCGGCGCTGTTGTACAGACTCGGTCCGAAGACACTGGTTTGAATATTTACGACAACATCACCCAAGCCTGTTCGGCGGCTATTCTGGACCTCTCAATCTGGAAAATCTCCTATAGGGGTGAAGATGGGGTAAACTATCGGATGGTGTGTTTCAACACCGCCCGTTAGTTCACTCATCAACCGATCGATCTAAAAGAAGCAAAGGAAAACACCATGTCGAGGATCCTGTAATCTAAAAAAGACCACCTCCCGAATATGGGGCGTAGTCAGCAAAGACGGCAATCGTCTGCACCGACTCACCTATTCGGAGGATGTGGCTGAACTCTGTGCATCGTACGGCGACTACGCTGTCAAACGGTTCAGGCTCAGGCGGGGTGTCCCGCTAGAACCTGGACAAGAGTCGTCAACTGGTATCTATGTTGTATGCACACTGGCTTGCGCCAGTCCGTTGCGGGCCACGTTGATCAAGGGTATTGCGCAAACGCACTACGACGAGCACAGTCGAGTTATCTATGAAGGTCATTTGGAGCCCTAGCTCAGTGGCAGAGCAATCGATCTCCTAATCGATAGGTCCCGAGTTCGATCCTCGGGGGCTTCACACCAAGTAGGCACACTGTGAAAATTCGTCAGCTGAAACATAGATACAATCGCTACGAGTCGCCTTGGCATCCCGACGCGCATTACAAGAAGATAAGGAGAGTTGCTGGTCGACTCGCCCTCCGAAAAGGGATGATCATCGAAACATGTGGCTGTGATGTTGCTCGAATTACGCATGTAAGCGTGACAGGGGACGATGTACAGTACAAATCGATGACGTATCCAGAGAGATGGTCAGGATCTTGCAGTATAATCAACTGCTGTCCGGTGAAACTCACTCGAGAAGAAGCAGAACGTCGCATTGAGTTGTTTAGACAAGGTGGGAGAACAGCGTTAACTCGTCGATATTATCGGGAAGACTGTAAAATGTCTGAAGAAGATATTGACAAAATGATGGCTGAATGGCATAGTGAATAAAGGAACATCATGAAAACCCTTTTCTGGAAACCTCTTTCGTGGCTGTTGTACCTGGTCGCAATCCTTGTCAAGTCTGTGTTCGACTGGATTGATCGACAGCAGCAGATCTACGAAACCTATCAATCCGACGTGGAGAAAGACGCGCGTCATCTGATCGTTTCGTACTTTTTCATAATGAAACAGGTAGAAATGGATCTGGCCTACAAGGCTTGGTTGGGTAAGAAAGAACAGAAAGCCGGACTGAAATAAGTCCAACGGGGATTGGCGAAATTGGTAGACGCAGCAGGTTTAGGTCCTGCCGGGCTCACGCCCGTGGAGATTCGAGTTCTCTATCCCCGACCAATTTAGAAAGTATATATGTCCATATCCATTGAGAAGTTGCCCGACCGAATGGATGAAACTTCCATTCCAAAAACGGGAGAGCAGTGGAATAAGTACGCAAGAGGTTGGAATGATTGTCTAGCTGAGATTCAACGTCTTCAGAAGCTTCAAGGTAGTGACTGGAAGTGCTTCGACGGTCAAACTTGCCCCAGCCAGTTTCAATGTATGGAATTTGATTTCTGTGGAAGAGGTCCTCAGAAGTAATCTCTAAGGGCCGTTAGCTCAGCGGTTAGAGCAGGGTACTCATAATGCCTTGGTCGCTTGTTCAACTCAAGCACGGCCTACCACTCACCTCGAGGAGTACCCATGTTCGTCTTTCATTGGCTCTGCTTCCTCGCAGCCCTCATCAGCTTTGGCGCCTTTTCCGGCAATACCTGGGCTGCGTATGGTTGTCGGCACACCGATGAACGAGCAGAGAATGCCGTTGTGAAATTCGGGGTGATGACTCTGATCTTCGTTCTCGCATTTCTTTTCACTTAGGACCCTCATGCTCGCCCTAGTCCCGACCTCGACCCTCGAAGCCGCAGCCAGTTTAGAAGCTACCTGTGTCTCGACCGCTCCCACCCTCGTCGAACTCCAGGCCAAAGCCGCCCGCTACGACTGGCTCGTCAGCGGCCAGCGCATTCGCCAGGGTAAGGTCGTATCCAACTTCGGCTCTCGTTCGATCGACAAAAACGCAGACCAGTCCTTGATGACATTCACGTACTGGTGCTCCGAAGAACAACTCGCTACGGCTATCGACGCCGAAATCGCAAAGGAATAGTCATGGCTCGCCTCAATCCCGCCGCACAAGCTGAAGCCGATCGTCCCCGCAGCGAAGCGGAGATCTTGGCAGTCTTCACCTCGAAGCCCGAGCTCAACTTCAACAAGGAAGTCTCCGAAAGCACTCGTCAAGCGTTCGAGGACGACTTGATCAAAGCCTATCTTCCAATCGGCTTACCCGAAGAAGAACTTCGAGAACAGTATCTTCTTCGAAACCCACACTTTCCCGACGATTATCTCGATCCGCATGTCGCTCTGGAGTGGACCGGCTGGAAGAATGGCGTCATGTATGGATATCAGATCTAGGGGAAGAAGCTATGATGCCCTATGACGAAGAACACTCCCGGCTGAAGTTCGAGGAATTCATCGCTCTGAAGTTTTGGAACGGTCTTTTCCCGGAATATAGGCGCGGGACATTCGAGCAGAACCTTGAGTACATCAAGGAAAATTTCCCCCGGGACGAGGGCAAGTACAAGGTCACGAGCATTTCGTTCCGGGACATCAATCACCAATGGGAGCTGTGGCAAGCCGCAGTTGAAGTTGGGTATCAACTGGGGTAAGCGATGGGCACGAATACTGAACTAGAAGAAGCCCTTGAGACATCCAGAGAAGACTTCGAAATCCACATCGCCAGGGCACGTTGGAATAAACTCCAAGCACTTTGTATCTGGACCAATCGAAGTTTTGAAGACGATCTGCCGGAATTGCGAGCGGCCATGGTTTGGGATGTAGTGCAGAAGTTCTACTGTCCCAGCTTGCATTCTGAATGGTTGAAAAACCTTCAGAAGGACTGGGAGACCTGGAAAACAGGATTCGAAGCCGGCTGGGAGGCTAGGTAAAATCATGGGCATGACCTATAGCGGCGGCAGCGGAGACTACGAAGACGGCCCGTCAGTCTTCCACCAAGAGACGTTGAAAGCAAAGCTTTCACATAGATGTACCGAGTGTCGGGGGATCATCGAAGCCGGGCAACACTACGAGCGTAGCTCCGGTATCTGGGATGGACGCTGGTCTACGTACCGTAAGTGCAAGTTCTGCATGGACTTCGAGTCGGCCTTCGACGCGCAGTTCAAGGGCTTCATGCACTCCAGCGCATTCGGGGAAATGCTCAGCGATTCTCAGCACGAGATGTATCGCCTCTACTCCGTCGATCATCCCGGTCGGTGGTTTGGCGTGGCTCGGAAGTATGTGGCGATCAAGAGGAACTATTACTCTCAGCTCAAGCGCGGGATAGTAGACAAGGCCGGGCGTGGCAACGTCCCTACTCGAGGCCCTTTCGGGTACAGTATCAAGAAAGAGCGTGAAATTTTCAAACAGATGAAGGAACAGAATGAAGCCAGAACTGAAGAAGCGTTGGGTTGATGCCCTACGCAGCGGTAAGTACCAGCAAACCGATTCCGCCCTAGAAGATGCCAATGGCCATTGCTGCCTCGGAGTGGCTTGTAGTCTCTTCGCTGACGAAATGGGCCTGAGCATCTCCGAGTATGGCCCGAATCAGGAATACTCCAAATTCGACGGACGTCATGACTATTTGCCAGATCGAGCCCAAAAGTTCTTGGAACTTACCGAGACTGGGATTTTACCAAAGACGGTCGCAGATCCGAAAACGGGCTATATCTACGCAAGCCTCGCCTCGCTCAATGATGATGCCAACTACACCTTTCGTCAAATCGCCGACGTTATTGACGAGCAATTCTAATGACTGCACCGACAAGCGTTTGGACCATCCTTGCCAAAGATCGAGCAGAAAAGCCACGTGGCTTCGAAAAGGGTGACGGATACTACTACATGTGCGAAGACGACGCCAAGGCATCGCTTTCGGACGAAGACGAAAACTACCAGCAGGTTCACGTCGTCGTAGAGTGCGTCATCATGTCCAAAGAAAACTACGACGAACTCGTAGAGAAAAGGGCTTAATCCTTTTCTTTAGTTTCAACAATGGAAGTAAAATACGGTATAAGAATGTGTAGCGCATTTAACCCCTTACACTTCGAGGGCTGTCGTGCTACTGATACTGAACTTTAACTTATCAAAAGGAAATATCAAATGTTGAAGATCCTCCTCCTGGCATCCCTCGTGGCTCTGTCATCTCTGTTCGCCACGACGACCGCTCAAGCCGGGACAATCACGCTCGACGCCGACGCCTGTTCGGACAATCGCTTCTGCTACAGCGTCCCCAATGACGGTGGCTACACCGATCTGCTCCTGTACGCCAATGCATCCGGCTCGGGCGTGGTCGAAGTCCAGTTCGCTGACGGTACGATCTGGCTGGGCACCGGTCCCGTCGGCACGACGATCAGCAGCTACCCCGTCTATCGTCAGCCCAACAAGGACGCCGTGATGTACGTGACGGCCAACTGGATGACCTGGACGACCAAGGGCAGCTGTTCCGGTCGCGGCGGCTGCGCCAGTCACACGCATTGGTCGCTGCTGTCGGGCTCGCTCCTGACCCAGTAACTGAACACCTGAGACACTGAGAGGGGTTGGGATCCGTCCTAGCCCCTCTTTCTTTATTAGAATAATAACAATGACTGAACTACCTCCCCTCTCCGAAAACGCAGTCCTTCACAACCTCGACCAAGCTCGGACCGATTGCTACCGCGCCGGGGAGAAAAGCGACAAGGCTTTGTGGATAGCCTTCGCCGAACGTCTTCGAATCCAATGGAACTGCATGCTTCCAACCGAGAATAACAATGAAAATCACCTGGAACAAAAATCCGCTTCTGACGACGATCGAGCTTGATGACGCCGAGAAAGAACTCCTTCGCTGGAAGATCAAGGCCGAAGAGCTTACGGACCTGATCGAAGAAGCCAAGTATGATTTGAAGCAAGTAGATCGGCCTCCGAAGAATAGAACGGCTGAAGAATGTATCTCTGCGGCAACTAACGCCTTGAAGAGCTACGACTTGTATGCCGGGATAACTGGGGAAGGTAGCCTAGATAAGCGGGTCGACGAAGTTCTCGGCTACTATATTGAGGCACTCGGAGAGTCCCACTGTGGAGACTGCGTTTGCGTAGCATGTTCCTGCACTAAATGTCACGCTGAGGTTCTCCTGCGCGTAGACACTATGCCGGGCCTGGGAAAGCACGCTGCTAGTAAGATTGGCACTGCTTTTGGCAAGGACAACGAGCTCTCAATTGAAGAGGCTATCGCCTCTCTTGAGAACTACAAATTAACTCCCCCGACCAAGCAATCGGAGCTGGATGGTTGGGCTAAATGCGGCGGCTGGGATCAACATGTCCCTCGCTGGACGAAAGAAGCTGCTGATGCGGCTACTTGGTTGAAACAATATCGGGACAAGCATTTTCCAATCCCACCGAAGGAGTAGCGCATGGCCTGCGTAATGACCAAGAAGCCTCACGATCTCAAAGAGATTGATCGCCATTCCTCGGGGTTTCCTGGCATCTTCCGAGTCGTACGCTGGTGCTGCAACTGCGGGTCGGTTGTGATCGATAATGACATCGACGGTAAGGTTGCACCAGGAGACTGGAAGGCCATGCAGTTTCCGAGAATTGCGTTGGATAAGGCTGAACAGATGAAACCGAAGGAAGAGAAATGACCAAGAACTCCTTTGTTCCGCCCGACGCCGAAATCAAAGTCCTGGATTGGCCTAAGCTTGGAAAACCTAAGCCGGCTCAAAACCACGCTCAGCGCAAAGCTTCACGCATTGCGGAGGGGCAAGCCCAAGAGCAAGCCGAAGCTGAAATAGCCCGGAAGAACGAAGCCGACCGTCACGAAGACGATACTGATAACTAGTGGTAAAGGAATAATCATGGAAAATCTAGGACTTTATCTGCAAGGCCTCGGCGCAGCCATTCTATTTTGCTGCTATGTTGGATGTAGTAAAGTGGAAGCCGGCCAAGAATTTACCCATACCCCCATCATATTTGAAGACCCCTTGACGGGCTGTCAGTATCTAACTAACTCATCTGGTAATGCTGCCCTCACGCCTAGGCTCGACCGGGACATGAAACAGATTTGTAAGGGGAAATGACATGAGTCCTCGAGATCAAATCCTATTCGATTACGGCTTTCTTCGCGGCATCGAAGCCCACGTCCCGGAAGATCGCCGCGATGTCCTCAGAGCTATCGCCGAGCGCATTCGCGGTCGAATCCCGATCAGACCAAGTATGAATTTGTCGGAACTCTCGAAACACTTCGAAGATGGGCCAGACGAAGTTGACTGTTGTGGAAAGAACACTAAAACATGAGATATAATCCGACTCTACCACTCGTGATTCTGATTGCAGTCCCCTCGTTCTTTCAAGCAGTCGGCCGTATTATGGCGCCAAGTCGGTCACCTTCAACTCCGACTCTTTCCACTTCGATTCGTTATGAAATCAAACCCTGTCCAAAAGGTGGGGAATGGATTCGGAATCAGACGAGCGAAGACGGATGGAGACTACAATGCAACCAGTAGTCCTTAGCGAAATCGACCAACTCAAGGCTGAAATTGTTGCCCTGAAAAAGGACAAGAAAGACCTGGCAAATGAGCTCCGTCAAGCCAATGTCCGGCATGAAGGAGCTCACGACTGGGCAATGAACAACGCTAAGACGTTGCATAGTCACTTGTGCGTTTGTCGACACGATGACGTGAAAGAGTTGGAGAAACAACTAGCCGAAGCGACAGCTCCGAAGCCGAGGACGTCGCTGTCGGTCCTTGGAATGCTAGTTGGAAAGAAGCTCTTGCGTTAGGTTCAATAAGACGTTACAATTGTGGTATAAGAAGTTACAGAGGGAGATATAATCTTCTTCAATTCACATATGCGGGGTTCGTCCAATGGTTAGGGCCTCAGTTTTCCAAACTGAAGATAAGAGTTCAATCCTCTTACCCCGCTCCACGGCCAGTTGTACCGAATTGGTTAGGTAACGGATTGCAAATCCGTGTTATGCTGGTTCAAGTCCAGTACTGGTCTCCAGTTTCCTTTAAAAGAGTTCTGTATCCTCGCCTGATCACAACGTTTTTTCCGAGCAATATCCCAAGAAGAGTTCTCCTAACAATCTTGGTACCTCGGCTCCCGCCCTGGTCTGATGTTGCTGGCTGTCTCGAGCATGGGTTCTTCCTGGTAAGGTGGCCCGGCAGTCTCTCCACGGAAAGAATGGCAAAAGTGATAAGTCTACGTGCCCCTGAGAAGGGACGTTGATGGTGTAGGATACAGCGGGGATGGTCGTCTAAACCTAGGACGCCTGGCCTTCAGCCAGTGAAATGCTGGGAGAATCCCCCAGCCCATCCCCGTTAGATTATGGGTCTGTCGACTAACAAGAACTAAGTCACCCTCGACAAGAGGATACGGATGCAGTTGGAAGCACTGCCGGACCCAGCCTGATCAAAACCCCTAGTTCAACCATTGCGTTCCCGGTTGAGCTAGGTTAGAATTCGATTGGCCTTTTAGTAATACATGCCCCGGTGGTGGAACGGCAGACACCGGAGACTTAAAATCTCCTGCTTTCATTAGCGTACCGGTTCGAATCCGGTTCGGGGTACCATAGAAAGACAACCATGAATGACAAAAAGCCCGTCCACTTAGTCCCCTTGGTTGAGCTGATTTCCGCCCAGAAGTCCGGGCCACTCCAGGTCTACCGAGGCTACTGGTGGGCTGTGACTCCAAATGGAGAAGCCGTCTTTTTCACTAACGATCAGCGTTATCCCATTGCCAACAGGCATAAGTCCCTCCTAGAACGATTCTTAAGTTCTGCCCCGGAAGGGTCTCAAGCGGAATTTGTCCCCTGGGCCTATGTCAAATTCGAGATTTCAGATTACGCGTGAACGACTGCTGCAATCAAATTCAAAACTGGACCCGTGCCGAGTGCACACGTTGCGGAAACCAGTCAATGCCAAAGAGCCTTTGGGTACCCTCTTGGACCCTTGCCGAAAACGTAGCCGATGCACGGAGGACCGTAGCGTCTTGGAGCTCGGAAAAGAGATCTTCAGTTCGCCTCGAAGGCGAGCGTTTAAACAAAAGGTACTATCGTGGTTAATCCTCTCAAACCAATCAAAACTCCGTCCGAGCGCGGATTGACTGCGAGCACTGAGCTTCGCTTTGTTACTCGCACGGTCGTAACAAGTCCCGGCGGTCAATCCACTGGATTATGGGTCAATGGAGCGCCTGTCCTGACGGCCGCTACTGGTACGGTCAAGACCGTCCTACAACAACGCTGGTTTGGCCCCCGAGAAGACGAGTGGCATGATGTGCCTACAGTGGAAGAAACAAAATGACATTCAAAGACCCTCTCAGTGCCCCTGAGATTCAAATCCCCGTGGACTATGCTAATCACATCATCTACGGCTTCATTCTGGCCCTTGTCATAGCCCTGTTCACTCAGTACTTTGACACTACTCCGGAGGTCGGCTGGTCTTGGGGCTACTACGTGACGTCAGTGGTTGCTGCGGCCAAGAAAAGCGTAGACTACTTCTGGGAACACGAATCTGTCCAGATGTGTGTCGCAAAGATCTTTGCTACGATTGCAATTCCCCTCCTGATCTTGGAACTGATTCATTTCGGATTAGTATGACAAGCCGTCACATTGCTATCATCGGAACCGCCGGCCGGGATAAAGACAAGCCCCGAACAAAAGAGCTGTGGGAAGCAATGTTGGCTGATGCTCGAACTCGTATCGGTCCAGATGATTTTATCCATTCCGGTGGAGCTGCCTGGAGTGACCACATTGCTGTCAAGCTATTCCTCGAAGGGCACATCAAGCACTTGTCGCTCTGGCTTCCAGCTCCGATGGCAGGAGATGGTCGCCTCATCAGTCCGCAGTCCGGTGCTAAGGGGTCAGCCTCGGCCTCAAACTACTATCACCAGTTGTTCAGCAACGTTATTGGAGAAGATTCAATGGCTCAGATCGCTGAGGCTTGGATCGAAGGGGCCTGGTTGAACTTCGAACCTTCGGCGGCTGGCTACGGCGGATTCTTCGCTCGAAACAACAAAGTTGCTGAGCGGGCCGTGGACGGTTGCCTTGCGTACACCTGGGGTGAGGGTGCGGAGCCTGCTGACGGTGGGACGAAGTACACCTGGGATAAATGCTCCGGCGAGCGAATTCATATCCCACTAAAGACGCTATTATGAAAGTACTCCGAGAACCTCCAAAACCGAAATCGGTTTTCCACACATACCAGGGCTATTGTCCGAGATGCAAAGCATTTCTAGATTACAACACGAAGGATCTTCGACCGAATATGTTCAACGGTTGGTTGATACGCCTATACTACTTGACTTGCGGATATTGTTTCCATGAGGTCATGAAGTCAGGATTCGAACTTTGGTGGGATCGATATCGTCCTTCTCCCTGGAATCACCGACCATGAAAGTCTATCTAGACGACACCCGACCAACCCCGGAAGGATGGGTTGGATGCCTGTGGCCAGACGAGGTCATTGCCTTGCTCAAGACTGGCAAGGTGACCCATCTGAGTCTCGACCATGACCTGGGCGATGACAAGCGTGGCACGGGCTATGACGTATTGCTCTGGATCGAAGAAGCTGTAGTCCAAGGCAAGTTCCATCCCCCGCACATGTTGGTCCACTCCGCTAACCCCGCTGGAGTAAAGCGCATGGAGCACGCCATCCGAATCATCAAAGTCCGGTACAAGGCTATTCATGAGCCCCAGCCGGATAAGTATCAGAAAGGAGACCGACATGCCTATAAACAGTACCATTCAAACAATGGTTGACTGCGGCACGGCATATCGAGTCGGCGATAGAGTTAATTGGTGGCGGCAGAGCGGGACCAGTCAAGCCCACTGGGATGAGGGTGGTTTCAGAATCATCGGTTTTCGAGGTGGCGCGGGAAACTATATGACGGTGACAGCCGAGGGTGAACCCCTACTAGGCAGTTTCGAAATTGGTTCACCTCATTACCGACTTTATAAGGGAAATTAACATGCAACGCAGAGGTTTCCTCGCCGGCATCCTGGCTGCTGGTTTCGCTCCGGCTGCAATTGGCTCAGGCGTTTTGATGCCGGTCCGAAAGATCGCAACGATCCGCGCTCAAGACTTGGTACACAGCGGCATCACAAGTACTTCCATTCATGCTAACTCCATTCATTTCAGCAAGATCGATACCCGGCGCTTGATTATTCGAGATGAGAAGGGGAATGTAATCTTCAGCTCGTCATATGAGTACACCGGCCTGGCAAGCTTTTCGAACGAGGCTAACCGGGGGATAAAAAGTCTTTCACTGGATCCTCCTAGCTTCCAAGCCATCCAAATCACTGAACACAGGGCCTAAACATGGGACAAGCAAAGAATCGCGGCACCGCCGCACAACGCCAAGCCGAGGCAATCGAAGCCGGTCGAATCAAGACCTCAGCGACACAAGCGTTTCACTCAATGCCAAGTTTCGAGTTGAAGGGCTACAAAAAACCTCTGATCGAGCAATTGACGACACGGTCGAATGCATCGTCGGTGATTGGGGCTGCGACCATTCAATCTCCTCCTCCGGAACCGTTCCATCAAATGGCCGAAACCACGATGGCTTCGCCGGAAGAGTTGGACCTACCTGGACCCCCGTTCGGGGGTTAAAGAAATGACCCTCAACTTCCGCGCCTTCCTCTTTGTCGTCTTGGTAGTCGTCTGCTGCTTCAAGGCATTCGCCAGTCCACCGGCAGTACTCACAGGGCTGTACTACAAGACCGCTGGGGCCCCCGTAGCAGCCTCGGCAGTAGCTACCCAGCCTAAGGCGTCTTCAAGCCCTGTAAACGCCGATCCTGGCTTTTCTGGCCCAGCCACCGCACTGATTCTGTCGGCCGTTGGCTGTGCCTTCATCCTCGCTATCGTACTCTGTCTAAGGAAATAGCAATATGATCGCTCAAAATTGGAATTCTTTCGGACCCATCGAGGGAGAAGAAGACTTGATCGTTCAGATCGAGGAAAACGTTAAGGAGGCCCCGGCGAAGCTGGGAGAAACTGTTTGGTTCGGATCCAAGCCATACGCGGCTCCGACGTTTCGCCTGAAACTCTTGGGAGAAGACTAAGTGTTGGCTTGGCTTTGGAATCTCCTGATAGGGCAGTTCTGTAATCACAGGTGGAATACGGAAAAAACGGTGAGTCTCACTAATGATGATGGGGAGTCTATCGGAACCGTCAAACATCTGCATTGTCCAAACTGCGGCAATTGGAAAAAGAAGATAATGATGAACTGCTGATTCCAGGATCAACTTCAATTCTCCTTGATTTCCTGGTATAAGTAATTATCGTCAAGTATTATCTTGACGCCACAAAGGAAAGGGCGTAGTCTCTTTCTTTTTAGAAAGTTCAATTACAATGTCTACCCCCTTCGCTCTTGCCATTTTCCTTGCTACGTTCGCTCTGGCAGCAGTTCCAGCCAGTCCACCAAATTCATATCCTCCGGTCACAGAAAAAGAAGCCCGTAGTATCCTCACGATTCTCGGCCATCACTGTGACGGAACTGGCGCGATCGATTCTCTCGCCGTTGCGACTGATGGCGCAGGCCCGCATTTGATAACTTGGAACAACGAAGAGCTTTGTGGGAAAAGGTCTTAAACAATAATCCCCTAATCGGTTTTACATGGACTATCTAGACTACGATAATTCTAATCCAGGCTTACCAGGTGTATTTCGAGTAGGAGAACTTGAAGGGTCGACTGAGGGCAGAGGTTACTATCGAAAGTGGGATGGGCAAAGCTGGTATATGGTGTCGTACTCGGACACAATCTTATCGGCCCGGTTAAAAGATAAGAAATATGGATATGCCTGTGATGGTGAAACGAAACTATTCTACGTGGCTGATCTAGAAGGTAATCTAGTCGAACCTCGAGAAGCTCGGCGCATTGGGGATCCGCTTTGGAATTCCAGACCCGAACCTGAACAACTGGAGCTATTTTGACGTATGATCTTAGGCACCCTGGTCCAGCTGGATACTATCTCTTTCGATACTCCGATGGAGCTAAAGCCTACCACCGCAAATGGGATGATGGTCACTGGTGGTATGGAAATCAACCGGAAACTACCCTAAAACAACTAGTAGGGAAGAAAACTGATGCCGTGCCAGACTGGAGGATAAACGAGTGGATCAAACAGCGACACAGCGTAGAATTAGTCGCAGATCTTCACGGAAATCCGATTGCGACTGAGACCCATCCTATTCAAATCCAACTGGACTTATTCGAGTGAAATACACAGAAGTCACAATTCCAGGGATATATGCATTCCTACTGCCGGACGGGACCGTGGACTGGTATCGGAAGTTCGATGGAATCAATTGGTATACCGGTCATGGTAGTCCAAAAAAGGCTGCCAAGGTAGATAGTGAGGCTGATAGTGAGAGAGTTTCACGTTGGGCAGCCCAGTACAGTCTAGTTGAGCACGCGGCGGATATCAATGGAGATCCCTGGGCCGAATTTATTCAACCCATTCAAACTTAACTGGACTTATTCTAATGGCAATACCGAATAGTACTGACCCGGGTATTTACTACGTTGTCACACGTTTGGACAACGGTTATTTCCGTAAATGGGACGGGGAGAGATGGTATACAAATGGCACAACCTTGGAGGCTGCGATCCACAAAGATTGGCGAAGTTTCGAGCAATCGTTTTATCTCAGTAAAATCAAAGAAGCCGTCTCCGTAACCCTAGTCGCCAATTTCGATGGTACTCCGTTGGAAGCGCCGAGAGAATCTTTTCAACAACTCGATCTATTTCAATAATAGTAAGAGCCTGTGGTATAAGGAAGTAATAGAGCCTATGCTTAAACCCGAGGGATTATCATGAACAGAGACGACGAATGGTATAATTCCTTGGCAAACGGTGTTTATCCCATCCTGAAGTGCCCGGGATGTGGTCACGTTCCGAGACGGGACAACCTAAGAGACTCGCTGCACCCAACCCGTTTCACCCCGGATTGCCTCTTCGTCTTTGGTTGCCTAGTTTGTGAAGGTGGTTGCGATGACTGGCAAGTTCACGGACGTACGGCCAAGGAAGCAATTGATCGTTGGAACTGGGCTTCTCAGAATCCGCAAGAGCCGGATGTGCTCATCATACGACAATTGCACAAACAGATGGGTGACAGCATAGGATTTTGGGCAAATCGCTACGAAGATACCTCCCAGAAGCTCAAAGAACAAACGGCTATCACCGAGTCTCTGAAACGTGACTTGGCAACTCTGCAAGGTCGCACGGTTCAACCCTGCCCTGCCGCCAAGACGATGGGAGAGCACGCGTGTTCAAACCAGCATAACTGCTGGGAGCCGTGCGGAAGTCTAGGTAATGATAGCAGGTTTACCGTCGTCAGCCGCCGCAAAGATCCTAGCGTAATCTTCCGGGGAATCTCTGTCGTCAATGACGTAATCCCTGCCGATCCGGATCCAAAGAACCTTACTGTCCGGCCTGCTCGCCGGGCTGAAGCATCTGTCGACAATGGTGAGCGTCGCCGTAAGACAGACTAAAGTTTCCTCAACCACACCTTACCAGGAGTTTGAAATGCCCGGACCCATGAATCGTGCACCCGCACCAGCCAAACCTGTCGACCCTTTGAATATCCCGCTCGGTACTCGAGTCAAGGAAGAAATCACGGGCCTGATCGGGATCGTTGGGATGAAATCCTTCAACTCGGCGGGCAACATCCGCTACGCAGTTCAACCGATGGGCGACGGGACCAGTGTGCCAGAAGCCATCTGGTTCGACTACCACACGCTGCTGATCGTAGATGCAGGCGTCAGTGTTAGCGTCACTCCGATCACCAAACCAACGGCCATCCGGATGGGGGAGGAAGTCAAGCACAAGATCTCCGGGGTCAAGGGTATCGTGACCGAGATGGTCGGCTTCATGAATGGCTGCCAACACTTGGTCGTCCAGGCGAAGAAGACAACGACCGAAGACAAGCACTTCCGCACCGAAGACGATGTCGGTATGTGGGCTCGGCTCGGAGATGGTCTGGCCGGGCCTGTCGCCAAGCCCGCAGCCCCAAAGGTCAAGGACCCCGTCGGCGGCCCCATGATCCGCATCGCTCGTCCCGTGGCCATGCGCCGCTGAAAGGAACCGACATGATCGACAGCAAACTCCTGGGAGTCATACCCCTGAACCTGCTCAAGCCGGACTCGGACGAGTTCCTCATCGCCCTGGCGTGTCGTCTAGACGCCGGAGACGACTTCATGGACCTGGGTGATCAATGCGGCAAGAACGCGCAAACGATCGCCAAGCTAGCCGAAAAGGGTCGCAAGATCCGCGACCGGTTGATCCGCGAGGGATCAGAGCGCATGATCAAGGCCGTGCAGATGGGAGAAGTCCCACCGCCGAAGGTCGTTCAGCTCGTGGTGACACGAGTGACCTTCAACAGTCCTCCTCGGGGCCTGTACGTTCCAAATGCATCGACGATGGTGCACTGAACGATGTGCGGACGTGGAGCCGAAAGCGAAAGTAACTAGGCTTTGAAGCGCCGGCACTCCAGTCAGAGAAGATGGTTGAAACTACCCGCGATGGTGGAACTGAACTTCTCTGATGCTACTCAACCGCCAGTGAACCCTGAGATGTTGCCAGTTACTCTCTTGGACGACGGTTGGGTAGTTAGGAACTGGCTACGGTTAAAGCATGGCAGACGGCCCGACTCACCAAATTGGACCGCATTATTGCCCGGTAGGTGGACAGACACGACACTTATATCGGTCAGTATAGAAGCAACACTTGGATCCCTCCAGAACTCGGCGCTGCCTAGGGACGGCTGGAGCAATAGAAGAGTGTTCGTCTGGGATGCAACCGACCCGGACCCAACTACGAAAACGTTGGGACAACTTTGTCAGGGGTCTCCTTGGGCAGTCAGCAACGACTACAATTGGCGACAAACGAAGTAGCCCCAAAAACTGGGTGAACCAAGATCCCAACCGGTGTTCCCGGTGCCTGCACTGGGCTGCACAATGCAGGCGGAGCCCTGACACCAGCTCCCAGTTTTTCATTTCACCCCTGGAGTTTTACATGTTTCTTCTAGCACTATTCGCAGTTCTGGCCACGAGTTTCGTTGGCTGGTGCGTTCTCGGCATCAGCGCCGTCATGGTCATTTGGTTGGTGGCTCGTATCCACCAAGAATTCTCGGGAGGCAGTGGAACGAAAAAGCTCTGGCCGACCATCTGGTTCTTGACCATTCCAACGCTCTATCTCTTCGTGGCGGCACAGAAGCCTGCCACCTTTCCGGACGGTGGTCAAGCTGCAGTCGGCTTCGTTGCGAACATGTGGGCCCATCTGACGGTCTGGAATGCCTTGGGCTTCCTCGGTTCCTACGTTGGTATCGGCCTACTATACTCTCTCTTCGAGATGCGCGTGACGTTGTGGCGTGACAAGAAGAGCGTGGTGACGAAGTTCGAAGGCTACATCGGCCAGGACATCAAGAAGGAATTTCTCTACTGGCTGAACAAGTCGCTGGGAAGTTCACAAACGGGCAATGAAGATCCGACCCTGTCCGCAGCCAAAACGGCCGCTGCTTCGGCAATCGCCAGCTCTTCGTCCCAGTTCGTCGCCGTGGAAGTGAAGTTCCGGACCTGGCTGCATTTGCTCCCGGAGAAGTTCACTCTCGCAGAAGCATTCATCCGTAACGCCAACCCGAAAGTGTTGTTGGCAGAAGCGGAACAAGCTTTCAAGGACGACGTTGCCAAGTTCGAAGCCGGCCTGAAGGAGTTCCTGTCCCTGTACAACCACGCCAGCTTCAATCCGTACACGGCGTACCTGGAACTGAAGATGAACACGACCGGTGCGCTCGACGTGTCGATCAAGAAGGCTGACCTGACGATCTGTCTGGCCAACTGGACGTTCTGGTGGCCGGGCTACGGACTGAACTTCGTGTTCGGTGACATGTTCGAAGCCATCTTCACGCGCCTGTCGGCCTGGATTGTCAAGATCTACGGCGGCTACGTTCAGAAGTACTTCGCGGACATCATGGCCGTGAAGGTGTAAGAGTCCTGGATTGCGGCGCCGCTTGAGGTTGGCGCGTTCTAGGTTGGGAACCCCGGTGACAGACGGGTTCCTGCTTCTGTCTCCACGCGGGAGACGCCGGACAAGTAACCGGACGGCTAGACCTTTGTTCGTAACTGACATTAATCGAGCCCTTCGTGAGGTGGGCACCCATGCAGTAGTTTGACCCCCAAAGCTGAACAGGCAAACTCTAATGCGCGAAATCCTGTAGCGATGCCGTAGTCGCAAGGTCGAGGTGCTCAATGCGAGACTCGTAACCCAACGGTAGTCCGTGCCAAAGCGAAAGCAGGCCGGGCCGCTCTGAAAAGAGTGTTATACAAGTGTGAAGATGTGAATTCTGACGCGCAATACTAGTCATACATTATGTTATGAGCTAGTTTGTGTTTCGCTGGATAAGTAACCAGCATTCCGGAGGCGGCCCACTCTGCCTTAAATGGCATCTTGTCGTCTCCGGTCTTAACCCCAAACAACGTTTTAGCGAGGCACGAAATGGCCAAGTACGAAAAGGGGCGACGTTGCCTCGTGTTGAATCACACCCACGACCGTTCGATCATCGGACATGAAGTGATCCTCGGGGACCGAGCACAGACTGGAAGGGTTTCAGACGGACGCGGCGGGTTCGAAGCCTCTGGTCTATTCTGGAGAACCGATCCTCCGATCTTCGTCCCCGGACACCCAAACTTTCAGCTGGTCTTTCGTGAGCCTTGGCTCTTCCCGATCGATGACGAGACGATCAATGAAGAACTTCGCAATGAAGTAGTTGACGATCCAGGGACGAAGAGGGTAGAATTAGATACTGCGTTCAAGAAATTGGATAAAGCGCTCAGTGATCTAGAAGAGCATTTGAAGAGAAGACTAGCAGAAAAGAAGCAAGCGATCTAAGATCGTCAAGTAAAAGTACGGAAATGTGGGCGAGAGGCTTATGCCAGCACCCTGCTAAGGTGCCGATCCCAGCAATGGGATCCGAAAGTTCGAATCTTTCCATTTCCGCCAAGAATAAATGGATGTGTACTCAAGTGGTTTACGAGAACGGTCTTGAAAACCGTCGGCTGGCAACGGTCCGTGAGTTCGAATCTCACCACATCCTCCAAACAACGCTCCAGAGGAGCCATGCAAAAATACAATAAAACCCCGCTGATCGCAGGCATGCGCTGTTTGATTATCGCCTCGAAGACGAAGGCTCATCTTGGCCGAGAAGTTATCTTAGTTCGGACCTATGAACTCAACGGGGGCAGAACGTACTGGGAAACTTCTCCGCAGCTAATTCGTATTGCCGAGGACGGGGAGAGGAAGGTCGTAGGCCTCACGTCAGGTTGCTTCCTGGCTCTAGACGAGCCCAAGATTCACGGTGAGTTGACCATCGAGCGCCGTGAAGACTGCAAGGCCGACCCTCGCATGGCCGGCTATATCCTCGGCAAGGAAGCTGCCTACAACTGGAAACAGAACAATCCCGGCGCTTCTGCCGGCTAAGTTATGCCCGGACTTCACCGAAACGCTTGCAACTAAGGTAAATTAAGCCCTGGAAATATTCAGGCCTAAAGCCAAGTCAAGCGCCACGTAAGTGAAGTTCGGGCACCACTCGCCCGTTTCTTTTTGTTCAACAATATCAGTCGATACTGGTATAAGAAGGAGTTAGTCGTGAGTGAAAATGTCTCGTATGTAGTTCTATTTACCATCTGCGTCCTCGCTTGGAACGTAAGCGACTGGATCGAAAAGTGGAAGGGACGCCCTGCTGAAGAAGACTGGGAACCCAGCGATGAAGAAATGTTTCAGCTCGGCTATCAAACCACTGCGGGACATCTCCTACAGGGTCATCCGATCGATACTCTGAAGGAAGATCTGAGTCACGAATGGTCCACTGCTTTTGACAATGGAATTACCGTCGCAATCAATGCCTGGAAAGAGAAGGTGAAAGCATGAAGCTCGCAGTAATTTGGAGCCTCGGTATACTCACGGCTTTGGCGGGAGTGCTGGTTGGATGTAAGGCTGAAACGGAAGAACGCACTAGTCAATACGTCCTACCTAATGGGCTACAGGATTGCAAGATCTATAAGATGGTCGGGGAAAACGGAGATTCGATGAAGGTGATGCGTTGCCCCAATAGCTCCACAACAACTACCTACGAAACGGGGGGTAAGTCCAAAACTACCCATACCGAAATCATCATCGACGGTGTAACGTATATTCCCTCGGATAAAGAGGTGAAACAATGAAAACTCAAATCAATCGATGGATACTCGCTGCTCTTATGGCCATAGCAGGGCTGCTGGTCGGAGGATGTGTGCCCCCAACGTCAACGAATCCTGACAACACGGGTCAATACGCAGTGCCTCAATCTCTGCCTGCCGGATACGAAGGTTGTACGGCAAATTTCATTCACGGCCCCGGTGCCCAGCAGTACCAAGGCTATGTCGTCCAATGTAGCGGCAATCAGACGACAATCGAGACACATAAGACTGGGAAAACGAATGTAACAACTGTTACTATCAACGGTGTCACCTACGCCCCAGTCGCAGCCTCTGGAGCCGACCAGTGAACCGTCACGACTTCGAACTCCTCGGGGACAAGCACAAGCGCTATGAAGCCCGGGAAGACTCGACCATCATGCCAGGCATCCCCGTCCTGGTTCGTTTGGACGGCCGAGCCTTTCACACGTTCACGCGTGGGCTGGAGCGTCCGTTTGACAAGAACTTCACCGACTGCATGGTTGAAGCGACGAAGGCTCTCGTCAAAGAGATGCATGCAAATGTCGGCTACACGCAGTCAGACGAGATCACGCTTGGCTACCTGAACCCGGACCCAGCTGTCGAAATGATGTTCGCCGGCCGCGTTCAGAAGATTGTTTCGATCCACGCAGCCTATGCATCAGTGAGGTTCAACAAGCTCGTTGAAAAGCTTCTACCGGAAAAGGCAGCATTTCACCCTATCTTCGATGCCCGAGTCTACGCCTATCCTAATTGGGACTTGGCTGCCGAGTCCTTCCTTTGGAGAGAAACCGATGCCACCAGAAATTCCCTGGCCATGGCCGCCCAAGCGCACTTCTCGCAGAAAGAGCTCGAAGGCAAAGGGCGATCCGCCATGCACGAAATGCTCTTCCAAAAAGGGATCAACTGGAACGACTACCCGACGTTCTTCAAAAAAGGGACGTACGTAAGGCGTGGAGTTGAGGCAAGGCTTCTCACAGAAGAAGAACTTCTTCGAATTCCAGTAGATCGTCGGCCGACTGGACCTGTCACACGCGGCATCATGGTCACGACGGATATCCCTCCGGCTGAACGAATCCTCAACTTGGCGCCTGTGCTGTTTAATGGCGCCACTCCAATCACTGAACAACCCAAGGAATGAATATGCAACACTTCGGACATGGCGAACGCGCCGGTTGGACCTTCACGTACACGGCTGGGCAACTGGCGTATGGCGCACAAAAGCAGAAGGACTACCGAGAAGACCGGTCTCGCCTCTGGTCCGCGACTCAGGAAAAGGTCATGGCTGAAATCCGAGCTTCTGGGATCGAAATCACCCAGGATGTCATGACCCAGCTCCAGATTTCGGCAACGTACACCAAGTCTGGCGGAATGAATCGCGGTCCGACGGTGAGCATCAACCAGGACTTGGCTGACAAGTTTGCCCAGTGCGTGGCCAAGGTCAAGGAGCACAAGGACCTGGCTGAGCAGTACGAGGGTTGGATCCAAACCTTGTCGGCCCAGTCGGAGAAGGAGCTGGAAGTCACGCAACAAGATTTCTTGTTCTTCTTCTTCAATGTCAAGGACATTCCCGGTGTTGTTTCGAAGACTGTCCTGACCCCGGCTGTGGCTACGCAAACCCTTGCATCTATGCCTCAAGTCCAGATCACCTCCACCAAGCCCGCAAAGGCTCAGTTGATTCCGCCGATCAACCCGTTGTCGCCAATGACCGCTCCGCCACTCAAACCCAAGGCTGGAGAAGTCCCGATGGCAACCGTTCCCTCTCTGGGTCCGGCCGCTGCGAACGTCTTCGTCCCGCCGGACTTCGACGATGACTTGGGTGGCAACCCGGGTAACGACTGGCCCCAGGATTGATTTCGAAAACCAGCCCTACAGTTCAATAATACTGTAATTGTTGGTATAAGGAATTGTAAGACAGAATATGCCCTGAAAGCTCTGACGGTCCTGTGGCTCAAAGCAGGCGAACGTTGAATACCTCAGTGGATGTCCGGACTGAAGCTGAGGTATTTGACATCATTCGAGAGCAGCGCAAAGATAAAGCGTATGCGGTGGTTCGAATCCACCTCGGGGCGCCATAAATCGCTAGGGACAAAACAACCTGACTGCCCGTGTCGAGTCGGGCCGATCCATTTTCTCCTTCTTTTTGGTTGTGTAAGCTCAGGGGCAGAGCTCGACAATGCCGGCTGTACAAAATCGGTGCGATGGTTCTAGTCCATCCACATCCATCAGTTTCTTTTTGGTTTTCGACCTTACTGGAAAACCAGTTTTATACCAATCGATCATTCCTCTTTTCGAGGTTGTTCTTTTTCGTTGTTGTGACTTCAGTGTCGCGTATGCAACTCCCCTGTGCATTCATATAGCCAACGCTTTCAGCGTAACGCCACGGATGTGGTAGGCCTAATGAATAGGGTTTGAGATCGGTTGGTTTTCCAGTGCGGTTTTCGCGCTACAGCAGTTCTGGTGAACTTAAGTAACTCCAGCTTGTTGTTAATGTTTCTTTAGCTAAAGGTATAAAATGAGTCTGCAAAACAAGTTCATGAATCGCATGTTCCGTCGGATCTCGGGCGTGGTCATCGATGCTCTGTCGGGCAAGGTCGGCATCAAGACGGACGACGGCGTGTTCACCTGCGAACTCACCGGTTCGGGAGCCACGCTCTCGCACGAAATCTCGGTCAACATCCTCGACGGCCTGAGCTTCAACGTTCCGGGCTTCGCCAGCCAAGTCGAATTCGACAAGGTCAAGGCGGGTGACCTGGTCGTCAATGACAAGGGCATCGGCGGCTGGGTTGTGGGCAAGACGGCCAAGGCACTGAAGCTGGCCGACCACACCGGCTCGGTCAAGACTTATCAACCGCCGAAGGTCACCATCATGGGTGGCGCTGGTCCGAGCGGCGTGCTGGTCGTCCAGACCCTGTTCTCCCTGACGGGCTCGGCTGAAGGCGCTGCTGGCATCGGCCAAATGCTCCCGATGTTGATGCTTCTGGGTGACGGCAATGATTCGAAGCTGGATTCGATTCTGCCTCTGATCCTGATGCAAGGCGCAACCGGTGGCGCTGCCGCTGGTGGCCTGCAAAGCATCCTGCCTTTCCTTCTGATGAAGGACGGCGGTCTGGGTGGCGGCAACAGCAAGCTGGACAAGCTCCTGCCCCTGCTGGCCATGGGTGGCCTGGGCGGCGCTGGCGCGGCTGGCGGCGCGATGAATCCGATGCTGCTGATGGCCCTGATGGGTGATGGCGACATCTTCGGTGGTTCGTCGGCTGCCAAGGTGGCTCCGGCCCTCCAACGCAACGGTGCTCCTCAGCTCCGGAACGTCGGCAGCTGGTAAGTCAAATCCAGTCGGGAGACTGGTTGAGTGAGTGAAACTGGGACTGGCTTCGACTGGTCCCAGTTTTCCTTTTGCTTCTCTTTTTATATTTGGATAATACAATGTCAATCTTTGACGCACTCTTCGGCCGGAAAACTCCCGAACTGAAAACGATCCCGCAATGGGAAGACACAGCTCCTCCGGTTCTAGAAATTCATCCGGACGCGAATTTCGAGCCCGTCGCCCTAGCCGCAGCTTGGCCGTTCCCGAGCGCCGCATCTCATCCTGAGCCGATCGTTGAAACGGAAACCAAGCCCCTCGTCGTCAACACTGCCAAGCTGGCCCAGCACCATGCTGCCCTTGCAGAAGAACGCAAAGCCCTCAAGCAATACCTGAAGGAAATCGTTCAATCGGCTTCGGAGCACGGCATCGAGTTCGTCCATGTCGGAACGACGACCTTTGCCTGGCGCTATGCAACTTCGGCCGAAGAAGGCTACGTTCGCAACAAGCGCGTCATCCACATCTCGACGGCTGTCTGCAATCCCGCAGATCAGTTCGCCAAGTGGCACGGTAGTGCTATCGCTGCGGAGAACATGCTAGATGGCAAGTTCATCACATTGCGGATCGATTCGGGGTATAAGAGCCCACGGGATGCGATCAATACGATGGGCTTGGTGACCTGGACGTCCGAGCAAATGCACGAGGCGTTGGATCAAATTGCCGCGAAAAAGGCCGAACTTTCTAAAGGATGGAACTAATCATGGCAAAACAGGCATCATGTCCCAAGCCAAGAGTCCCGACGCTCTACAAAGTCTTGTTCGACGGCAAGTCGTGCAACGGGGGGAGCTACGAGTGGGACACGTCAGGCGGAGTCAATCTGCTTCCAGCGAATCAGCGCCAGCTACCCCTGAAACATTGCAGCGTCGGATTTCACCTGACCACGGACTGGAAGCGTTGGTATAAGTTCGGTCGGGACGTCTACCGAGCTACGGTTCCGGGCGACGAAATCTTGGTTAAACGAGATGGGAGCGTCCGCTGTGAGGACAAGGTCGTTGTCAGGTCCTGCCGACTATTCGACAAGAACGCCGATCCTCAAGTCCGCCTGTTGAATCAGTTCTACGACGACGCAATTCTGGTTCGTGACGGCTTCGAGGCAGCACGTCGTCGTCGGAAAGAGAAGACGGCTCCGAGGGGGACGGTGCTTCTGCCAGCCAATGGACATACCGGAGGTCTCTTCTCGCTGAAGGCATTTGGGTCCAGTTGGTATGTCCAGTCCCGGCTGCACGCCAGCGAGGAGCATTTCGGTGAGTACTACTATCGATTCCGAGGCACCATCTATTTCATCTGCACCGCCCTAATTAAGTCCGAAGAAGGCACGATGACGGAAGCCGAGAAGAAGTCGGTCCACGACGTGTGGAACCTATGGAAGGCTGGTTGGATCGTGCACGGAACGAATAAAGCCGGGAAGTACGTCGTTTCTTGACGTGACCGGGGAAACCCGGTTATAATCAATCTTTTCGGGGCGAAAGCTTCGTATGCCCTCTTAGTTCAGTGACAGAACAATTGCCTTGTAAGCAAAAAACGGGAGTTTGATTCTCTCAGGGGGCACCATTTAAAGGACTTTCATGACGAAAGTTGAAGAGAAGAAGGAAGAGTTCAAGCCAATTCCCAACGGCGCAATCTACGTCTTCGGATCCAACGAAAGTGGCATTCATGGGTCGGGAACGGCCCGTACTGCCAGGGAAGACTACGGTGCCATCATGGGCAACGGCTGGGGACTTCAGGGCAAGAGCTTTGCCATCCCCACGAAGGACTGGGATATCAACACGCTAACCTACGGCGCTGTTGAATTCTACGTAGAACGTTTTATTGCCTTTGCACTTTCTAGGCCAAAAATGACGTTCTACGTCACGAAGATTGGGTGCGGGCTTGCTGGATTAAATGAAGAAATAATCAAGCGGATGTTCATAGGTGCTCCTGAGAATTGCATTCTCCCGTACGGTTGGGAGCCCCCGGAATCGAAAGGTTACACTCATGGTCCAGCCCGCCCTCCTGCTGGACGGGCAATGACGAAATGACAATTGAAACCCACACCATCAAGTCCTGGACCATGTTCTTCGGAGATATGCAGTGCTAAGCATCCGACTAATTCCCGAGCACGAACAGTCTGGGTTTTGATTAGAGGCTTTGGCCTCTTTTTTAGATTACAAGAAATGAGAATACAATGCATAAAATTGCAATTATAAAGATAACTGAAACGAACCGATACGATACGGAGGGTGTAAATAGAGACTCCAAAATCATCGAGAGCATTACGGAATGGACCGAAGTTTCTAACGAAGAAATGGCCGCGCTTCGTCACTTTGAATCCCTGCGACGCTATACAAATGATAAGTTCATCCTACTTGAACAACCAACTAACGTTAAAGAATTTGTCGCCAATACGGTATCAAGTTATGTAAAGGCCGCCCAAGAAGCCAAAAAGAAGGCTGATATCGTTGCAGCCAAAGCCAAGAAGGAAGCGGCTGATAGAGCTGTAAAAGCTAAGGAAAAGGCGGAGGCCAAGGAACGAGATCAACTCAAGAAGCTACTGGTTAAGCATGGATCAAGTATTGGACTAACAGCGCCTATGGTCGAAGCCTCCGATAAGTCAACAAAAGCTTGAATAATTGGTATAAGATAGTACGGAAAGGATTCGCACGCATGCTTAAATATCTAACGTTCCTACCCCTCCTACTCGTCTTCTTATTCAAGCCCGTCTTGACTCAGGAACCCGAGACTCCTCAATACATGGCTATCGAAGCCTTTAAAGATGCTCGTGTCGCAGCTGCAAAGGAAGCGCAAGCTAAAGCCCAAGTCGAAGCCCGTAAAAAGGCCATTGCTAACCTCGTCACCTATTTGGAGCGAAAATGGAAACAACCTCGAAACGAAATCTGGGAAACGGTAACGGCAAGCTTCGCCTTAACCACGAAAAGTTCGGCCTCCCGATCGCAGCAGGATTGGCCGCAGCCGCTGGATATCTTGGCGGTGGTCCAAGTGGAGTCGGGATTCAATCGACAAGCCCGGGACTCTCAGAGTGGCTCAGTGGGTCTGATGCAGATCAACACGGACGATCATCACATCAGCATCGAGAAGTTGACCAAGCCTGCTACATCGATCTCGTATGGCTTGGCTCTGCTGTACAAATATCGTCGGGAAATGCAAAGTGAGAGCAGGGCTTTGGTGGCATACAACCAAGGTCCTATCTCAGCTCAAGCGACGTGCGGCAAACGCAAGCATTGCGAAACGCCGTATACCCTTCGTGTCGCTCTTGCCAAACAAGAGTTGACCCGTCACTTTCAATAGACATCGAAAGGATGTACAATGGGAACCATCGTTAAAATCCTCGTCGTCGGTGTCTTCGCAGTTTGGAAGCTCTTCGAGGCACAGACGAACGCAAGAAACTCTTGGGGCAATTTCCTCTTCAAGGGGAAGAAACCCTGGCCGTACAAAGACGGTGAAAAGTGGTAAATAATAATAACGAATGAAACACTCCGCCATTCTTCAGACACAAAACCACGCAATTGTAGCAGCAAACGCACTACCTGGAAATCCTGCTTTGGCAGCCTCCGCTGTAATGATCCAGGACGTCAGCTTCAGTGACGCCTGTCGGATCTCAGCTGAGGTTGCTCGACACGGGCTTCCTGCTTTAGTATGGGAACCGTCCATTACTGTCCCAGCTGAACCAGGTCCTCCCGTGCAGACGCAACAAGCTACAACTCCGGAAGTCCCCGCCTCCACTGAACCTCCACCTGAACCCGAACAGCCGGCTTAAACAATCGGCCAATTCCTGGTATAAGAGTGTACGGATACACCTTTTTCTTTTTCAACAATAACTATAAGGGAGTTGAACAACGATGTTCAACATTTCACCAAAGATTATCGAGACGCTGTTCGAGATTTACCCAGATCCGACCGAAGCTGATTTCGACGAAATTGCTACGAAGTGCATCGTTCAGTTGCAAGCCAACATTGCGACTCTGAACAGCTTCCTCTTTTCAACGAGGGGTAAGAAGATCACAGATAAACGTCGTGAGATCACGACGGAGTTGATCGCCAACATGTTGTTTTACGCGGCCATTCTCATTCATCTGAATGATCTGCCGCCAGATGCGTTCAGCATGGATGAAGATGCCGAGGAAAACGGTGTTGTGGAAATGGTCAGTATGTTCGACGAGGCGTATTTCCATTCGCCTCTATTGCTCGGTAATCACCTGATGGGTATCTGTGCAGATATCGGTGAGTACATGTGGTCGGATAAGTTCAATTCAGATGAAGGCGAGCCTGCTGCAGAAACTACAGTCGCCGCCACGTCCAAGACCACTGAAATCCCAGAAGAACCTGGGTATAGTAACTTTATGACCAATTTGCTGGAAGGCATGCAGCCGGACCTGGCAGAGGAAGACGATACGTTCTTCCCGTGGGATGATGACAATGACGCCGAGCCTATGCTGGCTCGGTTCCTGGCGGGACTAATGATTCTAGCCAATTTGTGTGATATTGATCTGGGCGTGTGCATGTATAATGCCTCGCAGCAGACGGAGATTTAAGTGTTTATCAAGATTAAGAAGCTGCACAAAGACGCAGTGATTCCCGCGTACAAGACAGATGGGGCAGGAGCCTTTGACATCCATTCCTTGGGAGAAGGGGTCCTGCACCCCGGAGATACCTATACATTCTGTACAGGATTGGCTTTCGAAATTCCGCCCGGATTTGCGCTCATGATTTATTCCCGCAGCGGGCATGGCTTTGGACCTGAGGTCAAACTGGTCAACGGAACGGGAATAATCGATTCGGACTACCGAGGTGAAGTTATGATCAAGTTGGAGAGATTCCGAAATAGGATCTCAACTTCGGATGACGCCCCATTCAAAGTCAGTGTCGGAGATCGCATTGCTCAGGGAATCATCCTCCCCGTCCCCCGTGTTTCGTTCATCGAAACCGAAGAGCTCTCTGAGACTGTCCGTGGTACTGGCGGCTTCGGATCCACTGGAGCATAACCATGACTCTAAAAACCTATCGCGTCGAACTCACGGGCGACGACGTCCAGCCCATCACCGTACCCAACGGTGCTCAATTTCTCTATGCTGTGCGGTGGCCCGGCATGTTCGTAGAGATGTACTTCCTCGGTGACGAAGTCGCTGATGCCACGACTATGGTCATCGAACAAGTCATCGGTGAAAAGAAGCTAAAAGAAGAGTCCGTACGTTATGTCGGCTCAGCTCAGGGAATTTGGGAATCCAGATTCACTGTGACACACCTGTTTGAAGTTTTCCCTTAAACAATCCAGGCTGCGCTACGCAGCCATTTTCTTCTTGGAGTTTTCATGTTCAATCAAAACAAGGTTTTCCTGCTTCGTTCGCTGACGATGAAGCACTCTCCGTTCTCTGATGGTCCGGCCGACACGACCGGCAAGGTTGCGGCCCAACCCAAGAAGAAGTTCACGTACAAGAATCATCTCGGTCAGCCACTGTCCCCGGTAAAGAAGAAATACACTTGGTCGGACGCAACCAAAAGAGACAAAGACGGGAAGCCTGAGGGGCCCGTCATCGAAGCTGTGCTGAAGTCCGAGAACGTCGGCCAGTACAACTACGAAGAATACGAGCGAAACGAGTTCGAACGTATGGCAATTGCCGAAGGTTGGCCAGTTGAACAAGTCCTGCAGATGCTCCAGAATGCACCGGATACGATCGAGAAAGAGATCAAAGAGCAGAAGACGAACTTCGCCAAGTACGAGAAGAAGCAGGCTGACATCGATGGGAAGCTCAATACCGTCATCGCAAATTACGTAACGCTTTTCGAAACGTACGATAACGTTCGGATGGAAGTCTCGGCCATGGCAGTCGAATTGCCTGCATTGAAGGGAACTCCATACGACCGCCCGTACTTCCTTGACTTGACCCCGATTGTCGAAAACATGGCCAAGATTAACTTCCCCGATTTGGTTAAAGATCCGGCCGTTGCGCCGAAACTGAAGCCAGTTCCGGTTGGTGAAACCGTTGAAGCCAAGGTGAAGGCGAAAGTCTAAATCTACACGCCGCCTAACTAGCGGCCTTTCCCCGAGAAGAAATTGAGGCGAAAGCCCTTTTAGAAGCCGCCTGATATAAAGCTTGGCGGCTTTTTTAACCAACAAAAGAAAGAAAATATGAACTTCGATGAAGAAAAAGCAATGGCTCGCCGCATTCAAGGTGGGCTGCATGGGGCTGGGTTGAAGCCTACGTTTGGACAATGCAACGTAGATACGAAGCAGTACGCTCCGGCAGCGACCGGAGGAGGTTGGGTAGGTCCAGTTACTGGAGCCCCCGTACCAAACACGAAGTGGCAAGAAGTTGGCCCTGTCACAGCTTACCTCCCCTCGGATCCGATTACCCCGAATACAGGCTACCTGAAGGTCTCTGGACCTCCGGCTGTAGATACCGAACGAATGATCCAAATGATGGACCAGCTGACAACCGGGTTCCACGCCTTGAGTCGTCGGGCTGATGCTCGTTTGAGCATGTTCTGCACCCAGCAACCGAAGCCGGAGACTGCGAAGCAAGCAGTGGACAGCCGACAATGTGAATCGGATTATTTCCGCATGCTCGAGAGTCGTGTTGAAATGCTCAACGAAGAACTAACGTATCTGAGCAATCTGATTGGTGCCGTTTCGGCTCCATCTCAATCGTCGACGCTTCAGGGCACTGCTGGCTTAACGACTACGCCAACTCCAGGCTACTACTGATTCCCGCCGGGCTGGTCCCGGCTTAATTACCTTAGACTGAAACAGGTCAAATAAAAATGAAATCTATCAAAACGTGCAACCTCTTAAAAATTGCCCTTTCTGCTCCCCACCTTTTACACCCTCCTTCCTGAAACAGGTATACTGTACTCAAAGGTGCTATGCCGATTCCCTTAGAAAAGATAGAACTCCGAACGTATCATGTGATATATGTTCTAAGCTATTTTGGAAACCTGAACCGCAAGTAAGAAATTCTAAGACGGGAAAGCACTATTGCTGCAAAGAACATCGACTGGCAGGTCGAAAGGACCCCGTTCTAAACAATCGGATCTCGACTAGAGAAATAAGAATCAGAGATCATATGGGGTACATACTGTGCCCCAAGGGGACTCCTGATATCCACAAACATTGGGCACTGCATCGGCTCATAACGTGTCAAGTTTTAAAAATTGAAGTTATCCCTAAAGGATTTCATGTTCACCACCGAGATTGTGATAAAGTCAACAATGCAAAAGAAAACTTAGCGTTGTTGACACGATCAGATCATTTTTGGTTACATAGCGAATTTGGAAATTCTCCTCTGAAGGGCTTCATGCAAGGAGAAATTTCTCTGTCTCAGTTACTGAAGTGGTCCAAAGATCCCGTAAGAGCAAAACAGCTACTTTTAACATCGATCCTGAATCAAAATGTTGAAAGTTTAGGGATACCTTCTCGTTCACCTATCAAAAATATAACAAATAATGAGTGATACTGTCGATACAAAAGCTGTGCTTGGAGGCAGCATAATGTCATTCTTTCCTCTTGCCACCGCCCGCCCAAGCCAACGGCTCGTCATCGAAGAAATAGAAAATCGTTTCTCCAGTGGCATAAAGATAGTTATTCTCGAAGCGCCAGTTGGCAGTGGTAAGTCCGCTATAGCTATGACTTTTGCCCGTAGACATGCAGCTAATCCTTCTCGGATTTCTGAAGAGGAAGGTGAAGAACCGCCAATGCCGGTTCACGTATTGACGCCGTCAAAGGCCCTTCAGACACAGTACCACGTCGACTTCCCAAATGACCTGGTAACAATGAGGGGTCGGGCTTCCTACCCATGCACGACCGATGCAAAACCAAGGGAAGCTGCAGTTGTTTTTCGCCAAGTGAGAGCTGGGAATGTTACTCCCCCTAAGTTTTCAGAGGCTAATTGTAGAGACGCACCTTGTCAAGGAAGTCCGGCCTACTACAAGTCGTGCGTAGAATCGAATGGACATTGCCCGTATACCTTAGCCATTGAGGTAGCACAAGAGTCAAGCGTAATCGTTCACAACCTTCATTCCTTCATCTGTCAAACGAACTTCAGCGCAAAGTTCAAGAAACGTAGTCTTATGATTGTGGATGAATGCCATGAGATTGAGGGTATTGTTAGGGACTTTGCCAAGAAGAAGTTCGTGATTCAGAAGGCTATTTCCGAAGAAGTCGTTCGAAGCATGTCAGATCTGAATGTTTGGATTCGCTTCCTAACTCGCCCTGAAAATGTTCCAGAGGAGTCGGATGCTGAACGGGCCAAGAAGCTCGGAGATCCGGCTTTCAAGTCTCTGCGCGACGAATACATGGATCGGGTGTCGTTTCTGGAAAGTAAGGAAGAGACGTATAAGAAGGGTTTCTCCGTTGAGTACGAGGCTGGATTTAAGCCGGGCGAGGCTCAGCAGTCGAGTACCATTCTCGAGTTCGTCCCGAAGTATGTCGGAGCTGAAGCACAGCGGTTGATTCTCTCGTACGGCGAGCGAATTTTGCTGATGAGTGGAACAATTTATGACAAGGCTGTGTTCTGTCGTAAGCTCGGCATCAATCCAGCAGACGCTGCGTTCATTCGCATCCCGTCTACGTTCCCAGTCGAGAACCGCCCTATCTATCTGAAGCCTCAATACCAAGTTGACACATCATTTGCCAAGTGGAACGAGAACTTCGGAGAAATGGTTGAGAAGGTTGAGACGATCATGAATATCTTCAAGGACGACAGGGGTATTATCCACGCTCCTTCCTATATGGCCGGTGAGCAGTTGGCCAATGCGCTTGGAAGTCGTCGGATCCTGACTCACAACAAGGGGAACTTCTTGTCGACCTTGCATGGGTTTTTTGAGTCTGAGACGAACCAAGTTCTAATTAGCCCGAACATCTCCCAGGGTGTGGACTTCAAGGAAGACCGGGCTCGGTTCCAGATAGTCCTGCGAGTACCTTACATGTCAACCCAGTCGAAGTTTGCAGAGGACATGGTTCAGAACTCATTTCAGGACTATAACTATGAGGCTCTTGTCGTATTCGGTCAACAGTGCGGCCGGGTCAACCGAAGTGAAGACGACTACGGAGCTACGTTTCTCATGGACTCTCGGTTCCAGAAGTTCATCATGAAGAACAAGAATTTACTGCCTCAATGGCTTTTGAAGGGGATGATCTATAAATGAGAAAGCCTGAAAAACTGCAGTTTGGCGTTGAGTACAAGTGCGTCAACGGAGACGTTACTAAGATGTCAGAAGACCAGTTCGATCCAAACTCGTCAGATGAATTAGAGAAAACAGGGGCGCAGTGGTCCGCGAGGCTCTGTGAAGGGTGGCACTGGGCGGACGGGCCAATGATTGGAAAGTGGGTAGATGATCGAGACCAATATTCGACTGCTGTGTGTCGATGGGATATAGTTTTTGATCCAGATCCGACTGAGCCGCAGTTGGAACAACTTTCTTTGTTTGACTAGGAAAACTATGCGGCCAGATAGATTAGAAATAGGTCAGATATGGAGGACGCAGGGTGGGATACGGGTTATCATTTCGGAAATTAGATCATACGGTCTGGATGATACGAGAAGAACTGGATCCTTAACCTTTGCCCGTTCCAATAATGGATGCTACATAGGGGCTGGTCCAATGACAGGCCTTTACTGTAGTTTCGATCGAAGCATAGATAACCCGGGGAGTGATACGCATGACTTGGTTTTTCCAGAGTTTGTCCAGGCTGTGCAACTGTCTTTGTTTGACTAGGAAATCATGAGACCAGAAAAGCTTGAAACCGGTCAAAAGTATCTTAACGGTCGCGGTGGTGAAGTGACTATCCACGGTAAAATTGATACCATTCACGCCAGCATTCAGAAACTAGGATCGACATTCTCTATTAATTCAACTCATGGTTGGTTTTACGGGGATGGTCCGATGATTGGAAAATGGGTGCTCTCATCTCGACAACTTGTCGAAGTTGAAAAATATGACGAAGATCTTATCCTTCCCGACTTCGTTGAACCAAGTTTTCAATTATCTCTATTCGACTAATTCAATAAAACAATAAGTTCGTGGTATAAGCGTTTGTCCGACAACGTCAATGCTTTGCCAGACCATTCGTGAACGTTGCGTGTGCAGCGTTTAATTCTCAGCGCTCCTACTATTTTGGAGTACTAAATGCAAAAACAATATCTCGGCCCTATTCCAGCGCGCCGACCCAACTGTCCTATTTTGGAGGCTCTTACTTCTCGTGGCTACGATATGTGTCAAAAGGAGAAGCTGGAAAATACTGATCTGGATACCCTTGGTGTGTCTCACAGTCATCGGTCCTACATCGAACATGATTTCGCTGGGGTGAGTGACTCATGGCTGGATTGACCAATCTTTGGAATTGGGACGCATGGGTTGCTCCCCCACCTGACGCCGAAGACGATGCTGACTAGTATTTAGTCAAACGGGTTAACTCCACCCAAAGCTGATTTAAGTGACTCTAGCGCCTCTTTACGCAGGGTCTTGACCTTCTCCTTGCTGAGCTTCAATTCAGCAGCTACTTGTGCAACGTTCCGGTCTTCTCCATCGAAGATACCGAAGGACAGTTCGATGACCTCCCGTTGGTCATCCGGTAGTGCAGCGATTCGCTGGTGAAGACGGTCTCGGTCAAGTCTGGTGTTAACTTCATCCTCGATAGGATTGATCTCAAAGGCTGGATCTTCATCCATGTCTGAGATGTAGAACGTAAGAAAACGAGTTCCCCACAATTCTCGGAGATCTTTCTCCTGGATATCTGGAAACTCGTTTTTTAGCCCTTCAAATGTAATATCAGGCCGCTTTTCCAAGATCTTTTGAATACGAGCTGAAAGCTGTTGACGCCAAATCGGGAGAGAAACTATTCTTTGCATCGCCATGCTATAGAGCATTCTTTGACGGGTCCAGAATCCTGCATAAGTTAAGTATCTATATCCGCTTTCCGGTTTGAACTTCTCGAATGCAACTAGTAGACCATCGTTACCAGCAGCGATTAGTTCTTCGAATACATCGGGATCATTCTTGGAATACTTCTTAGCTTCTTTGAAGACAAATCTGAGATTAGATTCTATGATCCGGGATCGGATTTGGAGCTTTCTCTTCTCTGACGTGGTCTCGTCTTGGTATTCTAAGAAGAGATCTAACTCTTCTTCCCGAGTGAGCATCGGGGTCTTGCTGATTTTCTCGTAATAAATGGAAAGGGACATTTGACGCATTATAGTAGAAAGTGTATGACCGTGCAACTTAATAATAATCAAAATGACAATTCAATCGTTACTAACACTTATAAATCCCGACGTGGTAAACGGATTTTTCGAATTCGGAGGGGCAGTCTCAATTGGGTACAACAGCTTCCGAGTTTGGAAGGACAAATCAGTGAAGGGGGTATCTCTCTGGAGCACTGGATTCTTTCTGGTATGGGGATGTTGGAACCCGTTCTGGTACGGAAGTCTGAGCCAACCGTACTCACTGACCGGGGGTATCGCTATCGTCCTAGCGAACGTCGTCTGGCTAAGCCTGATGTTGAAATTCAGGAATGGGACTGGAACGGGAGCCCCGATCCCTACTGAGCCAGCGGTAATGGACTTCGATACTATCTGTGAAATGTTGGATAACAATGGGACTCTACCCACCACTCCTATGATTCCGATTGACACGAAGAAGTGAAATCGTATATACTGGGTACATGATTAAGGTTCAATACAAATTAGACGAAGAAAAGGGTTTGGCTCTTTTCTCGTTCGAAGGTAGTCGTGAGGAAGATTACGAGGCGCTGGACAACCTCTGCATTGCTTTGACTCAACGGCTTGAGTCTCGTGCGGCTATGGTCAGCAGCAATCGTCTAGTAGTGCATTTCAAGGGTGTGGTTACTCCGACTTCCGATTCACCGACAGTATACGAATAATTACAACAAATTACATTAATTTTACCAGCAAATATTGGTAGAAGAAGATATGGAAAAGAACTCGTCCGTCGTGCTCACCAAAGACGAAGTCGAACAAGTCAAAGCTGGTAAAATCCCAATGAGGATTGCAGCAACTTGGGGCTTTACTTTAGAAGAGCTTACAGCTATAATCAATGCTGGCACATACACCGTCACTTCTTGGGAAGCCTCTCTTCCCGGATCTGAGGGTTTCAATCTCTAAACAACTAAAAACAAAGATAAACAAATGAAAAATCTCGAATCTCTCGCCGAACCCACCCAGGCACTTCCCGATGATCTGAAGGCTAATGTCCAAGAGCTGATCGCTCGCATGGGTGCAGTTCTTGAAGGTATCGGTGACGAAGGTGTTGAGTGGCGCATGCCTCTCCTCAAGCTCTTCCAGGCTACCTCTAGCCGCGAAGGTCTGCCCCGTGGCATCGCCCCGGGTGATCTGATCCTTGGTGAACAAGTCCTGGAAGCTCCGCTGAGCTTCATTCCGATTCGCATCTATGAACAGCGTCAGTTTTGGGATCCGGACATGAGCCAGAAGAAGATGCTGTGTCAGAGCCCGGACGCTGTCCTGGGTCAGATCGGCGTGGAATGCAAGACCTGCCGACACTCGGCTTGGGTCGAAGGTCAAGGTACGGACTGCAACAAGATCCACACGGTCATCGGCATCACTGCTGACCTGAAGGAAGTGTTCAGCATGAACTTCGCCAAGTCGCAGTACAAGGTAGGGACCGAGTTCAAGTCCATGCTCAAGAAAGCTGGCGTTGCCCCCTACGCCCGTACGTATGCCCTGTCGTCGGAAACCAATCCGAACACCAAGACGGTTGAGCAGTTCAAGATCGAAGCTCTGCCGGCTGACAAGCGTCGCACTCCGGATGCAGTGATTCCGTTTGTCAAGGCTTTCTTTGACATGACGACGACGGATCGCAAGGAGTTCTTGGAAGCGTTCCGCAAGTCCATCGAAGACCGCCGCGCTGCTGGCACCCTGCCTTTGGGTGTTGCAGGTGCTCCGGCTCAGTTGGAAGATGCTTCGGCTGGGGATGCCACTCTGGCACTTCCTGCTGAAAGCGGAGAAACTGTCACCGCTAAGGTGAGTCCGAAGGCCAAGGGATACTCGGTTTAAAGAAGAAGTAAACGGGCTAAGCTAAAACTTATCCCGTTTTGCCACATACAACAAGGACACGTAGATGTCTGAACATAATAAAGACAACGCTTCTTCTTTTTACATTCCTAGTTTGGACGAAGTTGTTGAATACGTAAAAGATCGCCCCACCTCATCAGCGGAAGACATTTTTCTCAGGGAAATCTATCACCTCAATGACCCCGGTCCTTTCTTCGGGGAAGAGGGTAGAATTGCCCTCCGCGCCTTCGCATACAAGGACGTGACTCTGTTCGGATTCCTGGTTGAAGAGACCCGTGAAGCCTTTATGGTGCTCTTACCAGCCTCTCTGTCTAGAGACGAAGAAGGTGTTAAGGCTACGCAGATCATTGCTTCTCCCTTAGCTAAATTGATGAAGTCAAGCGTAGGTATAATGTCTCTGCCGACGCCGGTTCAGACCTTGTACTACCTAAGTCTATCGTTGAAACAGTTCGGCACCTGTCCAGGTTACTTCACCGAGGTTCGAATTCAACAAATCACGAATCTAGTAGGAATGCTGAAAATTGCGATGAGCGTATCCGAGACGGTACCTTTAAACGACGGCGCTAAGCCGAAGGCTGAGGCTATTCCGAAGAAAGATACCTTCCAAGTTCCGGACTCGCTGATTCCGAGAATCACACACTAATAACAATGACAACTCCTATCCAGAAGGATGCAGGAGGGATCCCGAGCTTCTTTGCAGAACTTCCACCCATCCCTGAGAACCTCAGAGTTAAGGCTCCGCCCCGGACATTTCCGGACGGCCTGACCGAAGAGATCAAGCAAGAATTCATTGCCGATATCAAGAAGCTAGACACTGAAGCTGTTCCGTTTGAGCTGACTCCGTATAGTTTCGGAGCCTGGAGCCCTTCGAAGCTCAAGTCGCTTCAAAAGTGTCAGTGGCAGTTCTACCTGAAGTACATTCTCAAGTACAAGATCCCTGAGCAACTTCAGTCCGCCAACGATCCGGTATCGGCCAACGTAGGTAAGGCTGCCCATCAAATCCTCGAATACACCCAAATGGGTAAAAAGGTCGAGGACGCGTACAAGAAGACTAAAGTCGAGTACGTAGATAGAGATAAGAACTTGACTGAGGAGCAATGGGTTGAACTCGTTGACACTCTTCACTACAATATTGTTTCGTTCAACGAACGTATTGAGGCTCTTAGTCGCAACACGAAGATCCGTCGAGTTATGACGGAGTTGAAAATTGCGATCACTAAGGATTACGAACCCACGGGGTTCATGGCTGATGACGCTTGGCTGAGAGGCGTTGTTGACTTGATCTTCCAATTGGAAAATGGTGACATTATCATCATTGACCATAAGACCGGTGGGGGAGAAGGTTCTCCGCTAGTATATAGATCTCAGCTTGATTGGTACAAAGTCCTGTTTCATTACGGGATTGAGAATATTGAAGGGGCCCAAACCGGGATTCACTTCATTAGGGCTGGCGAAATCAAAATGGTAGATTACTCTGATACAAAACAAATTCAGGGCAACCTAAAGAACACGCTAGAAATGTCGATTGAAGGTGCGATAGACACCGTAAAGGAGAAGGGTTATTTCAAACATGTCCGAGGGGGATACTGCAAGTGGTGCGAATACGACAACGTCGGATGCAAGTCCGGCGAACTTAAACCCACCGAACTTGGCACGAAGAAGTGGTTTGCAATCAAGCCTGTATAACACCCGTTTTCCGGAGTTTTTCCCTCCAGGCCGGGTATTTATGATTGACGAAGCGGGAGACGCTGAGTTCAGCGGAACGATTGTACAAGCCGTTCGCCCTAATCCTGAGACGTTCAATCCGAACACGGCCAGGGAACCCATACGCGGCATAACCGAAGCTCAATTTCATCTATGGGCTGCTATGAAAGCCGATCAGATCATTGAGAGTTCGAGAACTGAAGTGGTCCAGTTTAGCGGGGCCAGTCTTAGGCACGGAGAGTCGACGTCTACATTTCTTGGCCGAACAATGCACGTCGTCTTGTATCCCAGTCGGACTTATAGCCTACCTAGATTAGCATTAGAAGAACAGCTCCTGGTGTCTTTTTCGGTATCGGAATTAAGTCAGCTCCGACGTACGGAACCTGATTACCGGGGAGAAGCCCTTGTTCAATTTAAAGCTATGCTTGTCGATCGGATTAACCAAGCGTATGCGGAGTTCGATCCCAGAAGCATACGCTACATCCCGCCACTATATAGCGTTACGGCCGACGCGTTCGTAGAGCTTGGAAATGAGCCTTGGAATTCTCGGCCGCGCTGGAATGCAGCAACTAGTGGGATTACTACCACTACTCCAACTCAAACGATAACAGCAGAGTCTATTAGACAATCTGTCGATTTACTCCAACGTCAGATGACCCAGACGGAGCCGTTTTGGAGTAATTCACGTACGCCTTCAACCTGGGGTAGTACGGCTGACGGGATTCACGAAACGGCCCAAGCCTACGACATTCTAGGTACGCGACTTACGGACGGTCAAATGATCGGTGCTGCTCGTCGGACCGGAAAATCAAGGTTAATGAAAGAATGGTTCGATAAGCACAACAAGCCTAAGCCCGCTGAACCAACGGGTCCTCAGCAACTAGACCTATTCGACTAATCCTGCTACACTGGCAACTCATCTTGCCAGATCCAAGCCACTCACATGAATGGCCTACTACAAACGGCTGAGTTCATCTCAGCTTTTTCTATTAGCCCATTCCAACCTTACCTAACAACAAGAATAAATGTTCGATATCATTAAGAACCAAGTTAGTCTCCTCGCTGAAGTGGAGAAAGACCTGCACGTCACTTTCCGTCAGATGGGTGACAAGAACTGGGTCGTAGATGGAGACAAGGACGTAGATGGTTGCCCGTTCTGTAACCATCGGGAGTGCTTCCGTGTCATGCACGTTGAGGGTGAGAACCAGAGCTCCGCGTATAAGTGCTTCAGCTGTGGGGAATACGGGGACGTTATCGCTTGGCGTTCGAAACGGCATGGGATTTCCATCGGGGACGCCGTAGTTGCCTTGGCCAAAGAAAACAACATTCCCTTGCCTCGTGAAACTAATCCTGTCCAACAAGTTTTCACGCTCGCAGCCGCGTACTACCATCAAGGCCTCCTAGAAGGGTCGGATCGCCCCCAGCCCTTGCTTGGGGGAAAGACACCAAGTCAATATCAGACTGAACATCGCAAGCGCAAGGCCGAGTCGCTGTCGAAGTATAAGATCGGTTATTCTGATGGCGGCCTTACTGACTATTTGGACGCAGTCGGTATCAGTGTAGAACTGGCCGTAGAAAGTGGACTTGTCAAGCAAAAGAAGAAAGATGGCAAACTTGTTCCAGGACAGTATCACGACTTTCTTCCATCCAACTGCTTCATTTACCCTCACTACGTCAAGGGTCGGGCCAGCCACTTCACCTTCAAGGATCCTACTAAACGTCTAGCATATCAGTTGCCGAAGAAGTGCAGCCTCAACCACTATACGTTCTACGGGCAAGACACATTCTCTGCGTCCGAATTTCTCATGCTGGTTGAAGGTGAAAACGACTGGCTGGCTGTCATGGAGTCAGGTAAGTCTCCTGCAACATTTGCTATCATCGGGCAAATCTCCGGCGAACAATTGGAGTGGTTAAAGAACCATTGCGGTGAAAAGAAGATCATCACCATGTTCGATCCGGATGATGCTGGTGATAAGTATCGTATCAAGGTCGAACTGCTACGCAAACACTTCAAAGGCCTGGTTCACGTCAAGCCGCCAGAAGACAAAGACATTGATGAACTCCTAATCGGCGGCGCTGATCTAGAGGCCATCGTCCGAGGCAACATGGTCAAGGTCGATACGACCAAGCAAGTTGCGCCAGAGGCAATGGCCGCTATATGGGACGAGGTCGTGGAGCCCCTAAAACCGGTCGCCAAGCCCTCAGCAGCCGAAGTTGAGGCCTCGGTAGCCACCGCTGAGGAATTGCCCTACAAAGCGATCCTAGAGGCTTCTGTGTCCTCAGTTGAAGCGGTCGAAGCCAAGGACCATTCTGTTGCCTTAATCGACGGTCAGGAAGCGGACGTGGTTGCCGCCAAGCCTAGTCTTGGAAGCTACGTGCCGCCGAACATCCCGAGTGAGCAGGACGCTGACCGCGATGGGACAACAGAAGACGGTGACACATCTCTTGAACTCATTCAGCTTGATGACTCCCCGGTCATTCAACGTCGAGGACAATACGAGAAGATTGAATCTAAGGATGGCATTGAAAAGTTCAAGCGTATCTCAGATTTCACTATCAAGCTGCTCAACGTCTACGTCAAGGAAGATGGGGATCGAGAGCGAGAGATTATCGTCACCAAGGCAAACGGCCTCAAGAGTGATCCTATCCTGGTGAACTCCGAGACTAAGGTCACGCCAAAGGACTTCAAGCGATTGATGGCTAAGGCTGTGGACGGTGAGTGGCTAGGCCAGGCTTGGGACTTAGACGCTATGTGGCGTCTTGTCTATAACCAGGCCCGGGATACGGAAATTCGGGTTCCTCAACAGGTTGGCCGCCATGAGCGTCACAACTGCTGGATCTTCAACAATGTTCTGATCACGGGCTCCGGAGTTGGCATTCGTCCTGATGAGAATGGCGTCTTCTGGACTGTAGGAAAGACCCGAGGCATCAAACCCGATGGCCTGAACGTCGACAAAGAAGCTGTCTCATCCTTGCCTTCGTTGGAAATGAGCCTGAGTCGAGAAGAGTCTGACGAATTGCTAAAGGGTGCATTGCACCACTATGCAAAGAACCTGGACTCCATAGGGGATGCGCTATTGGCGTTTGGTTGGATCTACTCGAACATATACTCTGATCGTATCTACAAGCTCAATGGGGGTATGTCTATTCTATTGCTGTGGTCGCTGTTCGGCGAAGGCAAGACCACACTCGTAGAATGGCTGCGTTACTTCTTCGGCTTCCTGGACAAGACTGGTCGAACGACCCCAACGATGATGGGCTCAGGCATTGGCTTCTTGCGACAAGGGGAGTACTACTCTTCGATGCCGCTATTCATTGATGAGCTTCGACAGGATGAGGAATCCAAGGCTTGTTTGGGTCGTATCCGTTCTTGGTATGACCGAGATGGCCGGACTCTGGCAACCCGAGAAACGCACGGTATCCGGATTCAAAAGCTACGCTCTACGTTGATCGTTGCTGGGGAAGACCTGCCAGCTGATCCTGCAACTCGGGAACGCTGCGTCTCTATCCGGGTCAAGAAGAAGCCGGAGACGGGCTCAACCGAAGCACTAGAAGGCAAGGGTCGGGAAACGGTCGAGTCTTTTGCTTGGTTCCAGAAGAATGGGACTAGTCTCAGCAACGTGATGTACTATTGGATTATCGACGCTGTGCAAGAAGACAATAACGTCCTAGTCAAGGGGATGGCAGAGATAGACAAGGCCCTGCGGGCTTCCGGCTGTAGCAGTCGAACCAGTAAGAACTGGTCTGCTGCCGGGTATCTAGGTCAACGTCTTGCGGACAAGTTCTATCCGAACTTTGACTTCAAGGCGTACATGGCTCAAGCGTGTGTGACGGAGCATAAGCAGCAACGTGAGGACACCAGTCTTCAGCAGTTCTTCGAGATTATGGAAGCTATGATGGCTCAAGAAGATTCCCGTATCAACGACGCTCATATTCAATATAACGCAGTGGACAATACTCTCTACATCTGGTTCGCGGCAGTGTTCAAGGAAGTGTTTGACGAAATGCGGGGGAAGTTGCCGTGGTCTAAGAACGCCATCCTCAGGGCTCTGCGAGAAGAGAAGTACTTTGTCAGGGATGATCAGAAAATTACGATGGGTATTGGCATTGAAGGTGCAAAGCGTAATGTAATCACGCTAAGCATGAAGAACTGTCCGGACGTGTTGCATAACATCGCCAAGACAAATATGTAATGAAAAGACGACAAAGTACCTGCCGGGACTCAAAGTTTCGGTTACACTAGACTTTTACAACAATAAGACTCGTAAATAAGCGAGCAAATAATAATGAATATCGTAACTAAGCTGGCTGTTGAGAAGTTCCCCAATGTCTCTGTTGGGGAGTTTTCCTCTCAAGAAGCTGAGTACTCGTACCGAAAGTTCTTCGGGCGGGGTGAGAATAAGTATGGAGTATATCCTCAAGGTTGGAGTGAAAATCTCTACGGACGTGCTCCGATGCTAGGAATCGTATATGCAGATGACGAGTTTCTGGCTGAAAAAGTGGCGTATGATCGAGGTCTTGTGCCAGGTTCTATGCCTCCAGTTGTCAAGCTTCTGGGAACGGCCCGACGTGCCGAAAACGCTCAATAAACTCAAATAACTAAAAGGAAAATAAAATGAGTAACCGCACCCTCCTCGTCGACCGTCTGTCGGCCGCTCTCGGATCTACCAAGGTAGACGCTGATGGCATTCTAAAGATCTTTTCGACTGTGCTGCAAGACCATCTGGCTGAGCATCGCAATGCTGTCATCCCAGGCTTCGGTCGCCTGAAGGTAGTAGCCCGTCCAAGCCGTGTTGGCCGCAATCCAAAGACCGGCGCCTCGATCACTGTTCCTGCCAAGGACGTGGTTAAGTTCAAGAAGTTCAAGGCTTAAGCCGTTCAAAACTAAATAAACAAGCCGCCTAACAAGGCGGTTTTCTAATAGCAAAGAAGAAGAAAATGGAAACGTATTATATTGAAGTCGGCTCGGAAGTTATCCTGAACAGTGGCGGGCCTCGCATGACAGTTGAGGACATCGTTATGGACGAGGATGATACTGGGGGTGGAATTGTCTCGTGCGTTTGGTTTCAAGATGAAGGTGAGCCCTACGGTCCTCTTGCGTCATATCGAGGCCATCCTTTTTCTGCCAAGTTCCGCTCAGAGTCCCTGAGCCTTCTTGCTGACGAAGATGAAACGGACTGATATGACTGGATCAGAAATCAAGCCTGGTAATGTCGTTCGTCTGAAAAGCGGTGGCCACAAAATGACGGTGGAATACGTCGATGGAGATGGTAAGATCAATGTCTGTTGGAATCCAGTTGACTGGGAGGGCAAGCCCTTTTCAGGAGCGATGCTGCGAGAAAAGGTTTGGCCGGCATGCTTGAAGGTGGTTGAATGAGTGTGAAAATTGAAGATAGCACAGTCGAACTGATCGATTCTATGGGCTCGGACTTGAGCGTGTGTAATGCGGCGAGAGTCTCGTTTCATAAAAAGTCTGAATGGGAAGAGGAGGGTCCTTGGATCAAGAAAACAAATGAGGATGGAACTCACGAGTTCTCTACGCCTCGATTGGCTGAGCCTGACCAAAAACTTATTCGCTATCTGGCCAAACATGGGCACTGGTCGCCGTTTGCACATGCCTTCCTGAGTTTTCGTGTCAAAGCTGATTTTGCGACAGTAGCTCAATTGTTTAAACACCAAGTTGGGTTAGCAGCAAATTCAGTATCTCGCCGATACGTTTCTGATCTTCCGGGCGTGTTCTTACCGGAAACCTGGCGTAGTCGTCCGGAAAACGTCAAACAAGGATCAAGCGAAACTGACATTGTTACGGTTACGTTGGAGCAGTATGCCAATGCCGGCGGCCTACCCTTTCAAGAACCAACTCTAAACAATTTGGTTACGCAACACTATGGGCGATGTTTAGCTCTCTACGAGAACATGCTGGCTATGGGCGTGGCGCCAGAACAAGCCCGTTGGGTTCTCCCGATCGGAGCTATGACAGAATTCATCTGGTCAGGGTCGCTGATGGCCTTTGCCCGCGTCTACAAACAGCGTTCAGATCTTCACGCTCAAAAAGAGATCAGAGATGTGGCTCATAAAATCTCGAGTCTCATCCCACACAACATGCAGCACTCATGGGCTGCGCTAACAGAGAACTAAAAATGAACGCAATGATTGAACTATCGCCCGCAGAGGCAACCCGTACGTATCGTTTCCCAGGTGGAGAAACTGTTGTCCTGAAGGATGTTACGCACTTCCTTAATCGGCCGACTAATCATCGTCTAAAGACGGCTGATGGCAAGCTGCACATCGTTCCGACGGGATGGATCCACGTCGAGATTGATGCCAAGGAGTGGACGCTGTGAGTTGGACCATTTACTGCGTTGAGAACACGACTAATTTGTCGGCTGAGTGCGCCCAGAAAATCAAGGATGTCATCGGAAACGAATTGACCATCCAAGATCCATACTACGGCTCTGGGTGGATCACGGAAGACGGTGAAGGAGAAGGTGGCGCTCTGTATTTCGATGTAGATCACAATGAGCACATGGATTGGGTGGGTAACGAAGCTTCTCCGGAATTCTTTGATATCATGGAAGAATTCAAAGTCAATGGAGAAGTCCATTTCATGGATCCGGGCCAAGGAGAACCAGTCTTCTGGGGTCATCGGTGGGTTGATGGGAAATACACAAGTTTGACCGGTGAATACAACATTGTTTGGACGGAAGATGAGTAATTACGAAGACCGAGAAGCAATCAAAATCCCAGTTGAGAAACACGATTGTAGGCATTTCGCTCGAGGAGATTGGGACGGATTCACGACCGTCGATGAGATCGAGGATGAGGGGTATAAGGATCTCGCTCCGGTAACCACGATCCTCGCTCGGATCAGCGATAACACCTACTGGGAGTTCAACTGGGAAAAGTGCACGTCTTACTACGGTTCTGGAGATAGCTACTACGACAACGACCCCTACCTGTATAAGGTAGACAAGATCGAGAAAGTTGTGACTCGAACTGAAGTGACTTGGGAGAAAGTAAAGCCGTGAAATACCAAGATCCCGACGCGTTCCACCTGGAACTTGATCAAGAAGATCGGGAAGCTTTTGCTCTTGGCTATTTGCCAGGATTCACCGAAATTGATACGATCGATGGGGGTCCATTCAAGGATAGGGTTTGTTTTACAACTATCTGCGAGCGGGAGTCCGACGAGTCATTTTGGTCATATCAGTGGAGCGAACACTTGAACGCAGTTGGAACAGATCAGAATGACTATGGCATGGATGGGCACATTCATCGTGTCGATAGGATCATTATTGGGATAACGCGGACTTGCGTGGATTGGGTCAGGAGTAGGGCGTGAAAACAAGAATACACGTTAATCAACACGCCATCAAGGCCAATGCCAAGAATGGCACGAACGAACCCGTTCTGACAATCAAGACTTACAAAAGCAATACGTACGCGCACCGCGTTCAGATTAACGGGCCGTCACAAGTCGTGTATAGCCCGGACGATCCATTGAGTTGCGGAGCTAAGGTTTGGATTGAGACGGACGCGGAAGTCGTGGTTCAAGAATAGATAGAACAGTGGTATAAGAGTATATGAGAAAAGTAACTATTAAACCCAAAATCGAAACTCTTACGTACCTCGACCTCTTCGACGCTATGTATTATGTCGAAGGACTTGGTCATCCTGGATTCAAAGAGAATTTCTGGGATGATATATCTGATGATATTCCAGGAAACGACTGTTACTGGAAATGGTATCCACCGAGCGAAGGGGAACTTCGATACCTGGAATCGAAAGAAGATAAGGGATCTTACGAACGAGGTAGATTGTTTGGAGCAACGTTTGGTATCTCGGACCGTGATGGAATAGTATTCCACATCAGTTGGTGATAAAATAGAACACACACACAGAGGCCTCAAAGCCTCTTTTTTTAATTAGGAGACATAGACATGAAATGTAAACAATTTTCAATCTTCTCCGCGTTAAATAGCAACCGAAAGGAACTCCATGGCAGGGCTTAAAGACCTCAGCTTGGATGAGCTATACGCGAAGGAAAAGAAGAGCAAGGCGGTCGAGATTCAGATCATGGCGAAGTCGGACTTCGACAAAATCAATCTTCGGTGGTGCGACAACATCTGCAAGCTGAAGTGCAAGAACCCAGAAGGGGTCAAGCTGATTCGGCAAGAGGTTGATATCCTCATTATCCAGGATCATATGGCTCCGCCGGGGAAGTATGACAAGTGGGAAGGTCAGCAAGAGGGGATCCAAAGCGGCGTCATCAACTTCCTGGCTAAGGAAGCGGGCTTTCACGGGTTGAAGTACCAAGTCACTAGTCTGTTGAAGTGTTCGGCTACTCATGACGACTTTCCCAACGGGAAGCCGCCGACTCAAACGACGATGCAGAAGTGCAGCCCCTATTTGCAGGCTGAGATTGACCGAGTTAAGCCGAAGGTGATTATCTCATTGGCTACGGCTGTGACGAAGACGCTGGGGTTGAGCAAGGCTTCTAACACAGGAGATCGGGGGACGATCCAATTTACGGAGGATGGGATTCCGGTTGTGATTTCATTGCATCCTAGAATCTTAACGTTCATTCGGCAAAACGCCCGTGGCTCTGCTGGTATGTGGGGCCCGGACTACTTGAAGGTCATTCAACGTGACTTCGAGAAGGCTAAAGACCTGGCAACAGGTAAGCTGAAATACACAAAGAACACGCTGGTCGAAGCGATCGAACTGATTAAGGCTAAGTACCTTCGCGTGGCTAAAAGTATCGACGATGTCAAAGCGTTCATGGCTGAGATTTGGGCACTGCCTGAGACGCAGATTGTGTCTTGGGATACTGAGACGACCAGCCTGGATCCGCTTGACCCGTACTTGAAATTGCTCACAACTCAGTACGGCTGGAGAAACGCGGTCGGGGATCTTCAAACGGTTGTCATTCCTCTCTGGCACCGAGACAACAATGCCTACGACCCGGCTGAAGCCTGGGAGATTGTCAAGCCCTACATGTTAAGTGAGCGACCAAAAGTTGGCCATAACATTAAGTACGATGTGTTGGCGACATACTGGTCCACTGGTATTCGAGTCAAGGGTATACAGTTTGACACGCTGCTCTTGATCCATTCGATCTACAGCGGCCAGCAGGGCTGCTACGGCTTGAAGGTAGCGACTTGGGACTACTTGACAGAAATGGGTATTGGCGGATATGAAGACATGCTCGGAAAGCTGTCGGACTTGGCCAAGAAGATGAACAAGGAACGAGCCCAGATTCAGCTCGAACAAGCAGCAATGGAAGCTGCCCTTGAAGGAGTCGAAGAAGAACAAGGAGATGAAAATGAGTTTCGGTGATTTGTTCGAAGAGGGGCCAATTGCTCCGGTCAAGCCCCGGGGTATTGCTTCTTTAGAAAAAGCAAGAGTCAAGGAGGCAGAGTGGTTGTCGGAGAAACTGAAGTATGCTCCTACCATTGAGTTTATGCACGAGCTACCTGATGCACCTGATCGCATTACGTACGAGGATTTTCCGTTCAACGATCTGAACATCTACGCTGGAGTTGACTGCATTGCAACCAGTGGCATCTTGGGAAAACTTTGGGGAGACCTGACGAAGACCGAGATGATGAAGGTGCCGGACGCCAAGGGTAAGCCTCAGATAGTAGAAGCCCCTGCTGTTATCGACAGCGTGGTGGACGTAGAGATGCCGGCTCACGAGTTCATCTTGGACTTGGAAATCAACGGCATCGGGTACTCCGTGGCTCGTAACGAGTTCATCACGAAGAAGATGACGGCTGAGATCGAGGAGCTTGATGCTCGGATCTGTGAGTCCGTTGGCCGTCAATTGGACATGAACTCGGGCGCAGCATTGGCCAAGTACTTGTACGAGGAGCGTGGCTTTGACGTTCCGTTCAAGACGAAGAAGGGTGAGCCGGCGGTTGACGGGAATGCGTTCTTGACGATCGCGGGATTGGATCCGATGGGGAAGAGTCGGACTGCGAAGGATCCGACTTTGCAGTTCTTGGTGGATATGGCAAAGCGTCGGGATTTGAGTTCAGTTCGAGGGACGTTCTTGTCAAACTACGTCAAGGACTTCGTCAAGAGAGATGGGCGCGTTCACAGCTCGTATAACGCTTTTGGCACAAGTGGGTTTCGTATCAGTGGGGATACTCCAAATTTAACCCAACTACCTAGGTCTAAACACGGGTATAATATTCGGACATGTTACACTACTCGTCCAGGATACGTGTTCATCAGTTTTGATTTCAGCAGTGCCGAAGTTAAAATTTTGAGTGCCGTTTCGAAAGAGCCTACGATGTTAAGGGCCATTCAAGACGGTCTGGATTTTCATACCTTCAGTGCGAGTTCCATGAGGGGAATTCCTTATGATGAAATGATGGGCGTGCTTTCGGACGAAAAGCATGAAAAATATAGAGAATACAAAGAGCTCCGTCAACTCTCCAAAGTGTTAGAATAAGTTAGCACCTTTAGCGGGCGACCGCTATAGCAAATCCTGTTAATTGAAAATAGATAATTGTGAGAAAAATACCCAAAGAGGATATCATAGAGAAGGCTACGAATCTTCTAAAACAAGAAGGTCGTTATCTAACTCAACGTGAAATTTCTAAAGGTATTGAAATATACGAAGGCGTGTTTCGAAAAAACGACATTGACACTGAAAAATTAGCCAATGAACTTGGATTTTTCAAGTCGGATTTATTCTACGCAGAATCTGCCAAATATCTGGATTTGTATAAAAAGTACACAATCGAGAAGGCCAGTGTAGTTTCTATTCCTGAATTTTCCGATTACATTGGTATTCCTGCCTGGAAGATTTATAAGTTTCAATGGGATTTAGAAGCCGTTTACGAAGAATGTACGAGCACTTGGATTAGTGAAGAACAAGCTTTGATTCTTTATAAAAACATGATTAAAGAAGCGAAATCAAGTACGCCTTTAATTAAGTTTAGTCAAGAAACCGGCATGAGTTTTCATCGTCTTTATCATTTTGGCTGGGATATCAAATCTATCCATGAGGAGTGTGGGGTCACAGGTCGAATGTTTGATCGGATGACCTCCTTACCTCAAGCAAATCAAATTCTGAAAAGTTTGATAGAAAAGAAAAATCGATACGTTACCAGAAAAGAACTCGCTTCTTATCTAGGTGTCTCATCGAGTTTACTATCAGTCTATAAACTTCCTTTAGAAAATATTAATGCTGAGTACAGATTTTATCCCCGAGCCAAAGGCTACGAAATGTTTGTAGGCGAGGTTTTCTCAGAGATGTTCCCTATGTATTCGTTAGTAAAACAGAAGACATATTCGGATTGTCGGGCAAGTGAATCAAAACGTAGTGTTTTAAAGTTTGATTATTACTGTCCGGAATTAAATCTTCTATTGGAAGTTGACGGTCCAGGTCATTTCAACCCTGCGTGTAAATATTATGCGCCAGAGGTTGTGATCCGGGATCAAATCAAAAATGAATATTGTCAACAAAACGGGATTCCTTTAATCCGAATCCCCTACGAACCAAAGTACTTTAAATCTCACGTTCAAAGTTATCTATCGGGAATCTCCTCGCCTGAAAAGGACGGACAACCCGCAGCCAAGCCTGATGAAAATCAGGAAGGTTCAACGACTAGTCGAAAGACGTAGGGCTCAAGAGAGCTCGAAACGCAGGGGCACTCTAGTAGTGCGTGATATAGTCTGAACTCATGGGAAACCATGAGAGGTTTTGGGGAATCGCCAAAACCGCAACAAACATTGTGACATTCTCGATTTTATATGGCTCGTCTGAGGGGGGGATTGCTTTGCAATTAGGCATCTCCAAAGAAGAAGCCATTCGCCTTATGACCCTTTATTTTGATACCTTTCCGAAGGTTAAGGATTACATTGAAAAATCTCATCTAACGGCCAAGTGGAACCAGTTCGTTATCACGCCACTTGGTCAACGCAAACGGGAGTTTGGTACATTCGAGTGTTTCCGTCGCACAGCTGCTTACAATGCCGCTCTCCGCAATGCTCAGAATGTGATCATTCAATCGACGACTTCATCGGTCGGTTTGATGACCTTCACGGAGCTGAATCGACGGATTAAACCGTTTGGCGCAGTTAGTACTTGCTCCGTGTACGACTCTTTGGAAATCGAATGTCCATTGGAGAAAGCAGCCGAAGTCATTGCCGTCTGCTATGACACTTTGGATAACTGGCCTGTCGAAAACTTCGATTGGTTGGAGCTACCAATCGGCTGCGAAGGAGACGTCGGAGTCAGTTGGGGAGAAACCAAGATCGTCCACCCCGGAGTCACGCAAGCTGAGGTCGAAGCTCTGGTTCAAAAGACCCGAGAAGAGTCCATCAAGACGTTTGGTGAATGGCTTCAATAACCCGTTACAATTGTGGTATAAGTAAGTAAGCCCAAAAATAAGCCTTTACCTAATCTGTAAGGGCTTATTCCCATTCAACTCTTGTTAAGGAATATCATGCTCGAACTCCTTCAAAACCATCCGATCCCGATGATCTTCTTCGGCTGGTTCGTCCCCGCTGTATTCGTCTTCTGGTACAGCATTGGCGAGTACATGGAACTTCGTGAGATCGAACACGAGGCCCTGACTCAGGAAGCCAACTACCGTCCGGTTATGTCACTTGGGGATAACATCCTCTTCTTCGTCACGGTGCTCCTGCCGTTTGCCAATCTCTTCTGTGCCTCGATCGTTATTGGTGTAGAAGCTTCGGATGGCTTCATGACCTGGATTCTCGATGTCTGTCATGGACGCGAGTATCGCAAGCAAGAACGAGAACATGCTGCCAAGTGGACGACGCCTCTGTGAAATCTCCAACTGTTCGCGTACTAGCAGTGGTCATAATCGCCCTGCTTAGCGCAATCATCATTTCGCAACAAGGAAAATAATCATGCACGTCATCATGCACTTCATCATTCCCATCTTGGTTCTTGTGATCGCCTGCTCCTTGTCGTACTACATCATCATCAACGGCGATATCAAAGGTTCCCTGGTCGACTTCGGCAAGTGGGCCTGGCCCAAGCTCCGGGCCCTGAGGCACACCCGCCGTCTGGTCAACGTCCCGTTCCACGTTCACTTGCATCGTCGGACCCGAGAGATGCCTTTCTGCCTCGGCCAAGTCTGGAATGGCATCGGCAAGTCTGTTCGTCTCATCGGTAAGGCCGAGAACGGAGACTGGATCTTGGACTTAGGTGATGATATCACCGGCCTGGAATCGTCCCAGAACCTGCGCAATCGGATCTATGATGATATCCTGTACCTCTACGAATGGGACCAAAGCATCGACTACATCCCGACCATCGGGAACATGAATGGCCTAAAAACCGTCGTGCTGAAAAGGTACTAACCCGAAGAGCTTCGGCTCTTTTTTGCTAGGCTAAAACTATGCCAAATGAATTAGAAATCGGAGTTACGTATGAGAGTCGAGAGGGAATTCTCTTCCAACGCCGAGATGGAAATAAGATTTATGACACCAAGAACGGACCTTACCAGCATTGTACCGATGGTTGGAATCGATTCATATCAGGCCCGTATGTAGGCATGTGGGTTGGCAGAGAACACGAATCCACTTACAAACGCCATACGATACTAACTCTCTTCGTAGAACAAATGTCAGAACAACTGGATCTATTTGATGTTGACTGAAATCATCCCCGGACACCGATATCTTCGAGTCGACGGTGTCGAAGTAGAAGCCTATTGCGATGGCTCTGAAGATACGAATAGAATTGCAGTACGTCCCGTTAATCCCCGGGAGAACGATGGCCTATATCGCTGGATGAAATCTGGAACCCAGTGGAACAGTTTGAAAGGAAATCTCCTGGATAAAATTCCAGTGGCTGGCAGAACTCTTATGAGTGATATTATCGGAAAACGTCAGGATCACCTCCAACTCACTATTTGTCTAACTACCCAACCAAAACAAGAACAACTGGACTTATTCGAATGACCGCAACAATGAGAATCGAATCTTTCACCGGACCTTACCGGTTTCTGAGCAACTTCGAGCCTTGTCCTATCTACTACGGGGGCATTCACTTCTACCACGTTGAAGGTGCATACGTAGCTGCTAAGACGCTTGATCTAGAACTGCGTAAAGAAATTGCAACGATTGTTGAGGCAGGCAAAGTCAAACGTAAAGGTCGTCAGATCGAGCTATGTCCAGACTGGGAAGAAGAGAAGCTCTCAATCATGGAGTCCCTTCTTCGCCGTAAGTTTGAACAAGGAGGTGAGTTGGCCGAAAAACTTCTCGCCACGAATGACGCCGAGCTTATCGAAGGCAACTGGTGGGGCGATGTCTTCTGGGGTGTTTGCCGGGGTAAGGGTGAAAATCATCTCGGCAAGTTGTTGATGAAAATCAGAGAGGAATTGAGATGCGAAAACTTGAACTCGGAGTCCCCTATCTAACGAAGGCGGGGAAGAGGGTCGAGGGGATCCAGATTAACTACGACTACATGCTATTCGATGACCAACTTTGTCGCTATATTGAAAGCAGTGGGCCTAGGGTTATTGGCCGATTGATTGATTCAGATCATAGGGAATTCAAGGAGGATTTGGATCCTTCTCAGTTCGAGTTGATTCAATTTTCTCAGCTGGAGTTGTTCTAATGCTTGATGAAATCATCCCCGGAGAACTATACCTTCGAGAAGATGGTGCCGTTTTACAGGCGCATCTTGACGGGGGAGAAAGCCTCAACTGTATCTCTTTCATGGACGTCGGAAGAGGTCAATCTGACGGCCGATATCGTTGGATGAAATCTGGCGTTCGTCCCGCAGAATGTCCTGGAAGCTGGGATAAAAACCCTATAGCCGGGACAGTTCCCAATAATGACGTTCGAAAAGAAAAAGGGATGCTTACTGGATTTGCTTTTATCGAGTGCGTTTCTAAGCCGAAATATCAACCGACGCAATTGGAGCTTTTTGATGTTTGATGAAATCATCCCGGGAGCTATATATAAATGCCGTGATGGAAAACTCGTTCAGGCGTACCTTTGTCTCGAAAAGCCGGATTATCAAGGTGGGGAACTTATTCTGGCTCAATATGTAAATGAGGCGGGGGAACCTACGGGAAAGGGCGATGACGGAGTCTATTGCTGGAGACGTAGTGGCCCGAAGCCTGATACTGTGTCGGCTAGTTGGAGAGATACTATGATTGCCGGTCACGTACCTAAAATTAAAAGTATCCCTGCAAATCTAGAAGCGGATAGGAGAGATCTAGTAGAATGTATCTCGCATCCTAGACGTCAATTAATTCAATTGGAGTTGTTTTAATGCTGCAAATTGACCTGAAAAAGCTAGCCGAAGACGCGCTCACAGCGGCGTACGAGAAAGGTCTTGGGGATCATAGTGAGGATCGAGAAGCCTGGACTTTAAGAGAGGCTGTTGCTAAAATAGCTAAGAAAGAGCTTCTCGACGGAGTCGAATGTTTGGATAAAGAAAATAAAAGGCTTCGAGCGAAGTTATCCAACGCCCAACAAGCAATAGAGGATATGGAGAATGACAAAGACTATAAGTACGGCTACTAAGCAGCTAGATCTCTTTCCAGAAGCGCCGATCAAGCTGTCACCGCGAACGATCTATCTCGTTGGCATTGACACAGACAGCGCAGACATCGACGTCATTCCTTTTTACGATAAGTACGACGCCCTGTCATATGCGCACCAGCAATTTGCTGAATATACAAAGGATTATGCTGACTACGCTGAAGTCCGAGAAGAGGGTGATCTATCTGTCTACGCAATCAAAGATGGGTGGTTATACACTGCAACTGATGGGGACGGGATTCATATCTGGGTCCGGGAGGTAAAGATCAAATGAACACTCACGTTTTTATCGTCATAAAGCATGATCGGCGCATTGGAGTAAACGGAGAACCAGAACTGCATTCAACCTATTCGGACGCAGAGAAATCGGCAAACGAATATTTGAAATGGTATGCGGAGCCGGGCTTTGAGATTTCTAAGGCAAACGGGGTTCAAGTCGGAATTGTCCAAGCTCGATACGGTGATGGGTTCTCCATTGAAATTTATCGAAAACTTCTCCCCGCCTAGATTCAACTAATTACAACATCTTTGGTATAAGGATATACACACATGGTATGGGTTGTTAGTATTGATAGCCGATTTCAAGAAGGGCGATCAGTCTTCTTCATGAAGCAGCCTAATCCAACCAATCAATGGTGGACAGTTGTCCTTGAAAAAACAGCTATTTTCAAAGACAGGGATGACGCGCAGAGATTAGTCAACAAGCTGAAGTATAACAACCCTAAAGTGATTTCATTGCAGGCTGCTCATGAAGCAGTTGCAAACTGGAACGTCGTCGATTATACTGTGGCCGGAAAGAAGAATAACTATGACCGACAAATATCTCCCCTCGTCCTCAATCGCAACCGGCCCAGCATTCGCCAAACTCGGGCCGCCCAGTACGATCTGTTCGAACCCGAGTACGAACACGAGCTCGATCATCTCTTTGGCCTCGACGGCTGGGGTAGCGAAGGTCGGTAGCCTGATTCTCGAGCCAGAAAAGTGGGCCGCTGAGTATCACACCCTCGCAGTAGACTATCTCGGTGAACCCGAACAAGTCTACTTCATGAATGCATCCCGTCGTTTTATGGCCCTGGCAAAGGCGCTGAAAATCGAAGAGAATAAGGAGAAGCCTGATGGCTTTGTCGTGCTTGGGGATATTGACTGACGAGGAAATTCGTAGACATGCTATCTACAAGCAGGGATACGATCTCTTTAAAGGTAAGCCTAAACATTTCTCGTCAAGTAGTCCGTATCCGTACGATACCCTGGAAATTGATCTCTGGCGAGTCGGTGCACATCAAGCGCTAGAAGAGGACCGAGGTCGAAATACAGGTTGGCAAGGGGGTCGAGGAGTCCCCCTTTCTGGTACGCCTATCTTCGTCCAGCTAGATCTATTCGGAGATTAGATATGACTCTCGATGAAATTCGAGCTACAAAAGAGTATCTCGAAGGTTGGACCGTCTACTCCCCGTACTTCGAGAATAACTGTAGTTGGCCTCCTGGACTGGGTCGTCAAGATTGTCCTTATAAGAGTGGAATAAGTTCGGATCTTTGGTATTGCGGCGCTAATTCTGCATATGGCAATCGATATCATCCGGGGACACACACGGAATGTTATGAGATCCTCCTTGCCAGATCTGAGCCTACTTACGGTCGACGGTCGACTCAAGAACAACTATGCCTTTTCGATTAGGAGTCTCAGTGCTACCATCTGAAATACAAGTTGGCGAGACTTATGAAACACGAGCCGGGCGTATCGTGACTGTTATCGGTTTGAAGCCCGATCTACGTTACGGAGATGCACTCTACGCCGTTGAAACTTCGGAAGACACCCCATTCGGCTATAGAACATTGGTCTGGGGCACGGGAGAATCTCGGGGCAAGATCTCAGTACACACAGAGAGTGACCGAGACCTAGTGGCATTGATATCGGGAATACAGGGATCGGTTCAATTTGATTTGTTTGACTGAGGAAATAAACGGTGGAACGTAGAGTTTCCAAACAGAATAAAGCCTTCCGTCTCGGGTGGACTGCATGCAAAAACTGGGGGATGGGGGAAGCGTACCCAGACTGCCCCTATGATTATTACGATGACGTCGAGCACTTCAAATGGCTCGATTGGAGTAAGGGATTTTCTCAAGCATTGAGTACATATTCTGATTATGTCGACGATCTCCCTGTCAAACCCAAGCCGCCTGAATTAGGCGAACAACTTTCCCTTTTCTAACCGCTAATCGTTCTAACCCAAAAGGAACACTCGTGTCCAATGTAACCAATCCCCTCGGCCCCCGTGGTCAAAAACTCAACGGCTTCCTTAAGTGGGGTTTGCTCCTGGCTGGCGCGTATGCCATCAGCCACATCATCCTCGGTATCATCGCAGGAATTGTCGGCGTCGCAGTCGCAGTAGGTGTCTACACTTTCCTGGTGGCCGCAGCGCCGCTGATCTCGCTCAAGATCTCCAACTTCGTGATGAAGCGATTCGTTGCCGAGGTTCGAGCCAATCCTGTCGAGGCCCGAATGAAGGTCTTTGCCGAGAAGAGTGATGAACTCAAAAAGGGTCAAGATGCCCTGGAAGAGTTCAACAAGGCCGTTCGTCAATACGCCATGGAAATCCAAGATGTGGTAAAGAACTACCCGGACGAAGCCCCAAAGTACCTAGAGCACCAAACCCGGATGGTGCAGATGCTTGATCTTCGATATAAGGGTTGGCAAAAGGCTAAGCAAGCCCTAGTTGACTACGACAAGATGACGGACAAGGTTCGTGTGATCTGGAAGGCTACTTTGGCTTCGGACCGTATGAGCAAGGCTGCTGGCATCATGGCAACTGAATCGGCCTGGAACAAAATCATCAACGATGAGTCCATCCGTGTCGCAGAAGAAGGTATGGCCAATTCGTTCGCGGATCTGGATCACATGCTGCGTATGGAAAGCATCGAGGATCATCCTCAAGCAGCTCAATTGGCCAACAATCCGACCCCCACTCTGCTCGTGCAGAATTCGGATGGATCGTTCAAGCTTCCGTCAATGGTCATTCCTCAAGCTCGGGTAACCGTGGCGGCGGACTGATTCCAATCCAAGGAGAACTATATGAATTTGAAATACACCATCGGTGCTGTCGTCATCGGCCTGCTCTTCATCGGCGGAGCTTGGCTGTTCCAAGATGAAGGCACGACCTCGAAGAACAACGCCCCACAGTCCAGCGGCGGTCAAGTCTACGACGCTCCGGCTCAAACACAAGCGCCGAAGAACAGCAGTTCTGGTGACGCCAACTTCTAGGAAAGACATGGTCAAACCGATTCATCCTTGGCCGAATCGACCTCATACAAACTCTCTACCCCCGGTCACTCCTGGAGCTCCCGGTGGGGAATGGGATCCGCCGGAAGGGGTCACAGATGTGGCTGTATTAATTCCCTACCAAGACCTCAAGGCGATGAAGTCGGTGCGAAAGGAAACGCACTTGGTCTTCTTCGAGGTCAAGGGACTGGACGGCTCTTACATCCTTTCCTCCGACGGTTCCACCCGTCCTTACGGCGAAGGTCATTGACCAAGAAGGCTCAAGCCTTCTTTTTGATTAGGAAAATTAATGTTGAATGACCTAGAAGTTGGACGACGTTATCTAACCAGGAATGGTAAGGAAGTCATGGTTTCTTCTACGTGCGACTGGGGTTTGGATTCGAAGGGGAGTGGAAGGTTATCCGTGGCATATTATCGTATAGATGGTTACGATCGATGTGTATTTGCAAATGGAAGAAATCGAGGAACTCCTACCTTCGACGATTTTAAAGACCCCAGGGATATCGTCTCTGAACTATATGTCTATGAACAAGAACAACTCGATCTATTCGGAGATTAGATATGGCAAGACAACGACCTAACGGATTCGAACCCGGCGCTAGACTGGAAGTTGGTAACTGGTATCGAACTAAGGGGGATAACGTTATTCAAGTATTGACCGTGATGAAGTACACTACCCAAAGAGATAGTGATAGGGGTTGGGGACATGCTGAATGTAGTGATAACGTAACCCGGATCGTTGCAAACGAATATGTAGGCGCGTCTACCTGGGCTGATAAAATTATGGATAGGTGTTTTATCTGTGAGTGCAATGCAGATGGCTCTGATCTAGGTACCTACAAACAAGAACAACTGAGCTTATTCTAATGGCCAATATAATTACAACAAACGAGGAATACCTTCAATTTCCGTGGAATAGTCCGGACGTTCTTATGGTCGGAAATACCTATGCCTATCGAGGTCACGGGATGCGGCCAGACGGTACTTACGGGAACATCTTTATCCCCATAACTATCACAGGCAAGGCTAAGCGAGGTCTCTATGGGGAACGCGTAAGTTGTAGCGACGGCATCAACAGGTATTCTCACGGTAATCAGCGCGGAAAAACTCGAGTTGATCAACACTCTAAAAACGTCTATTACTATCCCAACCCCAATTTCATTTCAGAAATGAAACCTCACGTTCAGCTTTCTCTCTTTGACTTTTAGGCTGAATTGGATTAACATGGAATTCTCATGACCCCACGCTCTATCTTCACTATCATCATCCTAGCAATCACATTGCTAATCGGTGGTGCTCTCGGCTACTTCATCGGTAACCATAAAGCAATTGCCACTCAAAAGGCGCTGGACAAAGATGTCACCATTGGTAAGATCCAAGATGTGACACACGACCAACTCGTTGCTTCCTTGAAGGCTCAAAATCTTCAATTGACCAACGACTATAATGCTCTTCGAGCGAAAGGCAAAGCTGATTCGGACGCGTCAGATGTCAAGTGGGGCGCAGTAGTTGCTAAGCAAAGCCTTGCTCTAGAACTGGCCTCGAAGAATTCCAGCCAAGCCCAAGTCCAGGTCAACACCTTGAAGGCGGGTCTGTTTTTAGCAATGACCCCGGATGAAAAAGAACTGCTACAAAAACAACTCGACGGAGCCCAGAAGCAGCTGATCGAACTGCAAGCGAGGACGGACGGACTCAAGTGCTTGGCCGTACCGATTCCTCAGGAATATCTTGACGTAGTTAACTCTAATAAATATTGACTTTATTCAAATTTCATACTATCATTGGGGAATGATAGATAGAAATATAGAAAATCGGTGTAAAATCTGTCGACAAATAAAACCTATACTAGAATTTAGAGATTCTTTTAGAGGTCGAAGAGGGGCAATGTGTATCTCTTGCGAGGGGGTAAAAAATGATCCCGATAACCTGTATGGACCTTTTGCCAAAAATTGCGGACACTGTCAGATAGTTAAACCTTATGATCAATTCCCCATAGATGCCCGAGACAATACCGGACGGTATACTAGTTGTAAAAGCTGCTGTTCTAAAAAATGTAAAGAAAGTCGGGCCCGACACCCCAATGCAGAAAGATTTAAGAAATTAAGAGAACGCTACGGACTTAGCCCCTCTGATTATCTAGCGTTACCTTCATATTGTGGTATATGTAAAACCGAAGAAGGTGCTTTATTTGTAGATCACAATCATTCAACGGGTAGGGTTAGAGCCCTTCTTTGTCCCAAGTGTAATTGTGGACTTGGTATGTTTCAAGAGAGTCCCGAATTTCTACAAGCAGCTATCGATTACATCCATTCTCATAAAGAATCAAAATAATGAAACTCAACTCAATTAACTTTTTTGGATTTACAAAAAGTGATGGATCCAGGGGAGAAGAAGCTAGTAAAGATTGGCCTTTTGGAACCGTAGGACCTGTAACTGAATACTCATTCCGCTACGCTCCAGACTCTGCCGTATATGAGAAGCAGCCTCGGGAACGAAAGGTCACAACAAAGATTGGAGAGGCGGAGCCGGGCAATATCATTGAGGCACTAAGTCTTCCCCCTGGGGCATTTGCATTCGGAGCCCTAGTTGCTACTCTTGTTACATTTGGAGATAAATCGTGAACTTCCTAAATCAACTTCGCCCTGCGACTGCAATGTTTATCCTCTTTGCCGTCTTATTCTTCGGCATGGCGTTCCTGTCTGGCTGTGCTACACAGACGCTTGTCAAAGTTGATCTGATGGTAGCTTGTGATGAGGGTTTGGATGCCAAGCTGTTGAGTGAGCCGTGTGATGGTTCGGCTTTGCTAGCTGACGGCTCTACCTTTCAAGTAGGGCTGGACGGCAAGCGCAAGGGTGATGCGGCACTTAGCCAGTGCAGTCTCAAGGTTTCCAAGCTCCAACAAGCTATGGCGGCATGCCACGCTGCAGTGGTAAATCACAACGCTGTAATTAGCGGACTTAACAAGAAGTAATCGAGGGCCTTCTAGGCTCTTTTTTACGTTTCAATACTCCTTATCTTCTGTGGTATAAGAAGGTAGATAAGATTATACCTTACCAGGAGATTGAAATGACTGACTTGGAATTCTTGCTGGCCGTGCGCGGAGTCTTGGACTCCCCTGAGAAATGGACCCAAGGACGTCTGGCCAAGGCTGCTGACGGTATAGCTGTCAAGAAAGTTGACAGTCCAGACGCAGCGTGCTGGTGTATCGTCGGGGCTGGGACGAAGGTCACAACTCGGGACTCTGGGCAACACCCCGCTGATTGGCTTGGCCGGCTGTTGGAAATCCCGACGTTCTATCCGGCGATCGAACCATTTGAATCGCACTACCGCCAAGTTGTGCTATTCAATGACAGCATCACGACCACGTATGACATGGTAGCGGATATCCTCGACAAGGCCATCGCCCGAGAAATTGCCAAGCTGAACTCAGCTCCGGCAACGCCATCCGCCTGACAACTCTTTACCCAAGAAAGGCTTCCGATGAAGCTAAGCAAATTAGAGCTCGTCCGAGGCATTCAAGAACTGCTGTCAGACGAATCAAAGTGGTGTAAGGGAACAGACGCTCGAACCAAGCACGGCCTTCCGATCAGTCCACTTGAAGATGCTGCGTCATTCTGCATTTATGGTGCGGCCCGACGCGTGGCCAAACTGGGTCTTGGTCAGATCGAGAAAGCGCGTATCGGGGCACCCTTCTGGGATGTCATGGTTAATATCGGTCAGTATGATCCCTACCGAGTTTCGACTGGCAACATCGGGGTCTACAATGACACGCACACTTTCGCAGAAATTCAGTCTCGGCTGAAGGAAGTGGAAGCCAAATACATGAAGGAAGCGGAAAATGGAATCGACGTTGTCGCCGGTTGAAAAAGCAAAAATCCTCATCGATATTCGAGCGGTGATTGAGAGTCCAGAAAACTGGACCGTTGGGACGCTTGCCCGTCCGAGCGACGGAGGGGCCCCTGTCAACGCCTTCGATCAAGACGCGGCCCGATTCTGCCTCCTTGGAGCGAGTCAAATCGCTTCAAAAGAGAGCAGAGTTCACGGCGAAAATGTTTTGGCGGAAATTTTGCCATATCAACCGGACTCGTGGCTTCAGGACTACGAAAGGGTTGGCCGTTGGAATGACGCCAAGGATCGTCGACACATCGAAGTCCTCCAGACGCTCGACGAAGGTATCAAGAAATTCGACCCCACCTACGTCCCTCCACGGATGTCTCTTTGGGCCTGGTTCAAATCGTGGAGATATAGAGGCTATTAATGGAACAATCCAAATCAATCTCGCCGCTGAATCTCCTGACCGGTATAAGAGAACTACTGACAGATCCAGAGCGTTGGATAAAAGATACAGAAGCCCGGTCGATAAACGGGGCGCGAAGCCGCGCCGAGTGTACGGAAGCAGTCTGCTTCTGTCTTCAAGGAGCAGCTATTCACGTGGCCAATCCAAGTGGGAAGTACGACGCCGGAATCCGGGACAATGTCCTTCGAGTATTACTCAGGGAGTTAAAGGTATACAAGCCTAAATTCCAAGGGCCGACTTGGGAGTTCAATGATAACGAAGAGACCACCCACGAAGACGTCCTCAAGTTCCTCGATACCCGAATCGAAGCCCATCTCAAGGAGCAATAGAAATGCTGGCCCTAGTGAATGTCTTGAAAAAGACGAAGGAACTTCTGACTCCGGCTGGGAGATGGACTCAGTTCGGCTACGCAAAGGACGCTACGGGTAGAACCGTTTCCTTGCAGGCTGCAAGTGCCGTATGCTTTTGTCTGGTCGGCGCACTGCAGAAAAGCGGGAGTACCCCCCTAGAGCCCCGGCTAGATGCTCAGCTCTTTTTCGAGCTCAACAAAACGATAGGGAAGGACTCCCTGAGTATCCCCTCTTGGAACGACGCGCGGGGCCGCACCCAAGAAGAAGTTCTTCAACTCCTGGAGAATACCATCTCCCGCCTCGAGGCGTAAAATTCCTTCTCTGTTTTCAACTTCAAGGAAATGACATGAAATTCAACAATCTCCTCCTCGCTGCAGCCCTGACGGCGGCGGCAATGGCGACGGCGTTTTCCATTCCAACCCAGGCGGCAGATCTGCCGACAATCGAAGCCACTTCTGGCGCGGACAAAGGCTCGTACGCCAAGTTCATGGGTGAAGTGAGCGACGTCTGTCATGAAGACGTGACCCTGCACATAACGCTCTCTCCTGGCGGCTCGGAGATGAACGTCGACCGGCTCAACCAGAACGACGCTGCCGTGGGCCTGGCACAGGCCGACTATCTCTGGTGGGCCAGCCAGACGCAGGACATGTCGACCATCAAGGTCCTGCTGCCGCTGTTCTCCGAGCAGCTGCACTTCGCCACGCTGCGTGAAAGCAAGCATATGGTCGGTGGCCATCTCGGCGTGGGGCAAAAGCCGCTCCAGCTGAACTCGGTCACGGACCTGCAAGCCGGCACCACGCTGGCAGCCTCGGGAGGGGCCAAGACGACCGCTCTGCTGGTCGCCAAGCAAGCTGGGCTGGGGTACCAGATGGTGCCGACCGAAACGAGCGCTGTGGCCCTCAAGATGCTTGTGGATGGCCAAGTCGATGCCGTGCTCGTTGTCGGGGCTCAGCCGATGGATCTGTTCCGCAACGCTCCGCCAGCCAGCAAGGCTTTGATCAAGTTCCTGCCCATTCCCGAGAACCTGCTGCCGGTGCTCAAGGGCTACTCCCCGGCCAAGGTAGGCTACTCCGGTATCGGTGATGGAAGCTCGGTGCAGACAGTGGCCGTGCAGTCAGATCTGATCACGCAAAACTACTCGTCCAAGCAAGCGATTGCCAAGTCGGTCCACGCTCTGAAGCAATGCCTGCTCGACAAGGCTCCCGACCAAGCTGGCATCGCCGGCCGTCATCCGGCCTGGCGTGCGGTGCGTGCGGATGCCGAATCCAAGTGGCCGCAGTGGGATGATCCGTTCTCGAGCTCGGCGCAGGCCGTGGCAGCGCCGGTCAAGGCGAAGAAGAAGTAACAACCAAGCCCTTCGGGGCTTGTCCTAAAACCAAAGAGGAAATAACATGAATTTCATTGAAAATATCGCCAAGTCTCCAGTCAAACTGGTACTCTACGTCGCCGGGATCTTCACTGTTCTGATCCTGCTGGCCTCATGCTGGCCCGTGGCCTCGGTCCCGACCGGCTCTCGTGGGGTCATCACCGTCGGCGGTGCCATCAAGGCCATCGAAGGCGAAGGCTTCACCCTGCTGGCACCGTGGCAGAAACTGACGCTTTTCAACATCCGTGCCGAGAAAGCGGATATCGAGAACGCCGAAGGGTCGACCTTCGACACGCAGCCGGTCAAGGTCAGCTTGACCGTACGCTACTCGATCTCTCCGAACAAGGTCTCGGAAGTCTACGAGAAGTACAGCCATGACGGCGACTTGCAGAGCTACGTGCAGACGGCAAGCCAAGAAGTCTTCAAGGCCGTGACCAGCCACTACACGGCACCAGACTTAATCGCCAAGCGTTCGGACGTGTCTTCGGACATCTACACCGCCTTGACCAAGAAGCTGGCCATCTACGGCGCTCAAGTCATCAACATCGACATGCGCAACTTCTCATTCTCGCAGTCGTACATGGCGGCGATCAACGATAAGGTGACTCAAGAACAGCTTCGCTTGGCCGCCGAGAACAAGCTCAAGACGGTGGAATCCGAGCAGAAGCAGAAGGTAGCTGTGGCCGAAGCCGAAGCAAATGCCGTGAAGGCGACCGCAGATGGCGCAGCGTATGCCAAGGTCCAAGTGGCGACGGCCGAAGCCAAGGCTTTGACGCTCCAGGCCCAAGCCATCTCGGCCAGTCCGCAAGTGCTGGAACTGCGTCGCATCGAGGTCTCGAAGATCATGGCCGAACGTTGGGGCGGTGGTGTCCCGTCCGTCGTGACCGGCAACGGCGGGATTTTGCAAACGCTGGACCTGAACAAGGTCATGGCAACCAAGGAGAAGTGATGACCAAGACCATCGAAGAAATCGCACGGATCTGCCACGAGGTCAATCGTGGCATCTGCCAAGGCATCGGGGATGCCAGCCAGGTTTCTTGGGAGGATGCTGCCCAGTGGCAAAGAGACTCTGCCATCGAGGGGGTGAAGTTCCGCCTGGCAAATCCTGACGCTGGCGGCAACGTCCAACATGACCAGTGGACAGCCTTCAAGTTGGCCGAAGGCTGGGTTTACGGAGAAGTCAAGGATGCGGACAAGAAAACACATCCCTGCATGGTTCCGTACGACCAATTGCCTCCTGAACAGAAGTTGAAGGATACGTTGTTCGTCGAGATCATCAAGGCATTTTCGTAACCTCACCACTTCTGTGGCAATTGCTTGTTGGTGAGGTAATTTCCGGGATGTCCCGGTTTAAGGGGTTCATGTGAATCCCTTCTTTTTGCCTATTAAATTTCTGCTCTTTAAATTGTGAAGTGTGTTATAGCTCTATTCGAATGGATCCAGAAGTAGCTTCAACAAAGCTCCGAAAAATGGTATAAGAAATTAACAAAGAATTGGAGCTTTTATGGACTACGCAATCATCGGGGACTCACATGAGTGTGTCAACGAACTCCGTCGGCTCATTGGTCGATTGGAGAAGGCAATTCCCAAGGTGCAGATCATCCACGTTTCGGACTACGTAGACAAAGGTGGCAATACGGCGGAGATGATCCGCTACATGCACTTCCGGCACTATACGTGCGGCGATATCCTCCTCAAAGCCAACCACGAGAATTTCGTATTCGGTAGGTTGACCGGTGTGATCGATGCCCTGGAAGATCCGGTGCGAGAGAAGCTCTTGTTCGGGTCCCAGGCTGTCTTGTTGGAAGACGTGGAGTTGCAGAGGATGTTCTTCGGGATGTGGGAGCGTTCAGTTCCATACTTCTACCCAGAAGACTGCCATTGGACTCATGACTTCACCGTAACCCACGCCCCTTGTTCGAAAGAGCATCTAGGTCTTGATGACGCCAAGAGCATAAAAGCTCAGCGGAATTACCGAACCATCGATCGGACCATCCCAACCGTCGAGGATCTTAACTGGTTCTATGAGCAGGCGAAGGAAGGGGGATCGTTGCACATCTTCGGCCACATGGCTCACTCCGGCAAGACGTTGGCTGAGTGCCAGTACAAGAACAAGATCTTCCTGGACACGGGCTGTGTGTACGGCAACGGCCTCTCTGCGGTGCATCTCCGCAATGGCAAGGTTGAAGGATACTACTTCGAGCCATCAGAGGGGAATCGCCAGCCTCATGCAACACTTCCAGGTCCCCTCGGGCTTCGCTGAATTCCGGACCAGTCTAGAACTGGTCTTTTAGATTGGAAAGAAATGAGATATCACTATCCAGGCTTGATTGATTTCGACTTGACGATCCCAGAGAATAATCCGCTGAAGTTGTCCTTCGAAGTTTTCTTCCAGGATCCCAGCATCACGACTAACGGATGGAATGATATCAAATTTACTGCTTCAGATGGGTTAAGTATTCGTTCCGTTGGTCGTGTTGAATTAGTTCAGGATATAGTTTATCTGAAAGGGTCTTCTAGAGAGGAAGCGCCTCGAGCATCAAAAGTGTTCGAGAGTAAAGTTAGATGCATTCTTCATCATGATCGTATCCTGAAGGCTTTTGAAGAGTTTGCTGAATCGAAGGGGACTTGCCTCCAGCGAATAGAGCCGAGACAAGAACAACTTTCACTGTGGGACTGAGATAATGGAATACGAACATCCGGGCTTGATCCGGTATCGGTTAGAAAAAGAAGGGGATCTCGAAGTTTTGTTTCAGGTTCTGTGGCAAAACGAAGGTACTCGAAATTTAAAGGGTATTGGAGCTCCTCAGCTCAAATGGGAAGGACTTATGAACGTCGGTTCTTCACTTGCGCCAGAAATTACCTCAAGTACAATTTGGCTTAGAGGGGCTAAGCCCAACGACGATGATCGCGTTAGTGTGCGCACTTTGGGGACTTTCACTGCCAGGGAACAATACTATATAAAAGTAGTTAATGCTATTGCTGCCTGGTCCGAAATGGAACGGTGGGCTCCCCTCTTGGAAAATCTCTACCCGAGGCAAGAACAACTGTCCCTCTGGGACTAGAAACTATGGTAACAAAAATTTACAAATTAGAGCTCATGGTTGTTGACCATGAAAATCGTCGTCTTGACGATATCATTCGTGGCATTGAAGACTGCAAATATATTCATCCTATTGTGATGGGTGGCAAGGTCGCTGAGATCGAGTCTTGGACCGATGCTCATCCACTCAATAAGCGAGACACAATGCATCAAGCCTTTGATTCCTTGTTCGAATTGAATATTGACGAAGAGTGGAGCACCTATGTCAAGGCTCTTGACCTTGAGATCGACTTCAGCTAACATCAGGATCCAATCAAGACAAAAGACCTGAGCCACTATAATCGGTGGCCTTTTCTTTTAGTCACTGCTAATTACAATAACAACAATAAACAATGGATAATATAGACGACTTCGCCAAGTGGACTCGATCAAACTGGTTTGCTTTAGAAGAGAAGTTTGACAACGCAACGCCCCTAGATGAACACGACTTGTAAGTCATGTCTTTGGGGCTGCCAGAAGAGGTTGGAGAAGTACTATCCGTACTCAAACGTCGCATCAGAGACGACAACTTCGATCAAGACAAAATGAAGAAGGAACTCGGCGATGTCATCCACTACTGGTCGATGATGTGCAACTACTTCGGCTACAAGCCCAGTGACATCATCGACATCAACATCGCAAAGATCAATGACCGCCGAAGCCGTGGAGCTTTGCGTGGGTCGGGTGACGATCGCTAAGACGATCTAAAGATTTGAAACTAATAATAACTATAAAGAAATATGAACGAAACTAAGTATCTTCCTACGCAACTTCAACAGTACATTCACCTGTCCCGCTATGCTCGCTGGATCGACCGAGAAAATCGTCGTGAATCCTGGCCTGAAACCGTCAACCGCTATGTGAGCTTCTTCGAGGCCAAGCACCCGGATACGTATCCGACGGAACTGCTACGGGACGCCATTCTGAATCTGAAGACCATGCCTTCGATGCGTGCTCTGATGACTGCTGGACCGGCATTGGAACGCGATAACGTTGCAGGTTTCAACTGTTCGTTCATTGCCATTGACCACCCTAAGGCTTTTGATGAGGCCCTATTCATCCTGGCTTGTGGAACCGGCTTGGGCTTCTCAGTTGAGCGCCAATCCATTGCTAAGCTCCCGGACGTTGCGGATGAATTCTTCCCGACGGACACGGTCATTTCTGTACGAGATAGTAAGATTGGCTGGGCTTCGGCTTACCGTGAACTGATTACGCTTCTGTACTCTGGTCAAGTCCCGAAGTGGGATGTCTCCAAGGTTCGCCCTGCTGGTGCTCGTCTAAAGACGTTTGGTGGCCGTGCTTCTGGCCCTAAGCCGCTCGAAGATCTGTTCCGTTTTACCATCGATACCTTTCGGCGCGCTGCTGGTCGCAAGCTCAACAGTGTGGAATGCCACGACATGATTTGTAAGGTCGCAGATATCATCGTGGTAGGTGGGGTGCGGCGCAGTGCTTTGATCTCGCTCTCGAACCTCTCCGACGATCGTATGCGTATTGCCAAGAGTGGGCAATGGTGGGAATCGCAGCCTCAACGGGCTCTGGCCAATAACTCGGCTGTGTATACTGAGAAGCCAAGCGCTGAGATCTTCATGAAGGAATGGTTGTCCCTGATTGAATCCAAGAGTGGCGAGCGAGGCATCTTCAACCGAGTGTCGGCCAAGAAGAAGGCCGCTGAGTCTGGCCGTCGGGATGTTTCGTACGACTTTGGAACGAATCCTTGCGGGGAAATCTTGCTGCGTAACTGCGGATTCTGTAACCTGACGGAAGTTGTCATTCGTGCTGAGGATACGCTCGAGACTTTGCTAGAAAAGGTTGAGGCTGCAACGATCATGGGGACGTTCCAGTCAACGCTAACGGACTACCGTTATCTGCGTCCGATTTGGAAGAAGAACGCTGAAGAAGAGCGTCTGCTTGGTGTGTCCATGACTGGTATCATGGACCATCCTTTGCTGAGCCGGGCTTCAGATGAGGCTGCTTCTTGGCTGCAGGCGCTAAAAGATAAGGCTATCGCTGTCAACGCTTTCTGGGCCGCCAAACTCGGTATCAATCAATCAGTGGCTATCACGACGGTCAAGCCTAGTGGTACCGTGTCACAGCTCGTGGATTCGGCTTCGGGTATCCATGCTCGTTATGCGGAATTTTATGTACGGACTGTGCGCGGAGATAAGAAAGACCCGCTGGCTATCATGATGCGTGAGCAAGGCTTCCCAGTAGAGGACTGTGTCATGAAGCCGGATACGACCGATGTATTCTCCTTTCCGGTTAAGGGGCCTGCTACGGGAGTATTTCGTAATGATATGAATGCCATCGAACAACTTGAGCATTATTTGATGTACAAAGAAATTTGGTGTGAACATAATCCTTCAATTACTGTGTATGTCAAAGATGAAGAGTGGCTACGAGTTGGAGCATGGGTTTACGATCACTTTGAATCGATTGGCGGCGTATCCTTCTTGCCGCATACAGAACATTCATATCGTCAAGCGCCGTATTCCGAAGTAAATAAAGAAGAATATGAGGCCTTGCTTGCTCGTATGCCCGAAGTTAATTGGAATGATCTTAAAAAGTATGAAAAACAAGATACCACTACTGGGACCCGTGAACTGAGTTGTAGTGCGGGCGTTTGTGAGCTAATTTGATGGATTCCCGAGCCGCAAAAATTAGTGCAAGTCGGCAAGCTTACTGGGATAATAAGTTTAAGGATATCCCGGAAGGATTTAGAATCTGTACTACCTGTGATCAATTACTTGAATATCATTTATTCTCAAAACAAAAGGATGGTAAGCATGGCTTAGCATCCGAATGCAAAAAATGTCGTCGTCTATATAAGGATAAGTGGTGGGGGAATTTTTCACCTGAGGCCAAATTACACGGATACGCTCGAAAGAGGGCAAAGGGTAAAAATAGGGAATTCGATATTGAAGTTGAAGATGTAGTGATTCCAGAAATTTGTCCAGTATTAAAAATTCCTATGATTAAACCAAGTATTGATAGGATAGATAGCTCCAAGGGTTATATAAAAGGAAATATTCGAGTAATTTCTTATCGGGCTAATCAGCTTAAAAGTAATGGAACTTTAGAAGAAATGAAATTAGTCGTTGAAGATTTTGAACGCATCGAAGCCGAAAAGAATAAGAACTAAACAAAGGCCCTTCGGGGCTTTTTCTAATAATGACAAAACGACAACGAAACGAGCAACAACCATTCACCATAGATGAATTGGAGCTAATCCATACTTGCCTCATGGATGAAGAGCCGTTAGAATTAGTTGGTACGAAAGAGCTTAATTTCACGTACGCAATCAAGGCTCAATTACCGGATCTCTTCCACGTATGGAGGGCAAAAGACAGGGCAGATGCAGAGGCGTTTTATGAACAAGGCGTCCTGTGGCACATTATAAAAACAATGAAGGACAAAGAACAAAATGGCAGTCGGTGATGTAAACAGTAATGAAAAGGGCAGCGGGGCCCGTTACAACGAGGGGAAGCCGGACTTCTCTCTGATCCCGTTCTGTACAATGGAAGACGAAGCTCGAGTCTGGGCTTACGGCAAGAAGAAGTACGCCGCTTGGAATTGGTGTAAGGGCATGGATTGGGACGTCCCATTCGCCTGCATGATGCGTCATATGGCTAAGTGGCAAATGGGAGAAGAGAACGATTCGGAATCGGGGCTGCCTCACCTAGCTCATGCCCTGTGTAATCTTCGTATGTTGACGCTGTTTGCGAAGACGTACAAAGAAGGGGACACTCGGCCGACTAAATGGTTGGAGGATTTCTTTGATAAGGCTCCAGTTCAGACTGATATTCATTCCAGTCTACAGAACAACAATCTTCCAACTACGGCGGGGGTCCGAGATAATGGTATGATGACTACGAAACCTCAATCTCCTCCTCCTCAAATCTTGAGGGGTGTATCGGAGGGAATCTCTCCAACCCACAGCCCAGATTATATAAGGGGAGAGGTAGATTCCAGGAGTATTATTCAACGGGCTTTGGATTCGGATCATCCTACGGCCGTGACCAATAACCCTTTCCAAATTGGTCCTGAAACCTATGGGTGGACAGCAAGTGCAACAAACAAAACTAAGTAGCCTTATCGAGGCTCTAGTCAACATCGTCATTGGTTTCACAATCAATTACTTTGTTAACCTGATGGTATTTCCATTGTTTAACATGCACATTAGTGCGTTGAACAACTTCTACATGGGATTGATTTATACTCTTATTTCTGTCGTACGTAGTTATGCCTTACGTCGCTGGTTTAATGCTCATCTGCACGATGCTGCTTCTTCGGTTGCCGCTTGGTGGGTGAGGGTTAGAACATGACAGCTCAACTAGCAATCATCGGCTCTCAATGTGCAGGTCATTGCACCGGGCACTCCGGTGGTAGAAACTGGACGGGGGTAATCTCAACCACGCCTCAGTCCATTGGAACAGCCGGTGGCACTGCGCTGGCTCTGATCGGATCCACTGGGGTGGCAGACTGTGGACATACGTTTACAGTCATCGATGGGTCTACGATTGCAACTGAGGCTGGAGTTGGCTTAGCCATTGTAGGTAGTCATTGTCCGACTTCACCCGGGGGTAGTACGGGAGTTATAACCACGGGGTATGCGTATGGAACGACCGCCTAAAGTAGGTTTTGGATTTGATCCCGCCTGGAAAACTTTGGGATCTGCAGTTGTTCAAGAGACGACTAAACCCTTTAAATTCGACGTTATCTTCTCGAGTACGACTTCCCCCGGGGATGATCCAAGTGGTCCCTGCTTCCACGTTGCTTCATTAGTGGAAAGCATGTTGGCGTACGCTGGACAGAATCCTGCGAATGAAATCTCAGTCTGCCTAGAGCGTTTCGTCTCGTATGGGAATGTTCGATCTTCTCATACAGAGGAGATAACGAGAATCATTGGGCAGTTAGAAATGAAGGTAGAGCTTACTCCAGGTTTATATGGGCCTTTGATGCTCAAAGCTATTGACTGGAAGACAAAGTTATGTCAGACTCTTGTTAAATATGCTGGCTTTGATAATCCCTCCGCTTCTCTAGACAAGAAGTTTTCTATCGCTGCAGCTAAACATATCTCTACTACTCCCGATGACAAAATCTCAGACCACGAAGCCGATGCGATTTGCCTGGCTGCATACCCTCACATCCTGGCTCAAGTTCACGCCGCCAGAACCAGCGGACGAGCATCGCTGGGTTAAAAGCCCGCCTGGGGCTGAATTTCCCAGGCACATCCTGGAAGATGACGTACAAGAAGAAGAGTTGCCAGTCTTCGATATTCAGAAAGATGTGCTCGTTCTTCCACTTGGTTTTGACACTAGCAAGTACAGTACTAAAAGCAAGCTTACGCTTGAACTACTTGATGAAATGGGAAAAGTCATATACATCTCTTCTTTAACTAAACCAGCAATTATAAAGGTTCGCTAATGAATACTAATAGTCCCAAATGGGATTTTCGCTTTTTAGACCAGGCCAAACTTATCTCTACTTGGTCTAAGGATCCCAGCACTCAAACAGGTGCTGTCATCGTTGCTCCCAATGGCGCAGTTGTTTCTCAAGGCTTCAACGGCTTTCCTGCAAATATGGAAGACAAGCCTGAACTGTATGCCAACCGAGAAGAGAAGTATAGTCGTATCGTTCACTGTGAAATGAATGCGGCTATGTACGCTCAACGTAGCCTGGCTGGATGCACTCTGTACACGTACCCGTTCATCTCGTGTGATCGTTGTTTCGTTCATATGCTTCAGCTGGGTATTACTCGGTTTGTAGCACCTAAGGCGACTGAAGAACAACTGACTCGTTGGGGTCCGGCGTTTGAGAGGGTTCGAGGATATGCTAAAGAAGCTGGCGTTGAGTTGATTGAAGTTGATTACAATACATTACGTTCAATTCCGGGCGAAAAGCTGGTATAAGCTAGTACGAAACAGTCTTATTGTTTCTGAATTCAAAAACAACAATTTCACACATAATAAAAGAGATAACTATGTCGACCAAGACTTTTGCCAACAACCTGATCCGCACCCAAAAGGCGTTTTCGCTGAACAACACGGATCTGTCCTACGTTCTGGGTACTAGCCGTCGTACCCTGGGTCGGATTAAGTCCGCCACCCCGTACTACACCCCGTCTGAAGAAACGATCGAAACGATCGCTGATGCCTACGGAGTCGCCCCTCAGCAAGTGACCAAACGCCTCAAGGCTGCCGTCATCGCTAGCGTTCTGTAATCTCCCTTTCGTCTTTTCTCGTCCTTGTCTTTCATTGGAGTTTCATCATGAGTACCCAAGTAGTTGCACAGTATCCCGAACTCGGTTTCACTGTTTTAGAAGACGATGTAGGTCAGTTCCTGCAACTGGCTGAAAAGGATCAGATTGTCCCAGTTCGGGACTATAAAAAGACGACAGTCAAGGCTCTTCTATCTGCGTTTGTTCGGCCAAAGGTCGCGGCAGTGGAACGAGCCCGAGCATAAGTACCGAACAAAGTTAGACGTATAGCATAGCGGACGCGAACGTTCAACCGGGGTGAGAAGCCCCGTCCGATGTAGTACACTGCCAAAAGCAAAGAATAAAGTAACTTTGTTCAAGTTCGCTTCGGCTGTGCCGAGCGGATCTGGGACCACGGACCCAGTTACAACTATTAATCGGCTCACTAGTGTCGACGACATCTGCGTCGCCGGAGACCCGATGAGTACATCAAGAATTAGTAATACCCTTTGAATTGTATGATCTAAGAAGATCAGAGTAGAGTAACTCTGCTCACGTCATCTTCTGCAAATCTCCAAGAGAAAGCAGAATCGGTCGCACGAGAATTCAAAGTTCCCAGACCCCTTAGCTCAGTGGGAGAGCGGCCCGGTGCCCCGGGTGAATCCAAACTTGTTCATTGAACCTTAGCGGGTTCTACATGCCGGTTAGCGTCGTTGGTTCGAATCCAACAGAGGTCATCCAGAATCGCGTTATGTATAACGGTTAAAACAGTATGTACGGTCGTTGAGAAAACGTATAACTGGGACGGGTAGGCCTATAAGCCTATGAAATGTCCATCTAAACCTAGAAGATTGAAACAGTCTTCAAGTTCGGTTCAGGTCAGCGTACGCGCTTCTCCTGATCTCAGCTTAACAGCTGTTCGAAGAGCTCCTCGAGATCTGCAGGCTGCCTGGCGGCCCAGAATCGCAGATAACGCATTATAATAAGGTTCCTAATGGGGAATCGTCAAGCGGCTTAAGACACTACACTTTGACTGTAGCATTTCGTAGGTTCGAATCCTACTTCCCCTGCCAAGATTTTCCGGGATAGCTCAGTTGGTAGAGCGCTCGATTGTTACTCGAGTTGTCCGAGGTTCGATCCCTTGTCCCGGAGCCAATTTCCAGCACTCCGGTGCTTCGCACGTTGAGTATGTCAGCGAAAATAATCTCAGTATAATATGATGTTAATCAATGAATCACTGAGTTGTTTTGTCCTAGAATATCTAACCTATTAATGTCCTAGATATTCGAAGTCCCTGAGTCAAGTGCAACACTTGGCAATTACCCTGGGTCTGCGCCCCGCTTCTATGGCCACTCCGGCCAGGCGGTGACCGGGTCCTATACTTCCCAATAATTCTGGGAGCTCCCAACAGCTCCGGGATGCAGTCAACGTAACCTTAAGAAAATCGAGATTTTCTTTTAACTGTTCTAATTATAACTATGACAACTTCTCCTGTCTTTATTCTCTTTCATGCGGGGTGCCAGGATGGGACTGCGAGTAAATACGCCGCTTGGTGTAAGTACGGCGATGAAGGTGCCAAGTACTTCCCAGTTGCCTACGGCGACCCAATCCCGGCCATCCCGGATGGCTCGGAAGTCTACATCATCGACTTCAGCTACGACAAAGCCACGCTGGAAGCCCTAAACGCGCGTTGTTCGAAGGTCGTAGTACTCGACCACCATAAGAGCGCAGAAGAGGCCTTGAAAGGCCTGGATTTCGCTTTCTTCGATATGAACCGTTCCGGGGCTGTCATGGCTTGGAACTACTTTCATCCTGACACCCCTGCGCCCCGAGTCTTATTACGAGTTCAGGATCGGGATCTATGGCGCTGGCAGTACAAGGATACGAAGCCTGTTACGTCTGCTCTTCAAGTTCTCGGTGATGACATGATGGCTTGGGATTCGTATCTTGGCGCCAACTCGGTCTATGAAAAAGACACCCTGGCTCAGAATGGTCAATGGATCGAGAAGTATAAAGAAGTTTCCATCGAACGCGCCTCCCGAGCCTACCAAGTTACTTTGCGTGTCTGGATGGGTTTCAAAGTTGCCATCATCAATTCCAATGATCTGCAGTCCGAGATTGGCGCTCATCTGTACGAGAAGTACCCAGTCGACTTTGTCATCATCTATTCTCTGAACGGTGCGGGCCTCGTCAACATCGGCCTTCGTAGCAAAGATCCCACTGGAACTGACGTTTCTAACGTAGCTAAAATGTATGGAGGCGGCGGTCACAAACACTCTGCTGGATGTTCGGCCGCTACTGAAATTATTCATCAGTGGTATTCTTCTCCGTTTTTCTCCGTTCCCCAATCCAACGAATAAAAGGTTTTCTTCATGGCAAAACTCCCCAAGATCCCAGAAGGCATGAGCACCAATCTTCCTATGCCTAGTCTCAGTCAAATCGTTGTAGACAACCAATTTCCAGCTTATCTCCGCATGGTTGCCATGGATCTGTCCGGAGAAAGCTATTCGACGGTGGGCTCAGTTCTGTCGAAGATGTGCAACCAAGATCTTTGTTCCTTATCCAACGACTGGGTGCGGCAAACCTCTCAGGCTGCAGAAGAGCAACGCGGGGATGAGGAAGACGATGGGGAAGAAAACAGCGCATTCATTCTGCGCTTGACGAATCCCGCGACTCTGTCATATCTCATCTTCACAGCCATGATCGTCAAGGCTGAGACTGGTGAAGCCAAGTTCGACCCGCTTCTGACCGGGTTCCAAGCTGAGCTTCTGGCCTCGTTCATGCAAGCAATCGTGGTTGCCAACCAGTTCGAACGGGTAACCCTCGACTTGACCAAGTTCACTCTGAACATGGAATTCTTGGATCAAAACTTCGAGTACATCATGTCCACGGACAACTTTAAGGCCATGAAATACGTGGCTCAACTGAAGGACGTTTGGCGCAAGATGCAGAAGTCCGAAGTCTTGGCCTTGCTGCGTGCACCGAAGGAACCTGTCAAGGAAGAGTTCAAGTCGAGTCATGGCCGGGGTCCATTTGGTAAGTTCAAGACTAAGACCGAGCGCGGCGGAGAAACATTCGGGTCGTTTAAAGACATGGCGGCAAGTCTAAATCAGACCAATTCGGAAGAGCCCAAGGAAGAACCTGCTTCGAAGGGATCGTCCCTTAGTGACTTGGAAGCTCGGCTGAGGAAACTCTCCGGCGGTTGAAAATACGAAATCGATTTAAAAGGGCTTTGCGGCCCTTTTTTAGTTTCTGGCTGGGTGTGTATCAGATTTGAATTTAAACGCTAGGATGGGCTGTTTAAATCGATTTCAGGCTATCCCACGGAGTGGATACCAAACCCCTTCTTTTAGCCAAGTACAGAGAAGGGGGACACTAAGGGTTAACCCTAATCTCGTGCCTCATTTTTAGGCAGTTCCGATGTTTTTGACTGAGTTCCGAAAAAAGGTTGGAACTTTCTGAAATTATTTTTTAGAAAGTAGAACCGAAATATTGTTATAAATCAACGACTTAGGTGCTAAGTTCCGAAAATCTGACGTTTTTCCGGAAATATATAAGAGACTATTTTTTCGCCACAGAACAGGAGGCTTGGGTAGGCCCCCTAATAATAATAATGTCTTCTCTAAACAGTATATATATATATAGGGTTTCAGTCCCAAAACATCGGAACTGTGGTAGCTAAGCAACAAAATCTGTC